GAGATTATAGCAAATCATCTAGCATATGCATATTTGTATATGTTTTTAGTAGCAGTGGTACATATATGAATAAAAAAGAGTGTAATGAGATCAAGAAGCTGTTTTCTCCGGCGAATTGTGCTATTAGCCGGATCTGTGGCTGCTATGTGGATGCAGAAAAGAATAAAAAAACAGAGTTAAAAGAAGTGTTTCTGTCTCTGCCAGAGGAAGAGGCCTTTAAATATTTTGCCATTTTCAGAAACGGTCTTTCTGGTACGATTGGAAAGAATCTGCTAAATATGGAGTTTCCTATTGAAGCAGAAAAGGACGGTGGTACTCAAAGCTTCATGCTTAAGCTGCGGAATAGCGGCTTGAAAGACAATGAACTGGTTGAGAAGTTTTATGATCTTGTAATCGACAACTTTGAGTATGCAGAGAACTATTACATCATTATGATCCATTGTGCCTATGACATTCCAGCAAAGGCTACGGACGGGTCAGATATGTTTGACGCATCTGATTGTGTGTATGAGTTTATCCAGTGCGTCATTTGCCCGGTAAAACTGTCAAAGGCTGGTCTGTGTTACAATTCTACAACCAATGCTATTGAGAACGGTATCCGTGATTGGATGGTAGCGCCGCCTATCAATGGGTTCATCTTCCCTGCATTTAATGACAGGGACACAGACATTCATAGCGTTCTTTTGTATGACAAGGACGGGAAGAACATGCCATATGGGCTTATTGACGGAGTTCTGGGCTGCAAGATCCCTATGTCTGCAAAGAGCCAGAAAGAAACATTTCAGGCTATGATAAAAGAGACCCTGGGTGATAAGTGCGACTTTGAGGCTGTAAAGCTCATCCATGAGAGCTTAAATGACCTGCTGGAAGAGACAAGGGATGATCCAGTGCAGCCGGTATTAAATATGTCTCAGTTCAAGGATCTTTTAGAGAATAACGGAGCTGATTTGGAAGAACTCCAGGAGTTTGAAAGCCGTTATGTGGACGTACCTGGTCCAAGCTTAACCGTTGCTAATGTGGTAAATACAAAGAGCTTTGAGATCAAGACTCCAGAAGCAACTATCCATGTGGATCCGAATAGGACAAGCATTCTCGAAAGCCGTGTGATTGAAGGCAAGCCATATCTGATGATTGCTATCAACGATCACATGGAGGTCAATGGTATATCTGTAAAGCCGGTATCCTTGAAGGACCGGAAAAATGGTTAAGGATGCAGGAAAAGAAGCTATGGAAAGTTTTGTAAAAAGTAGAAAGGAATAACGAATGCCCGGTAAACCGGGTTGGTGCTTAGTGAATGGCGGTGAAGTACCAAAAAATTTCAACACCGTGGCTATAAGGCTTGCGCTGGAAACGGCGCAGGTCGCATAAGAGCAAACGAATGGTGATCCACGATACAGCATTTGTAGCGTGGTGTTATGACGAAAAAAGTGTGTTGGATCAGTGCAGGAGTAAGCAGTTTTATGGCTGGATACCTGGCAGGAGATGTTGATGAATGGATTTACATAGACATTAAGGATCAGCATCCAGACAGCATACGATTTATACGGGATTGTGAGGCTGCAATCGGAAAGAAGATACAGATTTTGAGATCTGAGGAATACAGCAGTGTTGAGGATTGTGTCAGAGCTTTTGGTGGTTTTCGTGCTATGAATGGTTTTGCTCCCTGCACAAACTGGCTTAAAAAGCGTGTTCGTAAAGAATGGGAGTTAGCTCATAAAGATTATGATCTGACCTATGTCTGGGGATTTGACCTGAAAGAGAAAGGGCGGGCAGAGCGAACCATAGAGGCTAACCCACAGGCAGCTCATGAGTTTCCGTTGATTGACCGTGGATTATCGAAAGAAGAGGTTCACGGACTATTTGAAAGGACCTTTTCTTTCAGAAGGCCGGTTATGTATGACATGGGGTACCCTAATAACAACTGCAAGGGCTGTGTGAAAGGTGGCATGGGCTACTGGAACCGGATCAGAAAGGATTTTCCAGAAGTTTTTGAAAGTAGAGCGAAACTGGAACGTCAGGTTGGTTATGCGATTCTGAAGGACAGCAATGGAAAGCCTTTGTATTTGGATGAGCTGAATCCAGACCGTGGAAATATGAATACGGAGATATTCCCAGATTGTGGGATCATGTGTTATTTGAGCATAGAAAAGTAAATATAAGGCAAAGAACAGGAGTAGTGTTGTTAAATGGCAGTTATTGAGGTATGCGATATTTGCAGGAAAGAAGTATCGAAAAACGATGGTTTGACGGTTAAGGCTTCAGAAGAGTTGTTTAAACCAGCCAGTACTTATAAGAGAGAGTTTGACATAAGAATTTGTAATTGCTGTAAGGAAAACATTATCAAGTATTGCAGGAAGTATAGAAAGTGAATTTAGAAAGGAAGCCATATGGTAGATTGGAAAGTTATCAAGAGGCTGCTGAAAGCCTTCCCCGGGAGTTTTATCAATGACAATCTGGATTTTATTGCAGAGAAGTTGACGAATCAATATCTCTGTCTGGAGAAGTGTGAAAGCGAATTTGAGATTAAATGTAAGATGCTGGAGTGGTTTTCCAGGGCTGCATTTAAGACACAGTATTATAGGTCTGAACGGAGTAATGACAGGCTGCATCGGTTCATGCTGGATGGGATCAACACCTTTTTGAATACGGCCTTTTCTGAGGCGGATATGGAAGTGATTTATGAAAAGCTGGGGAACTGTATTGATCATGAACTGACAGAGAGCTTTGTTAAGAGCGGATATGATATGGACCTGCTAATCATGCGGGAGGACGGAAGCTGCGCATAGCTTCTGTCCTGGATGATAGGAGGAATGAAACATGGGATTGTGTAGATCTAATCCGTATATGTTCCAGGTGGTTGAATGCAGCCAGTACATGCGAAAGATTAATGACGGAAGGTGTATATACAAAGAAGTTGATGAGTGGATGTATGCAGACGGGTATTTTGAAGATGGAACTACAAGGTTGAGAAGTGTTCCAGAGGAAGATATTGGTGGAAATGGTATTGTTAAGACGTATTATGAAATCACGGATAAAAAGTTTACAGGGGTTGTTACTGGATTAAAAGAACTGGTAACAAAAGCTGAATTGTATGTAGATGTGGAGTATCTCTGCAGTGGCGCAGAAAAAGAGTATGTAGCAAAAGATGTAACAGAGTGTATGAAAGTGGCAGTAGTAGCTTATGGGTGTAATAGAGTACGCTATGTGCCACTGAATTGCTTAGAGATTGTAAGGCCGGTGGAAGGAGAAAAAGACGGAAATGATTTTAAACTCAAAATGTAATGACTGTGAAGAGCCGACTAAATATGTGTCCGCATTTTGGGACGGTGAGAATGGCAGATTCGGTTGCCTGTATGACTGTAAAAACAAAGAGTGTTTCGTGTATCAGATGAAAAGAGATTCAGAGGCAAAAGCAGTCCAGGATCGTTTAAAGATCCAGAACCAGAACTGCCAGAAGGGAATGTATGCCGGTTACATAGCAGCATTGAGAAGGGATGCCAGGATCACATTGTATGAAATGTCAAAGATAGCAGGTTGCAGCCCTGCTGAATACAGTGCCTATGAGCATGAGCGCAAAGAGTTTGATCCGGAAGTATACAGGAAGTGTGAAGAGTATTTAAAGACTGACAGGAGGAGCAAATGGGAAAGACCAGAAGTTGTAGGAGAACGGTAGAAGACAAGATCCATGATAAGGCGGTAAAGATGCGGAAGATGACAGATGAGCAGCTGGTCCATTATGTTGAGGACCGGGTGAACAAAGCTCACAGTGAGGGATACAACAAGGCCAAGAAGGAAGCACCGCAGATAGATGTTGAAGGCATCCTGGAGCAGATCTCATTAATCAGGGGCATAGGGGCAACAAAGATGCAGGGGATAAAGTCTATCTTAGAGGCGTGTGTAGGATAGCCTAGATCAGATACGGATTGCGGTATTTGACATGCTGTGCTAAAATGGATATATAAATTTTAGAAAGATAGGTTGTTGATAGAGTATGATGTATGTAAAAAAAGCACCTTACAAAAGTAAGATTTTAAGGCGAAAACGAAACATACGGGATGCCATGTTCATAGCTGATGATCCACAGCCTGTAAAGAAAGCGTAGGAAGTTAAATGGAAGAACGTCTGAATAAATGGCTCAGCCGCATGGGAGCGTGTTCCAGGCGGGAGGCAGACCGGCTGATCCAAGAGGGCAAAGTTTTAATTGATGGAAAAGTTGCCCAGATGGGGCAGCGTGTAGAAGATGGACAGAAAGTAATATGCGACGGAAAGCCGGTAGGAGATACAGACGGCGGGCGGGGAGAAGTAAAACCTCCCCGCCCTGTTCTGCTTGCGGTAAATAAACCAAGAGGGATCGTCTGCACTACTTCCGACAAAGACCGGGCAGAAAATATTGTGGAAATGCTTTCTTATCCGGAGCGTATTTACCCGATTGGCCGTTTGGATAAAGAGTCTGAGGGACTGATCCTTATGACGAACCAGGGGGATCTGGTAAATAAGATCATGCGCAGTACCAATGCCCATGAAAAGGAATATATCGTAACCGTGGACAAGGTTCTGACCGATGAATTTATCAAACAAATGTCAGAAGGCGTATGGTTAGAGGAATTAGAGCGGAAAACTCTGCCCTGTAAAGTCCGCAAACAGGGAGAACGTCGTTTTTCGATTATCCTGACCCAGGGCTTAAACCGGCAGATCCGGCGAATGTGCCAGGCCTGCGGATACCGGGTACATCTTCTTCGCAGGGTGCGCATTATGAATATCCAGTTAGGCGGTTTGAAAACAGGAGAATATCGTAAGGTCACCGGGGAAGAATACAAACGACTTATAAAACTGTTGGAAGGTTCCACAAGTCTGTCTGAGGCAGACAGAAGAGGAAAACGATATGTGGCTTTCCACCCTAGAAAAGAAGATCAGGTGAATAAATGGAAACAGAGATCCAGAGAATGAAAGAACTGATCCCCCAGCTCCGTCAGGCTGCAAAAGCCTATTATCAGGAGAGCCGGGAGATCATGAGCAACTTTGAATATGATAAGCTGTATGATGAGCTGTCTGCCTTGGAGGCAAAAACAGGGATCATCCTGTCAGGAAGCCCTACCCAGCAGGTTGGTTATCAGGTCCTTAGCGAGCTTCCAAAAGAGACTCACGAAGAGCCAATGCTGTCTCTTGACAAGACAAAAAGTGTAGAGGACTTACAGCAGTGGTTAGGAAGCCAGAAAGGCCTTTTGTCCTGGAAAATGGATGGTCTGACTGTAGTCCTTACTTATGAAAATGGAACACTTGCAAAGGCTGTTACCAGAGGAAATGGGGAGATCGGGGAAGTTATCACTCCAAATGCAAGGGCATTTTCCAATATCCCTCTGACTATTGCCTATAAGGGACAGCTGATTATCCGAGGGGAAGCGGTCATTACCTATACGGATTTTGAGCGCATCAATGAAGAAATCGGAGATGCAGATGCCAAATATAAAAATCCGCGAAATCTTTGCAGCGGTTCTGTGCGCCAGTTAAACAGCAAGATCACCGCAGAGCGCAGCGTTCATTTTGAGGCCTTTGCCCTTGTTAAGGCAGAAGGCGTTGATTTTAAAAATTCCAGAAAAGAACAGTTTTTATGGCTGAAAAATCAGGGCTTTGAAGTAGTACACCATGAAGAGGTAACGGCAGCTGATCTGCCGGATAAAGTAGCCTGGTTTGCAGAGCAGATCGAGCACAATGATATCCCTTCAGACGGTTTGGTTCTGTTATACGATGATATTGCCTATGGTGATTCTTTAGGACGTACAGCCAAGTTCCCAAGAAATGCCATTGCCTTTAAATGGCAGGATGAGATCCGGGAGACTACATTATCTTATATTGAATGGAGTCCTTCAAGAACCGGTCTGATCAACCCGGTAGCTGTATTTGAGCCGGTTGAGTTAGAGGGAACGACCGTCAGCCGCGCCAGTGTCCATAATATCAGTATTATGGAAGGTCTTAAGTTAGGCGTGGGAGATAAGATCACTGTATACAAGGCAAATATGATCATCCCACAGATCGCAGATAACCTGACCCGCAGCGGCGTAAGGGATATCCCTAAGATCTGTCCGGTGTGCGGCGGTGCTACGGAGATCCGCCAGACCAATGATGTAAAGAGTTTATATTGCACCAATCCAGAATGTCAGGCAAAGAAGATCAAAAGCTTTACCTTGTTTGTAAGCCGTGATGCTTTAAATATTGATGGTCTTTCCGAGGCAACACTGGAGAAATTCATTGGTGCCGGTTTTATCCATGAATATGCGGATATTTTCCATTTATCCGGCCATAAAGAAGTGATCACAGAAATGGAAGGCTTTGGTCAGAAATCCTATGATAACCTGATCAGTTCTATTGAAACGGCCTCCCATACCACACTTCCGAGATTGATTTATGGACTGGGGATCGCCGGGATCGGTCTTGCAAATGCCAAAATGCTCTGCCGTCATTTTAATTATGACCTGGATCAGATGCGTCATTGCAACGTGGAAGAGCTGACAGCTGTAGATGGTATTGGCGGTGTGCTGGCTCAGGCCTGGGTAGACTATTTTGCTTCTGAAAAGAACAATGAGGTATTAGATCATTTATTACAGGAGCTGCATATTGAAAAAGAGCAGACTGAGGAAAATGGTACTGCCTTTGCAGGAATGACCTTTGTTATTACCGGTTCTGTAGAGCATTTTGCAAACAGAAAAGAATTACAGGCACTGATCGAGAGTAAGGGTGGAAAGGCAACGGGTTCTGTTACCTCAAAGACCACTTATCTGATCAACAATGATACACAGTCCAGTTCTTCCAAGAACAAAAAGGCGAAAGAACTGGGAATTCCGATCCTTTCGGAAGAAGATTTCCTGAATTTGCTTCAGGAGAAGGAAAAGGGGGAAGGCTGATATGCCGATCAAAGTACAGAGGGACCTGCCTGCAAGGGCGATCCTGGAATCAGAAAATATATTTATTATGGATGAAGACAGGGCTATGAGCCAGGATATCCGACCACTGGAGATCCTGATCTTAAACCTGATGCCTTTAAAAGAAGATACAGAAACACAGCTGCTTCGTGCGCTGTCCAATACACCGCTGCAGGTGGACTGTACCTTTTTAATGCTGTCTACCCATGTGTCCAAAAACACATCTGCCAGTCATTTAAACAAGTTTTATGTTTCCTTTGACAGCATTAAGAAGAAAAAATTCGATGGAATGATCATTACCGGTGCACCGGTTGAAAATATGGAATTTGAAGAGGTAAACTACTGGGAAGAGCTTTCCGGTATCATGGAGTGGACCAAGACCCATGTAACATCTACCATCCATATCTGCTGGGGCGCCCAGGCGGGCTTATATTACCACTATGGTATCCCGAAATATAAGAGGACGGAAAAACTGTCCGGTATTTATAATCACAGGGTATTAGACCGGAAAGTACCGTTAGTGCGAAGTTTTAATGATACGTTCCTGGCACCTCATTCCCGTTACACAGAAGTGCGCAGGGAAGATATTGAGAAGCATCCGGAGCTGGTCATTCTGGCAGAGTCCGAAGAGGCAGGAGTATTTCTTGTAATGAGCCGTGACGGAAAGCAGATCTTCGTCCAGGGCCACCCGGAATATGACCGCATGACTTTAAATAACGAATATCACAGAGATCTGAATAAGGGACTGAACCCCTCACTTCCGGTCAATTATTATGTAGATAATGATCCGTTCTCTGTACCGGAGCTTACATGGAGAAATACTTCCAATACATTGTATACAAACTGGCTGAACTTCTATGTATATCAGATGACACCGTATCTGCTGGATGATGGGGAGTAGGAAGTGGCTTAATTACTAGGGTTTTCGATTATTTCAGTAATCATTCATAAAATTTATTTATGGCATTTATTGGCATATTTTGGCACAGTTTGGCGACTCGATGGGGTCAAAATGGGGTCAAAAAAATAGCCGATGGGGTCAAAAATATAATTGATGGGGTCAACAAAAATTTTTAGATTTCACACCTAATAATAGGGATAAATTATACTTGCTATAAATAAGGACATAATTATATATTGTGTGTTTATTTATCCACAAAATCATAAAAAAGAACATGTCCGGGATAAAATATTTCGGGCATTTCTTTTATATCTTGACCAGAACAAACGTTTGTGCTAAAATAAAAGCAGAACAAACGTTCTTTGGAAAGAGGACTTATATTATGTTAAAAACAGATGTAAGAAAGGCGAAAGCACAAGAAATATTAGACTATATAAAAAGTAAACGAGATAGAAGTTATCCACCGTCAATACGTGAAATTGGCGCAGCAGTTGGACTAAAATCTCCCTCTAGTGTAAAAGGATATTTAGATGATCTGACAGAAGCTGGTCTTATCCGCCGTGATCCATCCGTCTCAAGAGGAATAGAAGTTATAGATTCGAAAGAGTCACATCAGGGAATAATCCAAGTTCCTTTGATCGGTACTGTGGCAGCAGGTATACCTATCCTGGCTGTCCAAAATATAGAAGAATATATACCATTTTCTGCCAGCGTCTTACATGGCTTGGAACATTGCTATGCGCTCCGTGTAAAAGGTGAAAGTATGATCAATGCAGGTATCCTTCCAGACGATATTCTTTTGGTTAATCAGCAACCCACTGTAGAGAATGGTGAGATAGCAGTAGCTTTAGTGGATGACTCTGCCACAGTAAAGCGTTTTTATAAAGAAAATGGATATTATCGTTTACAGCCTGAGAATGATAGCATGGATCCGATCATAGTCGATCATGTTGATATTCTTGGGAAAGTGATAGGGTTGTACCGCCGTATATAGCCCCAGTTATGTATAGTCGCTATAATGATAATTGCCATGATTACAAATCCATGTTAGAATAGATAAGGGTGAAGTGAGATGGTCTATGAATTAACATTGCAGTCAGTACAAATTAAAACAACTATATTTGAAACACCGGCTAAACTGATCAACTACAAGGAATTATCTTGTGCGGTAGGAATGGCTCAAAAGCAGGCTGGGCTTCCTATGGATCAGCTAGTAGAGATCGGTACAAATATGAAAGATTTTAAAGAAAAAAGCATGGTTTTATTTCAGAACAAGGATATCAACGAAAAAATAAGATTTGTAATCGAGAGTTACATTCTAAAACCTGACGAAGTATTTGACCAGGACGCACTGATCACAATGCAGTTAGGTTACGATTCAATCAAATGAGAAGAGGAGAAGTTATAATGGAGAAAGGCTTATATAGCTTAGATAATAACGTACTACAGGAAAGAATTAGCCGCTTAGAAAAGTTGGTTGATAAAGAAACTGACCCTGTAGCTTTGAAGACCTTACAGCTCGAATTAGAGCGTCAAAAAGCCTTTGTAGAGAGTATATAGTCTAATATCAAAAAATCGTAAAAAATAGGGATACCGTTAATTGGGTATCCCTAAAATTTTCCTCTATTATCCGCCGAAGATAGGCATCGCAGAAATAAATAGCTGAGTGACAATCCAGCATCTTCTACTCAAACCATATGGTTTTCTGGTGACAGCCGCCTGTTCTGTCCTTATTTATTTCTGTGATGTGCTTATTTTTAGATCTTTCTTCCAGAATCTCAGCATATAATTTCTGTTTGGCTTCTTTCAGTTCATCTACAGACATTTTCAGATATTCCGATGGAATACGAACTTTGTCATTTTCACAAACACAGATCATTCCTTGCCTCCTACATAATTTCTTATATAGTTATTCTCTCCTTTCTCCGTGAAGAACTTCCTGATATTTTTCTCGAATAAATTCCATAGACTGTTCCACAACACCATTAGTCATATCATGATCCTGTAAGATTTTCTCATACTTATCATAAGTCTTAATAACATTCTCATATTGCTCAATATGACATTTCTTTCCATTAGCGACAGAATTAGAAAAATCAAGTATCTGCCAACGCATACGTTCAATCTTTTCATCCAGTGCTTCTTTCTGCATAGCGTCTATAGCATCTGCGATTTTACTGATACTTTCCTGCAATGCCTTTTGGATCTCAAATGACTGCTCTCTGTCATGAATTCTATTCTGTTCAAACTGATCGATTCTCTTTTTGCTATCCTCGATTGTTTCCAGTAATTCTTCCCTGTTTTTCCTATAATTATAGAAATAGTCCAAAATGGCAATCACCTTACCCCAATGTGAGATAACAAAAGTGATTACCATTCCGATTAAAATATATACTATGATAGCGCCTGGTTCATTTGCACCAAGCAACTGATTTAAAAGCCCATCCATACATTCCTCCCTCCAAAATATTAATTTTTAGATTATCAATCTATATTTTCTAAGATCAGGGTTCTCTGTATCCCATTGTGGCTCATAGATACCTACAGCATTAAGCCAATAATAGTTCTTGGATTTCGGGTCTTTGGATTTTACGTAACAAGAAGTTGCCATGATGTTATCAGAATCGAAATAGTAGTCATTGCCCTTATAAGATAGCCAGGAACTCTTTAGGGCATAGCAGTCAGCACCGAAATAATACCAATGATTTTTATACTGATACCAGTTGTCATGGACGGCAATGCCAGCACCATCAAAGAAACACCAACCAGTACCATCATTGTACCAATCATTCTTTACGCACTCGCCGGTATCACCAAGATAGAATTTCCATCCGGCATCTTCCTTTACCCAACCTGATTTCTTGACAGTAGGAGAGGAGATTGCTTTCTTAAAATATTCCCATGTATACTTACCTGAGTTGTATACAAATGGATTTGGGCAGATCTTACCAGTCACATCATAATGTCTGATCACATGATCGGGGGCAATATGATATTTCTCCATAAGAACTTTGGTCAATTCAATAGCAGCCATGACTGTCTTATCTTCAAAGTACCAATCTCTTGATGTATCTGCCAGACTACCATGATTTCTTACACATAGCTCAATGCCAATACTATTTGCATTCCTACATTCTGGATGTACATATTTCTTAGCACCACAATGCCATGCAATGTTTTTATCTTCAACAGACTGCCAGATAGACCCATCAAAATCTACATAATAATGGGCGCTGGCAGAACGATTTCCACCAGCATACCACTGACAATTTGCTTTTGCTCCGCCTAATGCCCCAACATAATGAATGACGATGTACTTTATTCGAGATACATCGCCATTTGTATGATTATATGGAGTCAAGAGCTTATTTACTGTGTTTAAAATATTACTCATTAAATATCACCTTCCTTATACACCTTTAAGTCCAACTGTAATATCGGTAGCAGGCTTACTGTAAACAGAAAATGTAACACTACCATCAGCTGTTGTGCCGGTTCCTGAGCAAATAATTCCAAAAGCTTTATTATAAGCTCTTTGCACATCAGGACTGGCACCTGCGGATAACATACTTACCATTACCGGATTATCATCTTCTGTAATTCCGTCTACTTTTACTGCCTGAGTATACGGTGCAGTTGTACCTGTCCAACCTGCCGCAGTAAGAGTTACGGATTTAATAGAATTTTGTCTATCTACATATCCTTTTGTGGCAACATCACTGTCAGAAGATGGTTCTTTTACCCCTGTAACAGTTGCTTTACCATTAAATACAATGTTTCCCGTTACAGGGGTGTCTTCCCAAGTACCATAAACAGGAATAAGCCCTTGTAATTCCTCAACTAAGTCATTTGACCAATTTTCCAAAGTGCTATCTATATAGTTTTTATTGACTGCATCACCGTCTTGAACAGGCGTTCCCACGCCACGTATAATCCAGTCACTTGATGAACCACCTAAATAAATCATTTGTTTATTCTTTTGAGGATAAAATGTAACATCTAAAGCTCCTGATGTTTCGGCATCTCCAGTTTCTAAATTAGTAGTAAAACTACTAGGAGTAAGTTCGGTTGTGCGTGTACCACTAGAACTTGAAGTTATAAGTCGCGAACCCGAAGGAGTATACCCCGCAAGATACGTGTTGCCATTATCTGTACTACTTTGAATAATTGCACCAGTCATTGGATTATCTTTCGTAGTACCTTCCATTGGCACAAACCCACTGATCGTAGCCGTTCCAGTCTTATTATCGCCCTTAGTATAGGTAATAGTCTTTCCGCTTGCACTCAATCCTTTGATATAAGTAGTATTGATCTGCTGGTTTGCACTGTCTTTTGTTGCTTTTTCTGCAGAAGTCGCAGAACCGGAAGTATTAGCATATTTGACTGTACCTACGTCTACACCAGTTATAGTGCTTGTATACGCTTGATTGTGTAATTTTGTACCTGCATCAGCAACAGACGTATAAACCTCATATGATGTTTTCTTGTCTGTGGTAGTAGTATTTACCGCTTCAGAAGAATTGATAAATGTCCATGTTCTACCAATATTTCCTCTTGAACCTGATCCTAAATTTCTAATTGTGGTAGACCAATAAGTTCCTACAGTTTTGAAAAATGCATCTGCATAAGTAGAACCGTCTTTTGTATACAAACCAATCTGAACAGAATCTGCAGCGAGGCCACAACGAACTAACCAGTCAACACTTGCTGAAGATAAAGTATTTGATTGATTGTTTGTTCGTAAAACAATACGACAAATACCCCATCCACCGCCATTAAAATCTTGTGTAATTAAAAGATTGGTTACACGATCCTGATAACTGTCGGTTAAAGTATCTAATTTTGCAAACCTATGATACGGATAATTGTTTGCATTAGCAACAGCTATAATTGCATTATAAGCCCTCAACTGAGTGGATACATTTCCCGAACCATCAAAGTTGAAGTTCATGATATAATCATCGTTTGCAGAGATATTTCTCGCAGTTGCCAACTTAGTGGCGCTGTTTGCAACTCCACCTGCGGACGAACTTCCAGCATAATTATGTGTATGTCCAACATCAGACTTGTTATCTAATAAGCTGTATACATAATCTACTAAGTTTGTGCCATCGTAATAGTAAACAGGATGCTGAGATGTAAGACAAAGCTGATAAGCCGTGCTATATGTATTACCAAGATAAATATAATATTTACCCTTCGTAAAGGTCTGAGTAATACAAGTGGATGTTACTTGGAAATATCTATCAGAAGAAAGAGTACACTCAAGATAGATTGGTGCATTTGCAGTAAACTGAGTTGTTGTGCAGTTGGTAGAATATCTTAAGTCTAAAATATATCTAATCTGCCATACATTATAAGTTGAGGGAACGAGATTTCCATTAGTTGCATCATTATTTGCACCATAATAATAGATCGTTGCTGGTAATCTAAACTTTGCAGAAGTATTAATTGTCTTAGAAGTGCCTGTACTGCTAGAAGTAACAAAAGACTGCCATTTACCTGTATTGTCCAGAGCAACAAGTGTGTATCTCCAGATGCCATTTGTACCGGCATAAATTCGACCATTACCAAGAGAAATATCAGTGGTATTAGTTGAGTCGAAAGAAGATACATTCCACCAACCAGAATAAGTTGTACCGCTGATAACGGCAGCAGTTCTGTAAACAAGTCGAATAACATATCCTGTGCTGTAGTGAGTTGTTAATCTAGTGGTGCCCCTATAATACATATTCTTTGCACCTGTAGTCGTTCCATCATCCAAAGTAAGATTTAATGTATTACCCGCACTTGTACCTGTGAATGGCACCCAATAATCAATTAACAGTCCATCATAAAGAGCGGAAACGCCTGATAACTTACCTGTCCATGCATTGGTAGTAGTAGTATGCGTTCCAACTACGAAAAGTGCTCCTTTATCTTTGGCGGCTTTAGTATCTAATGCAGCCTGGACAATCTTGTTCTGTACAGGATTTGTTGAACTACTAGACATAGCAGAATCAACCGTAATCTTGTTAGCCCCTTCCGTAATTCCATCCAGTTTCTTTTTGTCATTAACAGACATAAGACCATGAGCTGACTGCGTTGCATCACTATATGTAGTGTCAGGTGGAACTTGCCATGAACCATCAGATCTTAAATACCGAGTAGCAGTACCCGCAGCAGGAGCCGGAACTAAACCTGCTTTACCAGCAGCAGAAGTAGTAGCACCTGTCATATTTCCATAAGTCGTATTTGTATCTGTATTGATGTCGCCTACGAACACGTAATCGGTGCCATCATAGATAAATTCATAAATTCTATTTGCTGCTAAAGCATCTGTACTGATCGCTGCACCACGATACTTAATTGATTTTGCTCCGGTACCATTTACATTTAGCGTAGGGTTAGCTGCAGTATTTGTAACAGTGAATTTCACAGCGACCTTTGCACCCGTGGCAAGATTAAAACCATTTAAGGTTACTGTTTTAGCAGCAGTACCAGCCACAGTTGAACATGTCCCATAATGAGTGATGTCAGCAGATCCATCGAAGTTTACACCGTCTACTTTGCGAATAGTCTGTAATTTTGTAGCTGAACCTGCATTACCTGATACATTAGTAGTGAGCATCTGTGTATTTGGTGTGTATTTTAAATTATCACTGGATGCTCTTTTTGTCTCATCAGTTGAATTAGAGAACCAGACATGACGGGCTGCACCATCAGATGCAGTTCCGCTATTTTCTACAGCAGATGCTAATGTAGCTTTATTTGCTGTCGTTGCAGTGGTAGCGCTATCAGCCTTGGTAGCAGATGTGGCTTTAGTTGCTGTATCGGCGTTACCCTTAAAATTATTAGCATAGACAGCGTTCCATTTATGGCTAGAGTCTCCTAAATTAATCACATTAGATTGGTGTGGATACACATTTCCGTATAATTCTCCTCCGCCTTTATTTAGAACAGTACCTTCAAGTCCTCCAACCAAACCTGTAATGGCAATCTGAGTGATAGCAGTCCAAGATGTATTATCAGAACTATTGTAAAAACTTAATCTAATAGATCTTTTCTTGCCGTCCATACCTTTATGTGGATAAATTGTAACTACTGAACCACATACACCAGAAATCCTACCTTCTGTCTGCCAGTTCTCTTTATTTATATCGCCTGCCTCAACAAGTAAATCTCGAACTGTCTGTCCAGCAGCTCTAAAATAAATTGAATATCCAGTTTCCCAGTCTGCCGTTTTAGGTAAAACAACTTCTACTTGAATCAGAATTTTTCGCAAGATGGCGGTACCTGCATATGTGTTTGTTGAGTCTCTATAATTGTCATACCAAATACTAGGATTTTCCAATGGATTTTTTCCAGTATTATCAGACAAAGCTTTAAACAATAAATATGAATTTATATTTCCATTATTCAACAATACAACAAAATCACCCTTTTTATATTGTTTCGTTGAATTCCACGCAATTTGTTTTATATCGCAATAATCTTGAATACTTTCAAATCGAAGATATGTACTAGATTTGCCATCGAACAGATATTCAATTGAATCTTGGTATATTGGTAATTCAAATCCATCAAATTTTACGCAACCCGAACCACCACGATGAATCGCATAGCCCATACCGTTAATACTTGGATTGACGGAAATAGAATCATCAGAGTTTATAATAGAATTGATACCATTTTTAACTCTATTGACAACTTTTGTGTTATCGGTCACTGTATTTTTTAATAGATTAAAATCTTCAATTCTGGTATATAACGAATTTGCTTTTGCTTTAATATACTCCCAAAGTGCAGACATAGGACGGCGTTGGTAAGTTGTGGTGGTTGTTCCACCACCTACATATTGTGATATATAATAATCATTATCTTTCGGAATAGAACCATTTGCATTTAACTTATTGATCATTTCGCTTAAATCATGTTCGTGCCAAGCTGGTTTTGCCACATCATATTCCAAATCCGCCCAATGAGCTGTACCATCACCTGTCTTAGTTTGTCTTATATCAGAAGAGTAAGCAATCTCACCTTTAAGCAGAATAGGATTAGCATTAGCCCATTCCGCATCAGTTTTATAGGCATGTCGCACCCTTGCTTTTAAAATATTGTCTGCCATTTATTTTCTCCTTTCCATTTATTAAAAAACCTCCGACAAGCTTTGACCCTCATCGGAGATAGTATCTTAGATAGTACCGTCTAAAATCAGAGTATCACTGGAAGCAATAGTCAGTTTGGCGGCATTTAAAGATGTTACATTCAGAGCTACATCAGCTGTACCATTGAATGAAATTGCAGAGGCAGTAGCACCACCTGTAATAGAGAAATTACGTGCAGTTGCTAACTTAGTTGCAGAACCTGCATTACCACTTACAGTTGTAGGTGTTGCAGGCATGGTCATTGTGGTTGTAGATGTAGAAGTAATATGACCCTGGGCATCATAAGTAATGCTTGGTACCTTGAATGTGCTTCCAAAACCTAATGTCTTAGAGTCATCACCCTTTACGGTACCGGCGGTTACGCTATTTGTATGGTTAATCGCGTTGCCAGAACCAATGGTGATACCTGTACCAGCCTTGTATGTAGTGTTGGTATCAATGTTGATATCACCCATGAACAGGTAATCTGTACCATCATACACGAACTCGTATACACGGTTAGCCGCAAGATAACCAGTGCTAATAGTAGAACCACGGTATTTGATTGCTTTAGCACCTGTACCGTTAACATTCAGAGTTGGAGACGCTGCTGTATTGGTTACGGTGAACTTAACAGTCACTCTCGCACCAGTCACTAAGTTGAAACCTGTTACAGCAACGGTCTTTGCAGCTGTACCTGCAGCAGTAGAGCAAGTACCATAATGAGTGATATCTGCTGTGCCATCAAAATTAACACCATCAATCTTGCGAGCTGTTTCTAACTGTTTTGCCTTTGCAGTGGTTGCGCCAGAAGTGATAAATCCGCTATCATTGGTGATTTCAGAGGTCTTAGTAGGAACAGTGATGTTGACCTTGCGGTTAGAATCTACTGTTACATCAGCACCATTCTTCTGAATACCTACGATGATATTTCTCTCTGCATTGCTTGGTGCATGTGCAGACTGAGAGTGATCGTAAGCTTTTTTACCTCTTGCACCATCAAACGCAGTAGAAGATGTTTCACCTAATGCAAGAGTCTCGGAAATAACAGCATATTTACTGCCAGAGTAACGATAAGTCTTATTATTATTTAAATTTACATAAATTTTACCTGTTTCTGGTGTGTATGCACTTGTCTTTCCAGAATCCTTATAGAATGCACTTAAGTCATCTGCTACATAACCTTCCAGGACGTCATCGACATAACTTGGGAGCTGTGCCGCAGGTACTTTACCATTTTCATCCAGAGAAGCTACACCGTTCTTAGCACCTCTTGCAGAAGTTGGAATGGCATCTACATCACCGGCAGAAAGTGTAATATCACCGCTTAATGCTTTACCATTAACTTTTCTGGATGTCGGTACTTTACCGCCTAATGCACTATTTACTACCTTGTTCTGTACAGGGTTAGTAGAAGTAGAACTCAGAGCACTATCTACTACAGTCTTATTTGCTCCTGTAGCGATGCCATTTAACTTCTCTAAAAGAGCAGTAGTGAAAGATGCTGTAGTTGCATCAAGCACACTCTTATTGCTATGGCTATGAGAAGCCGCTTTGATTAAAGAATCCACCTCTTCAGGAGTCAGATTAACAAATGGCAGATCGGGATAAGCAGTCGCACCATCACCGATCTTGATCTTTCTCGTAGAAGAGTCCACAAGAAATTCGCCTTTCAAACCGACAAATGTGGCGGCTTGCGCCCACTCATCGGTGGTTTTGTTGTTTAAAATAATACGTGTTTTTAAAGTAGTATTCGCCATACTTAATTTCCTTCCATATGTAACGCTTAATCCGACATCATCTGTAGCCCTAACTACAGTGGTGCCGTCATAAGTGCGAATTGAGTTATAAGTTGCTATATCAGAATCTGTGAGAGGAGTTTCGATGGGAACGGCAAGGGCATACATTACTTCTCCACTATGTTCTTTGCAGGATTCGTTAATAGTTTCCGCATAATTTTCTTTTGCAAGATATAAAAAGCCCATTTCTGGGTTGAAATTCCACGGCTCTGAAGTAAATGTACTCCTGGCCTCCGCCATTTGACTCATTCCGCTAAATGTCTTCGCACTTGGCAATTTTTTCAAATTCATATTACAATATTGTCCTGCTTGCGAAAAAGTCACATCTTCTCCATCAACAATAATGGAATACACCCTCTGTACATATACGCCCCTCTCCAGATCTACTTCATCACAGATCCATTGCTGTCCTGTGTCGTCTGTATAATTACCATCAGATGACACAGGAATGCCTGGTAGTCCGTTTTCAAAATTTAGGGTCAGAGATTTGGGGGGGGGGTAAGATTTATATGGAGTTGCTGAAGATCCTGAATAACAAAGTGTGGGAGTGATTGTGAGATTATAATTTTCTCCGATTGTTATGCCTTCTAAGAAAATAGAAAGATAATGAGAATCATAATTACGAGTATATTTCACAGAAGTATTTCCTGGCATTATTCTTGCAACGCTATAATTTTTTCCATCCATAGCATAAGTTCTATCATGTTTTATACCAACTCTTACATCAATTGGTTTATCAATACTAAATACATAATTACCTTTTGTTAGATATAATTCGTTATACAACTCGGTAATATTTGCCCAGTTGTTCGTTGCCGTACCAGTTATAGTCATAGAACCATCCGCATTCTTTACTGCAGTCAAACCATTACTTGTGCAACAGCTATAACTAAATAAGTTTGCGTTGGTAAAATACAGTTTAGGTTTTGCATTTTCAATTTCTTGTGGATATTCTAAAGAAGGGGATGCTTTTGCACCAGTATATGGCTCCCATGGAAGAGCAGTAGTGCCTTTATTAAGCATAGGGTAAATTCTGTAGTTATCAATATTACTTGTATACGATCCTGTTTGCATTATAAAAACTAATGATGTTTCCGTTCCATCTACTGTAAAAGATCGATTATATGCCCAGTCTATTGTGCTACCTGCTTTATTAATGGCAATTTGTGCATATACTCCACCATTTTTGTTCTCTCCACCAGATATATAATACGTTCCCGCATCCAATTTTATTGGCACACAAATATATTGTTCATATTGTTTTGCAGGAGTTCCGTTTATAATAAATCCACCGTCGTCTAACCGAGATACTGTTGCACCGGTATTTGTCATTAACGGCATATTATTCAAGTCAAGCAGTTGCGCACCCGTTGTTTTCGTTTGATTACTTCGTCCATATACAGTTAATCCTTGTAATGCCATCTTTGCACTATCGTTCAGTATCGCAGGATTCCCAGTAACATTCGTTTTCTCAATTGAAAACAAATCCATATTATCTTTTCACCGCCTTTCTTTTCTTAATAAAATAGACTGGAAATTTTACTTCCCAGTCCCGTCAATAATTTCAATCTCGTTGTAGTCACTTCCTACTGTAAAATATTTCAGATTTGCATCGTCCCATCGGTAAATTTTATTTGCTGTAGTATCTACATAGAGACATTCAGGACTGCCGATAGTAGGAAAGTGCAAGTAGGAATCTTCATTGATTACAACCTGTTTTTCGTTTTCTTTTATTTGCTTGGATATATAGTCTTTAATCCAACCGTCATACCATTGAAGCCCATCCAAGCCAATATATATTTTTTCCATGAGATGTCTCCAATCAGAAAGAGGACAGAAATAAATCCGTCCTCAAATTATGCCTGAGCATTAGGGAACAATGCCTTAATCTGCTCTTCGGTGGCAGCTACATATTCTACAGATTCAAGGTCAGAAACCTTGCCTTTTAACTCATTGATGCTTGCCTGAGCTGTAGCAATTGCTTCTGTATTAGCCTGGATTTTGTTATAGGTTTCACCGCCGGTAGCCAGAGAAGCCTTACTAGCTGCAACATCTTTTTCCAGATCGGCAATATCAGCCGCCTGTAAAGCAGTATCAGCTTTGCCAAGAGATGCCTGTACATCTTTAGCCAGTTTTACCTTGGTGATGTTACCATCGGCAATCTTAACGGTAGTGATAGCACCATCGGCTAACTCAGTAGTGCCTACAGAACCTGCTACGATAGTTGCACTGATTTCTCTAGTTGCAGAGTCAATTGCTAACTGGATCTGAGCAGCATTCTTCTGAGCGGTATAAATATCTACCAGTTTACCAACATTGATATAAATTTTATCCTCAGTAGCATTTGCCAGTGTTAATACGAGATATGTACCTGCTGGCTGTCCAGTAGGATTGGTCTCTACAGCACCAGACTTAACTACCATATCCTTCGGGATGTCGATGGTTGCTACTTTCTTTCCACCCTGTTTGATGGTATAAGACTTAGCAGCACCCTCGGTGGTAGTAGTGGTATCTACAGTTACCTTTGCACCGCCAGTCGCAGAGTCAACATCCTTTTTGACCTCAGTGATCGCACTAACAAGGTCTCCCTTTGCGGTAGTAGTCAGATCATCTAAGTTACCAATCTTACCATCGGTATCTCTCTTGTTGGCATCGATGTTAGCCTGCAGAGCATCTTTTGCATCTTTAACAGCCTTTGCTACGGAGCCTTCTGTGGTATCAGCACCATTTAATTTTGCAATTGCATCTGTATTGGTCTTGATTTTCTTCTCAAGATCCCCTTTTGCAGTACCGATTTCTGCTGTTACATCAGAAGACTTTGCAAGGTCTGCTAACTTTACGCCACCATCTGCAATAGTTCCATCTGCATTGGCGATTACAACATCACCAACAGTAGCATTTTTGATCTTATGGATCAGGTCACTCAGATCTGCTTCTGGCAGTTCGATGGTGTATGCAGGTGCAGTAGAGCCAACCGGCTCTGCGACAGTGTAAAATTTAAGTGTGTTACCTTCAATTGCAACGGTCTTTAAAGAACCTTTTACTGCATCAGAAATTTTTCCCTCGATAAACGGCTTCAGAAGACTGTCATACTGCTGAAGGTTTTCCAGAGACACATAGGTAAATTTTGTTGTTGCCATATTTCCTCCTTTATTTATTAGAAAAGATAAGATATATCGGAAGCCTCTACTTGTGAGAAGCTTTCATTTAGTTTGAGATCAATCCGTTTATCAATAAGTGGTTCAAGATTTGCCAGAACTTCATTCTGTACATACTCAGCAACTTCTTCTTTTGTCATGAAATTCAAAGCTGCAATCTTTTCATTAACAGAAGCTTCTGTTACATAGCCTTGGGATTCGATCCATTCTCTTGTTGGGATATTAGTCTGAGAAACAATAGAATTTTCAGAAACGGTATAATCGATGATGTTGTGAGCTGTGATTTTACGAATAGCCACTTCCGTACCATCATGATCGACTATAAAGAAATTATCATTAGAAGATAAGTAAGTAGTAATGTCGCCTGAACAGATCTTATACTGTCCACGAATTTTATAAATACCGGTTGCCAGGTCTGAGATGGTAATCGGATCGTCCAGAGTGCCATCTAAGTTATCGATAGGTCTGTTGCCTAGATTGTCATAGTTCAACGTCTTGGCATCTTCACTTAACTTAGTTACGTAATAAGTTCCACCTGTATTTTTGTTGACAATATAGGCAGTGTAAGCACCATCAGTTAAGATAGCGACAATCTGACCTTCATATGTATCCGTAGCAGTATTTAAAGATTTTTCGGCACTGGAAACATCTGAGAAACGATAGATTTTTGAACGAATTGGATTGATAGACAGATCAGAGCCAATGAATATATTTTCATGGGTGTCTTTTGTGTAAATAATGTCGTTGGCATCTATGTTGCCGTTATTGATTAGCTTTGTAATATCTTCACGATTGACATAAGAAAATTTGGCTCTCTGCGTAGATTTTTTTGCAGCAGTAGCCATTATTCATTTTCCTCCCCGTATGTATTTACCAAAACCATACCATCTTCGGTGTTATCTGCGATTGCATCACCAAGATCGCTAACTGAGATGCCGACACCTTTCTTAACACCATTGGCAGTACCATAAATTTTCTTGGCATCAGTGTCTAACTTGATGTCATCTAATTTGCTTTCTGCAATAGTAGACTGTAGATCAGCCATAGCTTTAATTGCCTGCTGGTTAGCAATGATACGCTGATCTAATGCAGACAGAGCAGAATCAGGCGCAGAGAACCAATCTGCAATAGCGATAATCGGCATAGTAAACGTATCTGTCTTTCTTACAGGTGTTTCTACAATTCCATCATCAGTCATTTCAACATCAATGAAAGTCATCATAAATTCCACATCACCCACTTCTGCAGTGAGATTGGTGTCAATTCTCATCTTATACAACAGATAATCGGTCTTATATTCGGCATCAGCAATCTCTAATTCGACATAGTTATGCTTATGCGTGATCGGAGTCAGATACTCCAAACGTGCAGAATACTGAGACATATCCAGTTCACCGTATAACTTTGGTACTACAATCTGTAATACGTCTACCAATTTGGAATTCTGCATGATGCGCTGACGCTCTGTAACATTGGCGCTGTTATCATTCTGAATTAAAACAGTAAACATTTCATTCCTCCTTTCGTGTGATATATTCAAAATCCTGCTTCGAGATCTTTCCATCGGAGAGGAGTTTGTTCAACTGTTCCATTTTTAAAACCTTTTTATCCTGGTAAAGTCTTTTTAGACTCTCTACAAATTCTGTCATCACAGCACCCCCTGTTCAAACAAATTCATTGTATAATTGTCGATAATCTCTTCTGGTGACATGCAATGAGCCTGTTTCAACTGATTATATTCGTGCTCTGTAATTTCTTCTAAAGTTACAGTCGCAAAGTCATCAACAGGAAATGGCTCCAAAGAAGGAATATGATACGCTGTATCACCAGTAGAAGAGAGGATACCCTGTGCATGTTCCTCATCGCACAACAGGAGGATTTTGTGCTTTGGCTGAAACTTTACGAACTGAATAGAAGAGAGTACATCTATCACATTTCGATTTTTTATAACTTTGTAAAACATAACTACCTCCATAAGAAAAGGGACGCACCGAAGTACGCCCCATAATTTTTAGATACTTAAAATGATTACAACTCCTGCTTCCTGGTTTGGTAACTTATATCCACTGGTAGAGCCATCTGAATTTACGGACCAAACGTAGGTGTTATATCCGATATTCGGAGATCTCAACCAGTAAGATACAGCAGTACCAGTTGCATCCGTTCTAACTCTTGCTGTGTCAGAAGTAATGAATGGAATAACAGAGCCTTCATAATTGTAAGGCTCGAAGTTCATAGCACCCTCGACTTCGATAGCAGCAGGAATTGCTACATAGCAGTTGGAAGTAACCGTCTCACTGGATTTTTCACCAGCAGTAGACTGAATCTTTGCCTGCTTAAGCAACTGTCTCCACTGTACAGGAATTGCATTGTAGAACCTGCCATTTAGGAACTTATTCAGATCCATTTTAGCCCAACCACCGGTATTGGTAGAAGTTGCATTCAACCTCATCATGTTGGATAAGACATGAGAAGAGATAAAGGACATAGAAGTACGAGAACCAGAGTTGTCACTGAGATAATATCTCTTAAATGCATACATTTCTAATTCGATGCTTTCATGTGTCCATGCAGCTAAATTACGGCAAGCAGTATCACCTAAGTCTGCATTCCATAACTTGGCCCAGTAGATTGTTCCCTTTCCGTAATTCTCATAAGCACCATCATCTGCCTTAGAGCATCCAAACACGAGTGTACTGGTTGCAATAGCAGACTTATTACTGGTAAGCTGAGAGTATGCAATAGTTTCTTCTGGTAAGTTACCCTGATATACATGCAGAACTTTTTCACCAGCAATATGACGAATTACAAGAATATCACGTTTACCAGTGTTAGACACGGCTGTAGAAGAGGTATTCCAGTTAATCTGTGGCTGCGTGTTCTGCCAGAGTTTAAATCCGAGAGAACCATCAGACTTATAACACTGCATAAGAGTAGAACCAGTGGTGTTGTTTGTGGCAAACATATAGTCTACTGCCAGTACAAAGTCTTTATCTTCATCGATCAGAGATAACTTTGTATCCACATAGTTCTTTCCTGTAAATACGGTTTCCTGACTGATCAGCGTATTCTCTTCAATATCTTCAAAAGTATAGTCGGTACCCATGTCAAATAAGATACTATCTTTCTCAGATACAACTTCCTGTTCTTTTACCAGTTTTGTCATGGCGTAAATTTCTACAGGGCGCATAGTGCTAATATCTTTGCCCTTGAAGTAATCCTGAACGTATTCACAGGAGTCGAATACTGCATTAATGTCCTTATCGCCAGTCACATAACCACTAGAGTCCCATCTGTCAAAAAGGTAATACTTATATGCACTTTCCTCAGCAGTGTATACAGGAATATCTTTGCTATAGAATACAGTTGAACCATACTCGGCGGTGATAGTTTCCTTAACTGTTCCCTTGGAAATGTAACGTATAGTATACTTTCTGATAGTAGAAGTATAAGTTGCAGTGTAAACAGCGTCAGAAAAGGCTGTAATGAAATTTTTGTCCCATCCAGCAAACGTAAAATCATTCTTAGCTGTAGACTTTTTCGTAGGCGTTGAAATCGGGTTTTCTTCCCTTGTCAGAGGATCGACAGGAGTTTCGCCTTTATCAACATACTGTGTATCAAGAATAGAGCCATCATCATTTTTGAATAAAATGGTGAACTGTTCTACCAAAGTGTCATATGTAAGTTCGAGATCAGGCCATGCCGCTTTGTACTCAGCAAGTTTCTTTTCTCTCATTACAGGAACATGAACTGCACCTGCAAGTACAGACTGATCAGTATTATATCCGTTACGATCAATACCTTTCATACCGTAAATCTTATCTAACAGAGAAGTATCTATCAGAGTCCAATTGATACCTGTAATTCTTACACGGTTTACGTTCTTAGATTTCTCAATCAGAGACTTACAATCTACGACATTACAGTTCTCAAGAACCATAGTTGCGATCTTGTCATAACCTGCAATCTCTAAGTCTGTCAAATACATAAGGTTCTGCATTTTGATAGATGTAAGAGTATCTGGCAGAAGAGCAGTGGCAATCTTACCACCATTCGCAAACAGTACACCTGTTAAACCAGAACCAGTAGCATACAGTTCTTTCAGGTTTAAGCACTTAGAGAAGTCTAAACTGGTTGTAAGATTTGGCGTGTTTCTGATATCGAGTTTTTCAAGAAGTTTATTGTTTCCAATAACAAGATTGGTTAAGAATGTGTTGGAGTATCCTTCTGTAGTATTACCAATGATAAGTTCTTTCAGCTTTTCAGCTTTAGAGAAGTCATTGTCATGAATATAACATGTAGATACATCACCCATAGACTGAATTCTGGAAGCTGCATAAACCAGTACGGCAGTATCATCCATAGTTGTGTAAGGACAAGTAATGTCATATGTCTGACCTGCTTTTGCTCTAATCTGTTTTACAGAGGAATTACCGAACATTACGTCAAGATACATATTAGAATATGGAGTTAAGTGAAGTGTATAATCAGGAGATACAACCGCACCTACAGGAGTGTTACAACGGAACATAATCTGATCAGAAGTAATAGACGTTCCGACAAATTTTGTTGCCATATAAATTTCCTGATCACGTTCAAACTGACGGCGCTGATATTTCTTCTTACCATTCATCATCTGTTCCAAGAAACGAGTGTTGCCATCACGATAGGTTCTTTCGTATTTACGAACATAGTCAAGTCTCCATAATTCCTCACACCATTCGTTCTGCTTAGAATCGAACTGATTAATCAGAGATGTCGCACTCCAACATCCTTTTGACTCACAAGAAGCATACATAGTACGAAGCTGTGAACCCATAAGATTACGAATACGACAGAAAAATACACATTCAGCAGCATTGAAAACATAACCAGAAGATGGATCTCCTTCTGTACGATAATCAGTATCTTCCTTGCCATAAGTCATAGTAAGCTCGCCACTATTATTGATTCCCCAGCCTGTATCGTTGTCATAATCCCACAGGTCAAAACGATAGCCATTGTTAATTTTAGCCGCCGCATCATCAATAATATAATAATTCGCTTTATCTCCCATTTCAGAGGCTTCTTCAGTTGTGATATAATGTTTCGCCCAATGATAGAATACATTTTTTGCGCGATTATCAATCATTGTATATCTAAGAGTGTAAAGGTAAAAATAAGTTGCTGATTCTACAATAAACCAGTTTTTAAGGTTATTTACGAATTCTTCATCAGTAGAAGTAATAACAAATTCATAGAAGTCACGCCAAATTTGACGATTATTTGTTCTGATTTTCTCTTTTTCTTCATCGGAAGAAATTGACTGTCCATCTTTTGAATCTCCACAACAATCATATCTGAATTCAAAAGAACCATCCCAATTATTATATAAAGAATCATAAGCCGTATTACCACTTGCCCATTCAGTCTTACTAATTGGATACTTTATAGTACCATCTAAGTTAGTTACACCAGTCTGATAAGTAGAGTTTGGAAGAGTGTTATCACTTACTTCAATGCAAAATTCCTTCATATCGTCAGGATCATAAGCTCTACTGATATCGGTTTTTTTTGAATCTCCCATATTTGCAAGCCCGTAAAAATGGTATTCGCAGTCCTGGAATTCTCTATGTGTAGAAACATCAGGATCATTTTCTTTGATGAAAATAACACAGTTCACAAATTCCATATCGTTCTTAATTCGGGAATCTCTCCTTGTAGCAGGAGTGGAATATGGAAGATATGTATTGTAACGATTCTGAGAGTAAGCATTATTTACCATATCGGAAGAGGCGATATTTAATTTAAAATTCCACCAATTATTTGGAATAGAATTTCTTGTTAATGAAATTTTACCTGTTCCGTCTTCAATAACAGTTCCATCTCCTAATGTAAGTTTTGTTTTATAATCTGGATCAAGATCAATTTTACTGTTAATCTGATGTATACCATCTGCACAGCAAATAACATCTATGTTTCTTCCTGCTTGACCATACTCGTTTGAAGTAGTGCCTTGGCCTGCATGATAGCAGTTTTCATACTTCCAGTTATCAAGTGTTGGATCACCATTCTTATAAATACATTCCATAGAAGTATTCTTCACAAAGTTCTTTTTGTCGTTTGTAAAGTATGGTGCCTCAATCATGATAATACGCATATCAGGACAAGCTTCAGCAAGATGTTCAGGGGTAAGAGACTGGTTTTCATCATAAATCTGATTTCTCTTGTAACGATCAATCATTTCTGTTGCAGTTCTTGCGTCACAGATAAAATTAGTCAGAATAGCCTGAGAAGAAAGGCTTGTATTATAAGCTTTCATTCTGTAAATTAAAACATCACAGTCATCGGAACCGATAGTAATCGGAGCAGGTGTTTCCTGTGTGAAAGAATAATCAGATGTATAGCTCATTGGTCTACCAGGAGTACCATCCTCATACGCCATGACAATCGGAATATCCGTGTCCTTATTGATATTAAACTCCCATTCAATAATGTCTTCTTCGCTATATGGTACATACAGAGATTTTGCAGAAGATTTAATATACGCTTCATGTACATTCATTTGTAATCCGATACCTGCGGATTCACAAGACAGAAAGGTAGCATCTGCTTTTGCTACGTTAGTGGTTTTGAAAATAAACTTGAATTCTTTACCATTTCTACGTGCGTCATCAGCAAAAAGATTGTAAGAAATAGTGGCTTTTGTACCGGCTTTAATTCCGAAATACTGATCGCCGTTCTCATCAATCTGCCAACCGCCGTTTGCCCAGTCGAAGTTTTCAGATACAGTCATAGCCACATTACCGTCAGACCATAATCTGTTTGCATCGTTATTGGATCTACCAACAGGATTAAAGTCAAACACCAGACCTGCAGTTACTGGTTCTACATCAATATCCAGTTTTTCTACAGTAGCATTGATAGTCTTTACGATACCACGGCAAGTAATTGTCAGTACATGGTTTCCGATTTCAGTTGGCTTATACTGCCATACCTGTGTATGGGAATCAAATGTAAGAGTAGACGCCTCTTTACCATCAACAGCAAGAGTTACTACAGGACTTTCTGTAGTCGGATCGTAAACGGTATATTCGATATTTACAGTATCATACTGCTGTACATCAAGAGTCTGCTGTATACATCCAATAACAGGTTTGTCACTTGTCGGATCATACCAGATAATATCCTTCTTAATGTGGTTAGATTCAATGGTTTCTCCATTAACCTCAGCTGTAAGATATACTTCTACAAGATGTGCTCCATGCTCCTGTGCAGCGATATTATAGGATATTGGAGTACCTGAAATTCTCGTTTCAACAGTGTACAGTTCTTTGCCATCTACCCAGAAATGGACTGTCTTATCTAGCGCACCATAAGGAGTATAGTCGAATGATACTGGTCCAATATTGTATGTCAGTTTGTCATTGAAAGAGGATTCAATACGAACATCAAGAACCTGAACTGTCCAGGATTTAGTTACTAAAGTACCGGCATCATCCACGATACTTAACAGTAATTTCTGAGAGCCAGTAGAAACGTACTGAGTGGCATCAAAAGTATTTTCTCCACTGATGGCAGTGCCAGTAGCGATAACTCTGCTTCCGATTTTCCAAGTATAAGTGCCTTCTGTTACCTGGTCGCCTGAAGAGTCAACACCTGAGAAGTTATATTTGATAATTGCCTTTCCTTCTGTAGTAATAACGACAGGCGAAGTGGTCACATACTCAATCTTTAAAGTAGAAGTAGTTCCACCACCGCCTGAACCGCCAGTAATCTTGAAACTGGACTTTGCAGTACGGACTTCCTTTTCATCGTCACCCTCGTGCTGGATTTCCCATAAGGTGAACTTCTCATCTTCATAAGTTGCATCATAGGTCTTTACATCATCTAATTCTCCGATGTTATCTACCTTTGTCTCAAGTTCAACAACCTTTTCTGAGAGAGTGGTAACATTCTTTTTATTTGCATTTGCAGTCTGTTCAATGGCATTTACAGTAGAAGAAAGAGAAATAAGGTCAGAAGAAGATGCTTTCTTATCTAATAGTGCATCAACATCTGTTTTCTTATAATAATCTGTCTGTAAGGATTCTGGAATATTACCAATTTTCTCATCAAGGGCAGAAACTTTTGCATCATTTTCCTGTTTATAATAAGTCAATGCTTCTGAAACTGGACTTACAGCAGTAGTGATTTTTCCATCAACAATCTGATTATAAGAATTCACCCATTCCGCAGTTGGATTGGTGTTAATCTTAATGTCTTTGATTTTCTCTTCTCCATTGTAGAAGGAGAGAGTAGAAGTGGATTCTGTATATTCCACATTAAATTTTGCCAGCCCATCAATACTGTCAATCTTTTTATATACATCCTGCAACTGGTCTGAGACATCAATATTTTCAATCAGCTGATCAACTTCTTCCTTATTATAATAGGTAGAAAGTGTATCAGTGACAGTGTTCATAACCTCAGTCTTTACTGTATTGGTTAAGTCTGCGATATCTGTTTCTACATTATTGGCTGCGGTCTCAGCTCTAGTAGCAGCCGCATTTGCCTGGTCAACATAAGCAGAAGCTTCGCTGATTTTGGAGTTCATGGTATTAATGAAACCTGTATACCAGTCAGAGTCAGGTTTGATAATACCGTTTCCCGTCAAAGACTCCATGACGTTCAGCTTGCCATTAGGTCTTGAAATCCAACAATAGTTGTCACCTTTTTCGTTCACACCAGTAGCACGAATTTCAAAAGTGATGTCACCTGGAAGATATGTAACGCCTTTGTCAACAAGCCAAGCAAAACGAATTTTATCTGCGCTATACTGGCAGTTGACTACGTTATCATAATCTTCCTCTTTGTTTTTATTGATATAATGGATCTGAATTAACATCTCTGTTAAGTCGATACCATCATAATATCTGTCCATTTCAAAAGGGATAAACTGAGAGTTTTCTTCCTGAGAAATATTAATCTGAGAACTATCTACAGTAATATTTTTCTGTTCATCTATATATGATAATTTCTCATCCGTGTAGTTGTTATACCACACATATTTGTCGCTTTTGGTGAAAGATACATCTGCATCTGCTGCCAATGCGACAGGTTTAATATCATCTGTACTATATGTACTCAGATTAACTGAGGTAGTAGTAGCAGATGACTTCATCTGTTGAGTCTGTTTCTTACAGGACTCACAAAAAGATAAAGCCATAAGTGCTCCTTTCTTTACGTGTTATTTTAGAAAAAGTCCTACACCGTTGAAGATGCAGGACTTGAATAATTATTCTTCGATTAAATCTTCACATTCCAGATCGATTAACACCTGTTTTACCTGTGGTTTGATCTTGTCTGGAACCTGTTTATATGTTTTCTTTCCTTTTACAATAAGAGTTGCATAGATAACTGCCATAATTTCTTTCTCCTTTCTGGACATAAAAATAAGCAGTAAGTTAAGCATTTAAGATTGCCTCAACTTCTGCCTTGATTTTTTCCGGTACTTCATTAATTGTTTTTTTACCTTTACGGATTAAATCCGCATATACGGTTGCCATATAACTTGCCATAATTAAGCCTCCTTCATTTCGTATAACTCTGTTAATGCTAACTGAGTATTTGTAATTTCATCATCCTGAGACAGATTGGTTTCATACTGCTCAGTCAGTGCTAACTGTGCTTCTGTAAGCTGATCTTCCAAATCAGTCACCTGTTTCTTTAATCTTCCAATATCTGATTCTGGAAGATAATTAAAAACAGGTTTTGGGTTTTCAGAATCAGTTACATCAATTTTATCTAATGTTGCTCCATCTGGGACATCAACAAACATAGATAACAATCCTTGTGGAGCTTTTTGTTCTCCATAAATAATTGACCAGATTTTACCAGTCGTATCATAAATTACTAAAGCTTTCATATAAACTCTCCTTAAATTTAAACTGCTTGAACACCCCAAGTTAAAATACCAGTTCCCTGTTGTGTAAATACTAATTTTAATTTTCCTTGCCTTGAAGCATCATATTGATAAGACATTCGTGTATATGAGCCTGATGTTGTATAAAAAGTACATAACAACCTCGACTTGCCACTAGAATCTATTCTATAAATTTCAACACTTGCGCTTGAAAACGCCGAAGACTTTGCAATATCTACAAATACATGGGTATATCTTCTCAAATCAATCATAGATGGGGTAGTAAGTGTATTTGAAACTTGGCTGCTATCGTTAGAATATACTTGTCCAAGACTTCCGAATCCCAATTGTCCTTTTCCGACAACGCCACCTACATTTCCACTATTCCAAAAATATGTAGTAGTAGGTGTATATCCTTCCCATGTACCAGTAACACTTTGATTATAGGTATTAATAGTTACACCTTTTTTAATAACATTGGCTGGCGCCATGGAAAATCCTGGAATTATAATATCACTTGTCATTCTTTTACCTGTACAAGCAATCGTCTGCTGAGAAGCACCAGGAGTATAAGTTCCACCTGCCATAGACTGAATTCCCATTGCATTAAGTGCAGAGGCGTTTGTACAGGAAATTTCTGGATACCCAGAAATTGTATTGGTAACATGTGCTCCATTATGCATTCTTAAGTATAAATCTGTACTATTGGCTGCAACTGAAACAGCAGTATCGTAAGCACCAATATTTTTCATAGTTCCAACAACAGGATCTCCATCTTTATCAATAATTATCTTTTTTTCCAAAACATCGTCAGCAGAAGCAGTTACTGAATCTAAATCTGTATAACTTCCACATCCTGAAGATAATATTTGTCCCATATAAATTAAATTCCTTTCATTATTCTATATACTGAATGCCCCACTGCCACAGACCTGTTCCCTGGCACGTAAACACTAGCTCTAATGTTGCCCACCAAGAAGCATTATAGTCATAGTAGTAGAATGCTCCATCTGTTGAGTAATGCATAAAGCTGCGCATCAACGCTCTTTGCCCATTGGCATATCTTGCGTATATGGCAACGCCTGCATCTTCAAAAGGCTCGCTTTTACTGATGTGTACGAAAATACGACTATATTTTCTTAAATTAATCATCGTAGGAGTTGATAATGTATTATTAGAAGCATTACTGTCGGAATAAACTTGTCCCAGGCTACCAAACCCCAAATTTCCGGTTCCAACAAGACCGCCTACATTACTGTTACCGCCCGGTGTAGCCTTCCAGAAATACTCAGTAGTAGGTGTATATCCTTCCCAAGTTCCAGTAACACTTTGCCCGTATATTGATACTGTTGCACCTGCTTTTATAACATTAGCAGAAGGCATAATAAAAGCTGGAATAACAACATTCTCTGTCATGTATTTGCCTTTACAATCAAGTATCTGCTGGGCTGTTGATGGAATAGGGGTCCAACCAGGCTGTGATTGTATAGTTCCGGTTCTTTTTGTATGAGCATCTGTACTATAATAAGTTTTTCCAGCAAGAACTTGATTATCAACTGCAGTTCCAGTCAGTTCAAGTGTGCCCTCCACAACCTCATCATCGGATCCGTTAAAAAGAGCAGTCTTTCCCTTTAAAATATCATTAGCAGTAGCAGTACAGTCCTCAGAATAGACGCCATTACCGTCACCACCAGAAAATAAAACTTGTGACATCTAAACTCCTTTCAATCCAATTGTAAAATCCATCACGGGTTTCTTGTAAACTTTGAATGTAATTTCCCCGTCAGCAATGATGTTTGTACCTGCTGCTAAAAAGCTGAAAGCCTTGTTGTATGCTTTTTGTTCTGTAACAGTTGCGCCATCTTTCAGCAATTTCACAGCCAGAGGATTATCAGTGCTTCTTAAATTTTGAACAGATATTGTTTGAGAATATGGGGCAGAATCGCCAGACCAATTAGAAGTTTTAAGGGTAACTGTTAAAAGACGATTGTAATCAAATATTTCATACCAAGAATTAGAAGCTAATGCAGTACGATAAAAGATTTTCCCATTAGTGTAAATTACCTGTAAAAAAAGATCGCCTCTTCTAATTACATGAAGGATACCAGCTGTACTCGCAGGATATGTTGGTGGAAGATGAGTTAATAGATTTGCTGTGCTTTCATCCCAACAATATAATTTGTTACAGCCATCACCATAACCTTTTAGATTATCAAGGTCTGTGGTATTTGTAATGACTTCTGGATTTAATAAATTATGAATTTTCGTTATAGAATAAGAATTTGTATCGGCTCCAACATCGCCCATATTTAAATTATCATCAATGCCAATGGTAGCATTTGATAATCCATTGATATATGTTTTTACATCATCTTTGAAAAATTGCTGGACAGCTTTAATTCCGTCCATCAGCTGATTAAATTTTTGTGCATTGAATAAAATACGATCTAATTCAGGATATGCAGAAAGATATTTAGCAGCTTCTGTATATTTCTTTTCCTGAATTAAATTGTTGTATGCTAAAGCAAGCGGAGCAGTAAGAGAATTGATATCCTGCATATTATCCCAGTTATCAACCTGTCCTGGAAATTGACTACGAGGATACTGCTCGTATTGTGTTATTGTTTCACTCATGTATTATTGTTCACCAACTTTCTATTTTTACGGTTATATACGTATGAAAAATCTTCTAAGAATTTATAAAGAGTTACAGACATTGTTCCAGATCCGAAAGACCATGAAAAATTTTTGATAATATATTGGTTTTTCTTCTTATTATATTGCGCTGTATATTCCACTTTCATATTGACATCGATCCACGGAACGACCAGAGTATTCAGATTGATCGTATCCATCATTGCAGTAGACTTATATGTAAGATACTCAGCCTGATTATAACAAGCAGCATCATCGCTCAGATTGCTATAATCCACAGGATTTACAATCTCATAACCAAGATTAGTAGTAGAGAAAGGACAATCCTTAGATGTCTCTTCATACCTGCCTTTACACTGATATTGTCCAAGAAGATATAGAGAAGCTACAATATTATTAGACTCATCTACGGTCATTCTTCTATATCTGAATACATAGACGGTATCTTTGCTCAGTACCTTTTCTGTTAGAGCGTTCCCATTGCCGTCAACTATAGGAATAGGAGAGAAGTTACCGATTGTAAATTGAGGGCTTGCTTCATTTTCAGCTGGAATTTTTATAGCAATCATGGTCAGATTATCCAAGTCTTCCCATTTCTCATATTCAGTGAAGTCTACCTTATATATATTATTTTCGTATGTACAAGTCTCAGCATATCGATCTGTATTGCTTAATTCCAATACCTTTCCCCATACTTCTGTCACATTATAAATACCTGTGAATGAAAGACTAGGGTTCTCATCGATAACAATATCTTGCATAATGTCATCAGATAAAATAACAGGATCATCTAAACAAGTAGGGATCTTTCTCCAAGTAAATACACCATCTGCATCGAAGAAGTATTCCCAACTATCATAAAGCTCACAAATCTCTTTCCATACATCCGCATAACTCGCACCTGTATTAAACTCCAAGTCATAAGGAATTTCTTTCTCGATATCCTCTACAACATAAGAAGTGATACCTGCCGCATCCAAGGTAGCAATGATCGACTTTCTTATATCTTCACCCGCCGGTATCTTTAAACCTGTAACGGCAACAATTTCTGTATTACCATCGCCTGAATTGGTAGAACCATATCCTGGCATTTTGCCATTTAGAGTTCCATCATATAAGGACATTAGATCACTGCAGGAGAGTGAAAGCTTTCTCTCAGTCTGAGAAAATGTGTATTTCATGTCCGTATATGCGAATGTGCCAATGCGATACCAAATAGTTTTTCTTCGCTTAATTGACCATACTCCGTAGTAAACACGAAGTCTTTTGTTATGCCAGATTTTTTTATCGGGGCCAATATCAAAAGAAGAATCTGTAATTGCAATATCACAAGTGTATGATCTTCGTTGCTGAGAGGAATTATCTACAGAATAAGAATCGGTGAGAATTACACCTGTCAAAGAATCCAGAATTTTAAGAGAGGAATCACATAACTCAACTTTTAGATAGATTGTCTGCGAACCTTGTCGCAAAATATCTATATCATCTTGCGTTACAATCATATAACTCCTCCCTTCTAAAATGTCGTAACATCTGTAAATCCGTTATAATTTAATTCTTTTGCATCGTATGGGTCTGCACACTCAACCCAACTAAATTTATTTGTTACCAATTCATAGTTCTTACTTCCATCATAAACAGCCTGACGTTCAGACTCCTCAATATTATCTGTAATGTTGATCATAAAGAGTTCACCTTCGTATGACTTGATGAGTTTCGGCTGACCATTTGTAAGCATCTGAATAATCTTGTCTCTGTACTGGTACGGAAGTAATCCATCATTCTCTATGCCATCACAAGGCAAGTTCAAGAAGATACATTCAAATGTTCCACTCCTATAACCTGTGATACCATTTACCACTGTAATAGGATATTTCCTGTTCAATGGCTTAACGGCAGTAGCGCCATAATTGTATGTATCACTGCGAACCACATTTAAGACACATGGATAAGATGTGTCGTTATCAACCAAGAAGTAATAGTCGAATTTAGACTTAACAGAATTGGTAATATAGTTATCTTCTGCACCAGAAATAACAGGAACATAAGCATATTCCACTTCATCTACTGGTTCAAGATAATCAATAAATTCGATTGCCAAGTCTTCCTTTGTATTAATTGGCTTCTCAAAAATAGTTTGGAATTTAGAATCTTTGGAAGTCTTTTTCTTGATACGTACCTGTTCTACGATGCTTTCTGTAAAGTTTACATTACCACCGTATAAATTACCTTCTAGCTTTGTATACAATCTGGTATCAAAAGTCCATGTTGTATCAAACGTTCCATCAAAGGTATCATATATTTTATTCGTAACTAGAATAACATCAAAGTGTGCATTTTTGATTTCAAGAACATCGACCTGATTATCTTGTGAGAGAGTAGAAGATGCAGAGTCCGTATCGCCTGCATATGTTAATCCTAAAAACATGCCTATCCCTCACTTTCTGAGTCTTCAATTAAGACCAAATGTAAATCATAATAATTCCCTACACGAACGATATATAGAACAAAGCTCTGATTATCTGTAGGAAGTGTAACAAAGTTACTCATTGCAACTTGTGCAAATCCTGAAAAGGCTGACTGCAATTCAAAATATGCTGCCTTACCATTTGAAGAAGCATATTCGCCTTCTCTGTAATACACATTTGCAATATTTGTTCCAGTTTCATCCTGGAATTTAATAATACTTTTATTTATAAAAGGATTTTTGATTACAAAGATTTTTGTGAAGTCACCTTCGACTACAAAACCAGAGTCGAAGACAATTCTATTATCAAATACATTTGCACCGCTAGGATGGGTATAATCTACTGGTTTATCAGACCAACCTTCAATTGACACGATATTACTTCTGATTTCCACGCCACCAACTTTGGGTAAGTTATTGGCTTCGATAACAGACATGATATGTCGTTTCTTGTAAGCAACAACAATATGGATATAACCAGTATCCAGCATCATTCCATGAAGAGTAGTACCGGTTGCTCTGATATAATAATCGGTAGCATTTTCCAAACCTGTGAACATAGCTTTCATAGAAGTAGTGTCATATAATGTATTTGTCGTTTGTAAAACGTTCTTTTGGTAAGAACATAAAGTTATTTCGTAGGAGTTTAATGCCTCATCCTCACTCTGAGAGTAGGAGAGTGTGAATTCATATTCAGAAGCTTTAATAACGGTATCATCTACTACAGACAAAGAAAAAGAAGGAGTAGAGAAGCAGTAGAAAGGAGTTCCAATATCCTGTTCGTCTGATTCATTATCATCAGCATCAAAGACAGTGATCGTAGCAACATAATATTCACCATTCACCAAATCTGTATCAGCTGGAATTACATACTCTTTCTTCATAGAAGATACTGTTTCGTCATAAACGACTTCACCAGAAGAATTTAATTTGATTTTACATCGAACTTTAAAAATCTGGTTTCCATTCCATGTAAAACTAATAGTAGAACCAACCGACCTGTCAAATGGTTCTATTGGATTTATAATCGCATACATATTTCACCACCCTTTATTTTATTTTCTTTACAGCACCTTCACCATACTAATATTCCCCTGGGAATACTGGATCACGTACACGTTCCCCGTCATATTCATAGGATATAGTGTCAGAGTACCATAATTAAAATTATCTCTTTCTTTGCCACCATTTCTGTGAAGTATCCATAAGAAGTTATACCAGCCTTCGGGAATAGAAACGTTCTGATAAGTGCAAGCAGTAATATGTACAGATCCACACTGTCCATAACCTTCTTTGAGTTGATTAATTGCGTCTAATGCACTTCCTGCGTTCAATTCCCCGGCAAAGAATACTTCATCACTCTGAATATACAGCTCATTCCACTTATTCTGCGGCGCACATACAGTAACAATCTTACCTGTTTCTACTGGCGTTTTACATCTGGCACTGTAGCGCTTACCCTTATATTCAATCTCGTATACGCCATCTTTCTTCTTATCTATAACAATGGCTCGGAATGTCTTGTCATAGGCGGCTTTGTTGATAGATTTGCTAATCATTTCCTGCACCATAGAAATAACATTCTTAAAAATCTCTGTATAATTTTCCATAAATTCTCCTTTAAATCAAAGAAGAGAGTACCCATTTCTGGATACCCTCTTATAGTAAAAAAGCCAGAATAAATCTGACCCTTTAAAATATTTCCATATATTCAATATCTTTTAATCTAACAATCATTTTTACATCACTGTCATTTGTGTGGTCTGGCTCGTTTGCGCACAGTAAATTTGAAGCAACTTCACGTTTGCTAAAGGCACTTACTACGATCCAGGAATCTTCACCTTTTTCTTCACAGAATTTAAAATGACCCATTATGTAATAATTCTTATTTTTGAGATATACTTTTACATTTGATCCTTCCTCATAATCTATAGCGTAATCTAAAACATTTTCAAATATAGATTTACCAAATAAAAAGGTAATAAGATTTTGAAACCATTCTTGCGCCAATAGACAATAAATAATTCCTATTAAGACGATCCCTAATACAATACTAGCAAATACATTTAAAAATGGGTTATTTGGTATTATATTGAACGGCGATACAAGTCTTAAAAATTGTACTATAGATAATAATACAAAACTTATAATACAGCTTTTCCATATATATGAGTTTTCACTAGGCTTTTTTGCATATAAAAATGAATAAAAAGATATACAGAAATATCCTGGAACAACATATTGAAAAATTACCGGAAGAATATTTATAATATCATTAATTGTATTTATAATTTCCAACTCCTTCATCATGGGGTTCCCTGACTTCCTTGATTAGTATTATTGCCAGTTTGTCCCGTCATTTTATCTACATCTATAGGTTTTTCTTTCTTAGGTTCTCTTGAGAAAATAATTGGTCTCCATGATACCTTTTTCTTAGTATTATCCTTCTTTTTGTTGTCTTCGTTTCCCATACTGTTGCCTCCATAAATCACAAAAATATCAAGCAAAATATGTTTGAATGTTGTTTTGTTACTTACAGTATATACAATATAGGAAATTTTTCAACCAATATTTATGATAAGAGAGTAGCATAAAACTACTCCCTTATAGTCTTAAAATCTTGCCAACGCCTGTCTTGCAAGCGGAACAAAATCTCTACCCATAGCCTTGGCAAAACCGTCCACATCTCTTACATCTGTCAGTTTCACATCACCAACTGAAACATTAACTACATTCGGCTTTGTATTAACAGTAGCAGAAGGATACATGTTCTTTATCCATGAATTATCAGGAACGTATGCCGTAGCACTAAAACTTGCTACAAGCTTTTCCATCTGTTCAGGAGTAAAGACCATTTCCCCACGTTCAAGCACCGCCGGTATCTCATTTGGCTCTAGTTTCTCAGCTTCAAGGACTTTGATCTTATCTGTTTTGTCAGCAGAAGAACTACCCACAGCACCACTGAATACACCGCTGTGATGTTTCTCAGCAGAAAAGCCAGAACTACCATATACACTCTTAGAAGAATGTTTGCCGGTTACATGACTCTTGCTTCCAGAATCTTTGTCATCATCTCTGTCACGTTCTGTATCTTTCAGATTGTCTTTTACATCTTCCAAAATATCTTTGATACTTTCTACATTATTGGTCAGCTGTTGCCAACTGCTCATAGACTCAGAGATAAGACCTGCATTAGCTTGATACTGTTCCAGTGAAGAGATTAGCTGGTTGCCAGATTCAGAAAATGCCTTCTGGATACCTGCAAATACAGAATTACCATCTGCGGCAGTATCATAGACTTTACCCATGTAATTATAGATATTCTGTAGATTATCCATAGCAGACATTTTCTGGTTCATCTGTGATACGAGATCATGAATACCGGCCTGTGCTTCTTCATAAGTAAGAGTACCTGCCTTATAGGAATCAATATATTCTTGGATTAGAGAAGAGATATGTTCTGTAGAATCAATCTGTTCCTGATATTTGTTGATCTGGTCTACATTATCTGTATACAGCTTACTGAACATCTGGAAAATATCATTATCATTTCCACTGAGAACCTTATCTTTCCAGTTCTTTCCAAGAATATCAGTGGCAGTCTTTTCGTTATCTGCTTGTTCCTTCTTAGATGCGATTTCAGACCATTTATCACTGATCTTTTGCAGAGAATCCAATGTATCTTGCAGCTTATCATTGTAATCATCTAAAGCATCATCTAAGGCATCCATCTGGTCTTGAAGTTCCTGCTTCTTTAATGCAGCAAGGGCATCCTGAACTGTTTCCTGTGCATTGCGTAGATTATCAGCATTAGCTTCATAGGTCAGTTCGCCATTTCTTATGACCTTTTCAGTCTTTTGAGTGGTGGCATTTTCAAGATCATAGAGTGCCTGTTCATACTGAGCTTGCAGTTTCAGCTTCTCATTCTGCTTATCCAGTAAGTCCATTCTATCTTGTAGAGCTTCCTTCTGGTCGTTGATTGTATCCTCATAGGCTTCCTTTTCGTCATTCAGGCGGTCAATTTCATCACTGATAGCACCTGTTACAGCACTAATGACGGTCTCGTGCTCACTCTTAACATCATTCAGTCCATCAACAATCTTACTCAGAGAATCAGATGCATCTGAGATCTTCTGAATAGGAAGATTTAGTAGCTCTTCATTCCACTTATGCATGTTCTGTACAAGAGAAGAGATAGAAGAGTTACACTGTTGTAGCTTATCATTCATCTCATTCCAGTTGTCTGTGCCAGGGTCATAATCACTCATAACATCCTGGATAGCTTCGATTTCTTCCTTATAATTAGAGATGGAAGTATTAGCATTGTTAATGAGCTTCTGATAGTAGTCAGCATTTAATGTCTTGCCGGAGGCTTCCATTTCAGCGCCCCAGTTCTGAATGGTATCAAGGATGTTCTGGTAGATAGTGCCTAACTTCTCAAGATTGGTGATGGGGAGTTCACGGAGTTGCTTCTCATATTCAGCTTGGGCTTTTTCAAGGTCTTTGATAGAACCCTCAGTAGACATAATCTCGTCATTCAGTTCGTACCATTTATCGCTACCAACTTTTAAGCCTTCTTCTGTGATAGCTTTGATAAGTTGATCCTTTTGCTTTTGCAGTTTTTCCTGCTGATAACCAATCTGTCCTTCGGTATTGGATATGAGTTGGTCATACATACTGGAAGAAACAGTAACGCCTTGTGTATTTAACAGATCAATCTGCTTTTGAATCAGATCATTAGAATTGCTAAGGCGGGCATTTTTCTTATCTATCTCATCAATAGCAATTGTGTAATACTTTAACTCGTTATCACGAATAGTATTAGACAATTCCAGATTCGTTTTCTTCTGGTTCAGGTAAGAATCATAGGCATTCATAGCGTTCTCAATCTTGGTTTTCTCATCACCTGAGAAACTTTCGATGTCGATGCCGCCATTTTCAATCTTGTCACGGTATTCAGGAACTTTTGCTACATACTCTTCATAGGAGTTCTTATAATAGTTGAGAGAATCAATACCCTGATCTAACCGTTGTTTGTCAACGTCAATCAGTTGCTCTAGTAGAGACTGTCTGCTCTCTAGTCCATTATTGTTAGCAAGGTCTTGAAGTTCTCCGATAGAAACACCCAATTTATCAGCATAGTCCAAAAGTTCATTTACTTCATCTGAATTTGGAGTCAAATTCATACTAAACAGTTCCTGAACACGTTCTATATCTGCTTGAGATAATCCTGTATAGGCTTTCCAAGTATCGTCTATAGCGGTCTGTAGACGGGTACTTTCACGTTCAAGTAGTTCTGCACTACGCTTGATCCAATCGATAGTGGAGTTTTCTTTAGCACCTTTGGAGCCTGACGAACCTTTACTTGGTGTATTGGTCTTAACGCCACCGTCATAAACGGCTTTTTTGAATTTCTCAGGATCTAGTTCTTCATATTCAAACTTAAATGTATTGTTGTTGAGTTTATTCTTGGTGTTATTAGCATAGTCTAGCAGCATATTATTTCCAGGAACATCCATATCTAATGTACCTGCTTCAACCTGTCCTAAGATACTTTCAGCTCTCTGCAATTCCAACAAGTTTGCTGCACTTGCTCCGGCAGCATTTGCTAATGCAATAACCTGTTCAATATCTGATGCAGTATCAATTTTTACATTATTTACAGCTAATTTTGCAAGTTCCAACTGTGCTAATGCTGCTTTGGATACCTCAGAACCGCTTGCTTCATTTAAAAACTGCACGTATTCATCTAAGGTGGCATCTTTCAGATCATTACTTGCATTTGCATCAATGTACTTCTGTGCTGCCAGCTGTGCGTGTTTAGCTGCAAGAGCTTCTGTTACCAGTTCTTCAGCATTGGATACCCCCATATTACTGAGCATAGCTGTGGTAAGGTCGGCGGTATCATCAGATAATCCTTTAATAATATCGGTGGAATTGATCCATTTTGTGACAAGATCATTAAATGCATCCTGACAACCTTTTACATCTTTAGGAGAATCACTAACTTTCTTTACAAAAGACGTATATTCATTCCCGCAATCTTGGAAAATTTCTTTGAATTTTTTGTTATCAAGAAGAGCATAATCAAAAGGTTTATCTTTATCATTCATGCTATTCATGATTTTATCTAATTCTTCAAATCCTTCGGAAAGACCATTGATTTTAGAAATCATTTCTTGTTCGGTAAAAGGTTTAACTTTTGAAGCAGCTTCTGCTTGCTGTTTATACTCTCTAATTTTTTGAATAAGCTGGTCCCATGTTTTAATAGTCTTATTGTCTACTTTATAAGCAATTTCAAGATCACCAGAATCCATTTTCTCAATATCATCTTTGTTGCCAGAATATTTATCGAGTAATTGCTTTTTTGATTGAGAGACAATTAAACCTAATTTTTCAAATGTAGAAATAAGGTCGGTAACGGAAAGACCATAATCTTTTAATGCCTCTTGTAAATTGTTATATGCATTATTTAACTCTTCATCAGTAGACTTGGAAGGATCAAAATCAGCTAATTGTTCAGTTGTATATCCTTTATCAGTAAATACCTTTAAATTCTGTTCAACGGTATCTTTTAAACCATTTACATTGGGTTTGAAATTAATTTCAAATAACCAAGATGATACTTCGTTCTGAATAGTGGGGTACATGGATTTAAAGTAATCTGCAACCTCTTCATCACCATTTTCCAATGCTTTAGCTGCAGCAGAAGATAAGGTTTCTGCATACTGTTGTATTGCTTCATTCTGAGCTTCTTCATCGCCATCTTCAAAAGCTTTTTGATATGCGGTATATTTTTCAGTAAGAGATTTATAATCTTTTTTATAAGTCTCATCTGGAAGAATTTCTTCATTTAAAGTATATTGGTCTAAAAAGTCTTTATACTTGTCAGAAATTTCTTTTGCCTGATTTGCAGCAATTCCAACACTTTTTTGAAAATCTTCATCAACATTATATTTTTTTGCTAAATTTTCAATCTCTAATAATGTATTATATACTTCCGTAGCGTTTCCATTGACCCTAATGAAAGTATCATCCATATCTACATCAAGACTTTTTAACGCTTGCTTGAATTCTGGAAGATTTTCACCTACAAAACCAAAATCAAGAACACCTTTATTATAATTAAAGTATTCGTCTTTTGCACGATCCAGATTGGTACTATATCCTTGAAATCCATTGGCTAAATCTGTGCCAAAATTTTGAGATTTATTAAAATCATTAAGTGTTTCAAGCCATTTCTTGCGACTTAGTTCCTCAAACGCCTTAGTTTGACCACCAATAGCTTCAGTTTGAACGCCGACAGCCTGTGTAACAAGATCGATAACTTCTTTTTCCGAACCAAATTTAGAAATCATTTCATCCTGAATAGAAAGAAGTTGTTTTCTTGCATTGGTTACGTCTTCAATGGAAGAAGAGGAGTTATTTATCGTACTGTATAAATCTTCAACTTGTTTTTTATAACTTTCAATATCAGAACTTGCACTAGAAAATTCATCCGCCGCTTCTTTTGCAGCCTTGCCCACAGTATCAGAAGCTTGTGCCATCTCATATACTGTAGAGATTACTTTGCTGATTACTAGACTGACAAGGATGTTGCCTGCTAATGCAAGACCTTTAAGTGCTATATCTGCAGCTTTAACAGATGGAACCATGGCACTTGCAGTTGCCGAAAGTTCTTCTAAGGCTTTTGCATCATTTTTACATGCAAGAACGTGTTGTTTAGCAGTAACAGTACAGCCTTTCATTGTAGACGACCAGGCTTCGCCCGTAGGAACACCTGCTTTAATTTGAGTTATATATTCTTTTATTGAATTAATATCATTAGATGTAAATGAGGAAACAAAAATCGAATTTAATAACCCATGTCCACTTGACAAGTCTCGTTTAATATTGTTGAAGCTTTTATTAAAAATCCCAAATTTATTTATTATCCCATCCAAACCATTTTTATCTGATGTGAATATCATGCTATGTTGTAATTTATTATATGTTTGAGGTATAATAAACTATATAATTGTGTGGAGGAAAAATAATATGGGAAAAGATATTATAAGAGTTTACAAATGTGAAAAATGTAATCTAACAACTACCACTACAAACAAGGAACTTGATAAATTTATATGTAAAAATTGTGGTGGAACATTAAAATTTGATTATCAATATTATCATAATTCAAAAAACGGACTAAATGCAATAAATATGTCAAAACAATATAAAAATAATAATGTTTCTTTTCAACAATTCCAGCAACAGAACATTCCCCACTGCCCAATATGCGGATCAGCGAAGCTAAGTAAAATATCTACCCTTAACAGAGCCGTCAGTGTCTCATTGTTTGGTATCTTTAGTAAAAAGATTGGCAAGCAATGGCACTGTAACCAGTGTGGAACGGATTTCTAGGAGATAATGAATTATGATTAAATTAAACGAACAACAAGAAAAAATATTAAAACATATCCTGAGTCTTAATCGTTCTCCACAAAATTCAGTATCAATAGGACTGCAGATGGATACTTATCCGGCAGATATTGAAGAGCAAGAACTTATTAAAATTCTTAACACGTTGGAGCAAAATAATTTTATTAAAATCAAATGGTATGGAGTTTCTCGAAGTGATTTGAATTATGCAATTGATATTTTTATTTTACCAGAGGGTGAAAATTATTTTGAAAATAAAAAATCTTTGCAAATAAGTAATAGAAGGGAATGGGTTCGTTCATACTTGCCTGTTACAATATCTTTTATTGCATTAATAAAATCATTTTCTCCTGAAATCAAGTCAATATGGACACTACTAATGCAATTATGGAAATAGCCAATGGCATGTTAGGATGTTTTCTTGCAAAATCATTCATTGGCAAAATGATGTTGTTGTCTATAAAATTATTTAATTTTTGCATATGAGTCCTTTCTGTCTATAATAATATAAAAAGCAGTAAAGATAGGTCTATTCGGTATCTTTGGTGCAGTGATTTGGGTAAAACATGGAAGTGTGAGAACTGTGGGAGCAAGTTCTAGGATAGAAGAGTGATATCCTATCCGATAACACAAATGTTCTTCTTGTAACAGTCAACCAGTCCATAACAGTTTATACCTGTTATTTTGCAAAGGTCATCGGTATGCATAAAATCAGGATGATTTTCAATCCATAAATTGTTTTCACGTAAAAATGTATTTAAGTCCATACCTTCGTATTTAGAATGGGTTAGACACATTAATTTATAATCAGTGGATACTTGAAAATCTCTACCTGGTTCGATAGCTTCTTGCAAGACCAAATTCTTTACAAGGGTATCAGTGTACAAATAGTTTAGGATGTTATTTTTTAGCTCAAGAAGATCGTACCATGATAAACGTGATATTATTGATGTTTTATTCATTGGAGCCTTTCTGATGGGAAGTATCTATTTCACCACTCAAAATATATTTCAGCATTGCGATTTTTACTTCTAATTGTGCTTTCAATACACTTTCATATTCAGCAAATGAAATAAGAGAATCGTTGCAATCTGGAATATATCTATATGGTCTTTTATGAGTTTTGTTGTACTGACGCTTGTATAAAAAATATTTTAGTTTGCAGTATAATAGGAACATTATTTAATATACCTCCTGTAAGAATTTTAAATGGAGTTATGGAAAGTAGAAGAGTAGTATAATCATAAAAGGGACCAACGTATATCGTGTTGCAATCACAATATACGCAGTCCCTTTTACTAGACGTTGGTTTGTTAGATCGGCTTTAAAAATTTACTCAGCCAGAAAGGTTATTAACCTTGGAGTTTTTCACTCAAACAGGGACCAACATCAAAAGATTCGCTATACCCTTAATAATCCACCGTGGACTATTAATGATAGCCAGACCAGCCATAGCAGGCCGCCTGAACCAAACACAACATATCACAAATGAAATGATATGTTGATAATCATGAACTCGCGAACATCTATCTTTTGAGTATAACTGTAAGAACAAAATTGCCTATAAGTACAATCAGAAAAATAGAAGACGAGTAAACCGGTTTTATCAACAAAAAAGGAAGGTGGATTAAACCTTCCTTTTTCATACATATTTTACGGGACGGTGGGCGAACCAGGACATCCCATTTAGAGAATAATAATTCACCTGATCTTGTAGCTCTCCTGAGCGCCGCCATCAAATGTACAACTAAGAAGCTACGGTATCCTTACGGTCACTCCTTATATTATTATAAATATATTTTACGCTGTTCTCCGCAGGTAGCACTGCCATACTGATTCAGCCCAATATTCTATCACATCGTGATATATGAAATCACCGACTTTTCTTATAATTGCATCCATATCAGAAAGTTTGATAGCATTATAAGCAGTAGCCTTATCTACATTATACAGTTCCATGATAGAGTCGCTTAAATCAGCATAAAAATCTTCTTTATCTTTTTTACTCATAATGTTAATCCTTAATATATAAAAGGACTGATTTTATCAACCAGTCCTTTTTTAATACGAATGATTAGTTTTTAGTTTTGTCATTTGAAGTGCATACCATACATGCTACCTGTTCGTTTGCGGATGGCATTTCTTCGCCATCTAATTTAATCTCTCGGATTACAAACTTATCATTATTAAATTTCAAATTTCCCGTAAGAGTAGTAACACAGCTTTTTACATTAGTCAATACCATTTAACCCACATCCTTTCAAATCTTCAATTGATAAATTAGGAACTACATCATTTAAAATCTCAACTACTTTATATTTTACTATAGTTTCATCATATATACGCCAGAAATAATGCGTTAATTCTTCTATATAAACAAACATAGTAAAAACATTGTTATTGATTTTTCTTAACTTTCCCATCCTATAAATAGCAGAATAAAATTGGGAACCGTTGTTACATTCGTTATTTTCATGAAATGAAAATACACCCATTTCAGTAAAAATAATATTTAATGAAAAATATGTTTCTAAGTTTATATTATCATTTACAAGATGATTTGCAACACATTGTAATGACATATTAAATAAATGTATTTCCTGCTCCTTTAATTTACAGTTAGCTACAACGTTTATTTTATCCTTTAAAATTTTAGGAATAATAGGTCTTTTAATTAAAGGAATTTGGTTATCTAAATGCATATCAATTAAAATCCTTTTATGTTTTAAATTTATTATACACCTGATTTACTACAAAGTCTATAGGTTATATATTAGGATAGAACAGAAGAGAGTAGCCGTCAAGACTACTCTCCAAAAAGGATTACTGCTCAATATTCTTTTCAGATCCAATTCCATCAACAATATTATCCCAATAATTCAAACGACCTTTTACTTTATCAGCAGCACTTGTACCAGAACTTGCTAATTCTCTGTATTCTTCATTCTCTTCGTATCCGCCGATGAAGTCATTAATCTTGTCTACCAATTCAGTAAATGATTTATGCTCATCTAAGACACGCCAACCTGCATATAATACCATTGGAATAGTAGTGGCTTTTAATTTTAATTCTTCAAAATTAGTATCAAATTCATCTAATGCAAATTTTAAAGTAGGGACTTCGTTTAATACTTCTTCGTCATGACTTGCTACGAAAGCGTCAATATTATTCTTACGGAAAGAAGTATAGTCGTTCTCATTATCAGTGCAGATTAACATCAGTGTCTGAATGATTAAATCTCTATCCGAGCCATTCTTTCTCTGTGTTTTAGTGAGCAATTTTTCCATAAATGGATGAGTAGCAAGAGAGAAGATTGCATCACTAAACTGATCACTTTCGTATACAACTCGCAAATGCTTTGCATTTAATGGTCTACCGTTATTCTGGCGGCGGAACATTTCTCTTACTTCATCATCTGTATAATTGCTAATAGTACAGAAAGTAAGAGATAAAGTTAATAACATTTCCTGAACTTCTGGATCAAGCTTTGAGAACTTTTTACCTGCCAGTTCATATGTTGTTTCTACTGTTTTATTTTCTTCATCGTTGCTGAGTAATACAATATCTGGTGTTTTCTGGCTTAATGCAAATTTATCATTTAGATAATCAATACAAGTAGATGTTCTTTGTGAACCATCAATTGTATAAATCTTCCCATATTCTTCGATTACATAAATAGGATTGATTGGGAATCCAATTAAAAGACTATGGATAAGAAGAGACTTATCCAGTGGAGACCATTGTCCCGTAGGTCTCTGAAGCTTATGATCAAAAGCTATATTTCCTTTTTTAGCTTGATTTTTAATCCAGGCTAAATTTCTATCTTTTGATGATGTTTTCATATTTCTATGCCTCCTTGAAAAATGATATTTTACTATTTTCAAAGTAGCATAATATTAAAAATATGTAAATAGTTTCTGTGCAAATATTTTGAAAAATTGCCGATATTATTCGACAGAAAACGTGTGTTCTGATTTATTTTTGATGTATAGATGATATAATAGATATATCCGAATTATATCCTTAGAACCACCAAAGGATGCACTTGCGGTAATTTGGATGGCGAGGAGCCGGTGGTAGTGTTTCGACACGAACCGAAAATGGTACACCATGTACCAGAAAGGACGTTCTATAGTGAGTTTTCACTTCTTTGGGAGTTCTCCCGTTATCACCACGCCTTTCTTGTATTACCAGTACAGAAGGGAGGTGAAAAATGAAGAACTCAAAACTAATCAAACATATTGTTACATGCGTAACAGCAGCTGTAATTGTATCGATTATTGTTTATCCAGGCAACCTGCAGAATCTGCGTCTGCTGATTAACCCAGATAGCAGTATTGAGATCGAGGCTAACTTTTACCGTGTACAATAATATCCATAGAATATGTCCTCGTTTTTGGTTATTTTTTTCGATTTATTCTTTTTATTCCTTAAAGAGAGTCGGTCTGACCACCGGCTCTCTTTTTTGTTTTTGTATAAATTCAAAACATATGTTATAATATTGCCATTATACGAAAGAAGAGGAATAGTCATGGCAGATAATAATTTATTCACCCAAGAACAAGTTAATAAATTTGCGGAATCCATTAAAAGCCCAGAATTCCAAAATTATCAAATGCAGCAAATACAAAAATCAATGAAAATTGATCCATATATTCCTGAAATTGCAAATCCAATGGTGACGCAGCAGAAGATTACTAATCAAAAAATTGCTGAACTAAAAAATACTATTGAATCAATTCGTTTCCAAAATATGAAACTAAATGCACAAATTGAAGTCCTCAATAAGACCATAGAATCTGATAAATCAGAAATCGAAGAACTTCAAAAGGCTAATACAAATTTAAAAGTTGTAAATAAAACATTAGAAGAAAATAATAAGCATTATTGGCGCAATACGATTCTAATTAATATGTTTATTGCTATATTTGGTTTTGTACTTGGGATTATTTTTAAATAACATAAAAGAAAAACAATCCCAAATCCTAATAAACTGCCCAATAATGCTGGATTTATTCGATATATACCTTTCATACCAGGCATAGTTATATTCTCCTTTTTTATTCATTTTCTGTCTCCTTATCAACCTCGACAGATGAGGTTCAAACAATAGAAGATAAGGTTTCTACATTTTATGGTTTTTAAGCCAATCTGTTATGTCAGAAGCACTGAGCGCATATTCACTGAACATCGTTTCATATAATTCAGTGTGAGAGTTGTCGCTACGATGAGGGCTTATCTTATAAAGATCTATCCCAGCGGATTGGTTGAGCGTCACGTTGTTACGATCCTGATTACGTCACCATAATAGGAGAGTAGTGATACACTGCCATTACGCAGTCGTTGTACTTCGTTCCCGCTTATTGTCTCGATTATTTATTTACCATCGTGTATTTCACGACTGACACGTTCTAAACCTTTGTATCCAAAGTAAATTATACGTGCTGTCGGCATATTCAAATTTAATTTTTATGAGGGGATGCATTTTACCCCTACCGACATTATTGAAAGATAAGGCTGCGCTTAAAGCGGTAGCCATAGTTGGAATAGCACCAAGAGTATCTACTAACTTAGTAGCGCCGTCTATTAATGATGTCAATAAAGTTATTCCTGTTTTTATTGTATCAGAATCAATTACTGTATACCAAAACTCTTGTGCTCTGTTTGTAAGTTTCTGAAGACGTCCGTCAATACTATCAAGGTATTTATTTAATTCCTCAGTTGCAGATCCAAATGCTTCTTCAGAAGATTTGCGAACAGCTTCAAGTTGTGACGGGTCTTGTAATATCGCAGATGCGATGTTTGAGCGATTTTTCCCCGCTAATTCTTCAATTAAAGCTGTAGCATGATTCGTTCCAAGCTTTTTATCTTGTTCCTGAATTTCTTTATATACTTTTGCAATACCTAAAAGAATTTCATAAGTATTTTTATAATTACCATTGTCGTCTAAAATATCAAAACCTTGATAGTTGTTGGATGCGACAGCAGTATAATCTTTGATGATTTGTTGTTTTTTGGAGTTGGTTGCTTTTACAAAAGCATCAACTTCTTCGTTCATTGCTGACAGTTGTTCTTCTGCTTCAGAAGTTCCAACAAGTCTAAGAGAAATTGTACGTAAACCTGCCGAAACGCTATCCGCGTCTTGAATTGTAGCATTAGCGGTGGTTACAAGGGCTGCGGCTTCATCAATTGTATTTCCCATGAGTGAGAGAGTAGCTGCTGATTTTTGAAGGGCAGTGGCTAATTCATCTGTAGATATAGCATAATTATTCAAATCTGTTACTTTCGGATCGTTAATCCTACTGACCATAATTATTATGGCGATTAGTCATTTCTGGCTAATTCTCACGTTTTATTATTATATGGAATTATTTCGTGACGATTATGTTAAAAACATAAAAGAGCATAGATATGCTGTTCAGACTATACATTTATCCATGAAGGATTCCGGTGAAATATTTATATTACTATAAATATCGCTCTAGTCGTTACAATTTATTTCCAAATCTCGGTCTTAACTTTTCCATAAGTTTTTAACCGATTTACCAGGATACCACACATATTATGTGTCATACATTGCTGTATGTTTGGGCAATTAATTTACCCACCTCATTTAGCTTATCTACAATAGTTAGCTTATCAAGATTTTTGTATGCCTGCCCCATCGCTACAAGAGATTTTGTAGCATCTTCAATATTACTAAATTCAGATACGTTTAAAAGGATATTAGCAGTTTTTGCACTTTCAGCGGCTTCATCTAAAGATTCACCCAATCGCATATAATCTGCGGTACTTGTTTGGATTTGTTTGGCAGTAGTACCTACTGTATCTGCAACATCAAAAGTTGTATTTTGATAATTCTTTAAACTTTGCGCAGATTCATTAGATACTTTCATCATCTCTGTAAGTTGCGTATCTAACTCACGAACTATTTGAACACCCTGTTTACCATATTGAATCAGATCATTAAAACCAAAATATGTACCAATAGTACCAGCTAGTCCATACCAAGCTTTTTCCTTAACTACATCCCAGAATTTTTTGCCTTCCTGGCCTGCTTCTCTGATTCGCTGTGTTATCTTGAAAAATTCATCTGCAACACGAGTGGTATCAGCTTCGGCACCTAATGTCTTAAGTTTTTGAATTAATCCTTCTAGTTCAGACTTAAATTCCTTAGACATGGCAGAATTCTTTTTCATATAATCAGAAATCTTATTGATCATTTTGTCACGAGAAATGGCAGTAGATCCCTTATCAATTCCCTTTAAACTGGTTGCGGCTTTATCTAATTCCTGGCGCATGTTTTTAAGGTTGTTGATTTCGGTTTCATTTATTAATTCTGGATGATTCTGTATTTTTTGAAGCTCGTTACGGTATCTTTCTAATGCATCCGTATAATTCTTTAAAGCTGTAGAATAATCAGACCTTCTATCTTCTGGCTTCCGGTTGTTGAAGCTACGCATTTTAGCTTCATAATCAGCAAGGCCATCATTCATGGATTTATATTCAGAAGTCAGCGCAGCTTGGATACTTTTCTTAACATCATCAACAGCAGCTTTAGCATCATGAGAAGCGTTACTAAGCTTATCCATCATTTTAACCCAAGCATCCCATGTAGAAGCATCTGATGTATGTGGATTCACCATAGAAGAAAGAATAGCTCTAGCATTTAAAGCTTTTTCTTCTAATTGCTTGATTTTTTCCTGTTGTTTTTCAATCGCAGCCGCCTTACTACCAGTTCCTTTATCTTCAGCTAAAAGATCCTGTAATTTTTTTACGGCGTTGACATAGTTCTGAATAGCTTTCTGATTTTCTTTCCATATATCTGCCTGATTCTTGGCGTTGACATCATCCCATTCTTTTACTTTCTTGTTGTCAGCAGCACTATTTCTTTTAATTTCGGCTTCAGAAATTTTCTGTGTAGTCTTTAATCCAATCTGTAGTAACTCATTTAAACGACTTTCAGAATTATATAAGTCGGAGTTATTTTTTAGGATTTTTGTAGCAGTTAAATATTGTTCCTGATATGTTTGCTTCTGTTTTTCTAATTCCGCAATAAGATTTTCGTCATCTGTACTGGCAATTTTTTCTCGAATACTCTGAATTTGTTTATAGGCATATAATTGATCTTTTAATGCCTGATTAACTTCTGACTTCCGATCTTGCTCCTGTAATTTTTGTTTCTCTGCAGATAACTCACGGATGGTTTTTAACTGATTTTGATATTCTTGATTTTTGTCTTCGAACTTTTGGGAATCAATATGACTTGTCCATGCAGTAGCATTCCCATCTTTATCCATACTATAAGAAGTAGTATAAGTGGACATGTTACCATTCTTGTCAAGAACTTTCATTTGTGTCTTTACAAGATTATCATTTGAATCATAGAAATCGGTTACGTCTTTTATAAAAGAATTAGCACTGTCAATATTTGCAATGATTTCAGATTGTAATTCTTTTAGCGCATTGCCTAGTTCTTTTTTGTTTACAACCTTTTTCTCATTATCATGATTTCCAGTATCATGTGCTTTGTATCCTTTTTTCTGATATTTTTTAATACCAGTTGGTTCAGATACTTCCGAATGATCAGAAGTTAAATCAGAATTAAGTGACACGTTACTTTCTTTCGCACTTGCAGCAACTTTACCATTTGCTTTAACAAATTCTTTTTTGGCATCAGCAGCTTTTCTGGCGCTTTCAGCAATCTTATCCATTAACTCAGCTTCAAGTTGAAGAGGAGATTTAGATTCATTTACAGAAGCCTGGACACCGACATTTGCTTTCGCAAAATCTTCTTTCGCCTGCACTGCCTGATCAGTGGATTTCTGTACTTGCTCCATGGATGAAGATTCAGATGAAATATTCGTTTCAGTAGATGGGAGAGAAGTACCAGATTTTAGAGAAGTGAGTTCGGTTTCGAGTTCTTTGACCTTCTGTGTCAGAGCTTCAATCTGCTGTAAAGAGTCATTGATCTGAATACCATTACCTAATACCGTTTTGATTTCAGCGGCTGCAGCTGACACATTGCCTAACTCAGTTATGATGAGTTTTAACTGCTCAATGACCTCTGTCAAATCTGTTTTGCTACCAAACAAATTATCCAATGGAGAACCTTCTGAATCAGCCTTCATGACATTTCTAACTTTAGTTATTTGACCATAAGCCGCAGAAGCTTTATTCCAATATGATTTATCTGAATCCTCGTAAAGTTTATCATGACCATAATTTTCTTTAATACTAGCTCTGAGATTTTCGATAAATTTCTTATATCCTTCGATTTTACCGATTGTTGTATCAAACTGACTTGGATCAAATTTATAAAGAAGCTCAGAAGTATAATTATCTCCTCTATAAGTACGGAATAAATGTTCCCGTAAATTCTCATAAGCTAATAAAGCATTAGATGACTTCTTCTGTAGTTCTTGCTCCATTTCATTATCAGAACCGACATCAATATTCATATTAAATTTCATATTGAGATTGCTTACTGCTTCTGATACTTTTTCAATTGTTTTTAAAAGAGGAGAGAGTTCTTCACCATCACCAACATCAGAAATAACAGAACGGAGAGAAGAGAGATGATCTTTAATGTCTCCAAATACATTTAAAACAGATTTAAGCTGTTCTTCGTCAAATAATACCTGACCAGATTTTTCAGAAGATTGGATATTTTTCATATCATCTGGAAGAGTATCTAATTTTCTATGAAAGTCTTCTACAGTAGTTAGTACCTGATCTAATGTATCCTGAAAAATTCTTAACTGTTCTAACCCGAAAGTATTATTAGAATTTTTAAAACTATCTTCTAAAAGATAGCCATATTCTGCTTTAAATTTAGTAATTGCTTCCTGAGCAGACATGGACCCATTTTCAATAGCATCAAAATATTCAGAGAACTTACTGGAATCGTAATAACCCCATTCGTCCATTCGTCCGATATTATTAAGTTTTAAAAATGCTTCAAAAGTTTCTTTTGCTCCATCTGTAAGATTATTTAGCTTGCTTCTTAAATCACTGACACCACTTGCATTTTCAGCATCCCTAAGTTCATCGCGTAAAGCAGAAACCTTATTTCTATAACGTTCAATTGTTTGTGCCTGCTGCTCTAATTGTTTAGAAAGCTCAGAAAAATTGCCTTTTGCTCCAAGTTTTCCAAAAATCTCTTCAATATCAAGCCCATATTCTTTAAACTGATTTAAAGCAACAAAAACATCTTTAAAATCCTGAACTTTAATAATACCTCTAAGTCCTTTTGACTTTTGTTCTGCCTTTTCAATTACAGTTCCAATTTCTTCAAAATTAGGTACAAGAGAAGCTGTATCTACTTTTAATGCTTTTAAAATATTATTTATATTTACAAGATTTTTTGCATCAGTATCCGACATACTTCTGTTAAATTTTTTATATGCTTCTTGTAAATCATCCAGAAGAGTATCAGTACCTTTAAAATACTTTGAAATGTTTTCACCGCTCAAAGATGTTTCAAGTGTTTTTAATACTGCGTTTAATTTTCTTTTATCTAAAATAGTCTCGACATCGACTACTTGTTTTAATTTATTAAGATCAATTGTGCCGCCGTCAGCCATTTATTTCCCTCCAATCATAATAAAGAATATAAAGATTCCGTGTATATCCTTAAAAAATCTTTTTGCATTTTTCCATTCTGGTATCGTTCTAATCTATTTTTAAAATCCTCTAACGGAGAAAGTTCTTCATATTCCGCAGGTCTTCCCCAATGTTTATAGTATGGATAAGGAGTTCTCCAATATATATCTCCGTTATGATAAGCGCCACCATGATAACCACCTCTAAATATGGTGTTGTATAATCCTGATTCACCTCTTGAATAAGAACCCGCAGAACGATGACTATATGTAATTTTATTAGGATTAAAATCATAGGAATATTCTTGTGTTGCTTTATCATATTTTGTCTCAAGCAAGTCGTATAAACTTCCACGTCTATTATAGAATTCTGGATTATATGATCCATAAAATTTATCTATTGCAGATTCATACATATTTTTTATTTGAATATCAACTGAATTTATAAACTTTGGAAATGTTTTCTCTATAGCCTTATTATTAAGTTCGATAATCTCATCTTTAACATACTTTTCAATGTTCTTTTCAAACTGAGCAAACTGACTTTTTAAGTTGCTTCCCATTTCTTCCTCCCGATCCTCATTCATATAAAATAAAAGACCCTACGAGTTGTGACACCCGTAGAGCCTGGTTAATGTTGTATTAAAATTTCAATGTGCTATAATAGTAGTGCAAGAGCTTGCGATTTACTGTAACCCGTCAACCATCCTATTCACGTACCATTTGGTACAGAAAGGCGAAGGTGATTTTTATACTTCGTATAATTTACACAAAGCAGCTTACTCTACCAAATTTCGTGTCCACACCATGAAAGGAGGTTTTATGAGTGAAGCTGTATTAGTTTCTCTGATTAACGGAGCGACAGCAATTATTGTTGCAGTCATTGCTCTGTTTAAAAAATAGGGAACAAATTAATAATGAATAGGAGTTGAGCTAGATGACGATCTAGTTCGTAGAAGAGAAGTCCGTATCAAACCAGGTGCGGCTTTTCTGTTTTTATAGCACATTGTAAATTTATTTCACCCTCTTTAAATCAGCACCGCTACCTGCATACTTCTTGAATACACGGTCCAACGTCTTGCCCATTTTCTCTACAGTAGCATTATCTAAATTCTTCACCTCATCAGCCAACTTACCAATTACAGGATCGAGAAGAGTCCCAATCAGAGTCCCAAACCTTTCCACCTGACCTGCAATAAATGCATGAGGCTCATAAGCGTTGGTTCTTACATCTTCACGAGCCATACTGATTACAGTGTTTAATTCAGCCATTTCGCCTTCAGGAATTTTTACCATAATCTTATCCAGAATACCTGACTCTTTAAGTAGATCATATTCCTCATGGAAATTTTCACCGATAGTAATATTAGTATAGTTCTCAAGAACGATACGACAGAAGAGGAGATACTGTGCGGCGGAGTTTACGTGAACATTCTTGTTCTTGTCGTACATAGTCACTTCCATTAACTTTTCTGCGAGTGTTACCTTTAAGTTAAATGGAATATACTTCTTAATTTCCAGAGTATCTTCTAAATACTGATCCTTTAAATTTTCGTTAGCTCTGTTGTTATATTCAGTTGCGAGTGTTTCAATTGTAATCTTATTCATTCCTTTTCTCCTTTACATCAGACGTGTATTTATCACATTCTCCATCGTGGATTTCAGGCTGGATACGTCCTTCAATTGCTTTTTTCAGTAAACTACAGTTTCGTTTGTATCTTTTACATCTGATGCAGCGGGATTTGAATTCTTCCAGCTGTGGGGCATCGTCAAAAACCCCGATGTAATTCACAGGTCGTATCGTCAACTCTATTCGTGGATTCTCTGAATCGTAGTAGATGCGCTGCACACGTTCGCATGTCACGTTATCATCGACCCAAACAAGTCCTGTTTCTGTAATTGCATCAAGTAGGCATTTAAAATAATTATTTGGGTCTCGATCTATACGATCAAAATAAAAAACAGCATCTATATAAAAATGCTGTAGTGGATCTGGTTTTAAATTATAACCTTGTTTTTTAACTTCTTGTATTACATATTCTTTAAAATCTTTTTGATATTTTACCGCTTCAGGAGTCTTATAGCTCATAGCCATAGGTTTACCATTTTTCATAATAGCTCTGTAGGCTAAATAATGATTAACCGAAACTCCTAGAGGCGATGTTAATTTTAATGCATTACTCATTTTTCTCCAAAATAAAAATGCCCTTACCAAAGACTGGTAAAGACATTTATAATATGTTATAATATTTTTGCACTCACCGATCTTATGTCTGTAATTTCAGAAGAAAGTTTTGGTGAAGTTCTATGCATATGTGTATTTATCCGTATCTAGTACACGTCAGCGCTTACAACCGTTTTCGTTTAGGCAAATGGGAATGTGTCTGTGAGCACTGGCGGTCTTATCCTAACCGATAGATAATTGAGCGTTCTGTAGCCGGGGTCAAACTTTCATGTTCTTTTTATTGACACGTCTACCGTGGGAGAGGTGAGTGCATTTTTTAATAACACAACTTTCTTTCGCCAAAGCTGAGATGGATTATGGTAAGTTGCCACCTTTCTCGAACCTCCGCAGTCGCCGCATTCCATCACGGGTTCTGCTTCTCAGGTAATGAATGCATTTTAATGAGTGTGTGTCTCAAATCCTTTTATTCATATATATATAGAGAGAGGGTCGATCTAATCCATCGGCTCTCTATAATTTATAATCTTTCCTTGTTTCTTTCCCAACAAATCTTCCATGTAATCGAACCAATGTATATTAGGAAATATTTTTTGATAATCTTTATACATTAACTTCTCATTATAATTCATATGTATCACATAGATGATCACATTCTTCATATGTCCACATATTCTCATGAAACCATCTACATCATGCCAATTATCAGCATTTCTCTCTATTAATATCCTGGTATTTATATGCGAAGTATCTATTGCTAATAACTTTACATATCCGCTTGAAACAACTCTTTCTTCTGCCATTTATTATCCCCTTCCATAATTTTGTAGTGTAATTATACCTTTGGAAATATATGGTTTCCATACCAAAAATATGGAAGAATTGGAAATAAATGGAAGAGCATTTTTGATTTGACAAAACTTTCCTTTATGAATATACTTAATAGTGCATAAGCAGGTACGCATACTTATGAAACTTTCGGCACATAAGAAGAAAGGAGAGTTCTGCTATGCAATTTGATTTGCAAACCATTTACTACATTACAATGATCAGCGTTACGGTTGTCAGACTGATACGTGACATTGTTAAAGACATCATGGATCGACATAAGTAACTAATTAACAATAGATTTTATTTAGCATGAGTTCAAGTATAAGGAGTCTGACCAATTCCTCCGAATAGCAAATATCTTATGTATAGATACAGAAGTAGAATTGCTAAATAAAATCACCTCTTGAATTTATCAATAATTAGTGGTATATTAAATATGTAGTAAATATGCAGAACTCAAAAGTTCGTGAACTGGTCATTCACGAGAAGAGTAGTAGAAATAAGCATCCAAGTGTATTGGGTGCTTATTTCTGTATTATAGGAGAGCAGCAGATCTTCCTGACTATTTTTCACTGTTCATATCCAGTACGTCATCACAGGTATATCATCTGCTTTTACAGCCATTATCTTGGCTAACCATTATAATTTATGTTCACACCAAAGCTTATAAAGTTCATTCATCTGCGGAGACTTCTTCCATACAAAAACAATTCTGTTTTCATTTCCGCAAATAATATCCACCAACTGACCAGTAGACAAAGATGAATTTAAATATTTATAATTTTGCTGCATATTAGGAATGTACCTTACTTCTTCGGTTTCATATTCAGTTTGAAAAATATCACTATATTCTTTTATATCCTGTCACTCCTTTTAAATCGTAAAAAATAGGCTATACTGAAATACTGAATAGTAAATCGGCATAGCCTACGACTTTAATAACTCACTATTCAATATCATCTTTTTTTACCTCATCTGTTTTAACAGATATAGGCTTTTTATACATAACTTTCTGAACCGTCTTCTTAGGTTCGTCCTCTTTTAGAATTTCTTTGATAACACGTTTTACATCATTATCAAAAGTTTCCAATTCACTTAAATCACATCTTGATAATTCATTTTTAGCTTTAGCTTTATTCTTTGTCTTTGTATACTCAGATAAAACTAAGAAAATCATATAATGATCTCTGGTATCAGTTACAATTCTCCATGGTGTAAAGGAAGTCATTTCTTTACAAGAATTGCAGACATGATATTTTTTTCCACAGATACTACATGTTGCATTTAATTCTTTTGCCATAGTTCCTCCACTATAATTGATAAGCCAGGAGAGAAATAATTCCCTCCTGGTATATATAATTTAGTCTTCAGAAACTAAAATTGAGAATAACTTACCTTCTTCGCTGCAATATTCACGCTGCAGATTATATGTAACGGCGTGTTTACCATCAGAAGTCAGATTTAATTCAACACTAGATGGGTCAACCTGTGCTCTCGGACATACAATATAACCAAAATAAGTCTTATTGATATCGCAAACATTGTGGAAAATTGCTTTGATTAAAAGCTTCTTAACCTTTGGTACACTGTCAGTTGTTTTATCAACCTGAACGGTAGCGTCACTTTCTCTATTGTAGTTTACAAATACACGACCAGTAACGTCTTCTGGTAAAGTGATTTTCTTACTAGCTGCATCGAGAGTAAATTTGCCATCACCAGCAACAGCTGCTACTTCATAGGTTTTTCCGAAAGTATTATCGCCGTTGATTACTTTGACATATTTTACTTCTGCGCCCTTTGTACCAACAGGAACGTAATTTAAAGTTACAGTGTGATCAGAACCGATAGCGATTGTTTCAGATACTGGAACAATAATCTTATTGTCAGCAGAAGCAACAATTTTTTCTGTACCAAACTGAGATGCAGCCAGGTCAAGAGAAAACAGAGAGTTACTAAAGCTAAAAGTACCTGTCTGAGCGTTATAGAAAGTGGTGATCTTTGCACCCATTGCATCGGTTACATCAGTACCATCAGCACTTGTCTGTAAACTTGGATCCTCAATCTGAGTATATCTACCAAGTAATTCATTTGTTGAAATATCATACTCTTCAACGGTTTTAATTCTTTCAAGAACTAATTCATTAGGATTGAAAGCCATTATAATTTCCTCCTTTAAAATTTGGTAATAAAAAAGAACCCTATTCGAGTTCTCCGAGCCAATCTAACTGCTTATTATTTATATCTTTCAAATTTACTCCAAAACCAGAGTAACCAGACTGTAATAGTAGACTAGCATTTTTGATTTTTCCGATTCTTTTTACAGAATCCATAAAAGCGTTTATTTTCATATCCCAGACTTGGGAATGATTATATTTAAACCCTTCGCTATTAGTCATAGCTGAGATTAAATTCTTAAGTTGCGAATGATATGGTTTATTTTTTGCCAACATCATTTCTTCTTTCGCATCCTCAATAAGAAACATTTTTGTTGACTCATTTGCAGGATACTTAAAATCACGTTCGATAAAATGAGCTTTGCTCAGATAATCGCAGATAACGTTATAAGTAAATTCATCCAGTGATACGAGATCATCATCTACAATCTGATATAAAAATAGGCCGTCAGAATCAACCTTCTTACCGACCTGAAACTGAGTGAAATCTAAATCTCCAAATAGAAGAGAAGTGGCTACAGGCGGATAGATTTTACATATAAATCCTATGAACAGCTTAAATGGAGTAATAGTAGTATAATCAATACCAATATCCCATAACTGCGCTTTCATTGATGCAGGAGTTGATAACAAACTATGAACCATAGAATAATATTTTTGTTCACCATAATCACAGATTTCGCCCAATGTAGGTTGATGTATTTTGATATGTTCTGATACTACAAAATCTTCTCCTCTATAAATTTTAAGTTCATCGTTGTCAAAATACTGTTCTTTTTTTACTGCCAATACTCGTTATTCCTGATCAAAGATTTTTCGTTAAATGGAGTATAAGCAATTCCATTTAAATCTAATAATTGGAATACAAGAGTCCTTACCAAATAATGATTATCCGTAGTAGACTCTTTTGAGGAGATTAATTTTGCTTGCATTCCGAATATATTTGACCAATTAAAACGTTCACGAATAATTGACCCAATAAGATCATGGCGAGAAATTCCAGTTTTAGAATCAAGTCGATCTGCTTCCTGACAGAAGATAGTAAAGGTGATTTCTGTATATTTCTGAATATTGTTATAACGCGGCAACTCATCGAACATTACCTGATAACAAACATAATTTTTCACTTTTGTCTGCGTATCAGGAATAAAAAGCGCAGGACGGATATTTGCTGAGTCACCAAAATATTTATCCCATTCCCCTAATGGCTCATGAGTTTCTGGGTCCCAATTTATATTCCCGTCTTCATCAAAAAGTTCAGACTCTAATTCTTTTTCGTCCATTGCATATAGCAGTTCAGGACAGTAGAGTAGAGCATTTTTAATTTTATTTTTATATCGAATTGTTTCATCATCAGGAGTTTCACAATAAGCCCGAAGTTTATTTAAAAGATCATCTTTTGTTATTAATTCAGCCATGTTACACCTCCTAGACAATCAACTGCAGTTGCAGTGGTTCAGAATCAAAAGATATATCACCTTTGATAACAGTACACTTAAATGTAATCAGTTTAGTTAGCTGCGATCTATCATCAGGAAACTTCACTTTCATCTGATTATAAGCAGCTGGACGCCAGGTTACTTTATCAGTCCAATCTTCATCACCTATACTGCAATGCCAAGTAAAGGTTGCATCAGAATATTCTTTTGTTATGTCATCATCGGAATCTTTGAAGATGTTGAGCGTGAGCGTTTTATAGCTGCCGCCAACCTTGAGAGAATCTGTAGACGCTGAGATTTTAGAACAAACAGATGGTAGAAGAGTGGGGACGGATGGATCTATAGGAGTAATACCATCACTGAAATAATCAGCCCACATACCTATGATATATCCATCAGAGTCTTTTTCGATATAATCATGATTCTGCTCGAAAAATGTCTGATATAAAGTGAGCCGTTGAATTCCCAATGGTTGAGAATTTTCAACCTTACTAATTTTCCAGGCTATAGGATGTTCTGTAAAGGCGCTTACAAGTACACGCATATTTTTACTCTGATCATCTGTATACCAAATTTTATCTGTAATCGAATTTAACGGCAATAAAACCTTATCCTGATTCTCTTGCGTTGTGAACCTAAGATCGGTCCATAAACCACTGTTATATGAGTTCTGACTTCTTAAAACCGCCCACATTCTTCGCCTGATACGTTCTTTACCATTACGTTCTATCCACATAAAATTGTAATTAATTGGAAGAACCAAATACTTTGTGAACTGATTTGCTGGCTCACTAAGAATAATCATCCATTTCCTATAAACGCCTTTTTCATCAGGGATATCGCAATATAATCCTGTTGGAAATTCTGCGCCGTATTTTCTTCGGAAATCCTGTTCGTAGTAATACAACTCGTCTTTTTTTGTAAATTCCACGGGCTGACTTGGTTTAAATTGAATGTAATAATCTACCTGATCTTTATCAATAGACTGATAGGATTTAACAATAAATTTCGCATCAATACGAGTTTTGGTGGTGTTTTCATATGTCATATGGTCTTTTTTATCTGGCTGATCATCATGATAATAATCGTAGATATAACAAACCTTGGATTGAATGTTACTATCCCATGTTTCTTCCATTGCCATATCAGACATTTGTTTGAGTTGCTGCCCAATGGTAAGATTGGAACCATAAATTCTTTTGGCTTCTCTAAATGACGGCATTTTCATCACCGTCCTTTATTTTTAAAACTTCAACTCCGGCATCTAATACTAATTTCCTATATGTTTTAAAATCAAAATCTGACTGATTGTAAACATCCTGTGCGGCTTTTAATAAACTCATCACATCTACTACATTTTTATGATAGTAGAGAAGATGATTGAATCCACCTAGTTTAGTCAATAAACTTTCAAAAGCCTGGTTAACATCGATGTTTTTATAATCATCACAAGTATTGGGATCTACACAGAGCAATAAGAAATAGATAGAATTGCGGAGATATTTTTTGGTTTCATTCACCTGATTATCTGTAAAAGTTCCATAAAGATGTTTCATTATGTACCTCCGTTCAGATAATCATTATTCTCATACCCATAATCACGGATAAATCTCCGTAATGATTTTTCGAGATATTCAACACGATCAATATTGTTTTTATAATTGGATTGAAGTTTCTTTTCTTCTTTTCCACCAATTATATTCGCAATATTCAAAATGTTATCAATCTTAGGTCGCATCCATTGGATTACCATAAACTGTGCAAAAACCTGCTTTACAAAATCATCATCACTTGCTTCATCAATAGAATTAGTGAGAGAGTATGTAAGAGTCATGATTTCATCATCTAATGTAATAGAAGAAAAAATCTTTCTAATATATGGCTTTCCAACAGCTGCATGTAACCAACCTCTCATTAAATCATATGCGTAATCGTCAGGTAGAGAAAAAAATGTACTATCCTCAACTAAAGGATAGAAGCAACTATAAACTTCATCGTAGGTCATAAATCACCTCCGATACATTAGTGCATTTTAAGATCTAATCGAGTACCACATACCTCATCGATATAATTTGCCTTATTAAGCTGCTCAAAAGTTCCATTTTCAATCTGGGTTGCAAACAGTGTAATAATTGCTTCACGAGTCGGAATAGGAAGCTGCGGGAATGCAACCTTAAAGTCTCTTAGTGGGAGAGCAATAAGCTTCTTAATATCCTGCTCGTCATACATTTCTTCATATACATGTTTAACATCCATCCAGTGTTCATCATTAATCAAATTTGCATCGTCAATAACAATGTCTGGATTAAAAATGGATTCTGTATGCTCAAGCATAGCTGCTTTCAAGTCCTGGTATTCTACATTACGTACATCGCCAGCACCAACAAATGTATAAGTCATTCCGGTATGTCTGCCTGAAAAGTAAAGAATACCTGGGAAAACAGAATGGCATTTAATCATTTCGTCAGGACGATAATCTGCATCAGTTTTCACTTTCTTTACTTCGGCTGTTTCTTCTTCCTTTTTTGCAGTATCCATTTCAGAACGGATAAAAGCAATCTGTTCATCATCAAGAATTGATGTGGCAACATATTTCTTGTCGCTGGAGTCATTTAAAAGATCAATTAAGACTTTACTTTTGGCATCCAGTTCTTTTGCTAATTCAAATAATTTCATTTAAAATCCTTTCAATCAAAAATTTGGTGAGCAGAAGTAAATCCACTCACCAATAAAAGTCTTTAATTAAGCTTCAAATTTCCATACACCAAATCTACGGTTTGTAATGGTTTCAACGCCCATAGTGGTCTTGAATTCGTAGTCCTTGGTGTCATCACCGTTGTCTGCAATCTCGGAATGCTCAACGATTTCATCAGCACCTTCATAGTAGAACTTAACGAATTTATCAATATTACCTGGCATGATGATAACCTGGTTATCTGCTTCCAGATATGCAGTCTCATCATTGTATTCAAATGGGTTTGGTAACTCTACGATAGTAGTACCTTCAAAGTTGCCAAGACGACCCATAGTATAGATGTCGTTCTTTGCTGCTTCGGAGATCCAGTTTACATCACCAAAACCGGTTAATTCACCAAGAGCAACTTCTGTACCCATGATAACAGCAGTAGAACCAGTAGCTCTCTTAACGTCTGCAATCAGTTCTTTGAAGTTCTTCTTATTGGCGGTATTAGCCAGACCCTTACGATTCCACTTGGTCTGAACTGGTAACTGCTTAACAGCGCCCATAACCTGATTATGGATCATACGGTTAACCTGAATAGTGAAAGCACGAGAGATAGCATCAATCAGCTCATTCCAGTCTTCAACACCCTGTAAGAATCTGCTCATTTCCATATAGACCTTTGCACCATAGGTTGCAGTCTTTACGGAAATCTCAGAACCCTTGTTGAGTCTCTGTCTCTCAATATTGTGATGACCACCGCTGATTTTGGAAATATTCAGAATTAAATCATCGGCCTTAACATAGAAAGAGTTCTTCTGACCAAGAGCCATGGTCTTGAATTCTACATACTGACGGAACCACGGATCGCTTCCCCAACCAGTAATTAAGGTATTGTCCAGGGTTTCCTCTAAGATCTCAAAAATAGCTTCACGAACTGATTCTTTCTTGAAAGCTCTCTTGATTTGTAATTCATTTGGATTTTCAGGTAATCCAGCTACCTCTCTAATCTTATTTCTAATTACAGTATTTGCCTGAAATACGGTCTGACCCTGTAACTGATTTTTATATGTATCGATACAAATTTTTCCGAATGTATGAATGTCTTTTACATCCTTAAAATTCTGCTGCATTACATCACTGTAATCACTGAAAAATAATCTCTTAGACATAGTTAATCTTTCCTCCTTTCTCTTTACTCTGCATGGTTCTTCATTACGAAGATGGTATACTTGCCGTTTGGCTGCTTATGAAGAATATAACCAACAAAAGCGTTAGTATCAGACTTATCAGTAGCAGAAGTATCTAACTTGAAAGTACCATCCTTAACTACGACATATTTCTGCTCGTCTGGCTGTGCGCCTTCATCAAAACATGCCTCATCTACAGAAAATCTATCACCCTTGTATACTTCATAAGCACGACCAATTTCGCCAACGCCAAGATAGTAATTGTCTTCGTCCTGGAAAGATTTGGTATATTCCTCGTACAGTTTTGGTGCAGTTAAATGAAGAACGATCTCATCTGTTGCAGTTGGAGCAACAGCCTTAAAAGTATCATTGTCCTCCCACTTTGTCGGATCTGGATAAGCAACTACGTTACCATTGTCCAGTTCTTTGTCAGATACAATATTAAAGAAATGCCCACCTGCCATAGAAGCCAGCATAAGGGTTGATTCTGCAGTGCCTCTACCGCCATTAGCAAATTTTTCAAATACACTTGCCATTTTGTTTTCCTCCTTGTTATTTTTTAAAATTTAAGCAATAAAAAAGAACCTCTATCTAAGGTCCCTAATTCGATAAATATTTAGTTGTAATTAATTCAGAGATTTAAAATAGTCTCCGTAAACATCCTGATTCTCTGCTGTATCAAAATCTGAGAAAACAGATACTTTATTCTTTTTTTGAACTGGTTTTTCATCAGTTTCACCAAAAGAAAAATTCTTTGTAGTCTTTACAAGTTTTCCGAGTGCAGCATCAGCTTTTTCTGCAAGTTCGTCCTTTGTAAATTTCTTTACTGTATCCTCAGTCATCAGATTTTTAAATTCATTTGATTCGAGATAATTTGCATATGCTGGATCTTCAAATACAGTCATCTTATCTGCGATACTTTCTGCTTCCTCATATTTAGATAATTTTTCAGAAATTACAGCATAATTAGAACGCATATCATTTAATTCTGCATATTCAGAATCTGTAAGGTATTCTTTATGAAGCACGTATCTGTCTCCATCAAATAAAACAGAATCGTCTTTTACAGAATATTTCTGACCGAAGATTTTATTTCCATCCCAATTTTCATATACAAAATAATCGTCATAGACGTTTGTGATGTAATACCAATCGTTTTCATTACTTTCAATAGCTGAAAGTAAATTATAAAGAGCGTATTTTATATCTTCATGTGATACAGAAAATTCTCTCTTTAAAACATCAAATGTCTGGTCTTCAACAACTTCATTATTGTTATTTTCTGCAACAGACACCTGATTTACATCTTCAACGATAGTAGTATTGTTATTGTCATCCAAATTATCCTGGTTATCTCCAGAATCGGTCTGATTTTCAACATTTTCTTTTGCAATAGCAGTAGTAGTAGAATCTGTATCATTGCTAAACATTTCTAAAAATTTTGCCTCTAACTCTTCATCAGATAATTCAGAATAGTCAAAGGTAATATCATCAATAGTTTTGTTATACTGTGCCAACAGCTTTTCTAACATATTCATCTTGTTTTCGTTTCCTCCTTTCTCCTGATTATCTTTTTCATTTTTATTAAAACAAATAGATTCCAGTTTTTCTAATCTTTCTCGCAATTCGAACATATCTTTATCATATCGATTAATGACACCATTATTTTCGATACTAAAGTCTACAATATCAAGGCGGGCATTTTTCATTCCTTCGCCAACATCTTCAAGCGTTGTAGGGTTCTTTCCAAGACAGGTCGCTCCTAAAATAACAATATCAGTTAAATCAAGAACATGTGTTTCTACATTATAAGAAAGCTCATTGACCGCAAGCTCAACACTTACTTTTGTCCCACCTTTTCTTTCAATAATTGAAGCGGCATCAGTGTATCCAACAGGAATTGCACAATATCCGTATAAGAAATTATGTCCTGTGTCTTCTTCAACTTCGAAATACGGATCATCAGATGTAAAACATCCAACCTGTTTCTCAAAATATGTAGTAGTGCCATCTTCATTCAATTCCATATCATGAGAAGTGAAGTCTTTTAAAGTTTCGCCATTTTCATCTGTATATTCCATAAAATTTGCAAGAATAGGTTTATAAGCTAAAGTCTTACTTGCCTTTGTTAAAGCATTATCTGTCACATTAGAATGATTCCGATTTTCTCCAGAGTGCATTAATTTCACTTTACAAAATAGAAGAGAATCATCGCCATTTTCTTTCATCACTTCAAACTGAGCGGGAACTTGAACAGATAACTGATATCCAGTTTTATCAGAATTAAAATTATAATCAACTTTATTAGAAGAAATTAAATTATATAAATCCTCTAAACTATAAATTCTTTTTTTTGACATTATCCTTTATGTTTAACCTCCTTTCTTTGAGTAATAAAAAATCCACTCAAAAGGAGTGGCTAAAAACAAAGTACATTACTAAATTGTACATTTTCTATATCCATACCTTTTTCGAATAAAAGTTTCCCATCATTCAAAAAAGTATAAATACCATTATTTTCATCAATTTGCTGAAAACCTAATTTCTGTAAAATTGCCACGGTTTCCAGGCTTGATGTCTTTATAAATTTCTTATCCATTCGGTATCACCTACCTTATTTCTCACGAGTAGCGCTGCCTTCATCCGTTAAATCAGCAGAATCAGACTCTGGCCTGCCTCCATTTACAGGATCAGTTCCAGAAGCGCTCTGTGTGTAACTTGTACTTAGTGGCTGCATCAAATCAGATAATCCTATCGCTTTCTCTAATCTAAGAGACATTTCCTGTTCAAGCTGACTATCACCATCCAGAATTCCAATTTTCATTCTTGAAAATCCATTCTGCGCAGACTCCAGATATTCTTTTCTTTTTGCTTTTCTAGTATAAGGACATACTCCTTCAAGATATTTGATATGTGCATGTCCATCGCCAATTACATACTTGAAGTAAAGATTTAGATAATTATTCAGCTGTGGAACAATGGTGCTGTGCGCCACTTCCATATCTGCAATAATCTGTGCTTCGTAAATGGTCGTACCCGTTTTGTCGTTATCAAGAGTAACACCGCCCACACGTTTAAAAAGATTGGAGAGTGAACTAGAGATCATATCTGTATCATCTGTAGTGTTTAGATCCTTAAATTCAATTGCCTCGATTGGAAGAGGAGAGATGCAAGTATTTACATATTCAGGTACAGCCGCCGCAAATTTGTTATAGTATTTCAATGCAGTAGCAGGATCAACTTCAAAGTCGTCAGGATCTTCTGTACCAGACAACGGCTTTAATCGTGCCACTAATAATTTATAAGCACTCAGTTCATCCTTAGCAGTTTTTAATGCCTGAAGGTCAATATTGGAAATGATACTTTCGAACAAACTTGCGAATGGAGGATAATCCATTGTTGGATCATCAGCATTTACTTTGAAACATATCTGCCTTTCTGGATCGAGTTCCTGCCAGCGCAAAGAAGTGTCTTTGTCGTAGGCGTCATATTTTTTCTTAAACTCACTATCCCAGTATTCCAGATATGTCGGATGACTTCTGAAATAACTGAAATCAAATGCGAATCTAAATACGCCTTCTTCGATAGAAGATACTCTGCAATAATCTCCATCTAAAATCTGGTAGAAGCATGTGCCACCTTCCTGATCTGAATCGTCATATACGTAGGCATAAACTGAGTCTTCCCGCCATGCCGTTAAAAGAAGTTTTGTAATCTCATTTTCGAAATTCATTCTTTGCCAACGAAGCATTGTCTCATAATAATTATCAGTAATTTCCTCATCTGACATTTCACGGGGATCTCCGATAGGAGTGATATGGAAAGCATCTCCACATACCATCCTGGCGTAAAAGGTACAAATACGCCGGTATTCGTAGCAAAGTCTGTATAAGTATCTGCTTAAATTACGAAGCTGGGATTCATAAGTTTTGGGAGATTTTAGATAAGTTCTAAGAGTTTCACGAGAATAAGATTGAAATGTTCTTGCCTCTGTTTTAGATAAATCAGTTAGCTGTAGTGCATCAATCATTGATTTTGTTGCAGCAAACATTTCTTTGACTTTTTCTTGTTTAGAAATTACAGAAGCCACTTGCTTAACCGTTTTCTTTCCAGTAGGAGTAGAAATAGTAGGAGTGACTTTTTTTGTAGATAATAGTTTATCAACCTTGTCCTGCTTAGACAGAGGTGATATTTTTATACTGTTTGATACAGTAGTAGGTGTACTATCTAACACCTTTGGTTTATTTTTTGAGCCTTTTGGTCTGCCCACTGTACACCACCTTCCTGTATATATTTTTAAGATTGTATTGATGTAATTAGCTGAAATACGAATGACGTTTTGCTGTTTTAATTGGTAGAAGATCTACAAGATCAGAAGTGGAAGAAGAACGTTTCTTTTTTTGTTTTATATGTTCAAGTCTTTTTTCCGATAAAAACCAGCCGAGCATTGCTAAGACATACGCGCGGTCGTCATGCATAGTTGCTTCGGAATTACCTGTATCTGCATCTTTATGTGCTGGCAATTTAAAGCTGTCTTTACCACCATCACGTTTCACACGGCATATATTTACAATCTCTTCTTTCATGATATCAATTTGAGTCAATGCAACTTCTTCATCGAGAGAAAGTTTATACACTTTTGTTTTTGCAGCTTCGATTTCAGAAAGCCTTTCTTCTAATGCTTCTTCATAAGCACTTACGTCAAGATCCATCTTATCAAGATCGGCTCTTATTTTTGCTTCTGAATCTTTCATTAATTTATCATCAACTTCAAGAATATTTAAATAACCTTTATTATCATATTTCTCTGTAAAATGGATTTTATTTGCTTCAACCATTTTAATTAAGGCTTCAAACATTTCTGCTTTATATTTAGAAGGTTCAATAAGTTTCAACTTGTTGACTGCATCAGGATATCTTTTAGAATAAATATCACCATTGGTATATTCTTTATCTAAAAGACCTCTATGAATCCTTCCGCTTTTATCTTTCCATTCTTCAATTAAGCTATCTCTAACCCAAGAGTTTCCGCCACCGCCTGATCCAGCATCAGCTAAAAATAATTCAATATTATCGTAATCAATAGCATCTCCATTATAATCAAGAAGAAGTTTATGAATTTCCTTAATTTGATCCTGGGTCATCATAGGTGTTTTACGTCTCAAACCTAAATCTGCAAAAGAAACAACATTTACAATATCCATTGTATATCCATCTTCTTCATCGTAAAGTAGCTCACCAATACCAAGAACAGAACAGTCTGTACTACGAGCAGGGTCATATGCAAAAACAAATTTTCTAGTATTTGTATCATTAGATAAAACCGGCGGGCGATTATAAGAATTACGCACGATTAAAGCACGTTTGATAATTTGGCCCACGCCGCCGTCTTGGGTGAATTGGTTATAATATTCACGATTTGCTTTTTCTGGATTGTTTCTAATTTCATTTTCGATAGTTTCTCTGTTAAGAAGAGAAACGGGATATTTTTTTCCATGAAATGTTGTGTTAATAACAATATCACAATTCAAATCTGCAACAAAATATCTTGGATCTCCAAGTAACATTCGTTTAGAAAAATCACGATATTTATGATAAAATGCTGTATCAATAGAAGAAGCTGAAGAAGCATAAAGAAGTTGATGAGGAAATTCTTTTGGAATAGTGGAGACATCTACCGTACCACCTAATTTAAAGTTAGAGTTTTGTGTAGTAAATGCACCAATAACATTAAATTCTTCTTCTGAAAGCCAACCTCCTTCATCAAAATAGACGGCTTCGCATCTCTTACCTCTTTTGGCATTTATATTTGAGTTTAAGGTTTTTACAAAACTGCCATTGTATAGCCTATAAGTAAAACCCATTGGATTATGAATAAATCCAGATGAGTTTGCTTGAGAAATTTCAACTTCATTTTTAAAAACATCCGTTAATCCTGTCATAGACTCGATATTTTTCATTGCAATATCTTCGATTTTACGAAATGTTTCTTGTGACTGGTCAGCAGTACCAGAACATATATATATTCGATAATTATTATGTAAAAGACCTCTCAACATTGCATAAAGTGCAAGTTTTGTGGTTTTTCCAGCTGAACGAGATTCTAACCATAAAACATATGGTCTTGTCCAACTCATCATAAAAGTATATTCCTGCGAATCAAGAAGATCGACCCCTACGAATTCCGATAAAAATCTAGTAGGGTATTTTAATCCCCATTGACGAATTTCAGCTAACTTTTTATATCCTTCTAATTTTCTTTGAGATATTTCTCGTTCAGTAGGTTTTACATAAATATGATAATCACTTGGTATAAGTATTCCAGACTCTGTTTCAATCATGATTATCACCTTCTAATTCTATGCCATGTTCATTTATCAAAGATTTCAAATCGTAATTTTCTCTTAATAGAATCCTAGCCTTTTCTTCATTGATATCAGCTACCTTTTTATATTTATCAATTAATTCTCTCTGCTGAATCAACATATCATGGAAGTCATTTTCATCCAATCGAATCTGTTTAATTATTGCTGCATCACTTATTTCTGCCACTTGAGATAATCCATTAGAATATTCTACGTCATATAAATTTGTTTCCGCCTCAAGTAAATTCATTTCTTTCATTTTTTTTACTTTTCCAGTCCAAGTATTTTCACCTTTTGAAGCATTAACAGAATGTTTTAAACTGATTCCATTGTCTTTTGCTAAATTTAAAACAGAAGATGTTATTTTATTTTTTGTGTCTTCCAGATTTTTAATAGTAGAAATATTTTTCTCCAAATTTCTAACATCTCTCATTAAAAGAGTAATCATATCATTGATTTTTTCTATATGACTAAAACCTTTTACAATTTCAATAGAAGATGAAGTTTTTAACCTATCTTCATTAGCATCTTCACTTGAATCAAGATATCCAATTAAACTTGCATATAAATATGGCTGATCCTCTAATGCTTCTTTTTGAAATGGATCATAACCTAACAACCTAACAACATCTTTTTTATTTTGTGAAAAAGAAGAGAGAAGTTCTTCACTGTAATCAGAAACGGTTTCATTTTCATTATTAGAAGTAGTAGACATGTCAATCGGAGCAAATATATCTGAATCCGCAAAAGTCATACCATAATAATTTTGCATAGCAATATTTTTAATGTATGAATTCCAGTAATTACTTTTAACTCTTCCAGATACAATATTTTCTGTTTCCAAAACACTTGAGTCCCATACTTTTTCAAGAAAAGGTTTATTTAAATATCTTAGGGCAAGTTGTACTGATGTTTTATCGGGTTCATGTTCAACACCATCTTTCCCAACTTTTAATGCTAATTTTTTTGCACAATCCTTACAAATTGGAGTCAGCCCACTTTTACTTAAAGGATCGGTACTAATATAAAAAGCATCAGCTGACTTATGCTTATCACACATATGGCACCATGCACCATCTTTTAAAGTTTGTATTTTATTTTCAAGATCTGTAATTTTTTTCTTAGCTTGAGCAACTGTTATTTTAGTTGCTGGTTCTTTAGCTGTCGCCAATAACAGTCACCTCATTTCCCTTTTATTCTCAAAATAAAAGAGCCATTGTGCTAAACAATGACTCTCAATATATATCTAATTTATTTAATATAATTCAGTTTCTACAAAAGTATCTTTCTCCGACTCAGGATTCGGATGTTTAAAAGTAAATACTGGTCGTTCACCCGTATAATCCATATGAAAATCTCCATTACTAATTATATCCATGCCAACTACAACGTCAGTATCTAATATTTTTTGACTTTCAGATAATACATCAATATCTACAACCATATAATCAGTAGGTAACATGATAGTGACGGTATATACGTTAACTATATCATTCCCGTGATGTGAAAGCGTTTTGACTTTTCTTTTAGGTTTTAAATCTAAAATATCAATTACTCTTTGAGAAATATGTGTATGACTAGCACCTGTATCCCAAAATGCTTTTAATTCTAGTAATTTTTCTCCGTATAAAACACATATAGGAGTTATAATATACATTGAATTTTTACTATAAGTATTTTTATAAGTAGAATAAAACATGATGATATTTTTTAAATAGTCTTACCAGTAAACCGTATAACCGCTTTCATCACCATTACAGTATTGAACATTAGCCTTACCTAAAAGTCCATTGTCTTTAAGCCAGTCACACGCTTCATTATCAGAATCAAAAATCTTAATAATCTTTGTATCCTTTATAACAACATAACATTCGCCACAGAGGGAATATATTTCGTCATAATGCTGGATAAACCATCTAAAATTTTCCTCCATAATATTTCCTCCAGTATATCATATTTTTACAAATAATATAGTATAATAACGCCGCCATAGGGACTCGAACCCCAAAGCCTTTTACAGCCAGCCGCTTTCAAGGCGGTTTCCTCATCCAGCCGGATTAGCGGCAGACGCAGCAGGTAGGACTCGAACCTACAAACCGAATTAACGATCGACTGGATAGCAACCAGTTCCAATACCAATTATGGGACTACTGCAAATATAAAAGCAGGAGAGTGGTGCTGATCCTACAGTATATAGACTTTAGCATCAGGTTTCCTGCGCATGTCTCTGTCTTTCCAGAGTGCCAGACCGCCCAGCAGTCATTCACTAATACAAAAATAAGGAATCAATGCAGGCATCGACTCCTCGAAAACTCATAAAAGTTTTGTTCAATAACGCCGCATTTGAGCAGTAGCGACAGTGAATATTTTATTTTACCCTTGTCTTCGCCACAGACAAGTCATCGCTCGGCAATTTTTTAATCGGTTAGCCGTGTGACCGATGCTCACTGGTTGTTTATGGGTGGGTGGTTTAAATACCAAACATATTATTGATGGTTTCTTCTGAATGGTCACGTAAATAGCCCATTGTAGTGTCAGGGCTGCTATGATGAGCAAACACTTGAATTTGATCTAATGGATATTTCTTCGGATTACCATTCTCATCTAATAACCTTAAATCAGTACCCTGTGATAAACATTCAAGTCTACTATGACGCATAGTATGAGTAAATATATTACATTCTTCACCACGAACTTCAGAAAGAATTTTAGAAATACTTACAATACGATCATACAACACACTAGAGTCGGAGATAGGCTCTTTTTTATCACCCGTCCCTTTGATCCATAATGATTCAATATCATCATCGCCACGCCATTCAAGATATTTACGAATAAGTTCTTTAGTGTCATCTAAATAAACAAGAGGAAATTTTTTACCACGTTTTCCAACTACGACATTTGTTTTATTACTATTAAGTAATCCTTCTTTTTTTACCTGAAATAGCTCATTCTTTCGTCCAGCAGAATCAAAACCAAGACTCCAAAGCACTGCGAGCTGCCATTTTTCTTGCTTTACAAGAATATCTCTGACTTTTATAAACTCATCATAAGTAAAGAAGAAATCGTCTTCATCATCTTTGACTCTATTCTTGGGAATTCCACGCACTTTTTTTGCGTAGTTAACTTCGTAGTCGTAGTCATCGTCATCCTCACAGAAAGTCAGCAAGCTGTTGATGGAACTTTTTAATCTATTAGTTCTTGCTGCCGACATTTCACATTCTTCTGTAAAATATAAGCTCAAATTACGAAAATCTTTCTTTTTTAAATCAAGAACACAACGGTTCCCAAGCTCCTTTAATATATAAATCATAATAATACGGAGATCGTTGCGATAACCTGCAATCGTTCCTTTACTCATTTTTCTCTGTTTATATTCTTGGAGAAAATCTTCCATAATATTTTTATTCTCTTTATTTACCTGAGACCATAATTCTTCCGTATAAAAATTATGATATATTCTACCTCTTTCCAATTTCTCACTTCCTTTACAAAAAATAAAAAGAAGCGAGATAGTAGTACAAACCATACCGCCTCTTCAATAAATATCAATTCTGGAAAATAAGTGTAATTTTTTACACCTTTTCGCTCTAAAAAGTGTAAATATATACACCCGTAATGAATACCTTTTGTAGTGTTTTAAGCAAAATTCTCAGATATAGTTCTCTAATTCTATACTGAACAAAATTGCGTTTTCCGCAACTTTTTACAAAATATGCAAATTTCTATTTTATACAATTTTGTCCAATATTTTCCCATTTGTCCGATTATACACCATCGCATAAATTTGATTTTTGCTTAAATATCAATAATTTTTTAAGATTTTTGTGAATCGTCACCTTTATGCATGAGTTAACTTTTCAATATCTTCAATAATGTTACCTTCTTCGGCAAAGACATAAATACTTCGTGTAAAATCTGTCTGCCCATCCTTAATTGCAGGTTTCAAATCTACAATTCTATATCCCATTTTTAATAATTTTCTTGCAATGCTCACCTTAAATACCAATCGTGTTTTCATATAAATCACCTTTTTGTTATATATTTTAAATAGAGTTTACCATACGTGCCAGTAGTGGCATTTGAGCTGACATTTTAAGTCTAAATGTCATTCTAGTAAACCGTAAATTTTACTATAATTAAAGTTATTTTTAAAGATTTATATATGGGCTATCTCTATTTACTCTACTTCATTATTATTCGAAAAATCATCAGATAATCGATATTTTTTAATTTTTTGACGAGTTACATTCGCCCACATAGTATTTGAAAAATAATTACTAATCCATTTATCAACATTCATTCCTCTACAAAAAATGTATGGATTTAAAGTGATGCATCTTGTTTTATTACCAAGTTCAGGAATACCCGAACTATGATAGGCAATAACTTCTTTTTTCTTTAAAGATCCCATCTGTTTACGGAATGTGCCAAATTTTAAACCTCCACCGTATAATACGTATAAATCTTCAATAGTAAGAGGAATATCACTTTGTTTATTTCCGTTTTTTCTTAAAATACAATCTTGGTAGCAAACAAAATCTCCTAAAAATAATGCAAGCTGTACTTCTTGTGGAGTTAAAAATTCTCTAAATAAAACGCCGTTGCCTCTAAAATTTCTAATGTATGTAGTATCGTCCATAAATCTTAGATTTTCCTTTTCTTCATCAGATTCTTCGAACAATTCTTCAACAGTAATTTTCCTATAAACAATATTATCATTGTCAGAATGATGAATTTCACCTGTTCCAATATTTAAAACTTCATGTTTGTCATCGGTATAAACTGTTGTTACTTTTTTCTTGTTCATATACTTATTCTCCTTTTTGTTAATAATCATTTGAGTTTTGCATTTGATATAATTGCACATCACTCGCAAGAGTGGTGTGCGAGGATTGAGCCTCTGGCTCGATCCTATAGTGCCACAGGCACATACTTAGTTATTCTCCATTCCATCACAGAAACTTTGAATAAAATCCCGCTCCTTGGTAACGCTCCAAGCTGATCCGAAGATGCCAGATTTACAGTCTGGCCCACCTCTTTAGTGGTCTACAGCGGGTAACTAGAAGAGTGCGCAGCCATAACAGACCACGCACTCACATACATAAAAAGTTTTAATATGCTACAAAATTACTTTGCTTCCTTAGCAACCTCAGCAGCTTCCTCTGGATGAGCAGCAGCCCACTTGTCACATTCCTTCTCAAAGGTAGTGCCAGGGAATGTCAGCCAACCCTTTGCCTTACATCTTGGACAATCATCTGGATGGCTCTTGCCCATACCAGGACCAAACTGAGACATATGCTGCTCATATTCAGCTTTCTCCATTGGGGACTCATATTCAATTTTTCTATGCTTGTAATCGTAAATCACACAAAAGCTCCTTTCATAAAAACGCAAAAATAGTTACTTATTTCCCTCTTCCTGTTTAGGAAGAAGTTTATCTACAGCCTTATCTAGCTGTTGTTTTCCATAAGATTCAATGCTCTCAAATGCACGGTCTACAATCTGAGAGATCATTTCAACAGTAAAAATAGGACGCATATATACAGGCACAAAAGCATATAGTTTTTCCACTACATACTCATGTTTCATGCCACCGGCTTTTACTGTATCCTTATATACAGACTCAGCTTCTGAGATATAATCGCCAGCAACTTCTTTTAACCTGGAATTCGTCCTAAAATAAAGGCTCAGACCGCCAAGGATGACCCATACGACAATCTGAGCAATATTGATAATTGTATTAATGTCCATAACACTTTCCTCGAATTAATAGCCGAGAAGTTTTAGAAAATCCCTCATCTGTTTTTCAGATAACTTTTCAGAAGTGTAGAAGGTATGGCTTGTATACTTACCATCTTCAGACTTACTTACAGTAAATCCATGAATGTCATCATCTTCATCAGTCTCTACATCCAGCTTCATTTCACCATCATGTAGCTCTGCGCAATCTTCACAGTTTTCATCACATTCATCTGTAAGACCAAACAGAATAACTTCCCTCTCAAGATCTTTACATTCTTCAATCACGTCCTGGGAGACAGATCCATCCATATCAATATAGAAGATATCTGCATCATACAGATCACCGTAATCATCCAGTGGGATGACAGTTACATAACCTTCGTCAGTTACGCTTAACATATATTCAATATCTGGATCGTCATCAGTAAGATCAACCCTCCAAATACTGGTTTCATCCAGATCCATAACCTCGTCAAAAATGTATTCGACCAGATCTCTGCCCGCGATCAGAGCTACAGTTTTATCTGTATGATATAAATGATGAATGAACTTATATGCTAATTCTGTGTAGTCATAAACAGTGATAATGTTTAAATTTTCTTTAACTTCAGGTGTTTTATTTTCAGTTACCTTTTTCATTTAAACGTATTTTCCTTTCATTCCTTATGTCGGATGCAATATGTACTATTTATTTTTTCTGGGATGGGAGAGTGTTAAATTAAGCACCCTTTACAGCATCCTTTAAAGCGGAGCCAGCCTTAAACTTAACAGTCTTAGTAGCTGCAATTTCAATCTCTTCACCAGTAGCAGGATTTCTACCAATTCTTGCAGGTCTTTCTGCTACATCAAAGCTACCAAAGCCGGTGATTGCAACCTTCTCACCCTTAACCAGTGCATCCTTAACTGCTTCAAAAACTGCATCTACAAAAATAGTAGTATCCTTTAAAGAAATCTTTGCATACTTCTCGTCCTGTACTGCAATTGTCTGTACGTTCTTTACTAATTCGGTCTTGTTCATAAAATAAATATCTCCTTTTTCTCGTTAAAATTTTTTAAAATAAAAAAGGGTAGCTGCTCCGAATGGAGTCAACTCCCTATGATTAGTTACGATTTTCTTTGCGGATGATCGAGAACCTATTTGTTTATGCGATTTTAGCTGATCGACAACAGCGGGTTTGTCACCCAAAAATATTGTGAAATTTATAACTTAACTTTTACACAAATTTTAGTTTAAAGAAATTAACTTTGTTTTGTCATCAATAACATGACCATTTTTATCCAGACAGATAAACATAAATCCTTCCTTCTGAGAATTGATTAACTGCCCATCTGTATACTTCATCTGCTTTGTTTCACAACAGCATCCTTGCTCGTAAATAGATGTATTTCCAATCTTATAAGAACAATTTAAACATATTGTTCTTCTGTTGTAGGGTGCTTTTTATAATAATAAAACCCATCATCCTTCAAAGTTCTATTAAAATTATTATTGTTCCCGCCACACCATTGCATAGCTTCTTTTATTGAGTTAAAAACTTTATTCGTGTTTAAACATTTAATTTTTTTTTGATGATGTTTTTCATCATGTATTTTCAAATATCTATTTTTTACATACTGCATTTTTTCTTCTGCAAATTGAATATCTGATTTATAACACCAAACTAAAGGTTCATGTGTCACTACATCTTTTCCAGCGGATAATAATTTATTATTACAACATTGCGAAATTGAGGAACTATTTATACCATATAATCTCCCTGCTTCCGTTGCATTTTTAAAGCTTTCTTTTTTATTAATACAATAAACTTCATTTATATATTCGCATTTTTTCTTTTTAAACGGCATATAGAAATATATTTGATTCTCATCATAATATTTCCAGATTCCTCGCTCACCATTTATATATCCAGCAGTTTGTAATCCGGATTTTTCTGAGCAACATTGTTGGATATAATCTTTATTAATACCAGTTTGTTGAGAAGCTTCGACAATAGTGTCATATATTTCCATAGTATTCAAACAAATTACTTTTCGAGAATTGCCATTTGAACTTCCTAAATTTACTTTCCCTTTTCTCGCTTTACTTAATTTTTTTGAAAGCTTACGTTTTTGACTTTCGTTATATCCAGAAATAGTATCACCACCATCTCCACCAGAAGCTATATTGTAAAAATTATCTGAATCTACCGCATTATAAAAAGAAATCCAATATATTTCTCTTTCGTCTAATTTTTCTTTTGACTCACATTCTTCAACTATTTCTTTTGAGAAGTTATCTTTGCCATACTTTTCAATTGCTCGCTTTAAATATGTACCACTCCCTAAATAGTTTTTCCATGTTCCTTCTTTATCATATTTCTTTTGTCCAATATATCGTTTTCCATTAATAAGATTTGTTGTAATATAAATAAAACCGTACATATTTAACCTTCCATATATTTTTACATAATAAAAGTGATCTACTTATTCGTAGACCATCTGTTTAACAACTCATCAAGTTTTTCGCTTTTGATATAAACCCAAAATAACTTTTTACTATTCGGGTTCAGTGCCGCCAAATTATATTTCATGCCATTTTTCATTAGATAATTTCTAAGCGGTAGAGAATAGCAGCAGTATAATTTTACATCCATGTATTCAACCTCTTAATTCAGTGAAATGACTTTCGTTTTATCCTTAATTAGATTGCCATTCTTATCCTGACAAATTACCGCAAATCCCTTTTTCTGTGGTTTTTGTAATTTACCATCAGCGTATCTCATCCTGTCTACATCACAAAATGCGCCCTGTTCAATCAATCGGATATATCCTCGCTCAGAATCACCAATTGAATGAGTGTGGGCCATAACAACCGCATCAAAAGATTCACGTTCTGTATCCTGTAAGAAATCCTTTGCTTTATCAGCAGTAGCGAGAATACCGGATCTGTATGCTAATGGATGAACAAACCATGTCTTTCCGATTTTATATTTCCAGTCATCAATAAATTGAATTTCAATGCCGGTTCCATCAAAAACTTCCGTTAATGGAGCATACCAGGTCTTAGTTTTATTCATTTTGTCATAATTTCTGAAACCATCTTCAAAAATTAGTTCCAGAGAAGTATTTGGCTGTAACTGCAAAAGATCGGTATCAATGTTCTTAGCAAAGTAATTTGCGAAACGCACATCATGATTACCGAAGTTGCAAAAAACCTTTTTAGGATTTACATATTTGATTAAATCAATAAGATATTGACGACCTTCGATCATTTCATTCATTGGTGAAATTCTATATTGCTTAGGAAATTTCGAAATAGCCTGACAGTCTACAACATCACCGTTTATCTGTAGAATATCCACATTTCTGTAATTTTCTAACAACTCATAATCTAACTGAAATGGAACATGTAAATCCGAAATGGATAGAATAGTAGTGGCTACACCAGAAAATCCATGAATATAATTGTCATACTCTTCATAACCAACGGCTTGTTTTCGTAGCTGATCAGGAGTAATATCAAGGCCCAACATATCTCGGATTTCAATCCAATCCATGTCGGTTTCTTTTCTTCTTTTGGCAAGACAGCAACGAATCTGCCATGCCATTAAATCTTCATCTTCATGTCTGCTTAAATCTGTATTAAACAATCATTCACCAACTCTCTTATACATCTTCTTCATCAGAAGTAGTTGGTTCATCCAGTTCACTTTCTTCCTTGACCTTCACATTCAGTTCAATTGGAGCGCCGTTGAATACAGATAAAAGTGTCTTGATGTCCTTTGGCTCTCCATCTACTTCAATGATCATATTATCTGCATCTAAAATACCGGCAGCTTTCATAGAGGTTGTTTTTACTTCTTTAAATACAAAATTCATATCCTGTTTCTCCTTTAACTCAAAAAAAATAGAAGAGTAGTGTACTCTTCATTAGATGATTTCGTCTACAATATTAAGACGCTTCATTTCTGTTGCATCCATCCAATATTCCTTACGCTCAATCTTATCATAGAGATCTTCCGTAATAGCTGTATGAGACAAGATGTATTCTTTAATTTTCTCTTCGTAATGCTGAGAAAAATCAAATGTATCTTTTACAGCATGTGCAGATCCTTCCATATACTGGGAACCTGAATGTAATAATCCGACACTAAATGGATGACATACTGTTTTTACATTGGGGTTATTCTTACCTGCCATAGCAATAAGCAATCCCATAGATGCAGCAATTGCCATAACATGAATAATAACTGGTGATTTTGCTTTCTCAATCTGATCAACAAGACTGAAACCATTATAAATTTCGCCGCCTAATGTTGATAAAATAATTTCAATTGGTTTGCCTGATCCGTCATTATCCATTTCCATAAAAGGAAGAACAGCAGATTCAATTAAACCGTCACCAATTTGTTCATTGATAACAATCTTTCTATTTGCTAAATTTTTGTAATACTGATATAAAATAACATCCGGTAATCCTTTTGGCGTAACTGCAGCCAAAATATCATCTAAAGTTAATTCCATAGCCATAGATATTAACCTCGTACTTTCGTAATATTTACTCTTAATGAGCATAAAAAGAGGGCGCTTTTGAACGTCCTCTTTGCCAAATGCATGGCTACTGGTGACACGACCAGTTTTCCTATATAACTAAGAACATAATAAAAGAGAGTCTTTATTTAGACTCTCTGGATTTATTATATAAGTTTTATCGTTATTAAAAAAATAATTATCTAAAATAGAATTTATATTGTCTCGCTCCCAATATGGAATACGCATTAATGGAATATTATAGTCTATACAATGAAGATTCTTTGCCTGATCACGTTCTTTATTTTCCGTAAAATTAATGCTTGCAATTTCGATGCCATCTCCATTAAAATCGATAGGCATGTAATGTTGTTCTCCATCAAATTCAATCGCCATATTTAGTTCTGGTAAGTAAAAATCAAATCTCAATGGGTTATCCCAATAGGCAGTATAAATTTCATGAGTGTCATGTTCATAAACATAATTATGCTCTTTTAAATAAGCTAAGATTGTTTTTTCTCCAATGGAACAAGTACATTCATTGCATTTCGTTTTACCTTTTAAAAATAATCCATAACTTGTAGTATAGGGCTGACCACATACCTCACAAGAAATTAAAAGGTTATAATCATTATAAGATGTATAATTCGATAATAATTTATTTTTCCCATTTGCTTCTATGGTTGCACGTACTTCTTCTATTGAATATTTTTGTTTTTCAACCATAGATTCTCTGCCACAATAATAACATCCTCGTCCAGATTTAAGATGTATCCAATTATTCCATTGAATACCTTTATCTATATGTTTATTACAAATATAAGGCATTTTTGTTTCATTGTTTACATAAATTGATGGCATCATAATACAATCATTATCTTTAAAAGTTGAAATCATTTTATTTAATGTTTTAACTTTTTTCGGGATATTTCTAGCTTCCCATTTTTCTTTTACTTTACCATGGATGTTTGGAGACGCAGTACCATATCTAATCTTTTTAACTTCAACACCTTTTATAGGCGCACAATCACGACATGCCACCTTGGAAACAATTGTCGTACCTCTATAATATTTTTTTACTTGCATAGAAAATATTTTTCCACAATAGTCACATTGTACATCAATAAATTTATCACTTGAATGGGGAATATCTTCGAACCTTACTTCAAATTTATCTCCAAACTTTGTAAACCGATATCCTTTTTCTTCATAATAAGATTTTTGTGAACCATTCCATTCTACTAATAATTTTTCTGTAATAACCATTTCGCAACGTTCCTTTCGTAACAAAGATTAGGAAATAAGATATGTATTCTTTTCGATATCCCATTTCTCTAAATTTTTATAAAGTAAATTATCTTTTTTAAATAAAAAGACCAAAAATCCTTTCGACTTTTGATCTGTATCAATTCTGATTACTGGGCAACCATTTTCAATTAGAAAATTTGCAAGTCGTTTACTTTTGCATACAAACATTCAAAGATTTCTCCTTACATCTCATCTGCAATAGCAGCAATTTTACTTCTGTAAATATTTTGAAGTTCAACTTCTCCGTAAAAGTTCTGACCTCTAAATACTTCTGACATTCTACGCATACCGTTATTACCACCGGCATATTGAGCAAGATCAACCTGTGCAGTGTAATCACCATCAATAATACAGATAGAGTCTTCACCGATTCTTTGAAGAGCAAGTTTCATTAAAGAGATATCCATATTCTGAGCTTCTGTGATATAAACACCTGCATTCATACCGCTAGTGTCAAAGCCACGAATATCTGACATAGGTAGAAGAGAAAGCTTCCCATCAAAAATTAACCGCTGAACTTCAATCATTCCACCTAGTTTACTGCTTAACATATTTCCAATCTGAGAATCGCATAACTTCTCGTCTTTTGAACCAGGGTAATAACCCAGCTTTGCGCTGTTTGCTGTAGCAACGGTATTACAAAATACAATAATTTTGTCAATTTTATGTTTTTCTAATTGATAGAATAAGAAACCTAATCCAAGATAACTTTTACCTGTACCTGCAGGTCCTTTAATCATTGTTACCTGATTGGTCTGTAAACTATTTAAAACAAGCTGCTGATAAACGTCTCCTTGATAGGGTTTAATTGTTCCGAAGAAATCAGTTTTAATGTTAGTGAACTTTACATTCTGATACATTTCTCCATCCCATTTCATTTTGTCAACAACTTCATTGTTTTCATCTTTTATAATGAGATATTGATTTGGAAGCAAATCATAGATATTTTCTGTAAGATGTTCGTAGAAATATGCCATATCTGGCTCTGACAATGTTTTCTCGATAAATCCTTTATATTCGTCATCAATATTGTTTTTTACACTATCAACATTAAGACCAAATACCCATTTAGCAATTGTTTTACATGCAATATCATTTGTGACGAATAATACATCTGGAATAGTTGTAGCACATGCACAAATTTGATTATCTGGTGTGTTTTCAAGACCTTTTTCTTCAATAATATTTAAAATATCATTTGTCACAACCACAACATTAAACTTTTCTGGATTTTCATCAAGAATATGAAGGGTTTTCCTTGCAGCAAACTTTACTTCTTCGTCTTTATTTTTAGATACTTTAATGTGTTCCATTTCATGCAGAGATGTGGAACTAATATAAAATTTTTCGGTATTTTCTAATAGCTTATTCTGCAACAGCAGAAGAGCATTAGTATCATAAAAAATAGCGATGGTTTCCAACCACCTTTCCTGTATATTTCGTTACATTGTTGATCATTCAATCAACGAACGATAGAATTTTTAGCATTCTGCTTTAGCAGCCACAGAACTTCTCTTTCCTCGACTGCCCAATATCTCTTTGCTCTGGACTTATGTGTAACAGAAGAAATCTTCACACAATCTCCATATCCAGCATCTCTTAACATCTGGGCTTCACTCTGAGTAATCTTAATTATAATAAACACTTCTTTCTTTATATATTTCTCCCATGGTGGGAGATAAGTAGCTGATCTAGTAGGATTCGAACCTACGACATAGGGATTTTCAGTCCCTTACTCTACCAACTGAGCTACAGATCCACGCAACGGGTGTTTTACCCGTAAGAATAGCGGGAGCTGGATTTGAACCAGCGTTCTCTAGGTTATGAGCCTAGTGACTTATCCTCTTGTCCATCCCGCAACAATATTGAATATGGCTGGATATATTTACATATATAATTCCATTTAACAGCTAACAGGCTGACCATGTATGATTAGGCTACTAATTTAGTGACCCATTTGTTATAATTTTCCACAATCCATTTTCTGCCTTTTTCAGTCCATTTTAGACAAGGCTTAGAATGTTCATTCTCGTAGCTCTTGTAATCGGCATATCCTTCAGTGATTAACCATTCATAATCTGCATAAGGACACCATGTACCAGATTTATTTTTGAAGATGATATTATTTAGAAACATAATCTGATTTAACTTTGCAGCACTCTTGAATCCCAAGTCTTTAGCAACAACAGTAGTAGTAATAAGACCTTCTTTGTTTAAGACTTCATCATGATAATCTGCTTTAGGAAGTAGCACTTTTCGTTCTTCTTCAAGTTTTTCATTCTTTTCAACTTCTTCAAGCAACTGTAATAAAGCTTCTTTGTATGTAGTTGGCAATGCTTTTGAAGATTGTTTTCTTAATTCTTCTTCCATTGCATTAAAAGCATCAATATATTTAAGTTTCCACTCTAAAGCCTCTTTACCAGTAAATCCCATTACAACTAGAGAAAAACCATCTCTTGTCATAAGAAATTCCTTATACATTTTTCCACGATTTTCATACTCAGATTCAATAAAATATTTGGTGAGTGGATTTCCACTTGCCAAAATTTCATCAATTATACCATCAATATGTTTGCCTGTCCTGTTTTCACCTTGAATTGTTTTTAGAACAGAACTATGCTGCTTTTTAAATTTTTCAGCAACATCTCTACTACTAACAACAGGTACACCATTTTCATTTTTTAAAATAATTTCATTCATTTTAGATCCTCCATTTTTTTATAATTAGAGGTAGAGATAAGCTAATTGCTTATAATTCTCTTTATTAATCTAACTGACTGACCTATTAATATATTCTCTTTTCACATAGGAATTTTTTTGAGAATTATGATGGCGAGATAAAGGAATCGAACCAATATACCTCCGTATTAAAAGTACGGCGCTCTACCTATTAAGCTAATCTCGCCAGACACCAACAGGCATACTACAGGACGCAGTACACCTATCAGCAAAAAAGAAAAATATAGAAGAAAGGGTAAAACATATGAATACATATACTTTCGAAATTTTTAGTAGCCATAGCAGCCAGGTACAAATCTAGGCGGCAATTACATAGCCCGCATATAAACTTTTATCCTGGATTTGAAAGAATTTTGGTATTTATACATTGAACTTTAAAAAATAAGAGGTTTGAAAAATGAGATTTAAACATTGAATTCTGAGCTTTGAACTTTTATCATCTTGTAATAAGATAGCTTTATTGCATTCGCAACTATCCGAATATCAAATTCACCCTTGAATTATGTTCTTCTCTCCGTGATAACCCGCACGGAGAAACGGGATGTAAGTTCAAGATTTTCGCTATAACTACAAAAATATCACATTTTAAAAACTTACTTCGATAAAAGAAGTAGCGTTACTCAGAGTAAGCTGAGAGTCAATGTTACTTAAGAAACCATCAATGTCTGCTTCAAGTTTCTAGATCTTATCATAAAGATCAATCGGGTCTACAAACTCATATTCGTTCTGTAAACGATATGGTTTTACTACTGCATCCTGTTCTTCAGCAGTGAGTTTCTTTGCACTATCTTTGCCAACTAAGGTAGTAAGCAGACTATCCACTTTTTCGTCTACCTTTTTGTTCTCTTTATCAACTAAAGTAGTGGCAGCACTGTAATCCAGCTTCATCTTGCGTAAAAGGTTCTGTTCGTACTCAATGGAATTTTTACGCTCAATGCCTTCTGCACGAGTCATCTCAACACCATTTACAGTAATCTTTGTAATAGCGTTGGATAATACAATTTTAGATTTTAACTCTGCATGATTTTTAATAAGATCAGTTACAGACTGAAAATCTGCCTTGCATCTATCTTTAAATGTTTCCTTGGAAACGGCGCCAATTCTATCAGATGATTTTTTAGCTGCACCACAGAAATTTGCATTCACGATTGCCTTATCAATTCTTGCATCTAATAATTTCAGTTCGGTTAAACCTTCAGTAACTGTAATTGTTCTCATAATGATTTTCTCCTTTTGATCCTGATTGTATTTTTTAAACACCTGCGTTCTGCTGATGTATGCGATTAATTACATTGTTTTCCATACCTGTTATATAACACCATAAAATCACTCAAAAATGACGCAATTAAGCCCAAAACTAAGTTTTTCTATTTGTGGTATCACGTTTTTTATTATATTTTTTATACCTAATTAAATCATTTTTTTTCTTACACTCGTCACAGTACATTTTCTTATTTCCTGTTTTTTCAATCAGTGCACCACACTGTTTACAGCGAGTGTACTTATTATTGTGTCCACGCTTAACTCCATAATATTCTTTCTGATAATTTCGAATATAATAGGAAAGAGAACGATTTATGTACTTAACATAGAAATGATCTTCAGTAATAAAATCAAAATTATTTACAAGCTTTGTCTTATCTTCATACTCGTCAATCAATTTACAATTGTCAAAACACTTTCTAAGAAAACCCTCAATTATGATTTTGTACTCGTTCCAGGAAAGGGTCATTTTTTCTTTCTGAAATCTTTCTTTCGTGGTTAAAGCTTCATCCATAATGTCATCTATGACAGAAGTAGCATCTTCTTCGGTCATATCTACACCAGAAGCCCATTTGTAATACAATTGTTTTGGCTTTTTCAATAAATCCATATATTCTTTATTTAAAATTACTTCTTTATCAAAATATTTCGTATAAATATTATTTATTTTTTGCCTTATAATTGAACACCAATTTTGATTTTTGGAAACAGATTTATAGTATTTATATTCAATCATGGACCATGCATCAAATACTTGTCCAACTGGCGTTCCCAGTAAATTCTTTTCTACCTTAAATCGAATAGCTTTCTTATATGTTCTTCTTTTATTTCCACACGACCAGATGGCGGAGCAGAACGAAGAAAAAACTTCGTCCTTTTGCTCCTGAGTCTGTACCTCTTTGTATTTTTCTATAATCTCATATAGAAATATCTCATTGCAGTCGTAAATATGTATCACCTACTTCAAATTCATAATATTTCCCAAGATACTCATAAGTGTTATATGATTTATATGGAACTTCTCGAATAGAAATGTTCCGCTTTGGATTAGTATTATTTTTTAAGTTCTCAATAATATATTCTCCATAAGCAGCCCAAGCTAAAGATTTACTGATTGAAAGAGAAGAGTATGAAGTTGCAATAACATAATTAGCGATAACATCTTCATTAAGTTTGAGCTTTTCAGAAATATTATTTTTATATTTCTTTACAACTTCATCCATACTAAAATCATTATTCTCATCTTTATGTAAGTTTAAATGCTGCTTTATTTCATCTGCATACATATTGATGAATTTCTTACACTCTTTAATGACTCCTTTATCTTTTAGATCAAGGTCATTGTTAACAATTAGGCATCTTGCATCTATAAGATCATTAACACTGTTATCCCATTTAATATTCTTTTTCTCCCATGTTTCGATGTATTCGCATAATTCATTCATAGGAGAAGGAGACCTATAGGCATTCAATTTTTCTTTCTCGTCTGGTTCTACTCCCTTATTTTTGCTAAGAATATTCTGATACGTTTTCATTTTTTGAGGGTAATTATGAAGCAAGAAATACGGCAGCTGTTTTAAATGCTTTCTCAGACCACTATTCATATGCCACCTAAAACCGGTTTTAAGGAAGTCGATTTCTTTGCCCTGGAAAATTCTTAGAAGAGAAGAATAATCAGAGTATAACTTTTGAATATCTGGATTTGTCGTATACCGATTCTCAATGCTTGTTGCTACATTAGTTATTTCACCAATACGATTATCTCTTGTCATTACCTCATACTCAATTAAATTTTCTTTCGTATATGATTTTGATTTTGCCGTAACCTTATCTTCAACATCAAGAATAATATGTTTGTCAATTTTTGAATCAATAACAATTGGTTCGTTGCACAAAAAGAAAATATCCCCGTCAAAATCTGCCCCTCCCTGCTGCGGGGCAGATATATCATACATATTAAACATCACGACATCTTGATCTTTAAAATATCCGAACCATTTATTTAAAATGTCATTTCGCACAATTTGAATCTTGTTTACTTCAGATGGATCCACAAGAGGAGATCTAAAAGAAGCACAATATCCTGGTTCAAAATTTGCAGTATATAATTCTCTTTCTTTTAAGCAACCGACTGGATTTTCTCCGACTGCATATTGAAGATAACCAATCATATCACCAACACCTGTATGATAAAAACCAGAACAATAAATTTTTCCTACTTTTGCCTCATCAATGGATTTTTTTAATTTTCTATAAATAAACTGCTTTACTGCAGGATCCTTCAACATTACATCATTGATCAATGCTGCTTCGAGATATTTACTTTCTGGCTCATATCCATCTGTATCATTTATACCCATGAATTTGTAGGTATAAAATTTATCTCCTTTAATAATCTTCTCGAATAGGTTAGTAGTGTATTTTGCCAATTTGATGATTTTTCCATCATTGTCAGGATTTAAAACGTCATATTCTTTTCTATTTTTATCTACAAAACTATTGATGTATTTCTCATTCCATAGATCAAGACATTGTAAATACTGAAAATTCATTCTGGTATACTTGTTTAAATGCTTTACATGATGACTATACTTACTGATGCCTAATTTAAACTGATATTTATGTAATGTCTTCATATATTCGATCCATGCATCATTTCCATATTTTGATTTAAAAATCTTATGACCTTTAAACATCGAAGTATTCCAAATGCAATCAATATCATCAATTTTATGTTCATATCCGTAGACATCAGTAATAGTAGTATATCCCCACTCCTTTAGAATTTGTTTAAATGGAACATATACAGAATACCCTTTTATAAATGGTAAACGTACCTGATTGCCTATAACGTCATAACCTAAATCCAGCTGTGCACTGACGGTTTCCATAAATTCTCTTTCGTGACAACCACATCCATCAAAAGGAGATAATCCTATATCTCTTAAACCTTCTTCAATTTCTCTAACTTTATATTTTTTGGACTCACCAGTTTCTTTGTCTACGAAAGTTTTTTCTTTTTCTACAACATATTTAATGAGCTGATCATTTAAAGTTTTTTCATATTCATCGATGATAACAATATTTGGAATATAATCTTTAATGAGAGTACAAGAACTAAATGGAAGGCATCTTTGCGCTTCATATTTAGAAATAACACACTCATCAATTTCAATATCCATTTGAGTGATCATGTATAATTCATCGAAAATTTTGTCACATACAAAAGCAGTAATACCATCTTTACCCTGCGATGCAGATTTTCCAAAACGAGAATAATGAATGCCGTTATATGTAAATCCGTTATTAAGGATATCTCGCAGTGCGGTTTCTTGTTTTGGATTCTTTTTTGCTACTATAAGCATAAGCTCTTTAATATGTGTCGAAAATCTACCTCTTAACCTTTGAATCTGATCAAATAACAAGGAATCACCTTGTTTAATAAGATATTCATTATCTATTTCTTCATTTTTACTTAGACTCAAATCATATTCTGAATCAATAAGCTTTTTAATTGGTAACTTAACTAGAGTATATTGAATTGATTTTATAACAAACACCACCATTCATAATTATTTTCTCTTTATTTATTCTCCCTATTCTCATTTTTTCTACTCAATTTTTTCATATGCGTATCCATCATCTGTGGTATAGTAAACATGTTTTATCCCCATATCTCTAATAGCAGCCATACAAGATGGGCAAGGTCGTGCCAGTTTAAATACACCACCATATCCTGCACGGTATATGTACAGCTTTACCTTTGAGAAATTAATATCCATATCACAGATTGCAGCCAGACAATTTATTTCTGCATGAAGTCGAGGCAATGTCTTATAACCTTTGTCGTATTCAATATGTCTATATCTGTTATATTTTTTCTGTAATGGGTGAGTTTTAATGGTATTACAACCGATAGAAATAATGGATCCTTGATAGACGGCTACACAGCCTACATGAGTTTTATGATAATCAGATAGGAGAGCAGTTTGATAAGCTTTCTGAAAATATTTCTGATCTGTCTTAGTTATCATGATTTTTTCTACTGTCTCTCTGCTTAGACCAGGCTTCACATGATTTATTGAAAGCAATATCTCGCATAAGGCATTCATCAATTTCTGTCATACTGTATGGATGACCGTATGCGTTACGCGCAATTACGCCTCCAAATGTGTGCTGATACTTATGGTTCTTTGATTCGATGGCTACTGTTGTGTTCATTGTTAATTTCTCCTTTGATTTGTAAAATATTTTTATTCATTGCAATCACCTTCCTGTGTGCTGCATTAATTGTTCCTATATATTATTATTCTCTAAAAGTTTTATTTGCTTTTCGATTTCTTCATCGCAATTATAAGTTTTGTCAATCACCTGATTACCATAACTATCTTTTGTGAAATGTCTATAGTCTGCAAAAACTTTAGGTGTGGTAATATATTTTTCACGGGTTGAGGTGTTATCTTTGATTCTTCTCATAGCTTTGGATTTTATAATTTTTAATGCGTCTAAAATTTCTACTATCCTACCCACGTAACGTTCTGAAAGTCCTGTTTCATCTGAAATGGTTTTATAATGCCGGTAACAGCATAATGGGGATGTTGAAGATCTATTCATATTTAGACGGAGATAAGATAGAAGCAATAGAATATATGCAGAAGACATACGGATCGTGTCTACGGAAGTTCCCTCTAGTTCTTCTTTAAAATTTAAAATTTTTTCAAGTTCATCGAAATAAATAATTCCGAAGCGATCTGGTATATCAAATTTTTCAATATTAAGTTTTACCTGCAGGTATTTCATAGAATTGGTGTGTTCTTTTAGGCACTTTTCAAAATCAGGAAATGTTTCAAAATAATTCTGGTTTGCAAGAAGTAGTAATGTATTATAATATTTCTGATTAATCTTTCCATCTCGGTAATTTGGCTTAAGTTTTGACCAGTGACATAATTCTGTAGTAGAAAATGCCACTGTGTCATCAAGAGAACGCCTTGCACATAAGTATGAAAAGATAATCACACGTTTATCCGATAGGGCAGTATCATATATAATTTCTTTTGGGATCTTCACATAATTAGGCAAGACGTATCACCTCACTATGCTACAAATGAGCTTATTTTACTGCTATCTACCACTTTTAATGTATTAATGAGTATGTTTGTTATTTTCATATTCATTTTCAATCTCCTTTGCAATTTTATTACAATATAATTTATACAGTTTTATAACTTCATCATTTGAAAATCTAATCGTCATATAATTATTCTCCAAAAAGAAAATTCTTCGCATTTTATCTTTTAATTGCTGTAGTTTGTTTGTATGATTTGATCCGTCTATTTCAATTATCGTTCTCGATTTTCTATCTACAAAATCGGCAATATATCTTTTTACACCATATTTTTTGTATCCATCTTTACCTGTTCCAAATGATATTTGGCACTCCAAGTATGGATACATTTCTTTAAATATTCGTTCATGTTTCGTGGTAAATTTATCATTACAACCGCCATGTAAATTAGATTTTTCATAAATTAAATAATCTTTATAATTATGTACTTGGGTTATAACATTGTACAACGGTAAACTACTCTCAAATATTTTTTGAGATAAATCAGACAAACAAATGTTATTCATTTTAGAAAGCTTCTTTTTTAATAAAATCCAATTAAGACGTTCTTTGGAAACATCTATAGATTCTTGATACTTTCTATTAAAAACATTCAGTTCCTCAATGTTAATCTGTTGCATTTTAATTCCTCCAATTTAAATATTTTGTTTTCAATATCTTATTCTCATAATTTTAAAAATCCATCTGGGCATTTAGGTACATCATTTCATACCTAAAACTTGATCTGTCAAATCCTAAAATAAGAGAGTAGTTTTGCATAATCTGAAATACCGATTTATGCACATTTATATATACTTAAAATTCACTTTATCAGACTAAAGCAAAAATACATTTAGGTACATGTAGGATATACCCAAAAGTGAAAAATTCCTTCATTTGGGTACATACCAGCTATCACTTTTGTGCAGTCCATATCAAGATAGACTCATATATATCAAGAGAAGAGTATTGTACATTCACAATAAATTGTTCATGTACGATTACGGGCTTCGCCCTCTATTTTGTTCTCTCTTTTTCTTTCTCTTCATTTGTTTTCTTCCTTTTGATGTTTGGGTACTTATATGTGTACCTATCTGTACGTTTTTTCTTCTTGTTTATTTTTCTCTATTTGGGTACATAGTTTATATACCTAAAATGAAGTGGATAAAATAATCTGGTTTTAAATTCGATTTTCTTTCTCTTTTTTCATCCATTTCCAACCATTTTCACATAAAACACATTCGTATCCTCTTTCTTCTAAGATTTGGGTACATGCTTCAGCTCCGATCCAATCATAATCTAATGGTTCCTGGCAGCAGTGTAGGTAATAATCAATCTGTCCTATTAACCATTCATCTGAATTATCTTTGTGATGCTGATAAAGTTCTTCTTTTAAAGCTATATATTCTTGTTTATGCTCTTCATCAAGTGTTGACCATAAATCTACCGGATATAACGTCATCTTATTTGTATCCTTTCTTATATAAATCTTTGCATACTGCATAACCAATGGATGCTAAATCATTACCCTTTTTAATGTTTTCTTTCCAGTTCTGCATACATACCTCTATAGAATTGGGAAATTTATAAGTCTTGTAAAATTCATACATGATTGCATATAACTCTTTAAATTCTTTTACTGTATAAATCTTTGTTTCTTTTGATGCCATTTTGAATTACCTCATTTTCTGTTTTATTTTATTGCTATATTATTGTTCTCCATTTTAAAATTTTTTCTTTGAATTTCTTTTTGTCCTGTTTCTGATCAGAAGAGTAATTAACTTTCTTCATATGCTATTAGTAGACCTACGATCACTTTTTGAAGGTCAAAATCCATTTGAATGGTCCAAGTGATAAGTTGCTAGGGTGTGAGATTTAACCGTCTTATTTTTCTGTGAGATAAGATTTAAGCAAATGAATATTTTTGGTGTTTTATTTAGGTACATATTTTTTATCCCTAATTCTGTCTACCTTGGAAATTCTTTCTTCGCAGGCTCAGAAAGACCGTCCCTAATCATAGGGACTATTTCTTGTTAGTTTTATATAGGGAAATGGTTAATGATCAGAATAAGATATTCTATAAAATTATTTACATGGGATTTGGTGACTCTGTGTAAGTTTTTGATACCTATTTTCGTTTCTAAGTACGTGAGTGGTAAATTGGTAGTATAAGAGAGTAAAATGGCTAGAATTTTTCTGAGCATAAATTTAAGCAAATGATATTTTAGAGATATGATTTAGGTACAAAAATAAGACACCCTAATCAGGATGCCTTATCAAAAATGGTTGTATATTTAGTTTGGGTTGTTTCTGGCTGCATAAGATCATACTGTCGTAAAAGTGTATCTACTACATTTTCAAATAATACTCTAATGTGTGGTGAATGTTCAATGGCATCTAAAGTATAACATGTTTCCAGCTTGTTTTCGTAGCAATAATCTTCTTTTAGCTGATTTAAGTCTATATCAGGATAAAGATTCTGCATTTCTCTGTATAAGTTCTTGTATAATTCCGTATAAGAAATATCAAAATATTCTGCTAAGAGCTGATACTTTGGGAACATCTTTGTAGACCAATAGGAATATTTACGCTGAGAGATGACTTTCTGTGTAGTTTTAAGATTATTGATTTCATTTTGCATAGCAGTAATAGTAGTAGTGATGTCTGTCATTGCTTTTGCCAGGTCTGATACTGTTGTAGTTAATGAAGATACAGCGTTTGCAACCTGTGTAAAATCGTTCATTGAAACCAAATCATTGTGTCGGTATTTTTCTACAATATCCCATACCCAATCCATGAAAAGGTTTGCTTTTGGCTGTCTGGACCAACGGCAGATTTCCATAACACCACGTTCTGTATAATAAACACGCTCTTGTTCTTCGCTCTTAGTCAGGTTAGTACCAATTTGGTACTGACCTAATTTCATTCTTATACATAATGGATCTAATCTATCCTTATGCTTAAGATGAATTCTTCTAATACACATTGATGGATCAGCATATTCTAACGCCTGACCAATCTGTTCTCTTGTGAGAAGGATATCATCATTCATGTTACGGTAAAAGCTACAAGATAAATTGTTAAAGGTTTCTGTGGTTACTAATTTTAATGTACTCATTTAGTTGTCTCCTTATGTATTTTGCTTTGTTAGTGGTTACATAAGAATATTCTCCTAATGAGTTAGGATTTGTTTACAGTTTAATTTGTAATAAAATCTTTCTTTGTATATTGAATGTTGTATGTTATAATCATGTATAAGTCATATAATTTTAGGAGGAGAGCATGAGAAGATCGTTAAAGGATTTGCGCGGTGTCGAAAAAGATTCATATAAAGGTTTGCCTGAAGAGCTGAGAGAGTTCAATTATTATATTCCTGATTGTGGCAATGTAATTATGGCTGTGCCTGAGTGTTTATTAGAGAAAGCAGAAGAAAACGGTGAACTGGATATGTTTGAGTGTCCGTTTCCTGTAAAGTATGTGTTGGAAAAAGGATATAGAATGTATAAAGATCACGTTATTTGTGAAGGAAAGTATGATAAGTTTGTTGGATTGCAGGTTGAAGAGGATTATTATGAATATAATAGACCAAGTAAGAGTAGTGGCGGATCAATATATACAAATGCGTTGATTAATGCTCTCAAAGGTAAGGTCTTTCCATCTTATATAGGGATGTCAGAAGGCACATTATTTGATATGAGTGATACAGGAGCTACTTTGACCATGCTTATGTATGATCCTGAAAAAGATGAAATTGTACAGTTTGATAGGTCTAAACCAGTTGAAATTCGATTTGCTGCTATAAAAGATGTCATTATGATGACTATTAAATTGGGCAATTTAGAATGGTGGGAAGCACCATACAGTGTTCATTTAAGTAGGAATTTGACACGGATGCCGGTCATTGAAGATGGTAAGGGTATTAATCTTACTTTGATGTTGGTTAATATTAGAACTGGAAGAGTAGAAAATGTAAAAGTAGTACAGCTATCTACAGAATTTAGTGTTGCGCTATGTAAGGCTATTGATAAGCAGAGATCTACGAAGTTCTCGAATACAATGTATAATATAAATATTGATCGGTTATATGATATGTATACTGCGGATCAGCTGGCAGAAATGGGTACTGTAAGGTGTAAGATTGGTTAAGTGAAATGAATTTATAGTTATAAAATGGAATAGATTTGTAGTATAGACATGATGATAGATATGTGACAAGTTAATAATCGGATATATTGGAGCGATCCCTGAGTAATGGTATGTAATGTACTGTTACTTGGGGATTTTTTGTTGTGTTGTTTGTGGGTGCGGATTGGGGAAGGTGAAGTGGCATTTTGATGTGTATTATGGGGTGGAAATGTCTTGTCGGATTTTTACTTTAATATAAGGAAGAGATTGATGCGACGGGTGGAATTTTGAATTTTGAGATGTTTTAATTTTTGAAAATTTGGTGCGATTTTTATTGAGATTGCGGGATTTTTACGATAAAGGGGTCGATAACAGTTTTTGAGGTGGTGAGGTGCGATTTTTGGTGTAGTTGTGGGGGAAATGGAGTGTTGGGATTTGGAATGTAGATGGGAGAGGAGCGTGATACACCTGGATGAGTTGGAAGTGGTGGGTGATTTGGGAGAGATGTTCAAATTTTAATTTGAAAGTTTGATTTTGAACTTAGTGTGTAGATGAAACAGCTACCGGCTCTGGTGAAAACACTTTAGCACTTTAAAGTTTTAACCAGCCCCCATAAACAATAATAGTAATAATTACTGTTATTCTACACGGTTTTTTCCCATTTCACCGTAGTCGAACATATGTTCTGTTATTTGATCCGACTTCTGACAATCGAACATATGTTTGCTTGCGGGCTGTGAGTTGTAATAGTTTTTAAAACTCTTGTATGTAGTATTGATAACTACATGTAATGACATTTAATACTATAAGAAGTAGTTCGGTATTGAAAAAATAATATCGAAAAAAATTAAAATTGTTGTTGACTATCACAATACATTGTGATATATTATAGTCAAGTTCATAAAGAACGACAGTGGGAACGCTGTTATAGCACTTTTAAAAGTTTTTTCAAAAAAGTGTTGACTATCACAATACATTGTGATATAGTCATTAATGTAAGAACTAAGTAGTTCAAGTTCTTACAAGCCGCTAAAATGCCCATGTGAGGCGGCGGCACTGTACATTTACAATTTGATTTTATGTTTTTCGGTATCTGGTTTGAGACCAGATTAATCAGTCCGTTATTTGACGGTTACGCCGAAAATACATATGAAAAGAGGTGAGACCATGCTCATTTTCTTAAAATATCTGATAGTTGCCTCTATCATTTATGTTACTTTAAGTAATAAGCAATAATCCCACCAGTAGTAGAATAGTCTACACCCGTATTCTATTCTACTACAATCTTTTCAACTGGTCAAGTTCTTGACTGGTATTTCAAGTTATAAGAAAAGTGCTTGTTTTACGTGTTACTCTAAGGGCGGAACGATAGTTCCCGCAATACTTCCTAGAGGTATAGCAGACAATGACATATTGACAAGTGTTTCCGTTGGTTCTTAAATCTTCCAGCGTACAAATTAAATAGTAGGTTATAGGCACTGACCTGATACAGTGCTAGTTCCTCAGCTTATTACTTTGGGAACGTGGCTACACATTTATGTGTAGTAACAGGGTGGTTCCCTATGGCAATAGCTTATTAGTTCGATGTCTATATTCTAGGCGTGGGCGCTAACAGGACAAACGGCAACGGCAAGTAGTTGAAAAGCTACACAATAATAACTCATGTACTTATTAAAAAATAAGAAATCATGTAAAAAACATATGAGACAGACTTATATATAGTGTAAGCAGTTGACAGGGTAAAACCTGTTAATCATATATACGCTGGTCGGGTAATGCTGACAGTGTATGTATACTATGACTACTATATCACTAAGCTCTGTAAAGTTATACATATTCCAAGGGGCTGACATCAACACTACCAGTCTGCCCTTTGGCAGTGTGCATAACACGTAACTAATAAAATATTTTATACCCAACATGGGAGAAAGATGAGGTAACATTATGGCAAGAACTACATTAGCAATCAATTTTTTCGCAGAGGATATTACTGTAGCATTACGGAATGAGTTTATGGACGCAGTAGATTATGAGGCTGCTTCTATGAATATTCAGATGTTAGAGGCTGATATTGCCCGTCTGAATACTCAGGTAACTAATCTGAAAAATAACCAGAATAAGACTGAAGAAGAAAAGGCTGTAGCACTGGCAGACCTTGAGCAGAAGATTGAGGATAAGACCGCAGCGGTGGTAGAGTTTAAGTCTGAGACTGAACGGTTACAGTCTGTTTATGACAAGGTCATTACAACTATGTCACAGAAGAATAAAGATGGTTACGGCAACTCTAAAGATGTAGTACGGACAGTTCTGCGTGTATTAGGCTCATGGAATAACTCTAAGCTGACTAAGTACGCTATCATTCCAGCTTTTGAGTCTCCCGCACTTCATGATGCTTTAGAGACTATTCACATCTTATCTAAAGCTGATGAGAATGGTGCTGTAATTATGTCTGATGATGTCAAAGCAGCATATAAGAAAGTGTCTGCCGAACTGGAAACTATTATTAAGGTCACATTTAGTTTACCATTTGAGACATCTTATACCAGTAAAACTCGTGTTAAATTAACAGCAGAGGATAAAAAGCTTCTGAATGACTGTTATATTAAAAGTTTCCGCAATAAGTATGATATTGACGAGGAGACAGGAAAAGTATCATTCAAAAAGCGTCAGATTAACACACTTGTAAAGGGTAAAATGAATAAGCAGACCAAAAAAATGGAATATGATTATTCTGCCCTGGCAAGTACAATAAGTGAAATTGTAATTAAGCATTATTTCGCAGACTAATTAAATAAAGTGTATGGTCAGAAGGGCGGATAAATTCCGCCCTTTTATAGTATGCATTTTAAGAAAGTGAGGTAAAAGTAAATGAAAATTTATACTCTTTTAGGCACAGACTATATTTATGGAAAGCAATTTATTATGGGTTCAGTAGTAGAAACATTATCTAATGGTGTAATTATAGTATGTTCCAACTTTACCACTCCAAGAAAAGAAAAACTCATGGTAAAAGTGTATGATCCAGTCCATGCAAAATGGGGCAATGCACTTATGCGAAATGAGTATACGGAAAGTTTATGGAATTACCATAGAAAAATACAGCGTAAGAAAAAAGATAATTTAGATTGTACTAGCATGATGAAACATGATAGAAAACGCAAATGCGGATCTGGTGGAGTACGTCTTACACCATTCTGCGGACAGGTCACAGACTACGAATGTGCAAAAAATCCTCTGCATGATTTCCGCAGAGTATGGAACTAGGGAAGGGAGAAAATAAGTATGAGTATGATACAGATACAGAAAATGTGCGTGAATATTTATCACGATTATATAGGTATGGGTAGAAGACAGAACATGGCAGATAAAGAGGTTCTGTCTTTAATTATGCGTGAATACTGTCAGTCTATCATTGATTGGGAAGAAGTAAAGTGGCTTTGGATAAAATACCTGGAAAAAGGAATTTTAGATTTTGCTGGTGCTATTAAGTTGGCAGAAAAAAGAATGGAGGTAGCGAAATGATAACAGGAATAACAGACTTTGTTTGGGTAATGTGCGTATTTTTCGGCGGTATGGTTTGCGGAGCAATATTTAAAGAAATGAATGAGGAGGATTAAGAATATGAAAAGAGAAATGACTATGACTAGGGGAGAAATGAGACTGTATTTAACTGGCAATGCCAGTGTATGGGTAGGCAAGACATTTGCACATGGTAAAAACATGCGCATGGTATCCAGGTTCACAGAAGAGGCAGATTATACTTGTGAGTATGATGGTGAGGATCTGGGTGATGGATTCTGTACACATGATGTAGACGAGGCACTTGACTGGTTATTCGGTGTACGGAAATCAAACTACCAGAAGCATTATTTCTACTTTGCGTCTGGGGAGAATGTAAAATCAATCTGCTTTTACACATCAGAGGATGCCTGGGAGTTTGTGAAAGAATACGCAAGTTGTGGTTATGATTGCGTAGTAGAAAGATATATCTAAAGGCAGACCATGCTCTGCCAGCTCTGAGTTATGGAAACCGCTACGAGGTTCAGAGTAGGCAACGGAATTATTTCGGCTAATATCCATAGGTAACTTGTAAACCAGTATAAAAACCGTTATACTTGACTTATAAAAGTGAAAGGCGGTGGAAAGGAATGGAAGGCATGAGCGAAAGCGAACTGATTGCTGTATTAATCGATAAGTACACTGATTTACAGCGAATCAAAAAAGCAAACGGCGGAGTAGAAAACGCAGAACTTGATTATCAGATTAAAGTAACCACTGCGAAATTAGCTTCTATGAAGGTAAATGTAGAAGATTTAACTTTATAATCCGTCCGGGTTCAGGGGCAAGGGATATAAAAATTCCTTGCTCTTTTTATGCCTAAAATACAGGAGTATGCTTAGGGTAGTGCCTAGTATGACGGCAGAAGAGAAATTTTCTGTCGTTGATAGTGGGTATTATTGAAAGTCACAAATTTTTGTGATAGAATGGAGGTAATTATATAGGACGGAGGAAAAGAAATGATTATTTTCAACAAATTGGGACTAATATTAAAAGAAAGAAATATGGCATGGAAAGATTTGTGTAATGCTAATATATCTACTAATATGCCACAGCGATTTTCGCAAAATAAATCAGTTACAACGGACACTATCGACAAAGTATGTGAATATCTTAAAGTTCAACCAGGAGATATAATGGAATGGATCGAATCAGAAGATAAATTAAAAGAAATAGAAATTAAACAACAAATAGAGTTTTTACAAAAGCAACTCGCGGATCTTAAAGGAGGCAAATCATGACCATAATCGTCGCATATATCAAAGATATAGACGTTACAACGCTCTTTACAGAAAACATCATGTCTAAAATCAACCATAAGACAGGTGAAGTATCTCACACAAAGGTAAATGACTTTTTACCAGATGGTCGTGTTCTTACATCAGACCTTTTCCAGAAATGGAAATCAAAGTGTACTAAGACATGTACGTTTGATGTTTTTGATCCAAATTTTCAGTAAGGAGGCAAACAATAACCATAAGGAGTAATGAATACGTAATGTAAAGCATCTACCAGAGAAAAATCTGATAGGTGCTATTTTTATACCCAAAATAAGGAGGAAAATAATTATGTTAAGAAAATTCTTAGCCCTTTTCAAGCCAGAGGAACGCAAAACAGGGCTGTACAATGTCCTGCTAATGAACGGAGACCGAATCCGTGATGTAAAAATTATATTTGCATCATCCAGAAGTGATGCGATGGAAACGGGCGAAAGGTTGTACGGAGGTACAGCTAGGGACGCAAAAATCTTTCATGAAATATAGGAAAGGAGATGTAACACAATGAAAGAATACCACTTATGCACAGGAGTAAAAGGCAACGCAAATTATGAGATTACCGACATCCTGGCATACAGCATTGAGGAAGCTATAGTAAAGGCAGCCGTTTACCTTGGCTGGAAATTTAACCAGATAAGCGAAAGATTTTAAGGAGGGAAAACAAAATGACAAGAGAAACCGAAGTAAACGCATTAGCAAGAGAAATGCGGGAAAGCAGCTTATGGAGTCTTAGACAGTGTGAAGAACTCTGTAAGCTTGCAGACATGGAAACAGAGTGGAATAATGCAACAGCCGAAGAATTTGAAGCTGTTGTATTTAAGGCAGCAAAAAAGTTAGGCGTTGAAATTCTGTAGGGAAGAGGAACAACGGAAATGAAAAAGAAAATTACATATCTAATCATCACAGCAGTCATTTCTATGGCTGCTTTTTTAGTAGGCAAATCCATGCCAGATGCAAACCGCTATCTGGATATGGAAAGTGTAACAGACTATGTTGGTACGGAAACCGGACTAATCCTCTATACAGAGGATGGCTCAGGTTACTACTGGGAAAGATAATAGAAGGGAGAATATATTATGTGTATGAGTGATTGGAAGTACAAAAGACAGGCAATGACAGCAGCAAAACAGCTGGGATATGGAGAAACGGTAGTCTTACGGATCAAGGAGTGTAATTCCGTAAGCGAAATCGCCAGAATTATGCAGTCGACAAGAGAAAATATGCCATGGAGGTAGAAAAATGAGAAGTGAAACTATTACTACACTGTATACCCTTGATGAAGCCCGTAACATTATCCGCCGTGAGAATTTACGGAAATGGCGCAAGATAATGCGGTTATGGAAACAGAAAGCAATTGGTTTATTGCTGATTGCAATCACGGTTGCAATCGGTGAGATTTCAGGTATAGCGTTTGGTTTGTTAATCGGATTGAATCTGATTTTCACCAAAGAATATTGGTTTTAAGGAGGAAACGAAATTGTTAGATTACAGTACATTTTATGATATTGCCGAATATGGCAATAAAGCATGGCGGGGATATTTTACACCAAAGGAGGTTGCCGTTAATGCTTATGAATATCTGTATGCTTATGAAGAAAGTAAGGCAAGTGGCGAGCCAACAGAAACCATAAAAGAATTGGCACGGTTACTTGCTCTGGATGGAAGTGACCAGTGTAAAACCTGGCTGTATTACATTGCAGAGGCTCTTGATCTGATTGATATGGATTGGAGAGACTACGCAGATACAGACGAGTGGCTGAACCAATTTTTGACTTGACAATATGGCAAAATTGCCATATTATACTCATAGAAACACACATCGGAGGAATTTATGAGTAAATTTACAGTAGAGTTTTACGAAAAAGGGAATAATATCCCCGTAAAAGATTTCCTTGATAGTTTAGACAATAAAATGAAGGCAAAATTATCTATGGAAATTAAACTTTTGGAAGAGAAAGGCACAGCATTAAGAATGCCATATAGTGAACATTTAAAAGATGGTATTTTTGAATTGCGTGCAAAAGTAGGAACAGATATTTCCAGAGTGTTATATTTCTTTTATTATGAAGGAAGAATAATATTAACACATGGATTTATCAAGAAAACACAGAAGACACCGCCAAGCGAAATTGAAAAGGCAAAAAGATATAGGAAAGACTTCTGGGAAAGGTATGGTAAGTGATATGAAATTTGACGATTATTTACAAGAACAATTAAAAGATCCTGATTTCAAAAAAGAATGGAATGACATCCAGCCAGAGATGGATGTCATTCGAGCTATAATTGATGCGAGAGAAGAACAGAATTTAACGCAAAAGGAATTAGCAGAAAAAGTTGGTATGAATCAAGCAGATATAAGCAAATTAGAAAATGGAACCAGAAATCCGTCATTAAAACTTTTGAAAAAGTTAGCAACTGGATTAGGTATGGAACTTAAAATCCAATTTGTTAAACAACCTAAAAATATGCTACGGTAATAGCCTGTATTAGAAACTCATACAGGCGAATACAGAAATACAATTAAATTCTACGATGTTATATAGCACCTGAGTAAAAAACTTAGGTGCTATTTTTGTACCCAAAATCAAAAAAAAATAAAGAGAAAAAAGGAGATAAAGATTATGTGTAGAATGTTTGAAGTTGTTACAGGAAAGAAATCTAAAGGAAGTGTAGACAAACTGGAAGGTTTGACAAAGATGTACACAGATATTCATGAGGAAATTGCAATCATCAGAGTACCTGTTGAACTGATGGAGATTGATCCACGGTATCAGACAGATGTGAGAACAGAACGTGATTTACAGTATCTTGTACGGAACTGGGATGAACGAAAGTTAATGCCTCTTATGGGTGTACCTCATTGGGAAGAAGGTAAAGTTTATATTGTTGACGGTTATGGTCGTTGGATTGCAAGTCAGCTTGTAGATAAAAAGAAATATAAAGATTTAAAAGTACAGATGATTCTTAACGCACCTACTGATCCAAAAGAAAGACTGGTTTTTGAAGCGGAAATGTACGCTTTTCAGAACAGAGACGTAAAAGATTTAAGTGCAATTCAAAGACATGGCGCAATGATGATTTTACATGATCCAGCAACAGAAACCATTGAAAAATTAAAAGAAATTTATGGTTTTGAATATACAAATAAACAGGGAAATAGAGAAGCATCTGTTTTAGGTTCTTATGCATCAACTTTAAATCTCTGCAAAATTGATAATGGTCAGTGTGCAAAATATATCTTTGAAGTATGCAAGATGGCAGGTTTTGATAGAAAGCCAAACGGGTACAGCTCTTATGTAATGAGAAGTTTAAGAGATATTTATAAGCTATATGCGAATGACAGAGTAGATACGATGATGTTACTAGCAAGGCAGCTTAGAGAAATCACACCGATGATTTTAAGATCAAATGCAGTTACTAAGTATCCAATGCTGGATATGAGAACAGCAGTATCTTTATATGTTGAAGATTTAGTTGTTGAACATCTTGGACTTAAGCAGTCAAGAAGAGTAGAGGGTACAAAAATCGTCCCGATTGAAAAGAAAACTGCATAAATATACATAATATTCAAAAGAAATATACATAGTTAGACTTTGCGGGCAAGGCAACTTGTCCGTGAAGATGTAACCATGTAAATGCAAATTCAAGGAGGAACACATATGAAAACAACAGCTACTTATAAGAACGTAGGAATGGTTAGTATGAGAGCAAGAAAGAAAATCGGTTTTGAAAAACCGATTCTTTTATGGGTATCTTATGAACCGGTAATTGAAAATGAAAATAGAGTTATAAAAATCAATCTTAGAGGACTGGAAAATCCATTACCATTCAATTCTCTTAAGACTGATACATACGGAATTGGCAGGTTACATCAATGGTTAGAAGATCATGGATGGAAACTAATCGGTCAGTTTAGATAGGTAATTAGATAATGTACTCAATCATAGGTGCAAATGAACGGTAGAAACCTCTTAGTCGAAGGTACGTTTTTCTCAGAAAGCGAAATTGATTGAGTACATTAATGTGATTATGTATCACAAAAAATAAAAGCGAAAGGAGAATACTATATGTGTCGGAAAGTGAAAATGGCACCTGTGTCAAAAGTAAAGTTTACTCAGGCTTTACGAGGACATGGCTATGTACTTGACCGAACTAATGGCGGTCATGAGACCTGGAAAAAAGTTGTCACTAAGACTTGTACGATTCCAAGTCACGGAACGGATATTTCAGCACCATTAGCGAAACGGTTAAGCAAAGAACATAATTTAGATTTGTTTTAAGGAGGCAAAAGAAATGGCAGATTACAAAGTACGGTTAGTTGCTGGACGGTATTGTCTGGCAGAAACAAAAAATAATTGGATTGTAGGTTGCGGTTATAATCCAGACAGACCAGAAGGACAGCAGTGGGAGCAGGGAAAATATTTCTCTAAGGCAAATGGTCTTATGGGTGTTTTAGGCTTATATGGTGCAGTTGAATACATGTATAGCCGCCTGGATAAAAATTACATTGCAAGAGAAAGGTTAATCGAGTTGGCAACACGGTTTAAGGATTGTGCTAATGGAGATGAGGATATGGAAAACGTGATTGACGACATGGAAGATTACGAGCTAGATTTTTTCGGAATTGAAAGAGAAGAATAGAATTGAAAAGAAGCATTGATGACATGCTATCTGAATTATACAAATTAGATAAGGCAAATAATTATTCTATCCGTTATATGTGTGGCAGATTAGAAACAATATGACATATGAAGGCATTGATACAGATGCTGGATTTAATGCAGCGAAAAAGTGGCTATTGAAAAATATGAAAGAAATATCACGGAGCAGATTATAAGAACTTGCAACACTTTTTAAAGATGGACTTATTTCCGATAATAGAGAGAGCGCTTTAGAGTATTTCTATGGAAGAATGGAGATGATAACAAAATTATGGAACGCAGAAAAGTATTATTTACAGATGGGATGTCAGACGATTTTCTTCTTATCATAACAGATGCACCAAAGGCAGATATTGAAAAATATTGTAGATGGCATGTTGAGCAAATAGAAAATGGTTGGAAGGATTGTGAAACATTTCAGCCATTAAAAGCGATGTACTATATCAAAGAATTGCTTGATAGCGAAATTGATGGTAGAGATGATTTAGAACTCATCGGTTATGATGAGTGTTATGATTTTAGCACTTATCATAATTAAGAAATGGATAGTTGATTACGTTGTAGGTAATACATACAAAGTAAAGTATGTGGAAGCAAAAACAAATACAGAAGCAATAAAAAAAGGCAAAAGTAAAAAACATTGTGGATTTAAACCCAGTAGATGAAACAAAGTAAATTCGCATTTCTTTAGAAAGGATGGTAGATATTATGAGATATTATGATATTCACATAAATTATGACGGAACAAAAGACGGAGCAGGTTATTCTATATTTGTTAAGGCAAATGTAAGTAGTGAAGATGAAGTGTTACAATATGCCATTGATAACCATCTGTTTGAGGAAGATGGAGATGAAAAGTATGTTGATTATGTAGAAGAAATTGACGAAGAAGATTATCACGATGCAACAGGCAAATAAACTAAAATTTTATAAAAAGCAACATTTCATTGAAAAGGAAGGTAAATATGTTTTTAGTATATGAGAAAAATGATCTTGGTAGGCGCGATGTAGATTGTGTAGAAGAAAGTGATATGAAATTATTCACTACAAAAGAAGATGCAATCAAAGATATGGAATGCAGGAAAACAATGTATATTGATGATAATGATAACGATTTTACATTTATGGAAGATGAAAGTTCTGAAAATTGCATTGTATTTGCTGATGAATTATCAGAGAACGAAGATGATAGAGCAGGAGAATTTCATATTTGCATGGTTGAATTAGAAGTACAGTAAATACGTGTTTCATAGAAAAGGAGAAAATTATGGACGGAATACAGATTTGGGAAGTTGTAGGCGTGGATGATTTAGAAGGCAGCGTTTTTGCACAATGTTCTACAGAAGAAAAGGCAAACAAAGCAATGCAATTATTAGAAAACGAAGGATTTGAAGATATGTTGCGTGTTGAGCAAAGTAGTTTAAGAATTGACCAGATAATAATAGGCGACAAACTTATTCAATTATAATCTATTGAAACTAAGATTTCAAGAAAAGGAGTGAAGGCAAATGTTTAAAGTTGGCGATTTAGTATATGTATCTAATCCAGATACGGAGTACGAAGAAGAGTATGGTGTACGGTATCATAAAAGTTTCTTTGGAACTGTAACAGAGGTAACAGATTTTACTAATGAGGTTTGTGTTGAAGTGAAATTCCCACAGACACCAAATGGATATGAAATGGAATGGGCTTACAATGAAAATGAATTGTCATTAGTAAGTGAACTTAAAGACTTAACTATTGAAGAATTAAGTAACAAATTTGGATTACAGGTTTTTGCAGAATATCTGTAAGGTTTAGCAACCAAACAAAATAACGCAACTAGAAAAGGCAGTTAGGAGAATAAATACCTAGCTGCCTATTTTATTACAAGAAAGCGAGGTTGATTTTATGAGTACCTATTATGAGTATCAAGATGTAGGCGTAATGATAGCGCATAAACTTATGGCAATGGACGGATGGGAAGTGTTCGGATACCATGCAGACCATAGCGACATGATGACAGATTATTACGATCCTGCTTATTGGGGTGGAATTGCTACAAAGAATGGATATACATTAGTTGTAAATCGTAGTAGTGAAGCAAAACCAGAAGAGATACGTAAATATAATTACGATGGAACACTTCAGGATAGAAGTATTTCAGAAAAGATTGCAAAGCTTGAGCAGATGACAATGGAAAGAGGAGCAAGCGAACAGGAAGAAGAATCAGCAAGGAAAATGATTGAGAAGTTACGGAGTAAGGTAAGCGAAGCTTCTGAAAAATATATTGTAACTGGTATCATTCCTGGACATATGGCAAACCCACCTAGAATGAATTGGCATATTGAAAAAGATGGTGTCTATGTAGCAAAGGGAAATGGAATTTTAAAATTTGCACATATTGACAACTATTATAGATATGAAAGCTATATGAAGGATATGCAGAATTTCAGAACAACAAAAAGAGAAGAATATAGAAATTCTTTAATATCTGAATATATGAGAAGATGGAATGATACAGAAGAAAGAGCAGCAGAACAGGCAGACAGTCATATTGAATCAATGGAAAAAGATAAAGCACTTATGGATCAGTTCGAGACATTTATCAACAAGATTGATACTACTTGCGGTGGAATGCTTGGTGAAGGAGATGGAACTGTATATGAAAAGGTAAAAGTTACTGAATATAAAAAGGAAAACAAAGCTATAGAAACAGAAAATGGATGCGTCAAAGATGGTCAGTGTTTTATATTAAAATCATCATTCAATTACGGCAGAAATAAGGGATATGTTTACAGAATTAAAGCAACTGTATATGAGGATGGGAAAACTTCTTATTACGCATATAAACTTAATGGAAAGCTCACAAAAGAATGTACGGGAAATGCAAATCAGGCTAATCACTGGTTTATTGGTACAATGACTGATGGATTTATGAAATGGGTAAATAAAGGAGCTATTGCATGGTGTGAAATTCAGGAAGTAAAAACACCTTATGAGGTTGAAAAAGTTGTAAAGAAAGTTATTAAGCCTGATACAAACAAGACAGAAGAAAAGGCAACCGAAACTGACGTAGATGTAAACAAATATACTTATGAAGTGACAGAAGATACAGATACACGAACAGGAGAAAAGATATATCTTGCAAAGGTAATTGAGAAGTTAAGCCGTGAAGAATATATCAAGGTGAATCAGTATATCAAATCTATTGGAGGTTATTATAGTAAATTCAAACATGCTTTCTTATTCAAAGCGAATCCGTGTGAGAAATTAAACGCAACTATTAAAGAGACAGAGAATAATACAGTGGACGATATAACAGACCAGACAGAAATACAAATCACATACACTGTAACAGAAGATGTACATACCAAAACAGGTGAAAAGTTATTTGTAGTAAAGCCTGATACAGAACTTTCAAAGTCGGATTTTGCGAATGTAAAGCGAAAACTTGCATCATTACAGGGATTTTACAGTGGTTTCAAAAAGGGATTTATATTCAAATATGATCCAACTGAAAAACTTAGCGCAGTTTAATGTAAAGGTGGTTGAAATATACCACCTTTTATAATGAAAGGAAATGATAAATATGTTTACAGATAATAAAGATTTTTACCCAACACCACGGAATTTAATTGATAAGATGTTAGATGGGTTGGATTGGAAAATGATACATACAGTTCTTGAACCATCAGCAGGTAGGGGAAATATAGTCGAAGCATTAAAGAAAAAAGAGGATTTCAACAACAGATGGTATACAACAATCAAATTGAATATTGATTGTATAGAGAACGATACAAATCTAAGAGCAATTTTAAAAGACAAAAATTTCAGAGTTGTACATGATGATTTCTTAACATATGACACAATGAAAGAATATGACTTAATCATTATGAATCCACCATTCTCAAATGGATGTAAACATTTATTAAAGGCATTAGAAATGCAGCAGAGAAACGGAGGTGCAGTCATTTGTTTACTTAATGCTGAAACATTGAAGAATGAATGCACAAATGAAAGAATAATGCTTAATAGAATGTTGGAAGAATATAATGCAGATATTCAGTATATTCAGGATGCGTTTGTCGATGCAGAAAGGAAAACAAGTGTTGAAATTGCATTGATAAAAGTAAAACTTCCAGAAGTTCACAGAGAATCATTCATATTTGATAACTTAGAGAAAGCGAAAGAACATAGAGAGTATACATATAATGCGGAGAATACGCAGGTCGCAGAAAATGATTTCATAAGGGTAATTGTTGAACAATATAAAACGGAAGTCGAAGCTGGTATAAGACTTATCAAAGAGTATTATGCAATGTCACCACATATTCTATATCAGTTTGGCAAAGACAAAGAAACAGGAGAAACAATACAAACTGGTGGATGCGTATTAAGTCTTAGCATTGGGAAAAACAGTGCATCAGTAAATGAATACATAAGAGAAATTCGTGGTAAATATTGGTCGGCATTATTTAAAAATCCAAAGTTTATTGGACAGCTTACTAATAATTTACAAAGAGAATACTACAGTAAGGTAGAGGAATTAAAAGATTATGAGTTCTCATTGCATAATATTTATGAATTGAAGATTGATATGAGTAAAAAGGTTATCAAGGGAATTGAAGATACGATTGTTTCGCTCTTTGAAGAACTTAGCAACAAATATTCATATTATGATGAGTGTTCAAAAAACATTCATTACTTCAATGGATGGAAAACAAATAAAGCATGGATTATAAACAAAAAGGTAATCATTCCATTAAGAGGTTGGAAAGACTTGGAATATTCATGGGGTGGATTTAAGCCAACGAATTATGATGTTGTAAGCAAATTAAGAGATATAGAAAAATGTTTCAATTATCTCGATGGTGGATTGACAGAAGCAGTTGACTTAGACCAGTCATTACAGTTTGCAGAAGAATATGGAGAATCAAAAGATATTGTACTGAAATATTTCAATGTAACCTTTTATAAGAAGGGGACTTGTCATATTACATTCACGAATGATGAACTGTTAAAGAAATTTAATATCTTTGGAGCACAGCATAAAGGTTGGCTACCACCTTCATACGGAAAGAAAAAATATTCTGATATGACATCAGAAGAAAAAGCAGTTGTAAATGACTTTGAAGGTGAAGTTGAATACAACAAGGTAATGTGCAACACAAGTTATTATCTGGCAGATACAAATAGCATGTTGATGCTGGATATGGCAGAATAGGAGGTCGTAATGAAAATTCACAAAACTACAGATTATTTTAACATTACGAAAGAAGAAGCGGGCAAGATTCGTAACGGATATGATACGCGAGAAGAAGCAAAAGTGTTGGATTCTGGACTTGAGCATTATTTCTTTGAAACCTTAGAAGGTCTTACGAAGGAATATAATTCTAAAGAACGCAAGGAATATACTGAGAAAAAAGGCTATGAAGTAATTTTATTTGAATTTGTAGCAGGTAATAGCAACAATATTAAATATGCAATGGTTTTTAAATAGGAGTGTGATTATATGGCATATTACAGTAGTCCACGAAAGTATGAAAACGCAACTGGCAAAAGATTTACAGATAAATGCCCATGTATTCATAGAACAGGAAGTGTTAAAGGTATGGTTAAATTAGGCTTTTGGAATAAAGATAGCGATAAGGTAAGACATGGAAATTGGATTTATCAGCAGCCATAAATCACAGGAAATTGTAATTTCAAACAGAGAATAAATAAAGGCAGATACAGAAATGTATCTGCCTTATTAAATAGGAAAGGATAGGTGCGAATATGATAGCGAATGGAAATTACATGCAAAGAGAAATTGCATATTGTGGAGGACGGGAACTTGAAGAAATGGATTATTTGCCTGTTAGGGAAAATATAGATGAAATTTTAGATCATCTTTTACGGATTGCATCGGATAATCCTCATCTCGAAGGTAAATGGGAAGAATATCACAAGGGTGTATACCAGGACAACTATTATGATTCCATTGATGGAATAGAGTATTTAGTTCAGCATGATATTGTGACGAATACATGCGTATTATACAAATTGAAAGGAAAATAAAAGGTATAAGTATGCATAAAAATTTTTATGGATGGAGTTTAGAAAGTGTGCATGAGGGAACTGTAGATACAAAATATACAGTTGAATATATCAACGATTCTAAAATTGCTGATGAATTAGAACGGAGCGGCGATCCGGCTTTGTATAACAAAAGAGAATTTGATAATGCAGATGAAGCGTTTGCCTATTATTTGAGATGGTATATGGATGATACATGTATCATTTTGAACTTGTGGGAAACGATTTATGTAAATAATGAAATGGTTCTTGAACAGAGAATAGAACCAGTTGGCTATACTAAAAATGTTATGCGTGAAATTGTCAGTAAAGAAATGAAAATGCGTATGGAAACTGCTGAAGAAGAAGCAGAACGGTTAAAGACTTCGAATGAATTGTATAAGAAGTTTATTGATAAATTTAACGCGAAAGAAATGTTTAAAGAATTTGTAAAGCAGGAAATGGAGGTAAATTGATATGAAACTTGAAATGTCAACAGATTTTCTACATTTGATAGAACCTGGAACGTATGGCACAAATCTTGGAGACGCAATGGAGAATCTTGATGAAAATTATTTTGATGATTTTAGAAATGCAATTGTTGAATATGGAATTGAAAAGATAAATGAAATGTTATCTGAGGATTCTATAGTTGCTTTGTTTGGAGAATGCAAAGCAGAAAACGGAAGTCTCAATAGTCCACGTTGGTATAATTACGAAAATGATTCTATTGAGTTTGATTTAATCGTACCAGACGAAACAATCAAACATGTAAGAAATGCAGAATATAATGATGAATTCTTTAAATGGGCAAAACAGAATTATGGTTCTTACAGTGGTTTCATTTCATTCTTCCCGTATAACAGAGATAAATTTGAAGTTGCATTAAAGACAGACGGTTTAGATTTAAGTCGTGCGGTCGGAATGGTTATCATGAAAGCATTTGATCAGAATTTTTGTGAAGAAGAAATAAATAGATGTCAAAGGGATTTTGAAGATGATGTAATAGAAGAGGGGAATAGAAACGGTTGGTTTGTTTATGAAGAAGACAATATGGAGGATTAATTATGTTTAATGAATGAACATCCTGATAACAAAGATGCAGTGATTGTAATGAATGGAGATATTGAAAATATAGCAAGGCAGATAGCATAGAAAGCGAGGTTAAGTAATATGAAATGGTACGAAACAAAAATTGGAAAGATTATCGAAGAAGAGTTTGATTCACGGATGGGAAATGCAGTATTTTCTTATATTATGAGCAACGGAATTGATGCGATTAAAGAATATACGGATGAAGAAATTGCCAAAATCAAAGGCAATGCATTATGCAAAGCAGAGTTCAACCAGGCATTAGTTAGATGTGCCAGAAGAATTTGTAGGGAATGTAAATGGATTGAGATGATCGAATTCATTCGGCTGTACTTATGGTGTGTTCCAACGGTAAATAATGTGTATCTGTATAGAGAAGATTTTACAGAAGAAACTTTCGCAGAATTATTAAATTCACTTGATTTAGAAGAAGAGGATGTAGGAAGCGAAATCAAATTGTTCGCAGTTGTTGATAAAGAATGTTTAAAAAGTGAGGGTAAATAATATGGAAAATAATAATCAGTTGTCAGAGCAGATGTTAAATGATATTGCAATATATATGGATAACAACATCAGGGAAGAGTTACATTTCAGGCTTGCTCCATGTGAGCCTGATTTGTTTTTACGAGAATATGTAAAGAGAGATCCTGCTTTTGCGGAATTACTTAAAACTGAATTTGGAATTGAGGTGGAAAGCAAATGAGATATTTAACCTATTACAAAGAGTATCCAATATATGAGCCAGCAGAAGGCGGATATTATTACGCTGGAAATGAAGTAGCACAAAGCGAAAGAATGTCAAAGCGAAAATGTAGGTCACGTTTCAATGAAATATGGAAAGAATGTGAAAAGGAAAACATCGAAAATGGATTCACAGAAGATGTAGATTGGGCAGAGGTTCACAACCGAACTGGAATTCATCCATGGATTAAATTTGATGATAATTATATATACAGAGAGTCAAATTACGTTGGTCAAGGCGAAAGTTATGTAATTGAAAGAAAACTTGGAAGTCAAAGAAAAGGTTGGGAACCATATTGTTAGGAGGAAAAATAGTATGATGACAGAAGAAAGATTCAAACAGACAAATTGGAAAATGTCTTATGAGGAATACAAAAAGTGTTATTGTCCAGGCTGCAACAGAAAGGATTGTCCACACAGAGAAGCTTTTAGGAGAGTGCCTGTTATTGATGGTGGTTTGGGTGTGTGTCCAAACTTAAATGGAAAATAAACAATGAGAGAATATATAAGAGGTAGAGAAATCTGCCTCTTATTTTATTGGAGGAAAATATGAAAGCATATAAATTGTTACGGAAATTATCAGATGGGAAATTATATCCACTATTCATTCATAAAACATATTCAACACCAATCAATGAATGGATGCAAGCAGAATGTTATCCAACAAAGGGGTTTGCAGTACGGAAAGGATGGCATTGTACATTTAAACCTATAGCACCGCATTTATCAATGAGACTTGCAAATGGAGAACAGAGAGTATGGGTTGAATGTGAAGTTGATGATTTTAGTACATATAATCGCCCAGAATCTCAGGGTGGAACATGGATCTTAGCACAAAGAATTAAAATTATAAAAGAGTTAAATGATAATGATGTTATGGAAATTCTACAGAATGCAGCTTAGGAGGGAAAGAAAATGAAGAGATATTTATTATGTGAATTAGATGATGAGCATTATGCGGAACCTGAATTCTATATTTACGATTCAAGGGAAGGTGCATTTAAAGATGCAGTAGAAGATTGTATCAATGCAGCAGATGGTGGAGATTTCCAGATGAAAGTTGAAAACAATCAGAATCGTATTTCTGTTAATTTTGATTATGAGAAGTTCTTTGTTACAGAAATTAAAGAACTGGATTTGGATGACGGAAATTATGCGATTATTCGACACCATGCTTATGAAGGTGTTGGTTTTGAAGTATTATTTCAGGGAACATACGATGAGTGCGTAGAGAAACGAAAAGAATTTATCAAAAAGGCATTTGAAGAAAATGATTATTCTGGTGGAGATAATAGTGATTTCGATATGGAAAATGATGCTTGTATTGATACTGGTATTGAGTGGGAAATTTACTCAATTGTGAAACTGCCGGAAAGTGAGGGATGAATATGACGACAATAAAGATTTATTGCAATAAGCGAAATCATAATAAGTATATTGAGGTTCGAAATGATGGTCACTATCACAATTCTGTGCGGCAATACATGGAATGGAAAGATGAAAATGTGAAAAATCTACTTGGTGATAGGCGGTTGCACAGATGGAAAATAAAAAATTTACAGGCTCTATTAGAGGATTATGAGGAGGTGTGAGTATGGAAAAGAAAACATTAAATATTCACGAATTTTTAAAGCAGTTTGAAAAGGAATATGAATTTCTGTATGACCATAATGATAATGTTGCTGGTGCTAGAAAAGCGGCGGATGCATTTGACGAGTTCTTAAAAACGCATAAGGATTTTGTAAGTGAGTTCGTAAGGTTCAGAGGAGATTTTATTTCCAGCGATAGGGAAGCAGCTGCGTTCATGTTTGCTTTAGAAAATATGGGAGGTCTGGATTGATATGACTAACGGATATGGATTAATGAATAGTTTAAAATTAGCAGAGAGAATTATTGATTGTATTTCAGATGGTTATGATGATGAGGAATACAGAGAAGAGGCAACAACTGCCTTATATAATGAATTATTACAGATTAATAATACCAGTAATATTAAAGCTGCATTTGTAATGTTATGTAAACGAATTGAAGAATTAGAAGCGTAATCGGAATAAATTAGAAGCTACAGAAATGGAGGAATAAAACATGAATAAACAGATTCCTGAATATACGATTATAACACGGAACAAAGTGTTAGAAAACGACATAGAAGATGTATTAAAAGAGCAGAATGAAAAAAGAGAAATTTTAGGACTGAATGGAAACGAATACATTTGTCACTTCTTCAATGTTGGTCCAGAATACAAAATAGTTTCAAGTATTGATGAAGCAACCGAATATCTGAATATGAAAGACGGTGCAGATTTAGTTCAGTTCTGCAATGGAAATTATGGATTTGTAGCATATTGTAACGGAAAAGAAGATGCTTTTGAGATTATAGGTTGAGGTGATGATATGAGTTTTAATGAAATATTTGAAAGCCTTCCGAATGAAATGTTCATACCTGATGAATTAGAGATTATGTACGAAAAAAACAAAGAATATGCACTTGATGAAATTTCAGATTGGTTATCAGACGAGACAGGATTTTGTCATGGCGGATTCGAAGTTGTAAAGGAAATCACAAAAGAATCTGTTGAGAATGAACTGTATGATTTCTTCAATGACAAAATGGAAACAGGCGAAGCACCTGAAATCGAATGGGTAAGACATTTATTGGTAACAATGGATAACGGAATTGTTATTGATTGTGTAGGTGGAAAGCAGATCAGATTGATTATTCAGGTAGATTAAGGAGCGATGATATATGAGTGAATTTACATATGAATGTTATGTAAATAAAGAAGAGATTTCAGATGCTATTAAGAATCGTGAAGATTATAATACATGGGGAGATGTAGAATACGGAAATGATGAACGGGCAGTTGACTATAATATCTGTATTGATAATTCAACGAAGGAAACAGAATATTGTAGTGCATTTTATAGACTGTCTAAGAACAAAGATGGATACTGGCAACACGATGGTTGTCAGGAATGGTATTCATACGAGATTGATTTCTCAGATGATAATTGGGAAGAAAAATTGAAGGAAGCTGCTATGAAAGCATATAAAGCATTGTGGGAGGAATGATGTAATGAAAGAATTTATAGTTAGATGGACAGCAGATGGATATTGTGTAGATTTTTACCATATGGTAGTTGCGGAATCATTGGATAAGGCAAAAGAATTATGGGATGAATATGTAAAAACACATGAAAAAATTCAGTGTTCATGGAATAAAGCTGTTAATGCAGTTAAATATCATCATGGCGGATATATCACATGGAAAGATAATGGAGAAAGTAACAAGGCTGAAGGCTGCTATGAAATGGAACATGTAAATACCTATGAAGGTAGCGATCATTTAAGAGATTAATGAAACAAGAGTTTCATTAGATTAAAAGGAGAGTATAAACTATGGCGTATATATTAGGAAGATTGATTTCATGGAATATAAAATTTGAAAAAGTTGATAGCAAATGCGTAAGAGTATATGGAAACTTTGATGGTTTTTCTGTAGTAAGAGAATCGGAACAGGAAAACTATATTGAAGTGGATGGAAGGCTTATTGACTATGAGGATTTTGAAGATTGGCTATATGTTATTAAGCAATGAAATGAGGATTTACTCGGAAAGGAAATATTATGAAGAATGGAATTTATCACATAAAAGACGATAAAATTTATAAAATGTCATTAGATAAGCCAGAAGAACAGATAGGCATTGTTGCGAGTATTGAGGATAGAAACAATCTTATAGATGGTTTTGCAAACAATCTCATAAACAAAATTGAATTAAAATATTGTAATGGAGATTTAACTAGTCAATATATTGGAATACAAACTTGTGATTGGATTAGAGAGATTGCAGAAACAATGAAACGATGATTTCAGGAATGGAGGAAATATGATGAAGCGTGATTTAGTAGATGAATTATATAAAACGGCATATAAACGATATAGAGAAAAATATCCAAATAAAGATTTTGCATCTATTCCAAATTTTTTAGATTCACTTTGGTTTAGCATTGAAGGTGAACTTAATAGAAATGGATATGATGCTGCAAGAAAATATGTCGAAGAATCAGACTTAATTGTATTAAAGTGAATGCAATGATGATTTAGTTGGTTTAGAAAGAGAGAAAAATATGAGAACATTAAATTTAAGAATAAATTTCTTTTGGGATGACGGAGACGATATGGAGACATTTGAATTAACGGTGCCAAACAACGTAAGTAATGCGGAAATACTGGACGTACTAAAAAAAGAACATGAATATCTCTGTGAAGAAGATGAGGAAGACGTTTATGGAAAAACTGGAAGGACACCAGAAACATTACTAAATTATATATGTGATAAATATTATGGGTGGTCATGGTGTGATTTTCAATATGATCTTGATGTTAATTTCAACTGAATGAAACGTAGATTTCAGAATGGAGGGAGAAGAAAAGATGTATAAAAAATTAAACAAAGATGAAAATTTTTCAAAGCCTTACTCTACATGGATAATTGCATATTGTCTCGATACAAATTCTTTTTTTGCAACAAATCAGAGACATTTCTTTTGGGAATATGAGAATGAGTTTTCATGTGAGAACGATGCAATAAGTTATTTTAAAACTCATTTGGATGAATTCTGGAAAATAAGAAATGGGATTTTGAGTTCAACTGGTGGTTGGAATACAAATAGTGATTTGTATTTGGAGAACCTAAGAGAAAGTTTCAAAATATAATGAAACGGAAAATTCCTCGGAGGTGATTATATGATGACAGATAAAGAATTGATCAAAGCAAAAGAAATTTTAAAAGAAAATCATATCAATGCTCGTCCTATAGAATTTTGGGAAGGAAAAGATTATTACAAAGTTGCTTATATAACATATGCTGGAAATTTTTATATAAAAGGATTTGGCAAGTAGATGAAAAGCACATTTAGTCGGAGGTAAAAAATTATATGACAAAACAAAATTCATGGATTTTATCAAAAGAAGAAGCGGAAGAAATATTGCAAAATATTCTTGATAATAATTCAATATATTTAATTAGACAAAATGGTGGTTTTTATAATGCAGAATCATATTCACAAGAACTTGATGGAGCAGAAATAGATGAAAGAATGGCACAGTATTTTAATATTGATAAATGTGAACATTATGCCGTTTTTCGTGATTATGAAGAATGTATGCTAGTTATTGATGCAAGTACATTTCAGAAAGGAAAATAAAAATGAGTGATAAAGATAAAATTTTATGGGATGCATTATTAAGACACAGAGGACATAAAGTAAACATTGTATCATACGGGGATTGGGATGATCCTGCATGTGTATGTTTAGAGTGTGAGGATTGTGGAGAAGTTGTAGTTGATGCTGAATTATATACATTATGTCCAAGAGAAGATTATATAGAGGAGTTTATGAAGGATGAATAAAAAGAAATTATTACATATTATTATGAGCCGCTTAGGTGATAACTGGTGTAATTCAGGTGTAGGTAGAAACGAAAAGGCTTATGCTTGGACAAAAAACAAAGCTGCAGCAGACGCTTTAACTGAAATTCTCCATGATTTGGGTTGTCAAGAATTTCATGAAAAAGATGCAGTAAATCCAGATTATAGAAGAGATGATATTGTGTTAGACGGATGTTGGCGAGCGTCATTTGAAGAATTATAAATACATTTAGAGGTGATTGTATGAGTAAAAGAGAAATTTATGTATGTGATCGTTGTGGAAAAGAAATTCCTGTGGTTAAGAGAAAAGATTGTTTCGGAATAGAACGGAAATACCTGCAGAGTGGAAACCTAAAAAGTATCAATTCAAATCCATCAATGTTTGGAATTGATTTCTGCAAAGATTGCGCTCATGAAATCGATATGGCAATGATGGAATGGAAACTTGAGGTATTGGGTATGTACAAATAAAGATGTTTTAGAGGTTAACTATATGAACAAAATAAGAGAGATTGATATTACCAAAGAAGATATACGATGCTGTGATGGAATTTGTGTAGAAGATAATGTTATTAGTATCGCATACGAACTGTGGTTTGATGTTGATAAATATTTTGGAACTGACACAAGAGATAAAGATGATACGTGGATTAATTTCTATACATACTGGAAACCAAATGGATTGGTTGCTGCTGAATATTATTTAGATTCAAATGATGATTGTAAAGTATCTGCATGGCCTCTCACAGAAGATGAAGAAAAGTTCTTCTTACGTAAAATGGAAGCTTATTGCAAAGAGAAAACTGGTAAAACTCTATTAGAATTATGGGAATCTTGTTAAATTGAAAACCGCATTCTTGGAGGTGAAATTATGAATGAATTATATATAAGTGACAGCAGTATTTGTTTCAAAACGAATGAAAATACATATGATAAGGCAATGGATAAATTTCTTAAAGCATGTGTTGATGCAGAAATTGATATTGTAATCGAAAATGCTTTTTTGAGAAATGAAAATGGAGATGAAATAGATGAATAATATACATGATAAGGTATTTATTTGTCCAAAGTGTGGCAATAAAACGTTATATCCTGTAAATGGAAACAAAGATATAATCGGTATTGGTTATCATGAGGTTTGTATTTGTGATGAATGTGCTACTGAACTGTTAGCAGAACCGCAATTTGATTATTCAGTAAAATTTGTTGATATTCCAGAGGAGGAATAGAATGAAAAACAAAAAATGGACTTATGATTTTGTACCAGTTGGGATAAAGTGTATCAATTTAAAAATGAAAAATTGATATGGATTACTAAATTTTAATGAAAACCGTGTTTCATAAGAAAGGAAAGTAAATAGTATGAAATATACAGTTAGCGTAGCAATAGACGGAAGAATAGATGTAAATGTTGAAGCTGATAGTTTTGAAGATGCAAAATCAAAAATATCGCTCATTGACATAGATTTAAGAAACATGGAATGCGTAGGATTCCGTGCGGTAAACGCTGAAGATGAAAACGGCGTATTTGAGGACTATTAAAGATGAAAGCACTAATTAGTTAGAATTAGGTGTTTCATAGAAAAAATGGAGGAAAACAATTATGGTAGAAATGAATGAGAAAATGCAGAAATGTTTCAATGAAATGAATGATGAACAGAAAATCAGAATGTTCTATGAACTCACAAAATATATGCATGAGAATATGGAATACGGAGAAGATGACGATATGAACAATCTGATGGATGATATTGCTAATGTAAAGAATGACATTGAAAACTTATGAAAGTTAGATTTGGAGGGAAATTATGACTTTATATGAATATATTAAATCAGCTCCTGACGGAGAAGAAATTGCAGTGCATGATCAGGATTATGATATGGAAAGTTATTTTTATAATGATGATGCCGATGGTGATGTGTGGCAAGCAAATATGCTAAAATTGGCAAGGTTATTAACAGTAATTGAATCAGCTGGAAATCATGTTACTGTTAATTTTTCTGATTTAATAGTAAGGAAATTAGATGAGTTGGAAACGGCAAATTTATTTATCAAATGCAACATCAATGCAATAATGAATGACATAGACAATATCCTTGCGGGCTATGTAAGCGAAGAATGGCTAACAAGATTTGTAAAAGTGTTAAGTTGATGGTTACAAAATAATATAAAAGTAGTATAATAAAGTAAAACATGTAACGTAAAATATATAATCAAGGAGGTAATATTTTATGATCGGAACATTAATATTTTTAAGCGTTTTAGGTATTAGCGGATTGAGTTGTTTGAGTGACAATCATTATTGTAAGAAAACAAGTATTCACAAGGAGGGGAATGATACTGTATGGTATGACAGAAAAGGTAGAGAGATTAGAAATGGAGAATACACCACTTATAGGATAAGAGAAGATAAATATGGAAATTTTGGTGGACAGGTAGTTGGGTTGAAAACTGGTACAGTTTACGAGGATAAACTTTCTGAAGAATATGCTTTTCATAAATCAGAAGAGAAGCAATGTTTAGAATTTGCAAAGAAAAGTGACAATCTTGCATACAATAAATATTATCCTCAATATAATAAAGCTTTCACAACTGAAATAAGTACAGGAAAAATTATTTCTTGTCTGTGGGAATATAAAGAATTTCCTAGTGGTGAAACAAAATTTAGAAAATATTATTTTAATCCAACAACTATGAAATGGCCTAAAGGAACTGCTCCTGGCGATATGGGAATAGAAATCACAAGAGATGAATATGCTCGATTAAGATGTTTTATGTGTACTGCAACTACATTCCCAACAGATTATGAAATGAGAGAAAAAGTTGGAGATTGGATTTCACAGCCACTGGAAGTAAGAAGTAAATATAGTGCAGATATGACAAAGTAAATATAATTAAAATATAACAAAAGGAGAATGAAATTATGATCGAACTAATTAGCTGGGGAATTGCTTTAGGTATTGTTTTTGGACCATGGATGCCATGGAATAGAAAGTAAATAAAATTGAATATGAAAAAAATATATATAGGAAGGTTGGAAACAGCCTTCCTATTTTAGTACAAAGAAAGGAATGTAGATTATGAGTACAGAAGAATATATTAGAGCTGCAGCTAAACGGAAAAGATGGATCAAGTATTATATGCTTCACCGTCCAGTGAGTATCGGAACACAACCACAGAAAGGATTTATGGATTTCATAAATTATGCTAATAAGGCAAATATAAATGGTATATCTGCCTGGGCGGAAGTATATTATGATCGGTTACTGGATCAAGAAGAACTGGATAAATATGAGATGATGAAAGGAGAAGAGTTATGAGTCACATTGTAAGAATTATTTCAGAAAGAGAACGGAGGCAACAGTCAATTTATGAACATTGTTTTCATATTATTGGCGCACCATATTATGAAACGCTTGGGTTTGGATGTGATAAAGAAGGCAATTTAACTCAGACGGATGATATGGAAAGTAAACTTAGAAATTACAATGATTGTGCCGATCATCCAGAAAAATGGGAAGATATGGGTATACAAAAAAGGTCTTGGTGGTATACAGAGCCAGCACATGCAAAATGCAGCTGCGGGTATGAGGTTATCCTACAGGGAGATACATATTGTGATGGATGCGGACAGTTGTACAATCAGTTTGGACAGGCGCTAAAAGATCCAAGTGAGTGGGAAGAAAATGATTATGATGACGAATGGTAGAGGAGAGAGAAAGTTATGAAGACAAATAAAAAGTATATTATGATTGTAACAGCAGAAGATGAAAGATACGGAAATCCAGGATATGGGCTTGACTTTTTTTGCTGATAATCCATGGGAAGGGATTTTAAACGATATTGTTTTTGGAAATAATCTTGGTGAGTTAATGATCAGTTCTGATGGAGAAGATAATGAAGGGTTATTTTATGTACTTTATGCAATGGAAGGTCAGAATGGAGTTAGTATTGGAATAAAAATTGATTCTGGTACTGTAGATTGGAGTGCTATTGAAGAAGAAATTCAGGAATATGAGTCACAAAAAAGTAAGCGAGGCTAAATAAAACTAATGGTTATAATACTGTAACCTATGTTATAATGTTTATACAGAGTAGATTAAAATAACTCAGGAAGTATACAGAATATAATGAAATATGAAATTAAGAAAATAATGGTCAGTTTAGAGAAGAGAACGAAGCAGTAGAAGGCCGCACATTGCAGCAGCGAGATCAGGAACCAGAAGTATTAGAGGTTTTTGATACATTAGAAGAAGCAAGAGAAGCACTTAAAAAATATAAAGGATCTGTAGAGCATGTTAGAAATGTCGTTCCGTTTTATCAGGTTACAGAATTCTATATTGAGCAGAATGAATATGATGAAAACAGAGAATGGATATCCGGCGGTGATGTTTGGGATTTTGCCGAAAGAGAGGAATAAAGTATGAGGGAAATTGAAAAATTACTTAATCTTATATTGAAGAATAATAGATTATATCATAGTCAAACAGAAATACCCAATGTTCATAGTATTGAAGATTTTAAATCAGATCTTGGTTTTGATGTATACGAAAGAAAAGAAGATGGTTCTCTTGAAATTAAATTGGAAGGAGGCTGGACGGGAATGACTGCAGAAGAGATTTATAATTATGTAGTAAAAAGTCTTCCCTCAACAACCGAAACAGAAATGTATTTATTTGGAACAAAATTGGTGATGACAAACCCGAAATATAGTCTTGTACAAGGTATCCCAGTAAAAATGTATATAACTAATAATCGATATTATGTTCATCATGGTATTTATGGTTTTGGACCTACTGTAATTTTTAGAAATGAAGATAACGGAGAGGCTGAAATCATACATGAGTTCTATATTGATGACAACGGAATTGTTTATACGTCAGCCTTAAATCACGGACGCAGTAGATATCCCGATGAGAAAGTAGGGTATGTTAAACAGAATGATATTATTAAGGCAAATAGGGAGATTTTACGAAGAGAATTTGAAGAAGCCACAAATAATGAAAATTATGACAGACCACGATTTCTGAACCTATTAAAATATCTTTCAAAAACAGGTCAAGAGTGGGATCAGATGGCAAGAAAATAAAAGAAACTCTTTGTGCGCGGGGAATACTATATCTCTAGAATTAAATCAAGGATCAACCCCGCCAAAGAGTTTCTGGATATATTATAACATAACTATCGAAAAAAGAAAAGAGGTAAAATATATGTCTTGGTATGAAGGAAAGCACTCATGCGGTCATGAGGGTGGTATAGAGCTTGTGGGCACAAAATCCTACAAGGAATGGAGGGCAAAACAGTATTTTTCCGATTTGTGTCCAGACTGCAAGCAAAAAGAACAGGAAGAAAGAAGTAAAGAGATTATAGAACAGTATGATTGCCCCGGTTTAAGTGGAACGGATAAGCAAATAGCTTGGGCGAATGTGATTAGAGCAGATTTCCTGGACTACTGTGAAAAACACGAGTTAGTAGCAGAGCCTCTGATTAATACAGAAACAGGAGCTAAGTTCTGGATTGATAATCGGGATCATATCTGTGATAAAGAGTTTGTGCTGTGTTATGAGGATATTTTGGAAAGAAAGCTACAAGCATCAAGGTTTCTACCGGAAGATACGATCATACCCACAAGCCAGAAATACCATGATACAGTAGAGATTACAGAGTACGTAGATTTAGGCGGTGTTGACCGGTATATAAAACTTTGCTACACAAAAAATAGCGAGTTCATAAACCTGGTTAAAAGCGAAGGATATGAATGGAACCAGTACATAGGAGGATGGTGTAAATCATTGCCAAAAATTGTAAAACATGATTTTGAAAATGAAGCGATTGAAATAGGCAAAATATTGTTAGATAATAGGTTTTCTGTTTGCGTTCACGATGAGAATATAAAAGCAAAATTAGAATTGATTAGAGAATAATATAATTAGGAAATAATAGATTTATTGGAAGATTGGAGAATACAAGATGGCTATTCAAAAGTTAGGTAAACATATACCCAAATCCGCAAAAACGATGCCTATATGGATAAAAGAAAACTCAAATGATTTGGCATGGGATTTGGTGTATTTGACAGACGATGAGAAATATTTTGTATCTATTGATCATAAAAGAGTATATCCTGTAAGAGAAAGTATTTTATGGAATATGGTTGATGTACCAACAAATTGAAACCAAGTTTTCTTTTGGAAAGGAATTATGTTATGAAATATGCAAATAGACTAAATGATGAAGAATTAAGAGAAGTATATGGCTTATTTATTGATTCAGATGGAAAAATCAATGAACTAAATATTACAAGAGATGAATGTTCTATTGGACTAGAGGGGTATGTAGAGGTTCCTGATTTTGACGAAGAACTAAAAGAAAACCCGAATGCAACTATTATCCTTGATGACGATTATGAAATCACAGATTATGATGTTACAGTGTATAACCATTCAGGTGATTGTACGCCAGATTATCGAAAATGGATGTATAAAAAATTTGGTGATGAATATGCAAGAAATTACTTATTTCATGGTTATGGAAAGCAGGTGATATAAAGTGAAAATAACAAGATTTAAAGATATTCCTCAACTGACAAGAGCTGGAACGTACAATATTAATATTCCATTAACTCATATTTTAAAAACGCTTTCAGAATGGGAAGAAGATGAATATTTTCGTTTACAATTAAATCCTAATTTTCAACGTGGGCATGTATGGACAGAAAATCAACAAATTGCATATGTTGAATTTCTACTACGTGGAGGAAAATCAGCAAAGGTAATTTATTTTAATAAACCAAGTTGGCAGACGGTTGAACCTATTAATGGATATGATGATTTTGTATGTGTTGATGGTTTGCAAAGAATTACAGCAGTAACTAGATTTTTAAAAAATGAAATTAAAGCCTTTGGTAGTTACTATAAAGATTTTGAAGATAAAATACCTCTCAGTGTAGACCTAATCTTTAATGTAAACGATCTTAAAAGCGAAAAAGAAGTTCTTCAATGGTATGTTGATATGAACGCTGGTGGAACGCCACATACGAACGAAGAGATTGAGCGAGTAAAACAGATGATTGAAGAGTTATAATGTAAATGAAAAATTGTTTTCATCGGAAACGGAGGATTTATGGTTCATTGTAATAGGAACTGTGACAAATGTAAACAGTTAAATGTGAAAGTCGATGATAAAGGATATCCGTGGGGGTATGAGTGCTTAAAATATGGAGATTCAGTATTTCAGGAGAAATTTAAGGATACTAAAGAATTTCCTAATTTTAGTACCAGATAAAACAGACATTTTAAGTGAAAATGGAGATGGTTAAATGGATTTAGATAATATAACCGATATTGAAGTTTTGAAAAGTGCATTAAAAAAGTACATGGTTCAAATGAAAAAAGATGCACATTCAAATGATGGCACGGATTATCTTTTTAAAGAAGGGCTTTGGTATTATGTTACTCAAGATGAAACAGGTGTGACAATTTATTCAGATAATATGGAACACGATTGTATTTTTGATTATGATACCGCAAAGAGATATTTAAATGTAGGATAAAAAATTAAATAAAGGTTGGTTTCATTGATGGCTTTGTGTATTGAGTGTGTATAAAAACGTTGACATTACACAATAAGTGTGTATAATATATGTATAAGGAGGCAGACACCCATGAAAAGAACGGAATTAGTCAGTAGACTAGAAAAAGGTGGTTTTGTCTTTGAGAGGCACGGTGGCAGTCATGACATATATGTTCGGGGAAACGTGAAAGAAACAATTCCGAGACATAAAGAAATTGATGAGCGTTTGGCAAAGGCAATACTAAAGAGAAATGGACTTTTATAGTCCATTATTTCTTTAGTATCATATGAATATCAATAATTAGAGAATGGAGGTTTAAAAAGATGAAAAATGTATATCCTGTATTCTTTACAAAAACAAATGAAGATATATTAGTTGAAGTTCCAGATTTTGGAATTTTAACAGAAGGTAAGGATATGAATGATGCCATGAATATGGCACGAGACGCAATTGAATTAAAATGTGTATCAATGGAAGATGATAAAGAAGAAATTCCAACACCATCTGAACTTAAAGAATTAAATCCGGCAAATGGAACCTTTGCAGACGATGGAGAAACCGTGGTCTCATTTGTAGATATTGATTCTACATTATATAGAAAGAAAATTGATACAAAAACTGTAAGAAGAAATGTTGCCTTACCAAGCTGGTTAAATTATGCTGCGGATCAAGCAGGAATTAACGTGTCACGGATTTTACAGGAAGCACTTATGAGAACATTAAAAGTGGAGAATAGGATGTAGCTTAATGGAAAATTATATGAATCCGCCTGTTGATTACCAGTGGACTGATCGGGATATTATAAACGAATATCAACGCTGTCAAGATAAGAAACAAGTGGCAAAGATATATCTGATCAGTGTAAAGGAAGTGACGGAAATCCTAAAACGGAATAAGTAAATATGGTTCTTATGTAGAAGTAGAGAAATCTGCTTCTATTTTTTTTACGCAAAAATTGAAATCAATATGGAGAATACATAGATAGGAAACTATTGGAGGTATAAAATGCAATACATAATAACTAACGGTGAGAAATATTTGAAGCAGGGAATAGATTCACGGTTTTTGGCTGTGGATAATCTCAATGATGCTTCGACATGGCAGGTTAAAGAGAAAGCAGATAATGTAGTAAAATCTTGTTCATTATGTAAAGTTTATAATATGGAAGTGATTGAGCTTATAGCAAAAGATATTGAAGACACACCTGTTAGCTACAACCTGGAAGAGAAAATAAAAGAAATTGAGAAATTTACAGAAGAACTTCAAAGTCGAAGAATTATAGTTCTAAAGCTAATACAACGAGAAGATTTAAAAATTGTTGATATTGAACATGCTGCTGAATTCCAAAATTTAGGTGCAGCTGATGGATATAAGATTTACAAATTACTACATGACTGCAAATGCAGAAGAAGGGATTATAAAAATGAGCTGAGGCAGATAGATGGTATTCTTGGTAAAACATTAAATGCAAAAGGAATTATATGTATGAAAAAAGCAATAAAAAGTGTACAGGAACAGAAATATGAGCCTCGGATTTTAAAAGAATTATTTCAGTAAAGGAGAATGATTATGGAAGAAAAAAGTAGATATGCAACAAAGAAAAAAGGTAAAACAGAAGTTCAGCCATTATGGAATATGGAAGATATTAAAGCGGTTATAGAATGGTTTGAGAAAAAAGAAGATTGGGATGGATATTTTATCACCATGTTAGAGCTTCTTCTTGGTAGACGTATTGGTGATACTATCTCTATGAAGTGGTCTGATCTGTATTATGAAAACGGAAAGAGAAAAGAAGCAATTAACACTATTGTAGAACAGAAGACAGGGAAAGTCACTGAATTGCCAGTAAGTCATATGACATATGAAGCAATGGATATTTATTTGGACCATACTGGCGTTGATCCAATGCAGCATTACGATGAATTCATTTTTAAATATGAAGCGAAAACTGCGTGGATTCAGAGACATGATAATCCTGTGTATGATAACACAGATATAGAAGAATGGTGCAGATTCTTAGGAAAGGATTTCACGGAAGATCGTAAACAGAAAATCTTAAAGGATTTTGAAAGGCAAAAAGAGTATAAAACATTAGGTGGCTATTTGTATTATGAAGTAGAATGGAACGACATTGTGAAGTGGCAGTCTGATGATTATAGGAAGAAACTAAAACAGGCTGCGAAAGCTATTGGTATCACAACTCCAGTCAGTACACATAGCCTTCGGAAGTCGCTAGGATACTGGGTATATAAAATGCATATGTTCGATCCCAACTGTTTATTAACACTACAGAAACTCTTTAACCACGCAGATCTTCAGACAACTATGATTTATATTGGTTTAGTAGAAGAACAGAAGAGAAGATATTTGGAAGATCATGGTGAGTTTATCAAGAATGTCCTGGCTGGTAAGGGAGATGAAATCATCAAAAACATGCCGGTCATTTCATTAAAATCAAACGACTTTGGAAATGTAATTATGAATGTTATCAAGGGAATGCAGGAAGGCAAAGAAGCAGTTGAGGTTTACCAGATTGCTATTAACATGGCAAATGAGAAGCGAATTGCGTAAAAGGAAAGCGGTGCTATTTTTTAGCATCGCTTAACTCTTTAATTTGTTCTAGCAATTTATCATATTTTTCATTTGAAATAATAGTATGTCTGCGCATAAAAGAATGTACTATTTGGTTGGCAACATCTTGAGCTATCTGCGCCATTTTTTCTTCGTCTTTTGTATCAACATTTACTTTTATAGGAGTGCTTGGATCATTCGGATTATTTAAACTAACAGTAAATGTTGATCCCGAAGAATTTTCTTTTGGATAGGCAATGTCGAAAATAGCGTCAGGAGAGTCATGCCATTTTACTATGTCATCATTAACAAGAATATCATTTGGTGTACAGTGAAAAGTATCACATAAAGAAGTAAGGACATCAAAATTTATTCGTGTCGTTTCACTAGAGTATAATTGTTTTGCAGGATTATAATTTACACCTATTGCCTTAGCAAATTTGTTGATATTACCGTCAAACATGACATCTACATATTTTTTTATATTAAGTCTATACATGCATAACCTCTATATAAAAGAGAAAATTAACGTCTACAATAACAGTATACAATAAAAAAGTGAAAAAGTAAATTAATGTCTACAATAACACTTGACATTAATTGTAGAGTGTAATATACTAAAATTGTTCAAAGAAATGAATACTAAAGGAAAGGAGGATGCAGAAGTGGAAGGCGGTTATAAGAAGTTTGATGTAGTATTAGTAGATTTTGGTGAAGAAATATTAGCTGGCGAACAAGGTGGCATTAGACCGGCAGTGATTGTACAGAATAATATAGGAAATAGGTATAGTGTTTCTACGGTTGTGATGCCGTTTACGTCACAACCCAAAAGTTTAAAGCAGTCTACGCATTCTCTTTTTCCTGCGAATGAAAAATATGGTTTAACAAAAGACTCCTATCTTTTAGGAGAATGTATTAGACAGGCTTCTGAACGCAGAATTATAAAAAAAATGGGAACCATTTCTGACAATGCTGGTAGAGAAGAAGTAAAAAGAGTTTACTTCTCAAATTGGGGAAATGACTAGGAGGATATTATGGAGTATATATTAATGACAGTAGAAGAGGCAAAGAAGATGGCAAAAAAAGATGCTGTTGTTCTTGTAGCAGTAAATGATTTAGAAAATCCCAAGGATATAAGTGAATTTTCAAAGAAGAGATTTTTTGAATGTGAGAAAATGATTAAGGAAGCAGAAACCATCGCATCGGTCTGTGATGATTTTATTAGGCAGCTTAGATGTTATACGGAAAGACAAGATGCATTTCCTGATCTAAGACTAAAAGGGAAGGAGAGTGTGATCCTTTTGCGGGAATAAAATAATACCGAACAAATGTTCGATAAAGTAGTTGACAGAACAAATGTTCGGCTATATAATAGCAAATGTAAAGAGATTCCAGAAATGGAAACGGAAAATAAAAAAAGACTACCATCTGATAATGTGGTTGCCGCCACAAAAGCAGATATACGGTAGTCTTAATACATAAGCACCCATCAAGATACTATGCAATACATATTATACTTTGTTTCATTTTATAAATCAAGTTAATCAAAGCAAGTATCTGCTAATTTTCCAATCTTTATTTTTAAATAAGAGAATATGATTATAGGGCTGTAGCCAAGAATTTAATGCAATAAATTATTGCATTTATTTTTAATACAAAAAAATATATAAGGAGTGATTTTTATTAGTTCAAGAGCGTTAGTTGATAACTATTCAAAAGAAGAATTAGAAAAAATTGTTACTAATTCATTTTCTATGGCAGAAGTTATTGAAAAATTGGGATATAAAACAAGAAATGGAAGTAATTTTAAAACAATTTTGAAACGAATTAAAGAATACAATATTAATTGTGATCATTTTAGAGTTCCTGAAAGAGTTGTAAGAACTTTTGAAAATACATTTTGTAAAGATAGTACCGCAAGTCAAAATACATTAAGAAGTGCTTTTATAAAAATAAGTGATAATACTTTTTGTAAAATATGTGGACAATCAAATATATGGAATGACAAAGAACTTACAATGATTTTGGATCATATTGATGGGAATAATCATAATAATGTGATTAATAATTTAAGATGGATATGTCCCAATTGTAATAGTCAGTTACCGACCTTTGCTGGTAGAAATTTAAAAGAGAGAAAATCTCAAATTGATGGAAAAATAAAATATGTTCCAATGATAAAAAGAAAAAAGAACATGAAAATATGTCCTATTTGTAATATAAACGAAATTTCTATGAATAGTAAAATGTGTCTTGAATGTTATAACAAAGACAGAAGGAAAAACATTCCTCCAAAAGAAGAATTAGAAAAATTAATATACATAAAATCTTTTGTAGAAATTGGCAAGAAATATAATGTTACAGATAATGCGGTAAGAAAATGGTGCAAATCTTATGGATTGCCGTTCAGATATGGTGAATTACATAAATATGGAGCCTAATTACATTACAAATCACACAATCGGTGGTCAATAAAAGGCTGCCGGTATGGATCGTTAGCTCAGTTGGTCAGAGCAGTCGGCTCATAACCGATCGGTCGCAGGTTCGAGTCCTGTACAATCCATTGACGAAAAAGGAGGGAGAATAAAAATGGACTATGTGATCAGAAACAATAGGGGAGTTTACATCAAAATTGATTCTGGTGGTAGACCAGTATCATGTAATTTCAAAGACAGAACACTTATGGATCGTAACAAGGCGAGAAATATTTTAAATTCATTACCGAAATCTTTAAAGAAATTGAATTTTATTATGGAAGCGATTCCTGATATCCCTCCTAGAGTAATTGAGACTCCACAGACGTATAAACCTTCAGAAAATATCACCAGATGGGTAGAACAGTTTGGGACCTGCGGAGACATCTTTAATTCAGCTGTAAAACGCAGTAATGAATTAATTGGCATCCTGTATGATCTCGACAAAGGATTACTCAATATTTTACATTCAATTGAGATTGAACCATCAAAAGATTTATATACCGGCTGGCAGCTCTATAAGGCAATTCGTGAGAATCGTACCAAGAGAAGAGAAACAAAAGATGAAATCCAGATTATCCAGAATGTTCTGGCGAATATCAATCCAGAATGTGTTCAACGTGAACGGATTCAAAAAGCCGTGGATGGACTTTTCCATAGAAAATATACATATCGAATTATCGAAGGAAACGAAGATGATGAGAGTGAAACAGAAATACATAACAATTAGGTAGGTTCAATATGGGGAAAGTAGAAAAAATAAGTCTGAATGAAAAACAGATGGAATTAGTTACATATTATTCTGAAAATGATATGGCGAGATTAAAACGGATTTGTAATCCAATCATTAATATGAAGAACGTAGATCAGAAGGATTATGATGACTTGTACAGTGATGCACTGAAAGTTCTTCTGGAAAGTGTTCAGACATTTGATGAAACAGAAGATTGTTCCTTTAATACATTTCTTACAGGAAATATTAAACGGTCATTCTATGATTGGAGCCGTGATCAGCTGACTTGGAAGCGGTGCAACCTGGAATATGAAACAGATGAAAATGGAGAGATTAAAAAAGATAAGAATGGAAAACCAATAAAAAAGAAAGTCTATGATGTTTCTATGGATGTTCCATTGGAAGATGGATCTGATTTAAGAGAAAAAATCCCGTCCAATTTCAGTGTAGAGACAGAACTTGGATTAAATGGAGATGATTCTGTAGAAAAGGTAAATATACTTCTTGATAGTATGCCACGGTTACAGAAGCGAATTACTATTTTGAAAATGAGGAAAGTTCCTGTAGAAAAAATTAAGAAGATCTTAGATATATCGCAAAGCGATTATGAAAACGCAGTAGAGCGGATTAAGAGAAATGAAAATATGGAAATGTTTTTAAAAGACACGAAATATAATATGGAGGAATATGATATGAAAGACAGAGTAATTGCTATTAGCGAATCCGAAGATTACAGAATGGACAAATTACCAATGTTCACATTATTGCAGCAGAAAAAAGATGGTGACATTAACTGTAAATACATTTTACAGAGAAAACCATTTCAGTGGTCAGAAGAAGAAGCGAATCGTTATTTCTGTAGAATATTAAGTTCGCTTCCTGTTCCTGAAATCGTTTTATGTGAGCAAAAAGTAAAGGAATTGATTATTGCATATTTAATTGATGGCTTACAGCGTTTATCTTATGCGGAGGCATTTAGAAATAATCGTATTAAAATTGGAAGTGTAGGTGCAGAAAGACACTTAATTGAATATAGAGAATATTCTTTAGACGAAAACGGAAATCGAATTTTAGATGACAACGGATTTCCAACTTACGAATTAAAAGTATGTGATGTTATTGGAAAATACTACAAAGATCTTCCTGATGAATTAAAAAAGAGATTTGATGTATTTAATTTCAATGTGACTAAGTTTTTTAACTGCACGGATCAGCAAATTGCGGATCACCTTCGCGACTACAACAACCACTCATCTATGAACAAGGAGCAGTTGGGACTGACCAAGATTACTACCGTAACAGCTGGGAAAATTAAGAAAATCTCTGAGAAGAATATGTTTTTCAAAAATTGCTGTAAAATCACTACAACTAATGAGACTAAAGGTAAACTGGAACGTGTAGTTGCCGAAGCAATTATGCTTTTGTTCCATAAGGACGATTGGAAAGCTAAATTGGAAAATGCCTATAAGTATGTAGATGAAAATGCTACAGACGAAGAGTTTGAACAGCTTAATTCTGATTTAAACCGTTTGGAATTAGCAATTGGAGAAAATAATAAGGAAGTTACCAAGTTATTTACTCCAGCTGCCATTCCAATGTGGGTAGCGGTATTCAATGAATTTACAAAGTATAACATTGAAGATAGCAGATTTGTAGACTTCCTTAATGCATATGCAACTGATTTAAAAGACCGTACTGTAGATGGTGTTAGCATGAAAACTTTTAAATCAGAACAGAGTAAAAAGAGAACTACCATCATGGGAAAAATCAATCTATTGGTTACTCTTATGAAGGATTATTTACATATTGAAGAAGTAGAAGAAACAGAAAATACATATGAAGAAGTAACTAATGAAGAAGTAACTGAAAACGAGAATAATACAGTAAAAGAGACAACAGAAAATAATGTTACTACAGAAGAAACAGAATCAGTAGTAACTGAATCACAGTCAGAAGAAGATCATGAGTTACAGTTCGTAAAAGAGGTAGCTGATCCAAATGTAGAACAGGAAGACATTGAACTGTATAAGGATTTTATTGACGACTATCTTAAGTTAGACTCCTGTGTATACAAAGTTGGTATGCCGGTATTGTTAGCACTTATGGCATATGCTTGTAATGCAGAGAAAGACGAAGAGTTTAGTGAATGGCTCAATGAAATGGAAAAACAGCATAGAATTTTCACAGGTTCAGAGAAAGATAATTATGAGAAGTTGAAAGCAGAATTTCTTACTTTCTTAGATTCTCATGGTAATAAAGCAGCATAAAAAATACATAGAAAGAGGTAAAAGAAAATGGCAAAATTAACAGGTTATTATGAAGTGGCAGAAACGAATCAGGGTTGTGGAAGATACTACTATGCGATCTATAAGGATCAGAATCACTATAAAGTTGGAGATAAGATTTTAGTGTCAGGAGCTTGTCATGATATTTTGGAGATCGTCAATATTCTTACACCAGAAGAATTTGAAGGAAAAGTAGATCTTACAGCGGAAGTTATTTGTAAAGTTGATACAAAGGCATTTGACAAACGTGTTGAAGAACGTAGAAGAAAGATGAAACTTAAGAAAGAATTGGATAAAAGATTAAAAGAAATCGTTAACGAAGGGAAATATGAATGGGCAGCTGAGAAAGATCCTGAGTTTGCTAAGATGCTGGAAGAATATAAAAAGATTGGAGAGTGATACATATGGAGAACAAATTAACTACTACTACTACTTCATTAAAATTAAATTACAAACGAGATATGGACAAAATATATATAGAAATACCAATAAGCGGCACTTTACCTATTAAAAAAGAGCCTAATGTAAAAATCAAAGATGTAAATATCATTGTAGAGAATAAAGTTGTAGAAGTAACGTTTACGGATGGAGACAAACAGAAATCGGTTTGCAGAGAGCCAGATGTATTTAGTTTAGAAATGGCAATTTCTATCTGTATTGCGAAACATGTACTCGGCGGAAGCAGTTCGTATAATAAGGCAGTTCATAATGGTCTTAAGTGTTATGAGAACAAGTTAAAGAAAGAAAATGCTGAAGCTAAAGAGAAAGAAAGAATTCACAAACGCAAGGCGAAGTTAGCTGCTTACAAGAAACGCAAAGCTGAGAAACGTAAGGAAGAACAGATCGAAACTCAGAAAGAAGCATATCTGAGAGCGCTGCGTGATTTTAACAAAGAGCTTTCTGAAGCGAGTTGTAAGTAATACATATGGGCGGTAGAAATGCCGCCTTATTAGAAAAAAATGCATAAGATAGGAGAAAAATAATATGGTAACAGATCTTTAGAGGTAAGTAATTTCAGAGGGTTACAAAACAAACAATGACTATCGAAATCTGATCTTACTGTTTTAGAGGTAAGTAATTTCAGAGGGTTACAAAACGCCAAAGTAGTCTTCTGAAATTATAAGTGTGAATTAAAAATAGACTTAGGTTACTACGTTATAAAAAGATAATATACCATTATATCGCTCTAGTAATGACTATATCATTGATATTTAAACATGCATTACACTAAAGATACCAAATGCAAGTGATATCAATATTATAAACTTTTTATAACATTGTCGAAGAGCATTACCGGCTATATGCCGAGATTATTTTAAGGATAATACATATGAATTATTTAGATTTTGTATTTATGGTAGACAAGGATAAAGTTCCTTGTATTCCAATTAAAGAGAGTACGGCAGCGTATTTATTAAGACATAATAAAGCTAAGATTATAAATCATGATCCAACAGTAATACAAAGACTTGATGAGTATTCAGCAGATTATGAAATAAGAAATATATTTGAATTAAAAATAGATAGTGGTTATCTAAATATAGGTTTTTCTGTAAGTGATAGCGAGCATGAATATCTGGCAGGACAGGTCAATCTGTTACAAGGAATGAGTGAAAGGCTCACTGTTAGGGCCTCGAATCGCAAATTTAAACGAGCTAGATTGAGATATCGAAAAAATAAGAATGTAGATTATAAAACAGTTCATAATTCTACGTATAAAAATGGAAATCAAGATGGATGGATTGCTCCATCTATACAACATAAAATAGATTCACATATTCGGTTAATAAAGAAAATTGCTCAATGGGTTCCAATAGATAGGATAATTATTGAAGTAGCGAAATTTGATATTCAGAAAATGATCGCAGATTTGGATGGAAGAATAATTTCTGGAAAAGATTATCAAAATGGAGAAATGAAAGGGTATGAAAATGTTACCGCATATGTAAGGGATAGAGATAAACATACATGTCAAATGTGTTTATCGAGTGGAAAAGTAAAGAATAAAAACAACGATACTATAGAAGTACATCATATTATTCCAAGATCTGCTGGCGGCACAAATCGTCCGAGTAATCTTATTTGTCTTTGTCATCATCACCATCGTCTGGTTCATTCCAATAACAATAATAATAAATATTTTAGGGAATTGCAAAATAAGAAGATGCCTGATACCTATAAGGATTCTACTTTTATGAATATTGTCAGATATAAAATCTACAATGCATTATGTGCGGATTTTAAAGATGTAGAACTTGCTTATGGTTATGAGACAAAAATTAATCGTAAACTTATAGGTTTACCAAAGTTCCATTACACTGATGCGGTATGTCTAAAAGAATGGAAAAATATCTCATTAACAAAATTCATTTATATAGTAGATCAGAAAAGATGTAATGATAGAAAAATGGAAAGCTTTTTTGATGCGAAATATATAGACATACGAGATGGGAAAACTAAATCAGGAACGGAATTATGTTATACAAGATTGGATAATGCATCGTCTTGGAGGACAACATGTAAAAATGAAGTAGATAATCTTAGACAATATAGAGAAAAGAAGGTAGAAAAAGGAAAACAACGAAGAGAATGTCATTTTTATTGTTTAAAAGCTGGTGATTTAATTTTTATAAAATCAGGAAATCATAAAGGTAATTTGGCAGAAGTCAAAACAATGCAAATTCATAAAGGTAAGTATAAAATATTTTTTACATATAAAAATCAAAAAGTAGATAATCCAACCATTTCATTAAGTCCAGAAGAGTATGGACAACTTAAGAAAAATGAATGTTCTAAAGTGAAGATTGTGCGTACAAGGCGAGGTATGATTTGGAGAAAATATAATAGGTTGGAATACGAGAATACATATAAAGATCAATATGATAAAAATTAAAATACATAATGAAATCGAAATTTAGAAGGGAGAATATATGAGTAGAACATTTAAAACTTGGCGTGATCCATATGATGAAGGATTTTCTACATGTCGCAAGAAAGAAATTGAAATTAAATCAGGAGTGACAGTTTTAGTTGGATGTAATGGAGCTGGTAAAAGCACATTGCTTCACAATATCCGTGAAGAACTTAAGAAAGAAGACATTCCAACTTTCATTTATGATAACGAGAAAGACGGTGGACATAATTCCATTGGAGAAAGTATGTTTTACGGCGATGTTGCATTAGGAGCAACCGCATTGTGTTCTTCTGAAGGTGAGAACATCACAATAAACCTTGGCAAGATTGCCTCGAAACTGAGAAAGTTCATTCAGACAGGTGATAATGGAGATAGATTTAATAAACTAGGTAGACTACTTTCAGATGAAGAAGAGATTGAAATCACTTCTAATGAGAGATGGATTTTGTTAGATGCTATGGATTCAGGATATTCCATTGACAATGTTATTGAGATGAAAGATTTCTTCCAGATGGTTTTGAATGATGCAAAAATGCATGGAATGGAAGTGTATATTGTAATCTCATCTAATGAATATGAGTTAGCACATAATTCAGATTGTTTTGATGTTATGGAGGGTAAATATATCCGGTTTGACGGGTACGAAGAATATAAGAAATTTATCCTGAAAACTAGAGAAAAGAAAGATAAGAGATATAAAACGGAGGAGAAATAGATGAAAGGTTATATAGATTTTGCAATGGGTTTCTTAGGACCAACTGCAGTTGCTACAAAACTAATTGGAAGAACGAAATATATGGACTGGAATAAGGTTCAGAAAATTGTAGACGAAAATCCAAATTCAGTAATTTATGCAGGACTTCGTGAAGATTGGAATAACACAAGTGGTTTAATCTTCGCAAGAGGAGAATATTACAATGGATATGTTTATGGGTGTTCTAATTGGGCTACTCCAATTGTTGATGTAGATGGCAAAGAGATTGAATGCTGGACATGTGAACCAGCAAAAGAGGATAGTGGAAAACCTGATTGGTGGGGAAATGGAAGCGAATTACTCAGCGAATTTGATTTTGATGACTAATAGAGGGAATGAATAAAAGCAATTTTACGATATATGGATTATGTAGAAGACGGCAAAATAATTTTTTCTGTATTGAGCGAACATAATGTTGAAATTCTAAGGACAAAACACGATGCATCAATTTATCCTAAAGTTACGATTCGAATAAAAGATAACGGTGAATTAATGGAATTACTTCATGACCTTAATTATAAATGCTTTCATGAAGTAAGTGTTGTAAAAATAAAGACGGAAGCCGGAATTATCGAAAGGATTAAGAGAATATTTGAGTAGATGAAAACGATATTCCAGAGAAAGGTGAGATAAAATGGGTGAATTGAATTTAATACAGATTGCAAGAGAACTTTTAGCAATCCATGAAGAATTTCCTTATCATTTAAAAAATTATAATGATAACAGTATCCGTGATTTTGTTATGGAAACCTTCACACAGTTATGGGGTAATACAAGTGGAGGTTTTGAAAGCATAGGTGGTGCAGCAATGACTATTCAGAGAACTTATGTATTTATCCCTACAGTTAATGATGAAGATTGTCAGGTGTATTTTGGAGGAGCTTATACATATTCAGTTCCATATTCGAAAGAATTTGAGGATGATGTTAAAGCGCATAACGTAGCTGGAAAATATCATAAAGGAAAATATTTAAAAGGAGATAAATAATATGGATGGATTTATGGAGTTTAAGGAAGCTTTACAGGAACATTTCAATGAAATGCAGAAGGATGCAGACAAATTATTCGAGGTGTTAGTAGATAAGGATGAGCTGTGGAATACTTATTTAAACAGTTTTCCAGCGGGTACTAACCCTATCTACCGTGAGAGAACAGAACACGATTGTAGTTGCTGCAGACATTTTATTAAGAATATTGGCGTGGCAGTAGTTATTAAGGATAACCAGATGCATACAATTTGGGAACTTAAATTAAATGACCCTACATATCAGACAGTTGCTAATGCGCTGGATAAATTCGTAAAAGCTCATGCAGTTTCCGATATTTATTTGAGTAAGTTTAAAAAGATTGGAACAGATTATAACTTTGAAGAAATCAATGGTAAAGCTCATAGATGGGATCATTTCTTCTTAGAACTTCCAGATAAATTTGTAAATCGCACGAGTTCTTCTAATGAAGAAATCAAAGGTCAGTTCCGTGATACCAGAAATGTGTTTAAGCGTTCTTTAGACGAAATCACTATGGATGCAGTTGATACAGTATTAGAGCTGATCAATTCCAACACCTTATATAAAGGCGAAGAGTGGAAAGGCGCTCTGACTGAATTTAAGAAATATAAGAAGGAATATGACAAGTTAACAACAGCAACAGATAAGGCTCTGTACACTTGGGAAAAATCCATTAAGGCTGGTATGGCAATTGGTCGTATTAGAAATCATTCTATCGGAACTCTGCTTGTAAATATCAGTGAAGATATGGATCTCGATTTAGCAGTTAAAAAATATGAGCAGATTGTAGCCCCCGCCAGCTATAAGCGCCCAAAGGCAATTTTCACTAAAAAGATGTTAGAGGACGCAAAGAAGACCATTACTGAGCTTGGTTATATGGATTCTTTACAGCGTAGATTTGCTACTTTGAATGATATTTCTGTAAACAATGTTTTGTTCTCTAATAAAGAAGCTGCCAGAAAAATGACTGATGCAGACGATATTTTTGGACAGATGGAAAAGGATGTTACTGTAAATCCAAAGAAGTTCTCTAAAGTTGAAGAGATTTCTGCACAGGATTTTATTGACAAGGTGCTTCCAACTGCAAAAGAAATCGAGGCATTTGTAGAGAATAGACATGAGAAGAACTTTGTATCTTTAATCGCACCAGTAAATCCAAATGCAAAGACAATGTTTAAATGGAACAACGGTTTATCCTGGGCCTATAGTGGCAATATTACCGATTCAGACATGAAACAGAATGTTAAAGCTGCAGGAGGTAATGTTAACGGTGTGCTTAGATTTTCCATCATGTGGAATGAGGCGCAAAATGATAATAGTGATCTTGATGCTCATTGTATTGAACCAGATAGTAATGAAATCTATTATTGCAATTGCAGGAAACCTCGGATGTCTAGGATGGGTGGGCAGCTTGATATTGACATTACTAGACCAATGGAGCAGATGAAGGGCAAACCTTCAGTAGAAAATATTACATGGGCGGACAAATCTCATATGAAGCCTGGTACATATAGATTCTTTGTACATCAGTTTGCTGCTAGAGGCAGTAAGGGATTTAAAGCAGAAATTGAGTTTGATGGTGAAATTCATGCTTTTGAATATAATCATCCTGTATCTGGTGATGTAACTGTTGCAGAAGTAATTCTTGACGAAAATGGAAACTTCTCAATTAAAGAAAAGCTGAACGGTACTTCGAGTGTTTCTAGTCGTGATATTTGGGGAGTTCAGACCAATCAGTTTGTTCCTGTATCTGTAATTAGTTATAGTCCAAATTATTTTGATGATCAGAACGGAATTGGTCATAGACATGTATTTTTCTTCCTGAAGGATTGTGTAAATACCGAAGAGCCTAATGGTTATTACAATGAGTTTTTGAAAAACGAACTTGATAAACACAAGAGGGTGTTTGAAGCATTGGGAGCTAAGTGTCATGTACAGGATACCGATAATCAGCTTTCTGGTATTGGTTTTTCAATGACTAAGAGGGCAGATGTCGTAGTCAAGGTAAAAGGTGCAACTGAGCGTATCATGAAGATTAAATTTTAAAAATAAAGGAGAATATTATTATGACAACCAATGAATTATTTGTAAAAGCAACCCGTGAGAATTTTCAGTTCCCATTTAGAGGGATGGTAAATGTTATTGATCTTTGGAGCTTATCATTAACCAATCTGGATTCTGTGTTTAAGGCGCTTAACGCAGAAGTAAAGAAAACCGAAGAAGAAAGTCTTCTGCATACTAAGTCAAAGGAAGATGAAGAACTTTCCGAGAAGATTGAGATTGTAAAGTATATTGTCGGCGTCAAACTGGAAGAAATTAAGGCAAGAGAAGATGCTAAGAAGAACAAGGAAATGAAGCAGCGCCTTCTGGAAATTAAAGCCAAGAGACAGGATGCGGCATTAGAGAATATGTCTGATGAAGAATTAGACAAGGCTCTTGCTGAATTAGGATAATCTATCAAGGTTGGTTGGTATCACAACTGACCAACCTATTTCTAAAATACATAGAAGGAGAACACGATTATGACAAATTATGAGAAATATAAAGATAAGATCGATAAAATCTGGAATGATGGAAAGGTTATTGGTGTCACCGAAGATTGTAAGGTAACAAGCTGTGATGAAATTTCGTCTTGCAATGAATGTATTTTTAATGAAGAGTGTGATTTAAAATCACAGAAATGGCTCGTATCTGAATACAAAGATCCAGCAGAAAATGTGGATTGGAGTAAAGTACCAATAGATACGCCAGTATTGGTAAGAGAATACGAAACTGATAAATGGATACCAAGATATTTTGCTGGGATTAATGAGGATGGAAATGTTATTGCATTTGACAGCGGCGCCACATCTTGGTCAGATGACGGAGAAAACCTTACTGTAAATTGGAAACAAGCCAAACTTGCTAATCCAGACGACCTGAAGAAATCTGACTTTCATCAGGAGAAGAAAGATTATACTGACAATGAATTAATTGATATGCTGGTAGCAAATTATGTTGAAAAAGCAGAAGATGATACATATTTCAGTCGGGAAAATTATAAAGAGTTTCTTGTATCAGTATATTGGTTCTGGAAAGCTAATATGAACAATTTCAATAAAGAGAAAATTGTCAAAGCAGTTAAATTAATGTTAGAAGTAGAATAGGAGACCATCATGAGAAAAGATAAAAAACGATTAATTGGTTTTGGATTATATCTTTGTGGATTTATTGCGTATGTTACTTTTATGGGATTATTGAACAAGTGTGGAGGTAATGCTGGATTATATGGATTAGGTGCCTCCATTAGTGCAGTTGTTTTTTGCGGTGCATTGTATAGTTTACATTAGGAGGTCACTATGGGTAAGGTTGGAAATGCAGAAGCTGAATGGAGTGGAGAATATCCATGCCTGTGCCATGGCAAGTGGACATTAAAAGTAGATGGAGAAGATGTTTCAGATAAAATTCCAGAAAATCTGAGAGATGATGATATGAATACATATAAGTCATATCGAAAGTGGCATTTTAATGAAGATTATTGTGAGGAATGGGAATCTTATAACGATGGCCTGAGATGTGAAGATTGGATTGAAGTCAATGGCTATTGGCTCAATAAAATCGTTGCAGATAAAGATATTCAGAAGTGTGTATTTTATGCAATCAATGAGGAAGATTGGAGACATAGTAGCTGTGGCGGGTGCGTCTAAAAAGGTAAAAAACAAATTTTAATATAATAAAAGGAGAAAATGATTATGATGAACAATTTTTTAAATGGTATGTTTGGTAAAGTAGGAAGTGGTATGTGTAGACTTTCCATGAATGGTGGTATTGCAGTTAAAACATCAAATGGATATAAAACATACAATGTGAAGACTGGCAAACTTACAAACTGTAGCAATTTTGTATTTGATATTGGTGAAGAGTTTTTCTTTGTTATTCCAACTAACAAAGTAGAAGCAGGAGATATTATCCTGGTTAATGGTAGACCAAAATGTGTTATTGAAGCAGATAAGACTAAGATTACAGTTATTAACTATGAAGATTCTACTGTAGAGACTATTCTTCCAGAAAGACATGTTTTTATGGGTAATACATATTTCTATGGAAAGATTGTATCCATGTTTGGCAGTGATATCCTTAAGGGAAAGAAAGGCACAAATAATATCTTTAAATATATGATGCTGTCTCAGATGATGAAGAGTGATGGAAATGTTTCTAGTATGATGAGTGGTAATGGTATGAGTTCTATGCTTCCACTTATGATGATGGGTGGTAATATGGGTAATATGTTTGACGGATTATTCGATTTTGATATGGACGTTGATACAGAAAATGATGAAGATGTAGAAGAGGAGGATGCATAATCATGGGAAGTGGATCATGGACAACAAGCAGTTTTAGAAGTTATGCAACAACAAAGGGGTACAATACAACGGCAGATGGTTCAATTTCTGGAAGTTACTCCAATCAGGAGATGTTTAAATCAAAAAATCTCGATCCTGCATTGAACCCTAAAAATGTCATCAGAGAGTGCCGTGATACAGAGGAACATCCAAATACCATTCCAGTCATCATCGCTTTAGATGTTACGGGTTCCATGGGGGATGCAGCTGTTGAGGTGGCAAAGAAATTAAATGTAATTATGACTAAGCTTTATGAAAATGTAACTGATGTAGAGTTTATGGTTATGGGAATTGGTGATTTAGCTTATGATTCTTATCCAATTCAAGCATCTCAGTTTGAGTCTGACATTAGAATTGCAGAACAATTAGATAAAATTTACTTTGAATTTGGCGGTGGTGGAAATGGTTATGAATCATATACAGCAGCATGGTACTTTGGTTCACGCCATACAAAGCTTGATTGTCTGAAGCGTGGAAGAAAGGGTATTATCATTACTATGGGTGATGAGCAGTTAAATCCGTATCTTCCGAAAACTGGACATTGGTGCGGTCTTGCAGCGGCAACTGGTGATGATGTTCAGGCAGATATTGAGACTTCTGATTTATATAAGGAAGCTTCTCAGAAGTTCAATATTTATCACCTAGATGTAAAACACCACAGAAGATGGGATGATAATGAGATTCCTAAGACTTTTAAAAAATATCTTGATGATAAGCATTTCAGAACTGTTAATATGGATAGTATTTCTGATGAAATTGTAGATATTATTTTAAAAGAAGCAGAAAACAATACTGTAATCAAAACAATGGTTAATAATTCAGAAATTACCTGGTAAGAGGAGAACAAAAATGATGAAAGACATTAAGATTGTGATAGGTGCTAACTTTGGAGATTGTGGAAAAGGATTAATGACAGATTATTTCTCACAGAAACCTAATAGTATTGTTGTTTGTTCAAATGGTGGTGCTCAGAGAGGACATACCGTAACAACGCCTGATGGAATCAGACATGTCTTTCATCATTTTGGATCTGGAACATTCACCCATGCAAGTACATATTTATCTGAGGATTTTATTGTTAATCCAATTATTTTTAAGCAGGAATATGATGAGTTGATGAAATTAGGATATATCCCGAATGTTTATATCAATCAAGATTGTATGTTGACTACACCTTTTGATATGATGGCAAATCAGATTATAGAGGAAAATCGTGGAAAAAATAAACATGGTAGTTGTGGCTTGGGAATTTTTGAAACTATCAAAAGATATAAAGCTGGCATAACTGATGTAGATGATCATATCAGGGAATATTACTTAGAACAATTTAAAAGAGAGAATATTATATTAACAGATGAATGGTCAAGAATATTCCTTGATAATGGTATATTTGAACACTTTTTAGATGATTGGGATTTTATGAATAATCACTCATTGGCTATATCAGATAATTATTTCTTAAATCAGTTTGACAATATTGTATTTGAAGCTGCACAAGGTTTATTGCTTGATCAGAATAACACAGAATATTTTCCACATCTTACCCCATCTAATACAGGAATAAAAAATCCCAAAAAGATAATTAAAAATGTTTGTTGGAATGATGAATTAAATATTGAAACTTGTTATGTGTCTCGTACATATCTTACACGGCATGGTATAGGAAAATTTCCATCAGAGTGTGATAAAAATCAGATTAACAAATATATTTTTGATAAAACTAATATACCAAATCCATTCCAGGATACATTGAGATATGGAACATTAGATTTAAAAGAATTGTATAATAGATGCAGTAATGATGCAGGAGATTTTGGAAATAAGAAATCATTAGCGCTTATGCATTGCAATGAATGTGACTGGGATGACGAAGAATTGATTAGCCTATTTAAAGGTTGGAATATATATTATTCTGATGGAGAAACAAGAGAAGATATTAGATTGAGGTAAAAATATGAGATTAAGTGAAATTGCAGAATGGATAGTAAAAAATAATCCAGACTGTCTTATGGTGCCAAATTATACTGTTGTTAATGGTTGCAGAGAAGACTGGTATGAAGAATCATTAATCGAACCACTTATGAACCATTGGATGTACGAAGATTTAGGTTTATGTGATTGTGGTTGTCCTGAATATACATATGAAGTAATCAGAAAATTTTTACATATTCGTCAGGATTGGCGAGAAAATAAACTTGAATATACCGAAGTTCTTAATAGGTATAAAAGAGATTTACATGTTGATGACAATGACAACAATCAATTTGGATTGCTACAGTTCATGATGTATATTTTAGATGAACATGAATTCATAGAGCATGGTAGTAGTATCACAGGTTGTTGGCTTACCGAAAAAGGTGAAATGCTATTGGTTACTTTAGATGCATGGCATGAAAAGAATATGAAAACAGAAGCCGATTAAATGTTGGTTTCATAAAGAACCGAAATATTGGAATAACAAAAGGAGATAATAGATATATTGCTATGGTATATGTATGTAAAAAACAATCGTTACACAATCATTTGTTGAAACTGGGATTCAATCCAATAAGTGAAGGAAATGATAATATTATGGGTATTTATTGGGTGTTTGAAGAAACACCCGAATTATTAAATGAAATAGAAAAATATTCTTCGGAAAGAAAATGTTTTGAAGTTTTAAAAAGCTGGGATGATAACAAGGTTGATGATATCGAAGAAACTGTAGGTTTAAATCCTGTATTAAGTTTACAAGAAGCTGAAATGGAACTTATTTTACAATACCTCGATAAAGCAGAAGAAAATTTGCAAAAAGCATTAAAATGTACAGAAGAATCAAATAATATAGAATATTATTTGCAATGTGTAAAAATGTTAATGATAGCCAGAATTGCATTAAATGGTAAAAATGGTAATAATTGGTCATTTTTACAATTGGTAAAACAGTTACAGGTGGATGGATATAAAGTTTCTAAGTTTTATATAAATAATGCGGAACTTTGGGATTATGGTGAAACCGTACCAAAAGATAAATTAAGTTATTTTATCATGACATTAGATAGATTATATAATAATGTAAATTTAGAAATTTATAATGATATAGCTTTCTATTTTAGGTATCATTATTCTCTTGATTGGAAAATAACTTCAAGATATAACGCTAAAGAATTGGTTAATTTATATAGACCAAAACTGGAAAAGAAAAAAAGAAAAATTCCTGTAATTAGAATTTAAAACTGTTTGAAATAACGAGACTATTTAATAGGGGAAGTTATGTTACTAACAAATAAGTATGCAGATACAAAGTATTCGAGTTTGAGAGAATATTATTGTGATCTAACACGAGAAATGGATCAGATTATTGGAATATCGTCAGATCAATATTGGAAACATTATGTACTTTACGCAGATGAATTAATGAAAAAAGATAAATGTCTTGCAATTAGAATTCCTGGCGGTACTGTGGGTGGAATTTGGATTAATGATGAGAATATTATCACAAAGATATTTGTGTATACTGATTATTATGTTATCGAAGAATATCCAGCAGATATAAATGAAAAGTTGGCACATTATGTAGGAGAGAAAATTGAGTTTACCGATTAAGAGGTGAAAAAAATGTCAATAGGATTTAACTGGTTTAAGTCATATAAGATCACAATTCATAGAGGAAAAAGAATGTGGGAATATGATGATAAAAAATTAGACTATATCGGAGGCGGTAGCACATCTCATTCTGGTTATAATATTGGATTAGTACAAGATTTGATTGAAAAATATAGTGGTAAAAGAATTCCTACTATAGAAGAGGATTGGTTAGAATCTGAGGACGAGGATCTTGGACTAATTCAACCAAAAGAGATGTCTGATATTTGTATTAAAATATTAGATGGTAAAGAAGTAGATAGTGTTGGGATGAGAGGGCGTATCGAGTGGTTTAAAAAATTATCTGATGAAGGATATTATCTTTCATATGATATGTGCTGAATTATGAGAAAGTCAGTATTAATTATAGACACACCAGATAGTTGTTGTGATTGTAGATTTTGCAGAGAATTAGATGAAGGAATAGAAGCCTGTTGTGAATTAATGGAGGATGAAGACGATCCGACATGTTGTAGAATGATCGAAACTGAATCTGGATATTGTCAGGAAAAACCAATTTGGTGCCCATTAAAAGAATTACCGGAAAGAAGAAAATATAGTGAAGAATTTTTTAATGGAAATGTGAAAGGTTGGAATGACTGTTTGGGAAAAATAGTGGGTGAATAAAATGAAAATAGCAGGTGTTTTTGATTATTATGGAGAAACAAAAAATTATTATACGGATGATTTCACTTCATTCTATAACAAAAATAGAGTTAAGTTATCAGATGATACTTTGAATGAATGGGCGATATGCCTTAACAGTCCGTGGAGTCAGACAGAAATGGAATATAAGACAGAATTAAATTGTGAATCTGCTTATACAAAAATGAAGGAAATAGAACCAAAATGGAGAACAATCTATACTGTTAGAAGCTATGACTTCTTTATTTCCGAGATTTATGGGTATGGTGATACACCGCAGGAATCATTGGAGAACTGCATTTTAAATTTTACACATTTTCAGGAAAAATATAATCCAGAAAACAAATATTTTTGAGGTAAAAATAATGTATGTAGAGAATATTGTAATAGGAAAGCCGGTTGTAGAGCCACAGCAATTATTTGCAGCTGATGAAAATGATTGGAATAGGGCAGAAAAAGAAAAGACTTATTATACAGAAGAGCGATTCTTGCCAAGAATTCTCGTGGATATTGGTATTTATTCATCTGTTAGTGAAATCCGTAGAAATAAGCCGCAGTTGATGATCACTTTGGACCATTTAGATTTTATTGATGGATTAAAGGTAAGTAAGAAACGAAAATTATGGATTGCGATTGGAGAATAACAGTATGGTAGACAGTAAACCATTTGACAGAAATCTATTCTATCGCCTATGCAAGAAATATGGTGTAGAGTTGTCTGATAAATATGATAAACCAATGATAAAAGAATCTAATGGAAGTATAAGACCATTAACCGACAAAGACATATTAAACATATTGGAGGTGAACAGATGAGATTTAAAGGGGATATTATCATTACTGATCCCTGTTATGTTTGTAAAGAAAAAGAACAGATTGGGAAATATCCGAAGAGAGAAGATTATTTTATCTATGGTGATAATATTAAAGATTATCCTGATGTAATAAAAGAAGTAATTGATATTAGCGAAGAATGTCCAGAAATGATAAAGGTGCTAGAACAGATAGATAAAGCTTTGGGCTATACAGATCCTGAATATCGTAAGAAACATCCAAGAACACATTTTGTATCTAAGATATATGAGGAATGCAATAAGAAATACAAAGAAGCATTGAATAAGTATTATGAGCTAAATAAGGATGATTGGGAAAAGTCTAATTTAGGTGAAAATATGGAAGTCCTTGGAATTCATACATATATTAGTCGTGATACTTTATATGGTGATTGGAGTTGTACAACTTATAACTCTGATACCAAAGAGAAACTTGGAGAATTTTGCGCTGATGTAGGTGGGGTGGCAGTATTTCTTCTGGATGAAGTTCTGAAATATAATCCAGATTATGATGATCATATTGCTAAACCATGGACAACTACTTTGATTAAAGATTTTGATGGAGAAGTAAATTTTGAAATCATTCACGATGAAGTTAGTGTAATTGGTAAAGGAAATATTAATTTCGAGACACATCAGACAGAATTTTATGAGAAGATTCGCACAAACTCTTACTTTGTTGATAAATGGGTGTCATTTCGTCAGAAAGGCATGAGACCTGTATTGCATGGTAAAGTTAGAAAGGTAGACGATTCTGGCCTTTGTATGATTAGAGGTAAAAGAGCAAAAATACGATTTGCCAATGTAGATGATATAATTGGTATCTATGATAAAAAGTCTGATTGTTATAAAATCAAATAAATTCTTAGAGCGGATCGCTCAAAATTTCCATAAACAAGAGAATGAATAGGTGAATATATGATTGATGAGATTAAGAAAAAAGTTAGTAGTGGAGAATATGATTTTCTAAGAACCAATGAGCATCTTGGAAAGAATATTATTCTTCTTGGTTTGGGTGGTAGTTATGCCTATGGCACTAATGTAGAGAATTCGGACTTGGATGTTCGTGGATGTGCTTTAAACAATAAAATAGATATTTTGACCAATCAGAATTTCGAACAGTTTGTAAATGAGCAGACAGATACTACAATATATTCTTTCAATAAATTGATTTCGTTATTACTGAATGTAAATCCTAATACTATTGAGTTGTTAGGATTAAAGTCTGAGCATTATTTATACGTAACACCGATTGGTCAGGAATTATTAGATAATGCCCATTTATTTTTATCCAGGAAAGCTGTATATTCTTTTGGTGGTTATGCGAACCAGCAGCTTCGGCGTTTAAGTAATAAGGCGGCAAGAGTAGTAGGACAAGAAGAAAGAGAACAACATATTCTCAATAGTGTTATGAATGCCGTATATACATTTCCTAGCAAATATGCTTATTATCCAGAAGATTCGCTTAAACTTTATATTGATAAATCAGATAGAGAAGATTATAATACAGAGATTTTCATGGATATGAATTTTAAACATTATCCATTGAGAGATTATAAAGCAATGTGGTCTGAAATGAACTGTGTAGTAAAGGATTATGCGAAGATTGGGAAGCGTAATCAGAATGCTATTGAACATGGAAAACTAGGAAAGCACATGATGCATTTAGTTCGTCTTTATTATATGTGTTTTGACATTTTAGAGAATGAAAAAATTGTTACATACAGAGGAAAAGAACATGATTTATTGATGGATATTCGCAATGGTAAATATCTGGACGGTAACGATCAGCCGATTCCTGAATTTTATGAGTTGGTGGATGAGTTGGATAAAAGATTAGCTTATGATAAGAAAAATACTTCTTTACCAGAAAATCCTGATTATAATGCAGTAAATGAATTTATGGCAAGTGTTAATGAGAGAGTTGTAAAAGGAGAAATTAAATGTTAGAAGGTATAATTTACGGTCTAATAACTGCATGGATTTTAACATGGTTTGATGTAGATGAGATTTTTATTGACGCTTTAAAAATGTTTTTGCCTAGTATTCCATTAAATACAAATCATTTTTATGTTGTTTGCGCAATTATAGGCTGCGCCAATGGTTTGATTAGCAATTTAAAGTAAAAGGAGAATAACAAGATGAAAGAATTTAGAGTCACACAGGATGCAAATTATGTACAGGGCTATTTGAGGTATGGACACAGAGAAGGGATTATCGAAGCAGAATCAAAAGAAGATGCTTTAGACAAGTTAAGAAATGACAGTTATACAGATTATCTCGATTTTGTGCTGGATGATTATAGTTTAGAGGATGCAGACTATGATGATCAGCCGTTTGAAATCGAAGAGATTGAGGAAGAATAATGTGGATAAAAGATATAAAATACGAAGGTCTTGGAATCTACAGGATAGATATGCAGCCTAATAATGGAATAATCATCAAATTTGATGCAAAGAACATACAAGATTGTAAAGAATAATTTATGAAAGATATAAGTCATAACTTTGATATTATAGTAGATCAAAAATTGAAAGAAATTTGAAATTTTGTTTTCATACGGAAGGAGAATAAAATGGTAGATTTTGATGATATTCAGATTTGGGGTTGTAATATTCCAAACGAAGTAAAAGTAGTATTAGATTCTGTGAGTGATAAAGTAAAAGTATCTTTTGAAAATGACGATCAGCGAATGGCATATCAGATTGGTGTAGATAATGCATTGTCTGCTTTAAAACATCTTTTGCAAGAAGGATTAAGAAAAAACAATATCACAATCTATTATCCTAATACAGATACTTCTACTGAATTAGATGCAGAAAGTGTAGTAAAATGGGCAGAAAGCTTGCCTGATTAAATTTAGAAAAGGAGAATAATACAATGAAAGTAACACTTGAGTTAGATAATCTTGAGAATATAGTACAGACAACATTAGAAAAAATCTTGGAAATGTTGTAAAAGAACAGATTGCTGATATTGTAAAAAAGACTGCTGATAATTTAATAAAAGATACTATCAATACACAGGTTTCTAAAAATTTCCAGCACTTTGTTGACGAGTATATTACGACAAAGAAAATTAAGGTAGGTGGATCTTATTGGGATAATGAACCTGAGCAGGAATATACAGTAGAGCAGTATATTAAACAGCAGATAAAAGAAAGACTGGATTCTAAGCAGTTAAAAGTGAAGAAAAAAGGTAGGTCTGGTTCTTATAACGATGATTATGAAAATATAACTTTTGAACAATATATTTCTCGCCAGTTTGATTTTACAGAAACGATTAAGAAAGAATTAGACACATTTATGGATGATATTCGTAAACAGGTAAATACAACAATGAAGGAAACTTTTGACAACTCTACGAAGTCCATGTTATCTAATGCCGTTTTAAGTATTCTCAGTGCAAATGATACATATAGACAGATTGAGAACAATATTAAATGTATTGCAGATAAGCAGGCATAGAATATGGAAAAAGAAATTTTTGAGAATGATGCAAGCAGTTGTGAATATTGTGAACGTTCATATTATGAATATGACACAGGTTATAGCGAGTATGAATGTACTTTAGATGGTAATGAATGTTGTTCAGGTGAACTAGAATATGGCTGTCCATTATCGTTCAAATATACAGTGGAGTAGAGAATAAATTAAATATAAATGGAGAAAGAAAATACTTTAAAATTAAAAAGATGTAATTGCGGTGGAACCGTGGAGTTAATTGAATCAAAACCATGGAACCAAGATCCATGTATCTATTGTTCGAAATGTGGTGGAAAATGGAAATATGGAACATATTCGGATCTTTTGACCATCAAAGAATGGAATAGTAGACATTAATAATTATATCAAATACAGAGAAAATTCTATAGAGTATCATGAGTATTTCACTCAGAAAATCCAATGTAAAACGAAGAGTTATGTCAAAAAAAGGTGAAGAAGTATGTATTATGGATTAGATATATTTCAATACTATATTTCATAGGAGGAAAATAATATGAATATTAAAGAAGAACAGAGAGATTTATTTACAGTACCACAGGGTTATTATTTAGCCCATTGCATCAGTGGTGATTATGCGTTAGGTGCTGGTATTGCAAAGCAGTTTGTAGATGTATATAACATGAGATATAAATTACATAGTCAGTATCCAATTCCAGAAGGAGAAAAATACGATAATGTAGGAAAAGCATTACTCATTGACAACGTATTTAATCTGGTTACAAAGCCTCGTTGCTATCACAAACCTATATATGAAACATTATATGATACTTTAGTGGATATGCGTGATTATTGTGAAGAATATGACATCACTAAAATCGCAATGCCACGTATTGGGTGTGGACTAGATCAGCTTGAATGGGATCGAGTATATGAAATGTTAGAGGATGTATTTTTTGATACTGATATTGAGATTTTAGTTTGTACATTATAAGGAGAATATATGGCAGAGATCAAACCAAGATATTTAGTGATGGTCACTGCTTCTGCGAATAATAATAAATATTATAAACAGATTCCTCATGGAGATAGTTGGACTGCTGAATACGGAAGGGTAGGAAGCAGCCCACAACGTAGAGAATATTCTATGAGTCAGTGGGAATCAAAATATAAAGAAAAACTTCGCAAAGGCTATGTTGATCAGAGTGAACTTGTAGAAGACTTAATTCAGGTTGAAAAACCTAAGAACTCAGAATATAAAGAAATTGAAAATAAAGTTATTGCTGAGATTGTAGAACGATTACAAGCAATGGCACGAAAAGCTATCAGTGACAATTATACGATTTCTTCTAATAAAGTAACTCAGGCAATGGTGGATGAAGCACAAGATGTTTTGACCAGTTTGCTTGATATTAAAGAAGTTGAAGAATTTAATAATATTCTGTTAAAACTCTTTACTGTTATTCCTAGAAAAATGGGATGCGTTTCAGATTATCTTGCTAATTCTAGCAATGATTTCTCTAAGATTATTCAAAAAGAACAGGATCTGCTCGATGTTATGAAAGGACAGGTCGTACAGAAACAGATCATTGAAGAAACAAAAGCGGAAAATGATGTAAAAATCAAGAATACAATTCTTGAGCAGTTAGGACTGGTATTCGAAGAATGTGATAAAAAGGACATTGCCGTTATTAAAGATGCACTTGGATCATGTTCTGATAAATTCTATAAAGCATGGAAAGTCAAAAATCTTAAGACACAGAAACGTTTTGATGATTTTGTAAAAGAGAATAATATTACGGAGACAAAGTTATTGTTCCATGGTAGTAGGAATGAAAATTGGTGGTCCATCATCAATAGTGGTCTTGTCTTAAAACCAACTAATGCTGTCATCACAGGTAAGATGTTTGGGTATGGTATTTATTACGCACCAAAAGCTAGAAAATCTCTTGGTTATACCAGTTTGAGTGGAAGCTATTGGGTTAGAGGTGATTCCAATTATGGTTTTATGGCATTAATGGATGTAGCTTATGGTAAACCATATGATGTGTATTCCTTCAATAGTAAATATTACAGCTTTGATTATGATAAACTTCAATCCGTTTGTCCTGGTGCGAATTGTTTACACGCTCATGCGGGAGATATGCTGCGTAATGATGAGATTATTGTTTACAAAGAAGAGCAATGTACTATTAAGTATCTGATTGAATTGAGGTGATTTCATGGGCGAATATTATACAAACGGTATTACAGTCTATGACATTGATAAATGCTGTGCTGCCTTAAAACAGCGTGATGCTGATCAGATTACAAGGATTAAATACCTTGAAAAAGAGAATAAAAAATTAAAAGATGCAGTATATAAAGATTCTGAACTTCAAAGAATGAAAGCTGAATTGGAAGAAGCTAGAAATGATTTACGAAGAGGTTTTGGCATCTCAGAATCAGAGCAGAAAGCAATTAAAGAATGGAAAAAGAAACACGAAGCAGAAGCTCATAGTATTGTGACTGATGATCAGAGAATGAAGTTACATGGCTGTATTGGCGGTAATTATAGTTATATTTTTATTCCTACATCTATTGGAATCATTGGAGAGATTCAATGTAGTTGCGGTGAAAAATTTACTTTCTGTGAATTAATGTAAATATACACAAAATAAAGGTGGTAATGATATGAAAACAGTAGCACAGACGGAATACCAGGACATTTACAGAATTACAGATGGAGTTTTACTTGTTGTAAACAAGTTTGAGCCATTGCACATTGAGGGTGTTGAATACCCAAGAGTATATCCAGTTAATAGAGCTGGTATGAGATCATATAACAAGAATTGCCAGCAGCAATTAAAGGTTCTTAAAAATGAATGGTACTGCAAAGAATCATGGTATACACCAGCATGGAGCATACCGGCAGGAACAGTTTTGTACGGCAGTATTCCAGTTATCACCGTTTCTGATAAAAACAAGTGGCAGTATGAGATTAAAACCACTGGCAATATGTTTAGTGGAAATGCAGTAGAGATTCTTGAAATGTTACGTGACATTAAAAATATTGTTGGAAATGGAGAATAAGTATATGAAGTTAAAAATTATTTCTGTTAAAGATAAAGATGGTAATGAGAAAATAGAATTCATGGAAGAGTTAAGACAAAATCATCCTTCTATGTCTGGCGAATGGATTTATCCATTTCTTGCTCAGGATTTCGGATCGTTTCATTTACTATGGGATGATTCAACGGATAAATGTCTTGTTACATCTACAGTAGAGAATCTTATTCAGACCGATACTAAAGTGGTAGTAACAACACGAAATTCTGTATATGAGTTTGAGATTATTGGAGAATAAATATATGAGAGCAGAAGATACATTACAATTCATGATGGATTTTAATGGAAATTTATTTTGGAGTCGTCAGCAGTGTCTAGATCATTTATTTTGTACGATTGGAAATGGATATGAATGGGAAAACGGTGAACTTGTAGAGAAAGATTATGATACTAAACAGATGCTTTCTCGTTGGCAGCTTATTGAACCTGTTAAACATGCAGAACCAAGACAATTAGCGGTGGAACTTAATGAAATAAGAGAAGAAATACAAAGAAGAAGAGGGTTTAAAGAGATTCCAAAGTGGTATCCATTATCAAAAGAATATTCTTATCTCTATAATTATCCTGATAATATTAAGTCTGACTGGTTAGCGCTGATTAAAGAATGTAAACAGATGCTTATTGCAGATGGTATTGAAATTTGAAATATAAAAGGAGAAATTTTATGGATAAACATAATTTTATTTTATCAAGAGTAGATAAAACTAATGACCACGAAGATTATTGGTTTAAAACAGACAAAATCTCAGATGAGGAGTTGTCAAAAGATCATATGGAACAATGTATGATTGGGGTCACAGAAGTGGTTTATTCAAGAGATGAAGATATTGTTGGAATCAAAAGATTGTTTCCTTTTAATTTCGATGTTGTTTTATCGAATGATGAAAATTTAAAAGCCATTTTAAAAGAAATAATTGATGAAAAATAAAATTGAATGATCGTTTCATCAGAGAGGTGGTGAGGATGTATGATGGAAGATATTTGCTTTTTTAAATCATGGTTATCTGTAGGTTTTGTATCAATGTTGTTGATGCAAGCTTATATATATAGAAAAGTAGATTTTTCTATAAAATACATAACTAAAGACTTTTTAGTAGATTCAATTGTTATGACATGTTTGGGTTATATTATGGCATTGATCTTGTTTATAAGAACATTTAGTGATTTTCTTGATTGGTTATTTTATTTTTAATATATAAAAAGAAAGGATAAACAAATGATGGAAGGTTTAAATAGTAAGGAAGTTCTACAGAGTAGAGAACTTCACGGTAGCAACAAATTGCCAGAACCAAAACTGAATAAGTGGTATGATTTCGCGAAAGAGGCATTAAGTGAAAAAATTACAATGATTCTTATTGCAATTGCAGTATTACAGTTGGTTCTTGGTGTTATGGGAGTTATGGATTTGGCAGATCCTATTATGATTTTAGTTGTCTTAGGTATTGTAACTTGTATTGCAGTAAAGACAGGATTGGGTGTTCAAAAATCAGCAGCAGAATTAAGAGCTAAAACATCAGTCAGATATTGTGATGTAATTCGTGATGGAAAAGTACAGACAATTAATAAAAATGATTTGGTAGTGGGCGATTTAGTATGTGTTGGAATGGGACAGGAAATTTTTGCAGATGGTTATTTAGTAGAAGGAAAAATCTCTGTAAATAATGCAGCTATTAATGGAGAAACAAAAGAGTGTGTTAAAACACCAATTCCTGAGTACGTACATACTAAAACAACTTCTACATCAGCTTATACAAATCAGAATTGTTTATTTGCTGGTACTACAGTTATGAGTGGTGAAGGCAAGATGATTGTAACGGATGTTGGTATCAACACTGTCAACGGTGATACATTAGTAAAGATGCAGACATTGGAGGCACCAAAGACTGCATTAGATATTGCATTAGATAACTTATGTGATTTTATTTCTAAATGGGGAACTATTGCAGCAGTTATTACTTTTGCAGTATTAACCATTTCGGGCATCTTAAATGTAGGTTTTAGAGAATATTTTAACGGTGGAGTGTTAAATATCATTCAGAAGTTTGCTCAGAATTTCTCAGTGGCTTTAACCATTATTGTAGCAGCTGTTCCTGAAGGACTTCCGTTAATTGTAAAACTTGTTACTAAACAGAATGTTAAAATAATGGAAGGATTTAATATTCTTGCAAAGAATCCTGGAAAAATTCCTGAACTTGCCTATGTAGATTTAATCTGTACTGATAAGACAGGAACTTTAACAACCGGTATTATGACGCCAAAAGTGATTATCGATGGAGCCGGTAATGAAGTAGATAAGAATTCTGATTTATGGAAGGTTATTAAAGCAAATATTTCTTTAAATAACAGTGCTACATTTGATTCAGAGAATAATATTACAGGTGGTAATTCAATTGATAGAGCAGTTTTAAGCCTGGTTAATCCTGATGATTATACTGATATTTGCAAAAGAAATCCTTTAATTCAGAAGCAGGTATTTAACAGTCAGAATAAATACTCTGCTTTTGAGAGTAAGTATAGTTTGGGTGACTCATTTACATATTATAAAGGCGCTCCTGAAAAATTACTTGAGCATTGCACACATTGGATGGGCTTAGAAGCTATTCCGTTTCATGAAAATGAAAAAGAAGAGTTATGCGAAAAGATTAAATCTATGACAGAAAGATCTGTTAGATGTATCGCACTTACATATTCCAATAGTCCTCTTGTAGAGAATGTATTACCAGATGATATGATCTTCTTAGGAGTGATTGGTGTAGTTGATCCTGTTAGAGCAGAGGTTCCAGCAGCTGTAGAAACAGCTCATAAAGCCGGTATTCAGGTAATTGAGATTACAGGTGACTGTATCGAAACTGCAAGAGCTGTTGCTGCCGAGTGTGGTATTTATAAAGATGGAGATGTAGCCTTAACAAATGATGAATTCGAAGCTATGACAGATGATGAAGTAAAACAGATCATCCCGTCACTGAGAGTCATTTCCAGATGTTCTCCAAATACCAAATTAAGACTTGTTACATTAGCTCAGGAAATTGGAAGGTCTGTGGCTATGACAGGTGATGGCGTAAATGATAGTCCAGCATTAAAGAGAGCAGACGTTGGATTTGGAATGCAGAGTGGATCTGATGTAGCAAAAGAGGCCTCAGATATTATTCTTACAGATGATAACTTTGCAAGTGTTGTAAAAGCAGTAGAACTGGGAAGAACATTTATGCATAACATTATGATGTTCCTAGAATTCCAGTTACCGATTAACATTTCTTTACTTATTCTAAGTGTTATCTATCCTATGATTACAGCAAGTGCGTTACTTGCATCAGTTCAGATTCTTATTGTGAATATCATCATGGATTCCCTTAATTCCTTATCATTTGGCGGAGAACCACCAAAAGAAGAATATATGACAGAAAATCCTATTAAAAAAGGGTCTGGATTATTTATTCGAGGAGCAAAAAAGAGAATTACTTTAAGTACGATTACATTTATTGCACTATATGGAGTTATTACATTTGGTCCTATTGCAAAAATGTTCCCAACAGAGACAGCTGCAATGACAGCAAGATTTGCTCTGTTATGCTTTATGGCGGTATTTAATGGTTTTAATATCCGTACTGAGCATATTAATTTATTTAATGGTATTGGCAAGAATAAGATGTTTTCTGCTATTGCAGTAGGAATTTTTGCCATGACATTTGTACTTTGCAATTTTGCAGGCAATCTTGTAAAAGTCACTGCATTAGATTTCAAACATTGGATGGTAATTCTGGTTTTATCATTTATGATTATCCCTGTTGATTTAATCAGAAAGATTGTCGAGAGAAGAAAAAATAATTAAATAGGAAGGAGAAATACACATGGGATTATTTAGTAAGTTATTTGGAGGAAACAAAACAGAGGTAGAAGAGAAGGTGCAGTCTACACCTGTTAATACGACAGCATCAGTAATTGATATGTCTAAGTCAGCTGAAAATCTAAACAAGGTCCTTATTGATATGTCAAAAGGATCTAAAATCGACATGACTAAACATGTTGCAAGAGTAGCATTGGCAATGGATTATTCAGGCAGTATGGATAGGTTATATTATAACGGGGCTGTACAGAATGTTATTACTAGACTACTTCCAATTGCTTTAAAGTTTGACGATAATGGAGAATTAGAATCATGGCTATTTTCCAATCAGGAAGAAAGACTTCCAGCAGTAAATGTAAATAATTATGAAAATTATGTACAGAAAGTAATGATGAAAGCTTGTATGAGTATGGGCGGAACAAATTACGCACCTGTTTTAAAAGATATGGTCAAGTATTATAAGGATATAGAACCAAGTAGTGTGCCTGCGTTTATTATCTTCATCACTGATGGTGAAAACTTTGATAAAGCAGAAACAAATAAGATCATCAAGGAGTTATCTAACTACAATATTTTCGTGCAGTTTATTGGAATTGGAAATGAGAGTTTTACATATCTTAAATCATTAGACAACATGGAAGGTCGTGTACATGACAATACTGGTTTTACAGCTGTAAAAGATATGAATAAGATGACAGACGGAGAATTATATACTGAGCTTCTTAGACAGTATAAAGATTGGCTGAACAAATAATAAAAATATAAATAAAAGAAAGAGGTAGATATTATGGCAAACGTAATCAATATGAGTAAGAATCAGAAAATCAATATGACCAAGGATGATGGAACTGCAATCAAAAACTTTTTCATTGGTGTAAATTGGGATCAGAATCGGTACGCAGGTGAAGCTGATATTGACTTTGACATTAATGGTTTTTTAACTAATAGTGACCGAAAGGTAACTTATCCAAAAGATATTGTTAATTACAATACATATGGCGATGGCAGCGCATATCCATGGGTAGAGTATTCCGGTGATAACCTTACAGGTGATGATTCTCAGGGAATTACTTTCGATGGAAAACATTATGATGAGTATTTTATTGTACATGCGGATACATTTCCAAAGGACAGAACAGATTTTACTATCTGCCTGACTATCTTTAGAGCAGTGCAGCGCCTTCAGAACTTTGGAATGGTCAATAATGCAATAATGACTATTTGTGATTATGATAATCCAAATGGTACTAAGTGGGAATACGATCTTTCCGAAAATGAAAAGTTCGAAAGCCTTAATGCAGTAGAAATGGGTAGACTTTATCGATATGGTGATGGGTTTAAATTCCAGGCCCTTGGTTCAGGCTATGTCGGTGGTATGACTGAACTGTTCAAAAATTTTGGACTTGATATTGATGAAGGGAGAGATTAATCAATGAATGGATTAATTTGGTTAATTTTCATTGCGATTATTGTTATTTTATTGTTTTTTACAAAGACAGGCAAGAGGATTAGAATGAGGGCTTCTGGTACTGCTGATGAGATTATTACCAAGGACGCATCTACACCAGAAGGTGCCAAAGCATATTACAATAAAGCAATTGAAGCTAAAGAACAGGATTACCAGAAAGCAAGTGCAATTCATGCTCAGATGCTTGGAAAGATTGAAAATTACGAGGATCAGCTACGCTCTTTAAAAAAGGAGAATATGCAGTTGGATTTAAATATCAATTCTTGTGTAGATAAGAATGATGATGAAGGTGCGAAAGTATATTTAAAGCGTCAGCAGGAAGTAACTGATAAAATTGAAATTATCAAAGATGCTTTAAAGGAATTAAAAGAAAATGCTGCCTTACAGGGAGAAACTGTAAAAGATATTTTTGAAAAGCTTGGTGAGTTAAAAGCAGAAAAAGAAACTGCTGTACTTACTCTTGAAACAGCTCAAGTGGCAAAGTCATTACAGGCTACTCATGGTATCAATTCTAGTGAAGAAGATAAGATGCTGGAAAAGGTTCGTGATGGAATTAAGAAAACCAAAGAAGAATCTGATGGTAACAGGGTAGCGTATGAGAATTCCACCGCTGTTCAGATGAAGCGTCTTGACAAGAAAATGAAGGATGAAGAAATCCAGAAAAAATTAGATCAGCTAAAGGCGGCGAAGAATAAATGATTGTACTAAATATTGGTGTTTTTGTAATCTGTCTTGGTGTATGCTTTGGAGCAGGTTTTATCGTAGGAAAACGTAGGAAGAATAAATAATTCAAGAGTTGGTAGGTGTCATAGCCTACTAACCCTATCAATACACCATATATAGTAATTGTAAAATATAATATGTGCTATATATGGTGTATAAATTGCATTAGAAAGAAACGCACATTTCATTTGGCTATGGAAGTAGGTGAGAAAAATATATTGGGATTTAGAAAATAGTGTCAAAAAATTAAATAGTGACTATGAGGATATTTATTTTTTACTTCATGTTTTATACAACGCAAAAACTGAGCTGTATGACAGAACTCTTACTGATATGAGAAGTAGGTATGATCCAACTGAAGCATTTATAGATGGCAGGAATAATGGCTGGAATAAAAGGAGATCGAATTGGTATTCCAAGAAATTATACGATAAATGTGTGAAATGTATTGAGTTAAAAACAAGAGGTCATTTTATACACAGACATTGGAAAGAATGCGTTTGGAAGTACAAAGGTTTTTCAGCACAAGAATGGATAAATTTATATCAGCAATTAATTAAAGAAAATAAATACGACAGTTGGATATTGGAATATGTAGAAAAGTAGGATGGTGTCAATATGGAAGAAATAACAGAATTAGAGAAAAAATACTATAAGCTTCTAATAGGCGAGACATTTCATTGTTATGATATTACATTAAATGAATTACTTATTATTATGAACGAAGAGCTTAATATCAATACATTATCTTTGCAGAAGTCAGGAAGACATAATTTTTATTGTAGAGTTGATGATAAAACCAAACAGTATTATTTACGAAAATTTGGTTTGTTGGATAATGACCATGTAGAAGCGGGAGAATAATAATTTGAAAAACACACTATTAGATGTAGCTCAGAACTTTGATAAGATGAGTGATTTAGAAAAAGCTAAAGCTAATGATAAAATTCGAGAAAATGTTAAAGAAATTATGAAATCTCATCCAAAAACTGAACGAGAAAAAGAACTTGACAGATTGGCGAAGGAAGAAAAAGAAGAATATGAAAGAAACAAAAATGCTTTCTATGCTGATCCTATTCATTGGAACAATAATAAGCGTAGAAGACATGGGTTATCTGTATTAAGAGGTGATATTAATAAATATCGCTCAAAGATATATCCAGCATTTCATCCTTCTGTAAAATTCTTTGGATTGTGGGATGATATTATTACCGAAACATTAGTAGATAAGTTTAAGAATAATGAGTATTTTAATTCTTTTGTAGAAGTAAAAGATTTGGCAGTTGGTGATGCAAATGTATTTAAAGTGGGCGAATAGGAGAATAACAGTATGGAGTTATCACAAGATGAAAGACAAAAATTTTTAGAGTTAATATATAAAGTAAGTCCATGTGCTGCAATTTCTGAAAAAGAAAATCTTGAAAAGCTTAAAGAGTGGCTGGACAGTGATAGGTCAAAAAGGGTTGCATTTGTTGAAGCTTCAAAAATATTTAAAGATCAGGTTAGAAATGACAAAGTGCTTCTTATACCAACAAATGACGAAGCTATAAAGCCAATAAAAGTAATATACGAAGGAGAATAACAATATGAAAACTTTGTATGAGAAGTAAGAAAGAAGCATTTCTTGTTGATTTTATCTAAGAGCGTTTCTGTTCACAATTTCCAAATAAAAGAGAGAATATATAAGTGACAATATAATTTTAAAGGAGATGTCACTATGAGCAAAAAGAATTTTTTTAAAGGTCTTAAATTTCATTATCGTTTTAATGATAAGGAGTTATTAGACAAATATAAAACTATTGAAGATTTCTTAAATACGAGTTTTCCCAAGAACAATAATCCATTATCACCAAATTTGGATACAGAAATTTTTAAGATTGTTTGGAATAGACATTTACTTTCTGATTATATTCCTAACCAGATTAAAACAGTAAAAGATTTGTTAATTATTTTGAGTAATGAAGATATTTGTAATACTTTATTAACTAAGCAATTTTGCAAATCAAAACTAAAGCAAAAACAAAAACACGAGGACTTGATTCGCAAAGAAGTATATTCCATTGATGAAGTTAGAGAAAAAGTAAAAGACATTCTATTTGAAAAAGATAAGAGAAATGCAAAGATTGATTTCGATGGAGATTTGATTAAGGGTAACAGTCAAAGATATCAGACTTTTTTCACAAAAGGTTGTAAATGCGCAATTTGTGGAATTGAAGGAAAATATTTTGCAAAAGAAAGACATTTACAAGATAAAGCATATCATCTGAATTTATATGCAGTTGATGATAATGGTACAGAAATTTTAATGACAAAAGATCATATTTTACCACGCTCAAAAGGTGGTATTGATGATATTAGTAACTATCAAACAATGTGTAAGCCTTGTAATGAAGCTAAAGGTAACAAATTAGAAAATTAAGAAGAAAGGAAAAAATAGAAAAGTTCCTATAGGGTAAAGTGCGCACTACTTACTATGGTAAGAGGAACTTGGAAAACAAAGAAAGAGCATTAGCACATATTGAAAAAATTGAATGGGTAAGGCCGATCGAAGGTGCAGATAACATCGAATTAATTGGAGTATTAGGCTGGATTTGTATTGCAAAAAAGGGAGAATTTCAACCTGGTGATCTAGCCGTTTACATTGAAATTGACAGTAAGTGTCCTGAAAATGATGAGCGATTTGCTTTCTTAGAAAGTAAAAAATACAAGGTTAAGACGATGAAACTTGGAAAATTCAATGTCATTAGTCAGGGTCTTGCGCTACCGGCAATGGTATTTCCTGAAGTAACAAATGATCCAATTGGTACAGATGTTACTGAGAAATTACATATTACATATTATTCTGTAGATGATATTGCAAGAAAATCTAATAAAGTCGATCCAAATTCTAAATACAAATCTATGGCAGCTCGCCATAAAAATCTCGCAAAGAAAAAATGGTTTAGATGGTTAATGAAGCACAGTTGGGGAAAGAAAATTCTCTTTTTATTCTTTGGAAAGAAAAAAGATAATCCAAAAGAATTCCCTAAGTGGATTGTTAAGACTGATGAAACGAGAATTGAAAATGCACCATTTTATTTACAGAGTACAGACAAGTGGGTAAAGACAGAAAAATTAGATGGAACTAGTTGCACTTTTGCCGTGGATCGTAAGAAAAAAGGTAAGGATAAATTTGAATTTATTGTTTGCAGTCGTAATGTGAGGCAGGCAGATCGTGATCAGGAGTGTTACCACGATAGCAATATTTATTGGGAACTTGCTGATAAATATGACATTGAGAAGAGACTTACAGAATTAGCAATTACTGGTGGTTATGACCGTGTTGTACTGCAAGGAGAAGGTGTTGGTTCAGTTCAGAGTGATCCGTATAAATTAAAAGAAAACGATTTATATGTATTTAACTTAATTATTGATGGCACAAGAACAGGAACAGTGGAGATGGCTGAATATTGCGACAATCATGGTTTTAAGCATGTGCCAATTATTGATGTAGCCTACGAACTTCCACATACCATGGAAGAAATGAAACTTGAAGCTGATGGTTATAGTGAAATTAATCCAAAAGTAAAAAGAGAAGGTTTTGTATACAGAGATATTTCAGGGCAAAAAAGTTTTAAAAATGTTAGCCGTGAGTATTTACTGAAACATTCATAAGGAGATTTTAGATGAATAAACCTAAGCTGTATATTATGACAGGTCTGAGTGGTAGTGGTAAATCCACTATCGCTCAGAAACTGGCAGAAGAAAATCCAAACACAGTAATTGTATCATAAGATGCAATTCGTGAGGAATTAACAGGTAATTACGAAGACCAAGAACATAACGAAGAAGTGTTTAAGATTTTCCATGATAGAATTCGCAAGAATTTGGAGAATAAAAAGAATGTAATAGCAGATGCAACTAACATTACTATGAAGTCACGCAGAGCAATTATGACGAAAGTAAATGGATTAGATGTTGAGAAAATCTGTTATTTGATCCCAAAACCATATGAACAGTGTAAGGTTGATAATAAGAACAGATTGCATCCTGTGCCCGATGAAGTGTTAGACAAACAGATCATGCGGTTTCAAGTGCCATTCTATGAAGAAAATTTCGATAAAATTATTATTCGTAAAGATGATAGTTGGGAAGAATACAAAATGGGAAGTATTAATCTGTTTTTGGCAATGTTTGGATTTAATCAGAAAAACCCACATCATAACATGACATTAGATGATCATTGCATGAATACATATAACTTGTTTTGCAATAAAATTCCGCATAAAACATTATTAAATCTCGAATATGTTAATGGGTATGCAATGGGAGCAAAACTACACGATTTTGGTAAAATCATGGTTCAGACATTTGATGAAAACGGTATTGCCCACTACTACGGACATTCTAGTACAGGATCGTATTTTATTCTTTCTCAAATGGTAAAACCTCTTGTATGGACAGACGATATGTTATTAGATTGTTGTTTTCTTATCAACTATCATATGATGCCGTTCAATTGGACAACTGATGAAGCCAATAAACGTTGGAAGAAAAGATTTGGAGAATATAAATATAAGCTGCTATTAGATTTCAATGAATGTGATCGAGTGAGGTAATCATGGGAAATATTTTACAAGATGAAGCTTATTTTTATCTAAATGAATACAAAGATATTGTCAAAACAGAAGATGGATATAAGTTACAGCCGGTATTTGAAAGACTTCAAAATGGAGATATCGTAAGAACTGAATGTAGCAAGGCTATGAGTAATCAAAATAGTACAGACAAAATTTGTTTTAGTTGTATTCACTCTACTGAGCTTGATTCAAGTCAGATTTGTGAAATACGAAGTAAGTTAAACGGTAATCCAAAACGTTTATGTTTAAGTTCATATGTTCATAATTGTGATGCATGTGAATATATTGAACCACTTACTGTTGTTCATTCAGAAGAAGAAATGATTCAGTTTATAGAAAAAACGGGAAATTTTTTTCCTTGTATTGAATATTACGAATCTTACTATGGGTTTGAACGCAAGTGGGATGAGGAAGGAAATGGAGAAATTTTAGAGACGGTGGAGAATATTATAACAGAGGTGGCAAGTTTACATATATTCCAAATAAATATCCAAGTGTGGTCTATTTCGGATTAGTAGATAATGATTATCTATATAGTTGGAGTTCAGCACATTTAAAATGGGTATATTGTGGAGAATGATAAAGTAGGTGGAAAAGTTAAATGGTTTGGAAGATGCTCTGAATATAGTCATGAAAATTTATACATTGAAACCCATCTTTCATCCAGAAAAATTAGGCTTACAGCTACTGATTATAAGAAGAAAAAATTACGTAATCGTAAAAATTCAGAGAATAAATATAAGACACATCTAAAATTTCTTTCTGATAATCTTAAGAGATATCCTTCGCCTATATATCCAGTTGATCGAAAAGGTAAATTTTCAGGAAAATGGAATTTTGAAAATGGCTCATATACGTTAGGCGAAATCGCACGATATAAGAGATGCTGGCTTTCTAAAAGAGGACATGGAAATTTGCCTAAGTATTATAAAAAGATGGCAAATCGTGCTGTGAGAAGAGATAAAAGTATAACGTATAGAGGCTGTTCTTATAAAAAAGTTTATGACTATTGGTGGAAAATAATTTAGAGAATATTTCTGGTAGGGACATATATTTCTTTACCAAAAAGTTTACTAAAGGAGAATAAATATATGGAACAGACATTAAAACCTTGTCCGTTTTGCGGCAGTAATAAATTGAAAGTTGACAAGAAATCAAGAAATGGCAGAAGTATATATTCTGTGAGATGTAATAGTTGCCATGCAAGAGGTGGCACATGTGGATGCGAAAGAACTACTTATAAGTCAATATTATATAATTCATTAGCAAATGGTGATCCAATAGAGGAGGCTTTTACTGCCGGTAAGGCAATTGAGGCATGGAATAGGAGAGTAAGTTTAGATGGAATTAAATAATAAAACTAAACAGCTATTGTATATTATTGCTGCTGGTGTAGTACAGGCTACAATAATGATTATTATTTTCTTTGCAGAATATTATATGATTTGCATTGATGATAATATGACAGTGTTTCTGACGTCTATTATTATAAGTGATGTACTATTATATACATGGCACTTTCTGTATAAGAAAGTAGAAAAATTAGGAGAAGATGATAAAGATGAGAAATAAAATTGGAGATGTAATTTTAGTTTTAGGATTTCTTATTGGTTTGTATGTAGGTGGATGGCTGATGTTAATTAAACCAATTCTTGACTGCTATGCTGCATACGGATCAGGAACATTAACATGGGGAATAATCGGATGGAATTTCTTGAAGTTCTGTTTTGCTGGTCCAGTGATTTGGTTTATTGCATGGGGTGGAGCAATCGTAAGATTAGTTGTAGTTAAATGGAGAAAGAAATAAGAGAGGAAGATAACATGAGAAAGTTAATTGAAAATGAAGTAGAGATGTTAAAGGGATTAAAAGTAAGGAAGTTTTTAGATGCTTTAAAAAATATTTATAAGGATGATGAAGATGTATTAGTAGAAATTCAAAAATGCAAAAGTATTGATGAATCTTTAGAGTATATTGACACATATCCTGCATATTCAAAATCACATGAAATGTTCATGGATTGTTTCAAGAAATTATTAGAGGATATTGGTTTTATCGATTTATCTGTTTTAGAAAAAGAGAATAAATAAGTGACTGAGAAATCAGTCACATTAAGCGAATTAGTATAGGGGTAGTACACTGAGGTTTGATCTCAGAAGTATCGGTTCAAATCCGGTATTCGCCGTTGGCTCTGATTCATCTGTGATGTGGAAAATCGCAGAACGGTGGCAGAAGGATGTAAAACTTTTGTAAAAAACATATCCCATCGGACTGTTATTGCTTGGTTAATGCGCAGACTTAAGCAACAGAACTACTTAATAAAATCATATGGTTCCTTGTTGGTGTAGTAGGAAGCACGGCAGCATACTCTGCAAAACTTGGTTCGAGTCCAAGATGAGGAAGTAACAAAATAAAAAGGAGTGATAACATTGAGTATATTTGTAACTGGCGATTGTCATGCAGATGTGAGCAGATTTAGCAAAGAATGTTTCTATGAACAGAAAGATTTCAGTGGAAACAAGGATGAGAATTTTGTAATTATCTGTGGTGATTTTGGTCTTGTATGGCAACGCGATAATGAAAGTAAATCAGAGAAATATTGGTTAGACTGGTTGGAGAACAAACCATTTACGACTTTGTTTGTAGATGGGAACCATAGTAACCATAAAAGGATTGCAACATATCCAGTAAAAGAATGGCATGGTGGTATGGTTCATGAAATTAGACCACATGTTCTACATATGATGCGTGGTGAGATTTTCAATATTCAAAATAAAAAATTCTTTGCATTCGGCGGTGCAAGTTCTCACGATATTTCAGATGGTATTCTTGATTATAACGATGAGGATTGGCGAGAACAAGCCAAGGAATTGGAAGCAAGTGGTAAATGGATGTACCGTGTAAAAGATCTGACTTGGTGGGAAGAAGAACTTCCAACTGATCAAGAGATGCAGCATGGTTTGGATAAATTAAAAGAGAATAATAATGTAGTGGATTATATTATCACTCATAGTCCACCTGCGTCAGTTATCGCTTTATTAGGACAGGGTTTATATGAACAGGATATTCTCACAAAATATTTAGAGAATATTAGAGTAGAAACCGAATATAAGTATTGGTTCATGGGACATATGCATGTTAACAGAGTAATCAATGACAAAGATATAATCTTGTATGAACAAATCACACAGGTATTGTAAAAAATAAAAAGAAAAGAGGAAAACAGTATGGGAATCACATGTAAGTCAATCGGTAAGATGGGAAGTATTATGGCGAAGCTTAATAATGAGCTTGCTAAGGAAAAAATGGCAGCTAAGAAAGAAGCGAAGAAAAATGACAAGAAAAATGATAAGAAGGAGAATAAGTAATTATGGAAGAGTTATTAGCGAAGTTACTGGAAAATCCAGATGTACTGTTAGAAGCAGCTAAGATGTATGTCGAGAAGTATAAACCAGTGGTTTATGGTGTAGCACAGGAATTTGTCAATGTATATAAAGATTATTCCGAGAATAAGGAATATTTCGCAGTTGTAGCAAAGGCTAAGAAGAATCTGTATGACGCATATATGGAAGCCGGTTTTAACGAAGATCAGTCATTAGCTCTTATGATTAATGATAATTTGAAGCTGATGGATAATGTTAAGAGAATTGGCAATAAGCGTGGTTCTGTAAAGAAGGAGAAGAAATAAATGAATCCAATTATGTTTCCTTTAGTTATTGTGGCAGCAATCATATTATGGTTTCTGTTGGCAGCAATTTTTAAACCTGTAGGTGCAATTTTAGAACTTCTTTGGAATGATGTCAAAAAAGCACTTAAAGGTAACGAAAAACAAAAGAAAGAGGAGAATAAAGAGAATGAGTAAAGGTTTAATTGGTGGTGTAGGTTTAGCAGTATTAATTGCTGGTGGTCTGTTTGTAGGAATTAAGTGTACAGAAAAAATTCCAGCTGGATATATCGGCGTAGTTTACAATGGGTTATCAGGCGGGGTCGATGGAGAAGTTATCACACAGGGATGGCATTTAGTTGCACCTACCAAGAAAGTGACCACATATTCTATTGGTATTGAACAGTCTTATCTTACATCAGAAGAAAAAGGTGATTCCCCAGCGGACGAAAGTTTCTCTACTCCAACATCTGATGGTAAGTCATTAAAAGTTGATCTTGAATTTTCATATAAGTTTGATCAGGAAAAGATTGCAGATACATTTATTATGTTTAAAGGACAGCCTGGGAAAACAGTTAAGGATACATTCATTAAGCCTAAAATGAGAGCTTGGACACAGGAAGTAACTGCTAAGTATCCAGTAACTGATGTATTTGGTGATAAGCGCCAGGAACTGAATGAAGCACTTGATGTATATTTAAAACAGAAATTTGAACCTTATGGAATTATCATTGACACAGTAAACTTTACCAATATTTCCACAGACTCTGAAACATCTGCAGCAATCCAGAAGAAAGTAACCGCGCAGCAGGAGCTTGAGCTTGCGAACATCGAAGCAAAGACAGCGAAGGTACAGGCTGATAAGGATAAGGAAGTTGCTCTTATTGCAGCAGAACAGGAAAAAGAAAAGGCTTCTATTGTTGCAGAACAGAAGAAGATTCAGGCAGAAGGTGAAGCTGAAGCTATGAGAATTAAATCTGAGGCAGAAGCAGCTGCTAATGCTAAGATTGCGGCATCTCTTACTCCTGAACTAATTGAAAAGCAGAAGATTGAGAAATGGAAAGGTGAAGTCCCACAGGTTCAGGGTAGTGCTACTCCAATTGTAAATATGCAGTAATCGCGAGGTGTTAACATTGTTATTTGGTTTAGTCGGTGCAATCATTGTGTTTTGTATTGGTGTCGCAATAGCTTTTATAGTTTTATTTGGAGTTTTCTATTTGGCATTACGAATTTCTACATATATTGGAAAAGTTTATTATTTGTTTTCTCAAAAAGAGAATAAATTAAACGACCTTTATGATAAATTGTTTGAAAATTGAAACCACATGCTATAAGGATGATACTTTGTCAAGAAAAGATTAATTGTAAAATATTTTGATAATTAGGTTAAGTCGATTGCAAAGGCGATATAAGGATAAAGCGGAGGAATTTTATGACAAGAACATATTGTGATGTATGTAACAAAGAAACAAATTCGGTAACAGAATATATGTTACCAAAGCGAGTGAAAAGATATGCGACAGACAAGGCTGGTAATAAAATAATGCCATTCGGAGAAACTGTTGAACCAGTAAAAAGGGAGTTGTGTCCAAGATGCTCTCGTTTATTGAATGTGTTTGTAGATGGTTATTTAGCAGCTTTGAGTACAGAAAATGACAAATACACAATTCAATTTAATCTTATTCGTGGAAGAAAATAATAGTATATAGAAAGTATTTTGAAAGAGTAATCAATCAGATAGTTACTATATGTTAATAGATTGTATACATAAGGTTTACGCAAAGCAAGGAGAAGATAATAGATTGAACAGTAGTATTTTTGTTCCTAAAACGATAAATGTTGGATATCAAAATCGTTCAGGAACTTATACAGGAAAACTTGCTTATGTTATTTACTATGATGAAAAAGGTAAGTTGCGGAAAGAAGCATCATGGAACAGTTGGCGTGACGATAAAATTCCGAATGATGAATTTGATAATGTTCCAACAGAAGGATTTGTACTAAATAAGAAAGCTGGTGATTACTCTACAGGATGGGATCACCGACATGCTTATTGTAGAGTATATGATCCAAGAGGATTTGAGTTTGAAATTACCATTGAAAATTTATTGTACATTCTTGAAAATGCGAATTGTATCAAAGGTAAGGGGCTTGAAGGAGAATTTATATATGAATGGGATGGTAAAGATTTAGTTATTATGCCTGTTGAATCACCTGACTATAAGCAAATTAGTGAGTTTAATAAAATTATCCATAACAATGAAACCATTAAAGCAAAAGATTTAATTATCGGTGCTACATATCTTACAAAAGATAATGAGAACTGGATTTATATGGGTAAATTTGAAGCTTTTGACTATTGGGAAGGAACAAGTAAAGGTAAGCATTTTTGGTTTTGGCATAATGGTATTTTTGAACATTATAAATCTTTACCAAAGAATAAATTTATCAAATGTATTGATAACAAATGCAGTGAAAAATATGCAAATATTTACAATAATTTAGAAAGAAACTGTGAGTATTCTCCATACGACAGTTCAAAAAATGAATACAAATATCTCACTTTTGAAGAGTTTGAGAAAAGATCATCTTCTGGTCGTTGGAGCGAAAGACAATTTATAAGTGAATATTACGGTAGAAATAAATATGAGTTTGAGATTTATCCAGAAGACAAAAATAATAACTTATTTATTGTTCGTATGAAAGATAATACGAGTAGGCATGAAGTAACCAATATTTTCCCGACTACATTTAAAATGGTTAAATCAAACCGTTATCCATACAAAGATATTGAAGAAAAGCATATGATTCCAGTTACGATAAAAAAGATTTTTGAAGTGATGAAGCCGATGTATATTCAAAAATATTTAGCAAATGGTAGAGAATATAAAAAGGAGTACGAAATTAAATGAGTAAAAACGATGACAGAATTTTAGAATTAAAGAAACAGATTGAAGTCAAGAAGAAATCAATTTCTGAGAAGAAGATCAGATTTATTCCTGAAACAAATTGCGTTCTTAATATGGATGGAATAACAATTAATCTAAATGTGTGTTCAGATGATGCATTATTATTACTTTTGATTAGATTGAATTCATATTTAATGTCTGCAAAGGATCTTAATATGGCTGATTTTGAAATTTCAGGATATAGTGTGACAGCATGGATTAAAGATATTAAGAGTAAGTTGGAGGTATCTGGTCTGAAGAAAGAAGAGTCTGATTTGAAGAAAATGGAGAGCAAGTTGGACAAGTTGCTTTCTGATGATAAGAAAACAGAGCTGGAAATTGATGAGATTGCTGCTTTATTGAAGTAAAAGAGAAAATAATACTATAAGTAGTGCATTTCATAAAATGGACAAGAAATATCGGTTTCCTTGGGAGGTGAAATAATGGAGATTTTAGGAAATAATTTAAAGATGTTTTTTGATAAAGTAGATAATCCACCAAATAATGCTGAAATTACATATGCTGGCGATAGATATGAAGTATGGGAAGTATCGGAAAATCTATTTAATAAGATGTGTGATATGTCAGAAGATGAATTTGTTAAATTAGCAGGTGAAGAAGCATGGTGGAGACAGAGTGATGGTAGTGTACTTGGTATTCCTGATACAAAATTCATTATTAGTGGTGAAGAAATGGTAGGTTGGAACACAAGAGGAGAATATGAAAATTTTCAGTATGCTAAATTGACTGATTATCTATGCTATGGAATTGGAGCATCGCAACCTAAAAATGTATGTGCTTGTTGTGTGGATCTTGCAAAATACAATGATATGACAATGGCAGAATTATTTGAAAAGTATGGAGAATAATCTATTAGGGAGGTGCATGACATATGAGCAACTTAAAAGAAAAACTAACAAAAGGTGGAGTAACAGCAGTTATTGTTATTACAATTTTTGCATTATGTTATGGGCTTAGTTGGATTGTTACATGTGGAATTATTAAACTTATTACAATGTGCTTTGGATTAACATTTAAGTGGTCTATTGCAACTGGTATTTGGCTAATTATCTGCATTTTAAGATCAATTTTCAATATAACAGTGAAGAAATAGAGTCAAAGGAAACTGACATTCTAAATGGAGAATTATATAATGTAGTCTCTTATGGAAATGGTGAGAATGAATTTCTCGGAATGAATGTTGGTTGGTATGTTCAGAGAGATAACTTTGAATCATGGTGTGAGTTAAATGATTTGGAGATGTATGAAGTAACAGGAAATATCTTAGATAATATCTAATCGGTCTTAGCGATTCAGCTAACAAATTCCAAAACAAAATGTCACAAAAATTATGTAAAAATCGAGACAAAACAAGAGAATAAATGCGGAAAACATTTGTATGGGTGGAAGAACAGCATACCCTTGGGTTCTTATACTCAAAAACCACTGTTTAACATAGACGTTTATCTTATAGATTTACCTTCTGTGTTCCGCCTGAGAAGGCGTTTAGATAAATTGGTTATTAATAAAAATTATTATATTAGGAGGATTCATTTTATGAATTTCGAAATGACAGGAAAACTGAGTATTTCTAAGGAGACAGAGAAGTTTCATCCATGGAGCGAAAAAACATATCCGTCTGGTTGGGTTCGCAGACAGCTTATGTTTAATGTAACTTGTGGTGATAATCGTCACATGCTTACTGTAACCGCCGGTGCTTTTGAAGATGGACACGGTGATGTGCTTAGTTTTACTAAGGGCAGTGTAGATGAGAACGGTAAGAAAGTAAAAGGTGAATCAATCAGAATCCCATTTAAGGAAAGACTTACTTCTCCGAAACTTGCTGAGATTGCAGAGTTCAAAAAGTTTATTGTAGATCTGGAATTACCTGGTAGAAGATATAAGCTTCAGAACATGGTAGATGGTATCCGTGAGGGTAAGGAAGTTACCGATGAACAGCTTAAAGAAGTTGGTCTCACTTCTAAAGAAGAAGCGGATGAAGCTTTAAAGAAGAGTATTAAGAAGAGACATGAGTTCATCTCTGAATGGGACTTTGCAGAATTCATCAAAAAAGTAATTGACAGTGGTAAGTATACAGATAAGAAGTTCTTTATTCGTGGCAATGGTGAATATCAGTATTCTGATTCTAAGCAGCAGGTCTATGAGTCTTATATCCCAAATCGTATTTATTTAGCAGCAGATGATGCAGAAGAGTCTTCAACAGCAACATTCAATATTATCTATGGTGCAGATGCTCTTGATGAGATGAGTGTTGAAGAAAAGGGCAAGTATTATGTAAACGGCTTCATGATGGAATATGAAAGCAACCGTAAAGCAAATATTCCAGTTCCAGTCAAAATTACAATTCCTGTTGATCCAAATGCTGATGATAAGGGCAAGAGAAGAATTGAGTCTCTTAAGCACAAATTTATGGTAGATGACGATACATATAAGGAGTACGGCGTAATCGTTAATATGCTGAACGGTGCTCAGAAGGTAGAGATTACTGAGGACATGCTGACCGATGATCAGAGAGAAGATTTAGATTGCGGGCTGATCACCATGGATGATATTCGGGCTGAATTAGGCGGAAGTGTATATGGAGATAGAGTTAGAGAATATCAGTTCTTAAAACCAGCCAGAGGATTTACTAAGGGACGCCAGGATACGATCTATACTGCAGAAGACATGGTGATTCGCAGTATTGAAACAGAATCTTCTGATGATGAGAACTTATTCGAAGAAGAAAATGCAACTGACGATGACGAGCTGTAAGAGACTGGGCTTTAGCCCTTTCTCTTATAAAACAAAATAAACATGAATTTAAAGGAGAATATACATATGGCATTTGGAAAGAGAAGTAAGATCAGTGACAACTTATACGATTATTCTATTATGATTTGTGGTGAATCTGGTGTTGGTAAGACAACTGTAATCAGTGAGCTTTGTGAAAAAGAATTTGGTCCTGATGGATATTTATTACTAAATACAGGCGATGAAGAAGGTGTTTCTGCTATTGATGGTGTTACATACGAAGATGTCCCAACATATAAGAAGTTCGTTGAGATTTGCAATGACATTGTAAAAAATAAAAACACCGAATATCCAGATTTAAGAGTAGTTATTGTAGATACACTTGATCAGCTCATTGCTTGTACGGAAACTCAAGCGATTGCAGATTGGAACAAAGAAAATCTTGGCAATAAGAATTTTAAACCCGCAAAGACTTTAAATAGTGTTCAGGGTGGATTTGGCGCAGGTTATGATGTTGTATTTGATATGATTTATGACAAAGTAAGAGCATTAGGTAAGGTTGGTGTGAAAGTTTGGTACACCTGTCACTCAAAAACAAAAGACATTATTGATCCTGTAACAAGTGCAGCGTATACAACACTGACATCTAATATGGCTCAGAGATATTTCAATGATTTTAAGACAAAAGTTCATGTTGTTGGTGTTGCTTGTGTAGACAGATCTATTGAAGCTGAAGGTACTGGTAGAACTAATATCATTAACCACAAAGAAATTACTGTAAATAAGGTAAAAGACGAGAAGAGAAAGATTGTATTTAGAGACGATTCATATAGTGTAGATAGTAAGTCCAGATTTGCTGGCATTGTTAATGAAATTCCTCTTGATGCAGATGCTCTTCGTACAGCATTAAAAGATGCCATTAAGAATTCTAAGAAAAATGAATTCACATCTAAAAATTCTAAGCCATCCGCTCCCGTAAAAGAAACTCCAACAGCAACTCCAGAACCAGATTATATGGACGAAGAACTTCCATTCGATGAGGAAGAGAAGGAAGATATTGACGATACTGTAGATGAAACAAAAGATTATCCAGAAGACCTTGCAGATACAATTCGTACTATGTTTAAGGAATGCACTGATAAGGACGTAAAGGCTAACGTTAAAAAAGTAATTACTGAGTACGGTAAGTTAAATGACGTAGACGAAGAAGGACTTAAGAAAATTTATGATATGATGAAAGGATGATCATCTTGCTAGTCAAGTGCAGAGCCTGTAGGCAAAAGATTGACAGGAATGATGCATTCAAAGTGGTAGTGGGCGGTAAAAACGCCTACTACTGCAATGAAGAAGAATACCTGGCTATTTTAAAAGAACGCGAAGACAAGAAAATGATGTATGACCTGATTAATCAGATTTTTGGTTATACGATTGTAAATACAGCATTATACAAAGAAATTAATCCATTGGTAGAGACATACGGCTACACAATGATTTCTTCATATCTAAAAGAAAATTTCGATTATCTCTATGATGTAATCCATCGCCTTACCAGTAAAGAATATGGAAAGATTAGATATTTCTCAACTATTTTATGCAACAGACTTCATGACTATTCAGAGAATATTGTAATAGAAGAACATAAGAAGACTGTAGAAGTACCTGTTGATATAGAAGAAATTCGTTATAGAAGAAAGAAGAAAAAACGTAGCCTGGAACAGATAGAACAGGAAATTGGAGACTAATATGGCTGAGTTTATTACAGGTGTAAAAGAAAAATATCCAGCGGCACTTCTAAAAGGAAGAATTGAGGCAGAGGGCAATGTTATCAGTTGCTTCTTCAAAGATATGTTGCTTTTGGACGATACGACCTTCGAACAAAAGGATTTTATCACAGCAGACGGACTTTTCTATTTTTCTATGCTCAAAAATCTGCGTAAAAAGGGCTTTTATTCTCTGGATGAAATCACGATTTTATCCAATATGAATGAGGACGTTATTGGGCGTTATGAGGACTGTGGAGGCTGGGAAGCCATTCAACACCAAATAGACATCATAAATGTCCAAAACTTCGATACCTACATAGATATCCTCTACAGAGAGAATATACTTCTACATATGCACGATGATGGATTTAATCTTCTCAAAGAGATCATGGTAAATGGCAAGCCGGTGGTGCCGCTAAAATTGTTTCGGAAGATGACAGCAGAAGAGGTAACGGATTGGTATGATGCAAGAATTAATTCTTACGGCACAGGATATTCCAGCAAGATTCTTGAAGAGGAAGAAATCGACTTTGATGACGAGTTTATTGAGTCCTGTGCAGAAGGTGAGGAGAATGGTGTTCCATTTGATATTGCGGGCTATGATGTGAATGGTGAAGAGATCAACTGTTTCCCGTTTTTATCTGGTCAGACAATGGGACTGTTGGAAGGTACATTTAGTATGATGGGCGGATATAGTAGCTGTGGAAAGAGTAGCTGGTATGTCACAATCATTATGGCACTTCTTCATTATGATAGAAAAATTTTAATCATCTCTAATGAGGAAAATGTAAAAAAATTTAAAATCAAATTCATGGTTTGGCTCCTTGGAAAACATAACAGATATTTTAAGCTTACTAAAAAGAAAATGACCGCTGGAAATATTTCGAAAGAAGATCGAGAGCAGCTTTCCTCTGTTCAAAAGTTTTGGCGAGAAAATTATAAAGGTAAAGTTAAATTTATCGCAATTGATGATGCGAATATGAGTGTCGTAAAAAAGAAGATTAGAGAAAATGTTCTTAGGTATGGTTATGATACTGTACTATATGATACTTTTAAAATGCAAGAAGCAGACATGTCAAATGCACGACAAGACTTAGCTTTAATTCGAGACAGTAGAGATTTACATAAATTGGCAAAGAAATATAATTTGATTATGCTTGCATCCGTGCAGCTTTCTGAATCTACTAGAGGTCAATTATTTCTTTCATCTATGAACACTTCAAATTCCCGTCAATTAAAAGAAATTTTGGAGAATTATTTCTTGATGAGAAATATGTATCCAGAAGAATTCGATGAAAAAAGTAAATATTATTGCCGTCCATTTAGACTAAAGAAGGTTAATGATAAGTGGATTGAGGAAGAATATAAAGTTGATCCAAATGGAGTATACAGATGCCTTTTTGTTGAGAAAGCACGAAACGGTGCAAACTCTCAGGATAACGGGAAAGCATATATTTTAAAATATGACGGCGATCACTCTATTTTTAGAGAAATTGCGCAATGTTATCCAAAACATGGAGAAATAAGATAATGGGAGCAAGAATAGACGAAACAAAATTAATTGGAGAAATTTACAATAGGTTGAAAATTGTGAAAACATATCGCGAAGGAAGAAATATTATGTGTGATTGTGACTGTGCATGTGGCGGTCACAAATCTCATATAAGATATTCAGCCTTAAAAGATGGATCTACAAGGTCATGTGGATGTCTTCAAAAAGAAATTGTTAGAGGCTTGATGACAAAATATGATTTAGATGACTTGATTGGCGAGGAATATGGAGACTTAACAATTATAGATGCTTGTAGAAAGACGAATAAATCATTAATTTACTGTAACTGTCTTTGCAAATGCGGGAAAATTGCAAAAAACATCCAATATAGTGCGTTGAAAAATGGGACAACTAAATCATGCGGATGTCTTCATGATAGATTATCAGCAGAACGTCTGTCAAAACAACGAAAAAAGTATAACAAGTATCAAATAGGGAATGGGTATATGATAGGTATTTGTTATGATAATTCAAAATTCATTTTTGATACTGAGGATTATGACAAAGTAAAAGAATATTGTTGGAGAAAAGACACTAACGGGTATGTAGTAGCCTATGATCCATATACTAGAAAAACTGTTTGGCTTCATAGAGTAGTGATGAATTGTCCAGATGGGTACGAAGTAGATCATATCCATCATGTAGTTGATGATAATAGAAAATCTGAACTTCGAATTTGTAAATTACAGGAAAATGCATTAAATAAAATGACTCCTTCTCATAATACATCTGGTCATAAGAATGTTCAGAAAAAGGGAGATAAATGGTATGTTGTTATTAAGAAAAAATATATTGGTCGCTTTGAGTCATTTGAAGAAGCTTGTAGGATAGAAGAAGAAACTGAAAAACAAATGTACGGTGAATATAGCGTATATAGTAATTAGAAATAAAATAACAACTTGGTGGTGATATATGTTAGAAGATATTAAAAAAGAACTGTTAAAAGATCCAGAAAAAATAAAGGACATTTTAGAGCATTATGGATACTGTAACATAGTAATAAGACCTACATATATGCAATTCGGAAGAGATGAACAGTCTTCTAAAAAGAGTATTACTATAAAGCTGGAAAACAATAACTGGCTTTATGTTCATGATTATGCCAGAAATATTCAGACAGATATCTTCTCATATATCACCAATCAACGTCATGTGGAATTCATTGATGTTTTAAATGAAGTAAAGAAAGTTCTTAATATCACTGATTACTCAGAGTATTTTGATAAAAGAGGAATTTTTGGCGGATTTTATGAGAAGATACGAAAACGAATTATAAGTAAATCTAAAGTTTATGATGAAGAAGTTTTGAATTCTTTTGTTTTTAATGGCAATCTAAGATTTCTAAAAGATCATATTTCACTATCAACCCAACGATATTTTGGTATTAGATACGATATTGAATCACAAGGAATTGTTATTCCAATAAGAAATGAATATGGCGAGTTGATTGGAGTAAAAGAGCGCTTTAATTATGATATTCCAGACGGTGAGATGAAGTATTTTTATTCTTATCCTGGCAGATGCAGTACGACACTATTTGGATATGCGAAAAATTATCCGTATCTTGTAGGGAATACGATTCTTATAGGAGAGGCAGAGAAGTTTGTTCTTCAATGTCATTCATACGGTTATAGGAATGCGGTGGCACTAATGAGTGGTAGTTTAAGTTCTCAGCAAGCAAAGTTATTAGTTGAGCTGCATCCACGGCAAGTTATCTTTATGCATGATCAGGGATATGAATATGAAAACATTAAAAAGAATATGGACATTTTATGTCATTATTCCAGATTTTCAGAATTTGAAATTGGATATTGGGATTGGACAAAATCATATTATGCTCCAAAAGTTTCTCCTACAGATATGGGGAAAGAAAAATTTGAGTACATATTAGAAAACGAAATTACAGTGACGGGAGATATGGATGAAGAAGAACTATAATATTTTAAATGATTGCAGAGGTATGGACGAAGAAGAGGTGCTTGAGACAATTCTTGAGCAGAGGGGTATTACAGATCCTGACCATTTTTTTAATCCTACAGAAGATGATCTACTACCATTGGATTCGATGTATCGAATTGAAGAAGCGGCGCAAAGAATAACTAAAGCGTTCCATGATAATGAATTGATTGGAATATTGTTTGATACAGATACAGATGGTGTGGGATCTGGCGCAATTATGGCACGTTATTTAAGAAATTATACGGATAATATCCAGACATTTATTGATCAGGGTAAGCAACATGGTCTTATAGGTCAGGATCTACAGCAATTTATGGAATTGGATTTACTTATTATTGTAGATAGTTTGGACAAAGATATATCACAATACAAGAAATTAAAAGAAGCTGGTGTTGATATCATTATCTTGGATCACCATGCAATTAAAGAATCTGAGCCATATGATGAGTATTCTATCTTGGTATCATCTCAGAGGCATTATGAAAATCTACAGTTATCAGGCGCGGGTGTGGTATGGAAGTTTTGTAAATACTTAGACTTTTTCAATCATACATCATACGCAGACGAATTAGTAGACCTTGCTGTAGCAGGTCTTGTAGGCGATATGATGGATATGACTGTTATGGAAAATCGATATATTGTATCGAAAGGTCTTGAGAAGATTCGAACTATTGCAATTAAGAAGATTGTTGGCAGTTTTGAATTTAATTCCACAGCTATTGCTTTTAGTATTGCACCGTTAATCAATGCAGCAAACCGTATGGGTAGAAATGAAATTGCTATGGCTGCGTTTCTGACGGATGATAATAAAGAGGCGTTAGCTTATGTGAAACAGCTAAAGCAATGTAAAACTGATCAGGATGAAGAAGTAAAGAGACTACTACCAGATGTATTAGAGCAATGTGAGAAACAGTCAAATAATAAAGTGATCACAGTTTTTATTGATACTCCATATGGAATCTCAGGATTATTGGGCAATAAAATTCTTGAAAAATATCAACGTCCTATCTTGGTTTTAAAAGATGCTGGAAGTATATATGCCGGTTCTATGCGAGCAGTAGGAGTCGATGATTTTAGAGCGATCTGTAATGAAAGTGGACTGGCACAAGTAGATGGTCATGAACTTGCCGCTGGTATCCAAATTAAAAAAGAAAATCTTGAAAAATTCTTGTCTTATGTCGAGACACATCTTCCAGAATTTAAAGAACCAGTTATTAATGTAGATATTCAGTTAGACGTAACCGATGTTACCAGGCGTTTAGTAGAGAATATTAAGAAGATAGATTATATTTCTGGTACAAATTTTAAGCCTGTACGTGCATTTATAGACGGCATTACAGAGTATGAAATCGGAAATATGAGTGATTATAAGCATCTTACTATCAAGCCAAATGATTTTCTTCTGATTATTAAATGGAATTTTGATGGATCATTTGAAGAAATGGACGATCACGCAATGATGAATGATGAGCTAGAAGTGGTATGTGGACTTGATAGTGGATTTTTGGGTAGGAAGTTTGTGTTAAAAGCAGTATGTGATGAGATTGGGGAGGCTGATTAATTGGAAAATTCACGAAATATTAAATGTTCAGTATGTGGATTATCGGCAGATGACGATAAAAACTTTCATAAAAAAGCTAAATTATGTAATAGACATTGGTTACAAATAAAAAGAAATGATAAACCGACAGACACGAAAATGACTATTCCAAATACTTTTAGTAAATTGACGAATTGTTGTTCTGTATGTGGGGATACTGAAAGTGTTAAATACTATATTTGGCGTCAAGACGGAGAGTTTTATAATAAAGAATTGTGTAATAAACACTACACTCAGCTTATTAAACATGGTTATTTGCTGGATACGGAAAAATCAAGTCATCAAAAAAGACACAAATGGACAAAAGAAGAAGACAATGAATTAGAAGAGCTATATAAACAAGGCTTATCATTTGAGGATATTTGTGAAAAAATGAATATGTCGATGGGAATGATAAGTTCTCGTAGTACATATTTGAAGCTAGGTGATAAATATATGAGAATCAATAATCCTAAATTTAAAGCAGTTTATCAGGATTATGATTGGTGTTATCAGCGATATGTAATCAGAGGTATGTCACATCAAGAAATGGCAGACGAATGTGGAGCTTCTTTAAGAGTGATTAAAAAGTGGTGTTCCGATATACATAAATTAAATAAACGAACATTTAAAGAAAATAAAGAAATGACAGATTTGCAGTGGCAAATTATATTATTCGGGACACTTGGAGATGGACATATAGATAAACGTGAAACACAACCAATATACATAGAATCTCATGCAGAAGATGAAAAGGATTATGCGTATTGGAAATATGATCAATTGAAAGATTTATGCAATTCTCCACCGAAATATTATAAGGAAGTATATAGAGATTTTGGAACTGAAAATCAATATTTATGTCAGCCATACTATAGATTTGAAACACGCATCATTAATCAGTTAAAAGAAATTCGTTCAATGTCAAGAATTGAAAAAATAAATTATTTAAATGAATTTGGTTTATGTTTACATATTTTAGACGATGGGAGTCGTGGTAATACATGGGAATTATGTTTGGCAGAATATACTAAAGAAGAAATTGAGTTATATATTAATTTATGTGAAAGTCGTTTTTGTCTAAACTGTTGGCAGAAAAAGGATGAAAGATATATAACTTTTGATGCCATTTCTAGTAGGAAAATAGATCAAATAATTTTAAAAAATTTACCAAATGATTTAGATATAATTAAAAAGAAAATTCTTAATAATTCTAATATTACAAATGCTGCACAATATGTATTTGTAATATCGAATGATAATCAAAAAATAGGTCTAAATACTTATTGTCGTACTCATAAAATCCCTTATATGAAAGCTAAAAAAATAACAACAGAAAATGATTTAGTTGAAATAAAAGAAAGTGTGTTATTAGATCTTATACAAAATGAGGAAATGCAATATGCGATATAATAATTATCATAAACATGATCATCTTTCTAATATTTTTTCACCAGATACAAATACAAAACAAGAAGAATATATCATAAAAGCTCTGGAGTATGGACATACGAATTATTTTACAACAAACCATGGTAGTTTTGGAGATATATTTGAAGCCAGAACACTTTGCGATAAGTATGGACTTAGATGCATTGGAGGAATTGAAGGGTATATTGTTCCTGACTCTTCAGAAAAAGACAAAAGCAACTATCATATTATTGTTATTCCAAAAACAGATGAAGCTAGAAAAAAAATGAATTATGTATCTAGTATGGCGAATATAAATGGATTTTATTATAAGCCAAGATTTTTTATGACGGATTTATTGGCTTTAGATAAGAATGACATATATATCACCACGGCCTGCGTAGCAGGATTATTAAGAGATGAGAATTCTATTGAGAAAATCTTTAAACCTTTATTTAATCATTTTAAGAATAATGTATTATTAGAAGTCCAAACTCATTGTGATCCCGTACAGATTGAAATAAATAAAAAAGCACTTTATTTTGCAGATCAATATGGATTATCTTTAATAGCTGCAAATGATTCACATTATATTAATGATGATGGTAAGCAGGAACGTTTGGAATTATTAAAAGGGAAGCACATCAATTACGGAAGTGAAGATGATTTTATATTAGATTATCCAACCGCCGAAACAATGATAGAGCGTTTTAAAAAGCAAGGAGTTTTATCAGGAAAACAGATTGATGATGCTATTAATAACACACTTTTGTTTGATAAATGCGAAGAAATTAAACTTGACCATTCAATCAAGATGCCAACAATTTATCCAAATCTTACACCAAATCAGCGAGTATCTCTTTTGAAAAAAGAAGTAAATAAAAGATTTAAAATAATCAGAAAAGAAGAAAAAATATCTAATGAAGACTTCAAGCGATATAGAGATGGAATTCGATATGAAATGAAAATCATAGAAGACACAAATGATGAAGTGCATACCGCAGACTATTTCTTATTTAATGAAAAAAATGTTGATTTGGCAGTAAAAAAATATGGTGGAGTTTTAACCAGAGGTGGAAGAGGTAGTTGTGGATCATTCTATATTAATAGAATTTTAGGAATGACTCAGCTGGATAGATTTAAAATCAATCTGCCTTTGTTCCCTGATAGATTTGCGTCAACTGCTAGACTGCTTGAAAATCGTAGCTTACCTGATATTGACTTCAATGTAAAAGAACAGGAACCATTCGTCAAAGCTTCAAGAGAATTATTAGGAGAACATGGTTGTTATCCTATGTATGCTCCTGGTACAATGCAGATTTCCGAAGCCTTTAGAAATGTATGTAGGTCTAAAGGCATGGATTTTGATGAGTTTAATGAAGTCGCAAAAAATCTTGAAGCTTATAAAGATGATAAAAAATGGAAGCCAATTATAGAAGAAGCCAATAAATACGTAGGAACGATTGTTTCTGGATCAGTTCACCCTTGTGCACATATTTTAAGTGATAAGAACTTATTATATGAATATGGCGTAACTCGATTAGGAGAAAATCTTTGTGTATTAATCACTTCAGCAGAAGCGGATGAATATAAAGTATTAAAAAATGACTATCTAATTGTAAAAGTATGGAAGTTAATTGATGAAACGTTCAAGGAAATTGGAATACCGATTATACCGGCAAATGAATTATTAAAATCCATCAAAGATGATCAAAGAATATGGGATTTATTTAAGAATGGCATTACCTGTACGTTGAACCAGGTTGATAGTGACAATGGATCTCAGCAAGCAAAAAGATATAAAGTATCGTCTTTTGAAGATGGTGCACATCTAACAGCTGCAATCAGACCATCTTTTGATTCCTGGAGAGAACAATTCCTTAATAGAGAAAAATATACTACAGGATCAAAACAATTAGACGAGGTATTAAAAGCAACTCATGGGTATATTCTATTCCAGGAATCATTAATGCAATATTTTGATTGGTTGGGCGTAACTCCTGCAGAGTCCATTGGATTAATTAAAAAAATCTCTAAAAAGAAAATTAAACCAGAAGATTTTAAAAACCTTGAAGAAAGAATTAAAAAACAATGGACAATAAATACAGGATCAGAAAAAATGTTCAAAGAAACATGGAATATGATTCAAAGCTGTATGGCGTATGGATTTTGCTCCGCACATGCTGCAGCAACATCATTAGATATGTGTTATGGTGCATATTTAAAGGTGAATTATCCTCTTGAATACTATAGTGTATGTTTTAACAATTATTCGGATGATCAAGTTAGAACCAATAAATTAAAAAAAGAATTAGAGTATTTTCATATTCAATTAAGTGATATTAAATTTCGACATTCTACGTCAAAATATTCGTATAGTAAAGAGAACAATACTATATACAAAGGTATGTCCTCTATTAAATTTATTGGAGACAATGTAGGAGATGAACTATTTGCTTTAAAAGATAAAAAATACAATGATTTTATTGATCTGTTAATTGATATAAAAAATACATCAGTTAATTCAAAACAGTTGGAAATACTAATAAAATTAAACTTCTTTTCAGAATTTGGAGAAATAAATACTCTACTTTCTCAAGTTGATTATTTTGAAAAAGTATATGGTAAAAAGCAATTCAAAATTGATAAATTGGATGAATTAGGTTTACCAAAAGATATTGTTGGACAACATTGTAGTAAAAAGACTGAAAAGATTTGGAAGGATTTTAACTCAGTTGAATTACTTAAGGATATTATATCTAACGTTCAATACAAAGAAACATCAGTGTTGGATATATTGAATTATCAGCAAGAATTATATGGATATGTTTCCTATGTTTTACCAACAGCTAATAAACGTCTTTATTATATTTCAGCAATCAATTCTACAAAATATCTTACAACAATTTCTCTTTATGAAATCTATAGCGGTAAAACACGTACAGTCAAAATGTGGACAAGTGCATATAACCGTGATCCGTTTGGCGAAGGTTCAATTCTATATATAACATCCCTTGAAAAGAAAAATAAAAAAGAACCAACAGGCGAGGTTAATCCTAAAACTGGCAAGAAGATTTATAAGGAAGTTCCAGATAAATTCGAATATTGGCTTGGAAAATTTATAGTTAAAAATGATGTAGAGGACGGTGAGGAAGATGATTAATAATTTCAAATATACAGATAAGGAGATGGAAGAGTTAATCTCTTCCATCACTATCCTTATCGATACACGCGAAAAGCAAGCGAATCATATCACAGATTATTTCGACAGAAAAGAAATCAAATATAAAAAGAAAGCACTTAATTATGGAGACTATAGCTTCATGCTGCCAGCTAATGAAAAGCTATCTATCCCAAGAGATTTATACTTTGATAAACAGGTAGTAGTGGAACGAAAAGCCAGTTTGGAAGAAATCAGCGGCAATTTAACACAGGGTAGGGATCGATTTGAAAAAGAATTATGCCTTGCTCCGCCTATAAAAGTGTTATTGATTGAGAATGCCAATTATTCAGACATAGCAACTGGTAATTATAACACACAATATAATAAGAAGTCCTTTTGGGCATCTATACATAGTTTCTGGTTTAAATACAATATCCCAGTTATGTTTATGCCAGATCACCAGTATTCAGGATTATTCATTCGAGGGTACTTTGAATATTATCTAAAAAATTATTTACATTAAGAGAATAATACATCAGGAGGCACGAACCAATGAAATTCATTTCAAGATTATTAACCCGTAATTTTACAAAGATTCCATTATTATGGATCGGTTTCAATCTACAGAAGTTCCGCCAAGATGGTCCAAAAGATTCTTGTTATTGTGAACTGCATCCTGAACTGCAGGATGATGAGCATATTATCACAGTTATAAAAGAATTGTGCGATTATATTCAAAAGAACTACGATATGGAGAAGATTGTATGACAGTAGAAGAAGCGATCCAAATTTTGCATCCAGAAACAACAGCGGAGACAATTAACAGAATGAGAATGGTGAACATGTCAGACGAAGAAATTTTAGATAAAGTAAATGAAGCATGTGTACTTGCATGTGAAATTATGAAGAAACACTTAAAGGAGAACGATGCCGATGCCAATTAAATTTCCAGATAAGACATCAATTTATTTCTTCAATAATGAAAAAAACGAAAAACTTGGACAAGTTGATGATGCGGGATTGTACTGTACCGATAAAGAAGTACAAGAGTATTTAGATGATAAAAAGCAATACGAAAAAGATAATGTAAAAAGTGCGTATCAACGCTGGCAGGAAGCTATTAAAGATGCTGAAATGAAAAATCTTTGGATGAAACAATTTCTGGATAGTTTAGAAATGATTTCTAATGAAATGTCCGTTTCAGAAGAAGGCGAATAAATGAGTCTAATTGTATTATTTGTTATAGTACATATCATAGGAGCTATTATTACTATTATTATTCATTGTAAAAACGGCACAATGGAAGCTGCAATAAAATATGGTGATGGAATTAGATTAGCAAGACCATCAGATGTTATCTTTATAGATTGTGCGTCATGGGAAGTTTTATGGTTGATGAAGGCAGTAGATAATGTAGATTATTATATAAACAGAAAATTTGAAGAGTATTTTATGGATAATTGTGAGAGGTGAGATATGTATTTTTTCGAAGATTGTTTAGTTTGGTTGAGATCTGCTATGGAACATAGAATGGGCGCATATAATGTATCATTTTTGGAAGAAACTAATATGCATGATATGGCTATTACAATGTCCGCTGTACCTGCATATGCGTTACCAAAAAAGTTCACAGTAGGAGATATTGTTACATTAGGTGATATGTGTGGAAGATATACTTATCAAAGAACAGTCGCCATAAGAATATTTAAGAAAAATCTTGATGAAAAATATAAGATTATTGATGTAGAATATGCAAATTTCCCACGATGGCAATTTTGGAATAAGAACAAATATCCATTTGCATATTGGGTAGAAAGGGTAAATGATGTTTTATAATAAAACCTTATTAGATGCTAAGTCTAAAATTGAGAAACAATTTCGCCAGGATAAAGAAAAATATGAAATCGACAAGCAGAAATTCTATGCTAATCCTATACATTGGGATAATAATAAAAGAAAAAGAGCTGGATTACATACACTTAGAGGTGACTGTAATAAGTACAGAGATAAAAAGTTTCGATGTTTTAGAATAAGTCACGATCTTTTTGAACTGGTAGATAAATTTATTGATGAATTTTTAAAAGCTGAATGGGCTAATAATCCTCCATTTAATGGATTTATAGAACTAAAAAATTTACAAACAGACAATACAGAAGGAGAATATTTATATGAAACCAGTAGTATATTTTGATTTTGAAGATATTGGCAATGATCAAGTTTCTATCGATAAGAAGAGATTAAAAGAGATTCTGGATGAGGTTTACCAGGCAGGATATGATGATGGTAAGAATTCACAGACTATTCCAAAACCACTTTGGACTATTACCAATACGCCACTGCCTACCACTAGACAGGAGATCACAGGAACGCCAACACCAGCCACTTTAGAAAAAACATCGTATGAACCCAATATTACTTGTGAATATGTGAAGGCGGCGCAGTTATGACAAAAATTATAGCAGTCAGAGATGTTGAAAATCATAAGATTTACATTCTTCCTACGGCAGACGATAAACCTGTGAAAGTTATTTTAGAGAAGGATGCAAAAGAATTTGTAGATGATGCGACAGTGTATACGAAAGATGCCATATATAAAGTAATAAATGAAATAAAAGCGGTCAATGGTAATTTAGATAAAGCAGTTGATAACCTTATCAAAAATCATATCAAATTAGAAGTCGTATCTATCAATGAGCGTTTCTGCTCAAAAATTCCAGAATAAACTAAAAGAATAACAATACGAAAGGAGCAAGAGATTTGCTGCAGCGTAAAATCATGATTTGCTCTGAGTATTATGTCAAACTGTAATCTTTACATAGTGTATAGATATGTTGATTTAAATGACAATATCACAAAATATATAGGCATTACTTGTAAAAAACATAAAATAAGAAGTTTAGAGTCTAGAATAGCAGAGCATTATAAGAAAGACAAATGGGCAAAAGGATTTTATAGGATAGATTATTTTGTTGTAAGTTGTCAAACTGATGCAGAAGCTTTTGAAAGTCATTTAATCTCATTATATAAAACATACGAATATTATAACAAAGCCAAGGCTAATTGGGGCATTAGTAATTTTTTACCAATAAGAATAAATTTGAAAGAATATATTACTTACAATAATTTATTTTCTGCTTCGAGAAAAAGAAGAGATAATTTTTGTTTTGATTTTGAGAAAACATTTATCATAGATCAATCAAAGAAAAATAGTATATGGTACAACAAAGAGAAGCAGGGTTGGTCTGTGTATATTCCAGATGAATCGAGAAAAAACAAAAGAAGAATGATTTCTCGAAAAAATAAATGCGATTTGGAAAATTATTTAGACAAACTTTATGGAACTATATGTTAGTAATATTTTTGAAGTTAGAAGTAAATGAGTAACAGAATACAACAGTAATAATATCTAAAATAAGAGAATAACAAATCAGAAAGGAAAAAGTTAGGGTAGCTACTAAGGACATGTCACCTTTCTGGTGAAGAAATGAACAACAAGAAAGTATTAGCGGGTGCAAAGCTTGCAGGCGGCAATCCAGAAAATGGAAGGGTTGAAGATGATTACTATGCAACTAATCCAGAAGCAGTAAAAATGTTGCTGACTAAATATACATTTGATGCACATACAATTTTGGAGCCTTGTGTTGGTGGTGGGCATATCGCTAATGCAATCAATGATTTTTATACAACCAAGAGAGAAATTACAGGGATGGATTTAGTAGATCGAGGATATCCTGGAACAATTGTTGCTGATTTCCTTACATATAAAACTGATAAAAAATATGAAGGAATTATCACAAATCCACCGTACTCGCTCGCAAAGGAATTTGTAGAAAAGGGTATGGAGTTACTGGAAGATGATGGTCAAATGGCTATGTTTCTCAAAATCCAGTTCTTGGAAGGTGCTAAGAGGAAGGAGTTATTTGACAAATATCCGCCGAAGTACATTTATGTTTTCAGAAACAGAATGGCGACTTGGAATAGTGGATTAGAGAAAGACCCAAAGACAGGAAAACGTTGGGCGACAACTATGTGTCATGCTTGGTTTGTTTGGGAGAAAGGAAGTACATCTGAACCGGTAGTAAGATGGTTATAGTATGTATGCTACTATATATAGTGACTGCCATTAGGATAATATACAATATATAGATGCAAAATTATGATGAAAGTGAATTTTGAGGAGAAAACAATATGAAAAAATGTGTAGTTTTAGAAATTGAAAGTAGAGTAGAATTTGAAAATAAAATGAACGAGTATTTATCAGAAGGGTACAAAGTAGAAGCAAGTTCTTGCAATAGCAAATATTATAAAGCAATTTTGGTACTAGAAGAAGAATAAACTGCGCTTCTGAGAAAGGTGTTCTATGGGAAACAAATGTAAAGAATGTATTTATTATCATAAATAACTTTTTTACAACTTTAGTTTGTGTGATTATTTATATTGTATTAGTTTATGCGGCGATCAAACATGGGTTTTAGGAGATAAATTATGGGATATTGTATTAGAAATGCATTTTGCGATTTTTGTGACGCCAGATGTCCTGATTACATAGTAGACGAAAAGGATTGGGAAAAATTATGTAGTAAATACCATACATGGTGTTTGTATGAAGAAATAAAAGGTATGCAATATGTAGATGCCATGAAATATATGAAAGGTTGTGAATAAATGAACGACATCAATTTATCAGATTATAAAATTGTTGTAGACCCCGCAGAACTTCAGCGAAAAATCATAGACTACATAGCATCTGATGAGTTAAATAAAATGGTTGCTTCTACTGTGTTTGAAGGTAATGAACAGTGTAAACTTGCAATTATACATGGGATGGCAATTGCAGCAATGTTAGCCAGTCGATGTACACCATATTTCATCTATAAAGATTATCTGAAAGAAGATTAATTCGCACTTTCATTGGAGAATAAAATAGTGGGTAAAGCAAAAAGAAAACCAAGACCACAGCCACCAGGTTACTTCTGGCTATATAGAGATAATTGTTGGCGGTGTAAAAACAAGAATAACTGTACTAATTGTAAAGCACTTAAACGGCAGAGAGCAAAAGATCGAGAAGAAAGAAAAGAGAATAAATGGGTGACTGAAAAATGAGACTATGAATAAAAATTTAGAATATAAAGGCTATAAAACCAGAATTACCTACAGTCAAGAAGATGATGTCTATTATGGAGAAATTATCAACATTAATGATTCTGTTAGTTTCCATTCTAAGAATATTTCCACAATCGAAGATGAATTTCACAAGGCTGTAGATGATTATATAGAGATGTGTAAATCTATAGGAAAAGAACCAAAGATAGGATGGTAATAAAATGGCAAAGTTTTCTATTCTAAAGACGATTCTTGACTCAGAGAAAATTATTACTGAGATTCAGTTATATGAAAATTCACAGAAGAGATCTCCATATATATTTGTAAACGGCAAGATGATTAGTTCATTTTCGGTAGTTCCACCCATGAATACTATTGAGTTAAGTGAGAATGGATATCTAGGAGAATATAGAGGATATAAGGTATTCCGTAATGACGATCTTAAATATGGTGAAATGGAGTTGAGATAATGGCAAAACAGTATAAGTATTATGCTTGCTGCAAGGATGCTTACGGAAACAGTATTACATATATAGGAAAAGATACTATAGAGGAAGCATACAAGAATTTAGAAGAGTTTAAAAAAGATATAGGTAATGACATAATTTTTATCGGTGTGATTAAGTGTGCTGGTAATCCATTAGGTCATATCTGCCACTTAAATACAAAGGAGTAGAATGTGGGAAAGAACAAACCAAGGCATGATCCTAACAAATGGCAGAACAAATTAGGAGATAAATGCTGTTATTATGAAGGATATAATGAACATTTTTGGTGCGAACATGGATACGATATCACTAAATGCGGTGGCAATCCTCATAATTGTTGTAAGGTTAAATATCAAATTTTAGCAAGCAGAAGTGATATTCAGAAAAATAATGGAATTGGGATTACCCATAAATATTATTAATATAATCAATAAATTCTTAGAGCAGTTTAGCTCAGTTTCCCAAGAAAACAGTTAAATAAGGAGAATGTATAAATGGAAAAATTATTATCTGCTGCAGAAGCAAAAGCTATGACAGAGCAGAGTATTGATAATTTGACATCGCAGAAAATGGTGGAGATCAACTCAGAAATTCGAACGGCTATAGACAAAGGAGAATTTTCTATTAGCGGAGATGGTACATTGACTACTACTGTTATAGAAAAATTACGAAACATGGGCTATAAAGTAAAAAATGATTCTCAGTATAACGAATCTTTTTGGAGTATTTCTTGGCGCTAAAAGTTCAGTTTCATCAGAAAGGATAAATACATATGAATTCAAAAGTATTAAAAAAGAAATATGTAGGATATTTGACTAAATCAGGAAAATATATCTCTACAGGATTATTTTTCAACATTAACAACTGGATTTATAAAATTACAACAATGCCATATGGTGGAGGTGCCTGGTGAAGAATATAATACTGGACTTCATGATGGGAATGATTTGTGTGTTACTTGTTTTAAGCATATTTGGAATACTTGCGTTACCTTGTGTATTAAAAATTTGGTCAACAATGAGAATGAATGAAACTTGGAAGGAGAATAAAGAAGATGAAGACGATTTTTAATTGGTTCGGTGATGATTGGAGAAGAGTAAAGAATCATTGCCGTACAACAGATAATAAAGATTTTACAGAAAAAGATGCTACAGATATTTTTAAGAAAAAACTGCTTATTTCTGAGCATAGTCCTATTAGATTGCTTGAATTTGATTGGACTTGGAAAGCAATTAAATATTGGTTGAGTACTGAAATGAGCCGTCACAAATATGAAAAATTTATATCTACAGCAAGAGACGATAGAGGATTTTCAGAACTTAATACTGAAAAAGGTTATGCAGTATGGGATGAAACTACAAAACAGAATATTGAATATCATCCATTATCCAGAGATGACGCTCCACAGAAAAATCCTGTAAATTTTGATGGTTATGCTAACATGCAGAATTTAATTGATGTTTGGCGTAAGAGATTATGTTTTTGTTGCACTAAAGACGCAAGAGAATTGGCAGAAGATTTTAAAATAACATTACATAAAACACATCCGGCAGAATCTGATGTACTCACACCAAACTGCATATACAGATTTGGTTGTCCTGAATTCAAAACATGCGGATATATTAAGAGGTTTATAAATTGGGCAAAAGATAAATATGGTGATGTAGATTGGGCGGATATCCAGAAGAGATACGATCTGTATAATGAATATTTCTATGAAACACATAAAGAGGTGAATACGTTATAGCAGGTAAGCATTAGATATGGCGAGAGAGCTGGTTAAACAGCTGGAAGAAGCAGAGAAAAAGAACAAGGAGAATAAAACCATGGAAAGAAATGATGTTTTCAACGCCTTATTTACCACTATTAAAGATTCGTTAGAATGGGCGTATGATGTAGAAAATAAGGAATATGTAAGTTTTATAGACGGAGTTATTTGTTTTGGCAGTAATCTGTTAGAACAATTAGATAAGAAAGAAAGGAGCGAAAATGGACAAAGTACAGAGAATTAAAGAGCTTATTACAGTTCTAAATGATGCTCGTAATCAGTATTATAATAACTCAAATAGTCCAATGAGTGATTATGAATACGACAATCTGTATGATGAGTTAGAGCAGTTAGAGCATGAAACGAATATTATTTATGGTAACTCACCTACCCAGACAGTAGGGTATGAAGTAAAGTCAAAACTGGAAAAGATAACACACTCACATCCAATGTTATCTTTGGACAAAACCAAAGCAACAGATGATCTAGTTAAGTTTTCTGATGGAAGAGATTGTATTATTTCTTTAAAGTTAGACGGATTAACAACACTATGTACTTTTGAGAATGGCAGCTTAATTCAGGGTGAAACTCGTGGCAATGGTGAGATTGGTGAATTGATCACTCATAATGCTAAAGTCTTTGATAATTTACCGCTAAAGGCTTCAAATACGCATAAGTTTGAAATCGAAGGCGAAGCAATTATCACCAAAGAAGATTTTGAAAAGATCAATAGTAAATTAGCAGAGGACGATAAGTATAAGAATCCAAGAAATCTTGCTTCTGGATCGGTACGTCAGCTGGATAGTAAGATTGCAAAAGAACGTCATATAAGATTTGTTGCATGGAAAGTGCCATATGGATTTACAAGATTTACTGATGGATTTAATTATGCAAAAGAGCAAGGTTTTGAAGTTGTTCCATACATTCTTTATAACAGTGATAAAGATGACATTAATAAGATCATTGATGAATTAAAAGCTGTCGCAGAAGAAAAATCATATCCTATCGATGGTCTCGTTATTACATACAATGATGTAGAATATGGTAAATCTCTTGGTATGACAGGACATCATCCGAGACATTCCTTAGCATTTAAATTTTATGATGAGGAAGTTACAACCACATTAAAAGATATTGAATGGGGAATGGGTAAGACTGGCGTTTTAACTCCTGTTGCGGTCTTTGAACCCGTGGAACTAGAACAGACAATTGTTGAAAGGGCTTCATTGCATAACATTTCTATTATGGCTGATCTTTTACATAAACCATTCAAAGGTCAGGAAATTGGCGTATGCAAGAAAAACCAAATTATACCGCAGGTGACATGGGGAGAACATTCAGATAATAATTCTGATGTATCATTTATCTCCATTCCTGATACTTGCCCTATCTGTGGTGGTAAGACTCAGATTATAAAAGAAAATGACTCCAAACAGCTTTTTTGTACTAATCCAGATTGTAAAGGTAAACTCCTTGGAAAACTTACTCACGCAGTAAGCCGCAATGCATTAAATATTGATGGCCTGTCAGAGTCAACAATCGAAAAATTCATTTCTCTTGGTTGGCTCACTTCTATTAAAGATATTTATCATCTACATTCCCATGAAAAAGTAATGAAAACTCTTGATGGTTTTGGCAAAAAATCTGTAGATAAACTCCTTGATTCTATTAATGTAAGCCGTAATACAACTCTAGCTCGTTTCTTGTATTCGCTTTCAATTCCACTTTTAGGTAAGACAGCAAGTGCTGCAATTGCAGAAACAGTAGATGGTGATTACGGAACATTCATTCATGTAATGACTATAAAAGGAGCAGATTATTTCAGACATCTGCCAGGTGTAGGAGATTCTCTTATTGACTCTATGAATACTTATTTCAAGAAGCATATGGATGATGTAATGGGTCTTTCTACAGAGTTTATCTTTGAACTGCCAGTATCTCCACTAAAAGAAGCTATGAATGCCGTAGACTCTAAAAAGTTGGAAGGTAGGACATTTGTCATTACTGGTAGTTTAAATCACTATACCAATCGAGACGCTGCTAAAGCGGAGATCTTGGCATATGGTGGTAAGGTATCTGATACTGTGAGCGCCAAGACTTCATACCTCGTAAATAATGATATTAATTCTAGTAGTTCGAAGAATAAGAAAGCAAAGTCACTTGGAATTCCGATTATCACAGAAGAAGAACTAATGGCAATGATTCACTAAGAAAGGAGAATATATAAATGGAGATGACTATCCAATTAAATAATGTTCAGGATGCAGGTTTATTTGTTGCTCAGTGCAATGAATATGCAGAGAATATCGACTATAGATTCGATCACTATATTGTCGATGCAAAATCATTATTAGGTGTGATTTCAGCAGGATTTAATAAAAAATGTATCGTTTCTATCAATACATCTGATTCTGTTGTTCTGGATAAATTCTATAAAGACATGGAAATGTGGAGGAATAACATATGATTTTTATTGCAGGTAAGACTTGTAGTGGAAAAACGAGAATTGTATCTGAGCTTTGCAAAAAGTTCGGATACAAGAAAATTGTCACATACACTACAAGACCTATTAGAAATAAGGAAGTAGATGGAATTGACTACCATTTTATTTCCGAAGAAGAGTTCGAAAAAAAGATAGAAGAAGGATTTTTTGCAGAATATAAGGTATATGATGCAGAATTTGGTAGATGCCATTATGGTGTAGCGACAGAAGATGTAGTAAATGCTGGTCCAAAAGATTTGCTGATTGTAACACCGGCTGGATACAAAGACATCACCGAGAATTATTCTGTGCAGCATAAGTTACTTTATATCTATGCTAATAATTCTACCATTAAGAAAAGATTAAAGGATCGTGGAGATGATGATAAGGAAGCAGAGCGTAGGGTAAAAACTGATAATGATGATTTTAAAGGCTTTGAAACTGTAGTAGATAGAATCTGCTATAACAACTACAATGACGATCTTGACCAGACATTAAACTATATTAATGAATATCTGGAGGATCATGTATGATAAGAAAGAAATTATTTTTAGATTTTGATGGTGTGATCGCAAATACTATTGAAGGAATCATTTCTTTATACAATGAAGATTTTGCCGCTTATCCTGATTTTCAGTATGTCCCTTGGTGGAGGGTGGAGACATGGTGCTTTAAAGAGTGTAAATGTGCTACACCAGATTATATTGACTGCTATTTTAATCAGCAGCGATTTTTTGACAGGCTAAACTTTATGCCGTGGGCAAAAGAAGTTATCTCAATTCTCTGTAAAGCCTATGATGTAACAGTTGTATCTCATGGGTATTCACCTAATTTACTTCTCAAAGAAGCTTGGATCAAAGCACAATTCCCTGATATTAAATTCATTGGTGTAGATTTAGATAAACATAATGATAAATCGTGTGTAGATATGTATGGCGGTATCTTTATCGATGATAATGCTAACAATCTTAGAACATCAAATGCTCAGTATAAATTCTGTTTTGGTGATTTATATGAGTGGAACAAAGATTGGTATGGAGAAAGATTATATAACTGGACAGACGTATATCTTAAGCTGATCGGTGGTGATATTAAATTTTGATCACTAATTCAGAAATGCTTGCAAAGGAATTACTTAAGGAAAATGATTTTATCACTGTAATGCTAAATAATAGAGAATATATTATTGAGAACATCGGAAGGGTATTTGGATGTGGTGACACACCAAGTTCTCATAGGTGTTTAAAAATTAGAGAAACAGGAAGTGGGTGTTTGTTAAGATGACAAAGAATGATAAGAAGTTGCTTATTGAGTTAATCTGTGAAAAACAGACCAAGATGATTGCCAAGGATCATACAAAGTATTCGTCAGAAAAATATAAGCATTTGGAAAAACTTAAAGTGCTAATTAAGGATATGTGAGGTGGTATATATGGCTGATATTACCATGTGTTTAGCGGAAAAGTGTCAAAAGAAGGATAAATGTTATCGATGTACGGCAGTTCCAAATTATCACCAAAGTTGGAGTGATTTAACGAATTTCTGTAATGAAGATAATAATTATAAATTTTTTATCGAAGATTGGCGAACAATCGTAGATGCATGTAGAAAATAGGAGGATGAGAGATGCAGGTTATTAAAAGAGATTGTACAGAAGTACCATTTGACAAGTCTAAAATTTCTTCTGCTATTTTAAAGGCAATGAAGAATGGCTCAGGCATTGTAAAACCTAAAATTGCAGAGGATATTGCGACAGAAATTGAACTAGAATGCAAGGATAAAGACGAGGTAAATATTTCCGAAATTGAATCAATGGTTTACGATAAACTAATCACAAAAAAACAGCGTCTTACTGCAAAAGCATATGAGGGTTATAGAAGCATCAGAGAATTTCAGCGTGAAAATAGTAATACGACAGATGATGAAATTTTAAGATTAGTAGAAGACCTTGATGAATATTGGAAAGACGAAAATGCCAATAAAAATCCCGTGTTAAATCCAACTAAAAGAGATTATATTGCTGGATCGGTAAGTACAGATGCAACCAAAAGATATTTACTTTCACCTGAAATTATTCAGGCTCATATGGAAGGACAGATTCATTTTCATGATGCAGATTACTTTATCCAGCATATGCATAACTGCGGATTAGTTAATCTTGAAGATATGCTTCAGAATAATACTGTAATTAGCGAAGTGTTAATTGAAAAACCACATGCATTTTCTACTGCTTGCAATATTGCTACACAGGCAATTGCACAGATTGCTAGTAATCAGTATGGTGGACAAAGTATTTCCTTAGCTCATCTGGCTCCATTTGTAGATATCAGCAGACAAAAAATTCGCAAACAGGTAGATGAAGAATTAACCTTAGTTGAAAATATCTATGTATTATCTAAAGAACAGTTAATTAATAATATTGTCGAAAAACGATTAAAAGAAGAGATTGAAAAAGGAATTCAGACAATCCAGTATCAATTGGTAACTCTTATGACAACCAACGGACAGGCCCCATTTATCAGTATTTTTATGTACTTAAATGAAGCAAAAAATGAACAGGAAAAATATGATTTAGCTTTACTAATCGAAGAAATGCTTCGTCAGCGAATTTTAGGAGTAAAAAATGAAGACGGGGCATATGTTGCACCCGCATTTCCTAAATTAATCTATGTTCTTGAAAATGATAACATCCAGGAAGATTCACCATATTGGTCTTTAACACAGTTAGCTGCCGAATGCTCTTCTAAACGTCTTGTTCCTGATTATATCTCTGAAAAAATGATGCTTGAATTAAAAGGCGATGTTTACACTTGCATGGGTTGTCGCAGTTTTCTTACCGTAGATCGCTTTTCTAAAACATGTGGGAATATTTCCAATTCTAAAAATTTTGATCCAACCAAACATAAATATTATGGAAGATTCAATCAAGGTGTAGTAACAATTAGTTTACCGGACATTGCTTTGTCTTCTGAAGGCGATTTCGATAGATTCTGGGAGATTTTTGAAGAAAGAACAGAATTATGTCACAAAGCATTAAGAGCAAGGCATGATCGTTTGTTAGGAACTTTATCAGATGTAGCGCCTATTTTATGGCAGCATGGTGCATATGCAAGATTGAAAAAGCATGAAAAAATTGACAGACTTTTATATGATGGATATTCAACAATCTCATTAGGTTATGCTGGTTTATATGAATGTGTAAAATATATGACAGGTCATTCCCATTCAGATGAAGGCATTGGGGAAGAATTCGGATTAAAAGTTATGCAGGCATTAAATGATAAATGCAACCAGTGGAAAGAAAAAGAGAATATTGATTATAGTTTATATGGATCCCCAATTGAGAGCACAACGTATAAATTTGCAAAATGTTTAAAATCTCGTTTTGGAAATGATGTCTTTGTAAAATTAGATGGGTTTGACAGAAACTATATCACGAATTCATATCATATTCCTGTATTTGAACCTATTACTGCATTTGAAAAATTAAGAATTGAATCAAAATTCCAGAAATTAAGTCCAGGAGGAGCAATTTCTTACATCGAGGTTCCGAGTATGAATCATAACATCCCAGCTTTATTGGAAGTAATTAAGTTCATTTATAACAATATTATGTATGCCGAAATCAATACTAAGAGTTGTTATTGTGAGAAATGTGGATATGATGGTGACATTCCGTTAGTTGCAGATGAAAACAACAAATTAAAGTGGGAATGCCCTAATTGTGGGAATACTGACAATACTACGATGGATATTGCTTTCAGAGTATGCGGATATATTGGAACTGCAAAAAATGGTGGAAACCAAGGAAGATATGGAGATATCCACGACCGTGTTTACCATCTTGACGATGTTGAAGATGAGGAGATTTAAATGAGATATGCTTCTATGAGATCTATGGACATTACAAATGGAGAGAACATAGGAGTATCTTTGTTCGTCCAAGGCTGTCCTTTTCAATGTTACAACTGTTTTAATTCAACAGCATGGGATTTTAATGGTGGAAAAGAATGGAATAATGATACAAAAAAACACTTTTTAGATTTAATTGACAAACCGTATATAAAAAGAATATCAATTCTTGGAGGTGAACCATTAGCGTCTTCAAATCTTGATGGTATCTTAGATCTTTTGCAAGAAATTCGCACTGAATATCCTGCTTCTCCAAATTTGACCCCTGAAATTCATTGTAAAATGGGTGATTTTTCATCACAAAATTTCGATCAAATCCGCCTTTTATATCCCGCAAAAACAATCTGGCTATATACCGGTTATACATTGGAACAGATTTTACAACCATTGCTTATCAATACAATTCCAACAGAAGAGGAAGAAAAGCGTATTGACATTGTAAAAATGGTAGATGTTCTTGTAGATGGACCATATGTAGATGCACAGAGAGATGTAACAACGAAGTGGCGAGGTAGCAAAAATCAGCGTGTTATCAATATTCCAGAAACATTAAAACAACAAAAGGTGGTCTTATATTGTGACTAAAGAAGATGTTCATAAAAAAGACATCCTTTACTATGCAAGAGCAATTCCACAGACAGGAATTTTTGAAGTCTGTGAACTAATTATCCGTACTGTGGAAGATGATTATTTTGTAGGGAGTGATAAGCGTGATCGTCACGCTTACCTCCTACATTATACTGATTTAGATAAAATTGTATTTCAGGACAGGAAAACAGCCTTGCAGAAAGTAAAGAATGCAGAAAAGAATAAATCAACGGTGAAACACGAAACATATTATGAAGAATATTAAGGAGTGAGATTACGAGTTTTCTAATAGATAAATTTAAAGGAGTCTACAGAATTCTGGCTCCTATTGACCTAAGCAAAAATGACTTTCCACGAAAACTGAATGGAACATATGAAGATATAGACCTGTATATTGCTTGCCAGAATAACATTCAGATTTTTTATCAAGGAAGAAATGTGCTACAAGCATATATCCCGTCTATTGGTCGTGGAAACAACATTATCAAAGCAATCAATGAGATTGATCCAAGCATGATTTTCAATATCAGGAAAACTGATGCAGAAGTAACATTCGAATTCAAGTTTGTCGATTCTGACAAAATTATCCCATTATTAAAACCTAGAACAAGTGGCGCTGGCATTAGTCCTTATAGTGCGAAAAACTTATGTCGCAGCACTTATATTATCCCAGACGAAGATTTAGTTGTCTACAAAGAAATAGTGGCTAAATTACCTCGTGAACGCTTTATAGAGCTAACACATAGTACCAATTCATTTTTAAAATCATTAGTCACTAAAAAGCTCACTTGGGAGCAGCTTCGTGCTGATATGAAACTAAAAGGATTAAAAGGTAAAGAATATATTCATTCTATCGGTAAATGGGATAAGTACATTTCGTATCTAAATAAAAATATTTTGGAGAATAAGTAAATGGAGCTGAGATTACACAAAAATGTAACTCCTGACATGCTTATCAAAGCTGGCTTCAAACCATCCTATTCATTGAAGAATATTTTTCGTTTTAGAGAAAGATTATATAAGGATAGCATTACACTAACTATCAAAATTGATCTCGCAGACGATGAGTTTCCTATTGAATGGGATGTACTTGATGCCAATACAGGAATTTCATATACGACATTCTATTATACACCTAATACCTGCAGAGACCTCGTAAGAGAAGAAGTTATTAGGAATTTCAATGAGGTTGTCACTGAATTAGATAACAGAAAAATTTTATATATGGAGGAATGATAAATGGAGAACATGAGAGTAGCAGAATTTAAAAAGGTTAGCTTAGAGCAGTTCAAGAAAGATATGGTTGATACTTTTGGGCATAAGTATTTCGATGAAGAAATCGAAGAATTTTATAATCACATCAAACTTCCTGTCAGAGCAACTGCAGGCAGTGCCGGTCATGATTTCTTTGCACCATTTGATTTCACAATTGAACCAGGTGAAACTTTGAAGATTCCTACTGGTATTCGTTGCGAGATTAAAAATGGTTGGTACTTAGCAATTTATCCAAGATCTGGTCATGGATTTAAGTATGGCATTAAGCTGACAAATGGAGTTGGCATCATAGATATGGATTACTTTTATTCTGATAACGAAGGTCACATCATGATTAAACTTGCTAACGATTCCTGCATCAATAAAACATACAGTGTTCCACAGGGACAGGGATTTTCTCAGGGTATCTTTATGCTGTATGGTTTGACAACGACAGACAATGTAACCGAAGTTCGTAACGGTGGTTTCGGTTCAACCACTGATATTCATGAAGCTGCACTCAGAGGATAAAAATAAAATAAATCTGAGAATATAAATATGTCGGATGGTGGAGTGAGAGATAGGATATGGTATCCGTGTTCGATGAACAGTCGGTGGTTCGATTCCATTCAGCTCCTTTTAGATATCCGACTTGCTATAAGGCTGTAAGAGGTTTTATAGCAATTGCGCTGACGAGCGTTTATATATAACAGCCAGTCTGGTTAATACACATACGAAAGGAAGTTATAAAAATGGTTAAATTACTTACCACAGGGATGCTTGCGATATCCCTATCATTATGTACGCCTGTCTTCGGGCAGGCAGAAGAACTTAATACACTAATCGAGGAAAACTACACTTATAAATACGCAACATCTGCCAACGTCAATATTCGAGAGGAACCGAACACAGACTCTACTATTTTAGGAAAGACTCTGCTAAACACAGAATTTCAAGTAGTAGAAGATGTAGATGGTTGGTCCAAGATCACAACAGAGGCGGGTTACGCTTACATAAAATCCGAATATTTGTCCGATACAGAAACTGAATATATTCCATTAGGAAGGTTTAAAGTTTCTCACTATTGTATTGAACCACATAAACATATTTGTGGTACAGGAACAGGTTTAACCAAGCTTGGTACAAAAGTACATCCTGGTTCTTTAAGCGTAGACCCACGTATCATTCCTTTAGGAAGTACGGTTATGATCAACGGAGTAGAATACATTGCTGAAGATACTGGTGGTGCTATTAAAGGTAACAAAGTAGATATGGCAGTAGCAACACATCAGGAAGCTTTACAGAGAGGTGTGTACTATGCTGAGATATATTTGAAGGTGAAGTAAATGAACGAAGTCGAATTACAAAATAAATTGAATTTAACCATAGAAGAAGCTGCACAATATTCCAATATTGGAACTAAAAAAATACGTGAACTTACAAAAGATAAAAGCTGCATATCGTTTATTTTAAAAGTCGGAAATAAGACTTTGATAAAAAGAAAAGCTTTTGAAGCATGGCTAAATAATCAATATTATATTTAATTTGATTAAAGAAGGGATAAGTGTTATATTGTTGATATGCAAGTATAACTTTATCCCTTCTTTTGAGTATAAGGAGAAAAAAGATGGGAAAAGATCTAACAGGAAAAGAGTTAGGAACAGGAATAAAACAAAGAAATGATGGTAGATATGAAGGGAGGTACGTAGATAGATTTGGTAATAGAAAATCAATATATTCAGCTTCTTTAAGAGAGTTAAAAACAAGACTTAAGAATTTACAAGCAGAGGATATATTGGAAATCTCCATCAAAAAAGATCTAACAGTGAATGAATGGTATAAGATGTGGATGGACGAATATAAATGTGCGCCTATCAGAGTATCCACAAGAACGTATTATCGGCAAATTTACGAATCTAAAATAAAAGATGCAATTGGATCAAAAAAGTTAACGGATATACAGCAGATTGATGTCCGCCGTCTTTTAAGGGGGTTAAAGGATCAAAATTCCAGTTTTGAAATCTGTGATAAAGTTAAAGCGATATTAAATGATATGTATGATAAAGCCATATTGAACCATTACGCAAAAGAGAATCCAGCAAAAGGCATAAAGTTAATAAGAGATGAAAAAAGTGACCCAAAAGTATTAACAGTAGAAGAACAAAAAGCATTCTTTACATGCTGTGCAGGGACGTTTTATGATAATGCTTATACAGTTCAAGTAAATACTGGATTACGTCCAGGTGAACTTTTTTCATTAAGAGAAAGTGATATAGATTTTATTAAAAAAACCATTCATGTTACTCGAACGTTAACGTATTACAAATTTGAAGAACTTGGCGATACAAAAAAAGAATTCCATTTTGGCCCACCAAAAACAAAATCGAGCATACGAGATATACCAATTAATAAGCAATGTGAGATTGCATTAAAAAAACAAATCTTGCAAAAGAAAGTAGTCGAAGAAACAACTTGTAAAGAAGTAGCCCCTCAATTTGCAGATCTATTATTTACAACGAAATATAATATGCCACTCAATGTACAAACTTACGTGGATTCCATTAAAAGAATTGTAAACGAGATTAATCTTACTAGATTCCCATTAGATTACATGGAACCATTTTCGGGTCATACATTCAGACATACGTTTGCCACAAGATGTTTTGAGGCTGGGATAAAACCTAAAACAGTGCAAAAATTCTTAGGGCATTCAGACCTGTCAATGACCATGAATTTGTATACTCATGTACTGGAATCATTCAAAGTATCACAGATGGATTTATTAGACGAATTTAATGATAATGTCTTAAATTCAGAAGAATCATACCCGTTTAAAATAATAAGGGGTAACATGGAAAGTGGCAATAAAGTAAGTAAAAATATAGTATGATTTTGTGGCTAAAACGTGGGGTCAAGCGTGGGGTCAGACACTAAAAATGGGGTCAAATATATACAAGAAACCTAGTGTTTGTGCGGATTTGCTCCAATACATTGTATACAAACTGGCTGAACTTCTATGTATATCAGATGACACCGTATCTGCTGGATGATGGGGAGTAATGTGATGGTCTGGTTCCTGTACCGACGGGAATGGCAGTTTATGCTCTTCACACAGGTGTTCTTCACCTGCGTCAGTGGGTGATAGGCTGTCTTGGAAAGAAAAAGAACAATATATGCAGACATGACACAGAAATCGTAAGAAATCTGCGCCGTGGCTGCATTTTTTATGTACAAATATACACAAAAGTGCTATAGTTGTAGAAAAATAAACATTTACCTATTGAGTTTGAGGGTAAATGCGGAGAGGAGAGTAATC